ACCCGCGAGGATTGGGATAGACAGCCAGGGTGGAGGTGTGGCTATCGAGGAAGCTCTACATGATCCAGACAAAATGGGTGATGGTGAGGTTCCTATTTGGCCCATTATTGATCCTATGAAAGAAAAAGACACGGACGACAAACAAGGATTGCATATCTTAGAATTGGTTCAATTTGCTAATGCCGATTGGACCGCCAAAGCTAATCATGGCCTAAGAAAAGACTTAGAAGATAAAGCTTTACTATTCCCTAGATTCGATAATTTAACCTTGGCCTTCGCCCTAGAACACGAAGGAAAGAATGTGTTAAATGACGATTTTACGCCCCTTTATGATAGTTTGAGCGAATGTATTCTTGAAATCGAAGAACTTAAAAATGAACTAACAACCATTGTCATGACACAAACAAGTAACGGCCCCAATGCTCGTGATCGTTGGGATACGCCAGAAAAGAAGCTTACAGGTAACCGTAAAGGCAAAATGCGCAAAGACCGTTATAGCTCTTTGATAATTGCCAATATGATCGCCCGCCAAATTTCCAGAGCAACTGGTGCAGTAGACTTTGGATGTATTGGAGCTAATGCCGCAAACGTAGTAACCAACAAAAAAGATAGTAACGATCTATATAAGGGTCCAGACTGGTACACAAGAAACGTGAATCAAGCCAACATTTTTCAGGGAATATATCGAAAATAAGCTATATTTGTGTAATTGATAGATGATTAGATTACATTCCAATTAACTAAATTTGTCATTAAAAATCGCCCAAGAGAGACCAAAAAGTTATGGCAAGACGCAAAACTAAAGAAGAAGTAATAAAGCCACAAAATATTGTGCCACCAGAAGCTTATGTAACATGGGGAGACGACAAAGAATCACAAGAAAAAGCATTTAAAACCCTGGGTAAATCTTTAGATGAATATACCGTTATTCAAAGATCCGAAGGAAATATGCGTTATCGTACGGATTATTCAAACTTGGATGGTCCTACAGGCGGTCGTCCAGGATTAACAAAAGGAGATTATTACGCGTTTCGTCCAGAAGAAGCTCCTCCTTATTTAATCAAAAATATTTTACAGAGAAGCGATCAGATCTATCAAAATAATGGATTGATTAAAAACGTTATAGATTTAATGGGCGATTTTGGAAGTCAAGGAGTAAGACTCGTTCATAGAAATAAAAAGGTTGAGCGATTTTATAAGAAGTGGTTTAAGAAAGTTAATGGGAAAGAAAGAAGTGAGCGATTCCTAAATAATTTATATCGTACTGGCAATATTGTGATTGATCGTCAAACAGCAAAGGTAAATGTAAAAGTAGCTAAACAGCTTTATCAATCTCTCGGAGAAAGCGATACACAACTCACAAATATAGATCCACTCATACAGAAAAAAGAAATTCCGTGGAAGTATACATTTATTGATCCAGTTTGTGTCGATGTGTGCGGAGGGGCATTAGCATCATTCCTACACGACAGATACTACGAAATAAAACTTCCTGCTAAACTTCGTAAAACAATAAACAATCCAAAGAACGACGCCGAACAACTAATTGTTAATGGTCTTCCGCAAGTAATCAAAGATTCTGCAAAGACTGCAAAAGGAGTTATGCTTGATCCATCCAAAACTTTAGTATTCCATTACAAAAAAGATGATTGGCAAACCTGGGCTTTCCCTATGGTTTATTCAATCATGGATGATATTGCTATTGTGGAAAAGTTAAAGTTGGCTGATATGTCCGCGTTAGACGGAGCTATTAGCAACATTCGTATTTTTAAGATTGGTAATCTAGAATGGAAAATTGCTCCGACACCAGAAGCTACTGCTCGTTTAGCAGCAATTCTTGGAAATAATGTGGGCGGCGGAACAATGGATCTTATTTGGGGTCCAGATATTGAGTTGATTGAAAGCAACACTAATGTTCATAACTTTTTGGGTGAGAGTAAATATATTCCACATTATAATGCTATTTATGCTGGTCTTGGTATTCCTCCAACTTTAACAGGTACATTCGGAGCAGCAGGAACAACTAATAATTTTATTTCTCTAAAGACTTTAACACAAAGACTTCAATATGGTCGTGAGGTTTTAACAAAGTTTTGGGAAGATGAAATTGCTTTAGTACAAAAAGCTATGGGCTTTGCTCATCCGGCTAAATTAGAATTTGATCGTATGGATTTAAGTAATGAAGACGCAGAAAAGGCGTTACTAATTCAATTAGCTGATCGCAATATTGTTAGCGATGAATTTATTCAGGCTCGTTTTGGGGCTGATAACGAGATTGAAAATACTAGACTTAATAGAGAAACTAAGGCCAGAAAATCTGGGCGTATGGTCAAAAAGGGCGGTCCTTGGGCTAATCCAGAATTTGATAATGATCTTAAAAAGATTGCTCTACAACTTGGTATTGTAACTCCATCAGAGGTTGGTTTAGAGCTAGAAGAAAAGAAGAAGGGCGAATCTAATCTTATTGAAATGAAAGACAAATTAGATAAAGAAAGTCTAAAACTCAATATAAAAAATAAAGAAATCAATAAACCTTCAGGTGTTCCAGGGCAAGGTCGTCCAAAAAACGCAACAGATACTAAGAAAAGAAAAACAAAAACATTCAGCCCACAAACTGGTGCAGAGTTAATTGTATGGGCGACTAAGGCACAAGATAAGATTAGTGAATTAGTCAATCCTATCTTATTAGATTTCTACAAAAAGAAAAACGTAAGAAGTCTTACACAAGCTGAATATAAAGAATATGACATAATAAAATCGAAGATTTTATTTGGATTAGAACCATTTTCATCAGTAACTCAAAACTCGGTAGCGTCTATGCTTGAAAAAATTAATGATCCAAAACTAAATAAAATGACAATTTTATTTGAGAAGTACCAAAAATCGCTATCGGCTAAACTTAATGATGAACTTGTAGCAACAGATAATAATGCAGCAAAAGCTTCATTTTACTATTTGGTGTATAATCAAAAAGCACAATAAACAACAATAATGCGGAGAAATTATGGAAATTGAAATTTTCCCACAAGAGCGTGCCGACAATTTATACGACAGAATACTGTCGAATACATCCGTTTCTTATAGTAGTCTAGCAGAGCCTTGCTCTAGTGACCACTTAAGAGACTTTAATATTTCACATACTGTAGCATCATTAAATGATTATGATCTATATCATGTGCAGTCAATACTAGTTAGTACTATTTGGAATAAGAATGACGATGTTTTTGATGCCTTAGAAACATGGCTCGCTCGTCATAGTCCAGAACATAAACCAGCAAATCTTAATCATGACGAAAAAGAAATTGTTGGACATATTATATCAAATATTCCAGTTACAGTTGATGGTGGAATTATTCCAGAAGATATAAATACTAGTGAATTACCTGTAAAATATCATATTTTAACTGGTTCTGTAATCTATTTAGCTTATCGTGAAGAAGATCTAAAGGCTAGAGCATTAAAACTTATAGATGAAATTAAGGCTGGTGAAAAGTATGTAAGTATGGAATGTTTATTTAAGAATTTCGATTATGCTTTAAAGCCTATTAATGCTGGCCCAGAAACTGAATATAAAATTATCACAAGAAATAAAGATTCTGCTTATTTAACAAAATTTTTGAGAGCTTATGGCGGTAATGGTGAATATAATGGATATAAAGTAGGTAGATTATTAAGACAAATTACTTTTAGCGGAAAAGGATTTGTTGATAAGCCTGCTAATCCAGATAGTGTTGCTTTTATTATTAGTGATTACGAAGCCGAACCAGACATTGAAATCTCGATAAATAATCAAGTTGCCGCAAACGATATTAAAAAAAATGATGAAAAAATCGACGATATAGAGAATTTGTGTGTATCTAATAATCAGACCCAAAACAACGAAACGGAGAATATTATGACAGACCAAGACCTTAATGATATCAAATTAACTCTAGCTGAAATCAAAAACGTCTCAGTTGCCAAGAAAGATTGGGAAGAAGAGATGAAGAAGAAGGACGAAAAGAGCAAGGCTCAAGAAGAAACTATCGCTGAATTAACAGCTAAGGTTTCTGCTGCTGAAGCCGCTCTTGAAGTTGCTAAGGCTGAACTTGATAATATTAAGCAAGTTAATGAAGCTAGTGTTTCGGCTCTTAATACAAGTATTGCCGAAAAAGAAACTGTCATTACTGAAAAAGAAGCAGCTATCGCCGAATTAACTGCTCAACTAACCGCTGCAAATGAAGCCATTGCTGCTTACAAGAATAAAGAAGATGAAATGGCTAAAAAAGAAAAAAGTATGAAAAGAACTGCTAGTTTAATTGAAAATGGTGTAACATCAGAAGTAGCAGTAACATATGCTGAAAAGTTCTGTGACCTAGACGATGAAACATTCGATAGTGTTACAAGTTTATTAGCAGCAAAAAAGACTGTTGCAGAAACGGTAGCAGAACCAGTTGTTGAAGAACCAGTTGTGGAAAATTCAACAGTTGCTAATGCTGACGAAAGCATTTTGGAGAACGTAGAAGTTACTTCAGAAGTAAATTTGGCAGTAGCATCGGAAGTTGAAGATCCAATCGCTACTACTCGTGAAGCATTAGTTAATTTCGTATCCAGCAAATTAGTAAAATCAAAGAAGTAATCACTTAACAATAACATATAGGGAGAAACAACATGGCTCTTAAAACAGATCGTATCGTATTAGACACTGACGTATCATTCTTCATGAACACAGACGAAGAACGTGGTGGTGTTGCTTGCGTTGTAACAGCTGGTAGTGGTGTTAGCATGGACGATGCCAATGCTGTTGTTGAATATGCTGCTGCTGTTTCTGGTTCAAAACCAATTGGAATTTTAATGAATGACGTTGTTGATATTGACGTAACTCGTCAACATATCAACTTCCAGAAAGACGAAGTTCTAGTTGGTAACAAGGTTTGCTTACTTCGTAAGGGCCAAGTTACTACCAATATGATCGTTTCTGGTGCTACTCCTTCTGCTGGCGATGACGCTTATGTTGGCGTTAGCGGTTTGATTGGTACAAGCGCAACTAATGCCGTTAAGATCGGACAATGGTTGAGCAGCAAAGATTCCGATGGTTATGCAAAAATTGCCGTAAATCTATAATTTAAAAATCTAACACAATAGGGAGAAAAACATGTCACGTATCGAAAAATTTCAACCAACTCCAGAGTTAACAGACCTTCTTAAAAAGAGCGGCAGTGCTAACCAGCAAGAATCCTTGGCTGCTAGTGCAGAAATCGCCAAGGCTATCACTGTTCCTCTACGTAAGGGTGTTATCAGTGGTGAAAATACTGGCGGCATCTTTACTCCCGTTAAGTTAGAACCAGGCGCAAGTCCAGAGTTTCCTCTTGACTTCCTATCTCCTGGCTCAGAACGTGATCACGTTGCTTACACAATTCCTAATCATGGCTACATTCCACAACGTAGTGTTGAAGGCGACTACGTTATGGTTCCAACCTACGACGTAGGTTCAAGTATCGACATGAACTTGAAGTACGCTCGTGACGCTCGTTGGGACGTTGTTGGTCGCGCAATGGAAGTTCTTAACGGAAGCTTCGTTAAGAAGATGAATGATGATGCATGGCACGTTCTTCTAGCTGCTGGTGTTGGTCGTAACATCGTTGTATACGATAGTGACGCTGCTGCTAATCAGTTTACAAAGCGTCTTATCAGTTTGATGAAGACTGTTATGCGCCGTAATGGTGGCGGAAATAGCACAAGCCAGAATCGTGGCACTTTGACCGACCTATATCTAAGTCCAGAAGCTATCGAAGATATGCGTAACTGGAATGTTGATCAGGTTGATGAAGTTACTCGTCGTGAGATCTATACCGCTGCTGATGGAACGTTGAATCGCGTGTTTGGCGTTAACCTTCACGACCTCGACGAACTCGGGGTTGGTATGGAATATCAGTTGTTCTATGAAGACGTTCTTAGCGGAACTCTTCCTGGTGGCGACAGCGAAATCGTTGTTGGTCTTGATCTATCGAAGGATGATGCCTTCATGATGCCTGTTCGTGAAGAAGTTAGCATCTTCGAAGATCCAACCCTTCATCGTCAACGTCGTATGGGATGGTATGGATTCGGAGAATGGGGTTTCGGCGTTCTCGACAATCGCCGTGTCATTCTTGGTTCTCTATAATTCTGATTGTCCTACAATCAAACAAAGATCTAAGGCTGCTTTCGCAGCCTTTTTTCTTTGGTATAGGGAAACGGTGTATACTTTATTGACCTGTCCTTCCGACACATAAGATGAGGTATATATGTACTGGGAACCAGAACTACTAATTATGATCAGGGTTTTAATTAACGATCTAGAAAGTCCATCTACATATTCTGATGCAAGAATAACTCAATTAGCTGTTGTTTCAGCAAAATATGTGCTACAAGATGCTACTTTAGCAACTAGTTATACTATTGACGTTGTTAATGAGACAATTACTCCAGATCCAGCAGACCCAAATACTAGAGACGAAGTTTTCTTAGGTTTAATAGGAATGAAAAGTGCTTGTTTATTAGATCACAGTACTTATCGTACTAAAGCGGCCCTGGAAGGCATTAGCACGCGATTGGGGCCAGCAGCATTAACAATTGGAGGGAATCTATCTGGATATAAAACCTTGCTTGAAACAGGTCCGTGTGCCTTATATGATCAACTTATACTTGATAATAATATGGGTAATGTGTTGACTGTTCGAGCCGTATTAAGTCCATTTGTTGGAAATAATTTTGATCCAATAAATATACTTGGAAATCGTGGATCTTTTGGGTTAGGTGATCCTAATAGATATTAAGAAATTTTGGGGGTTTTATGTCATCGATAAATTTTTCTGCCCTCCAAAATTTATACAATACACAAATAGATATGTTGTTAGCGAGTACCGGTTTAACAACTAGATGTCAACTAAATTATGGTATTACTAAGTTAGATATTTGCCCAAACTGTATTTATGACGCTAATCTAAAAAAATCTTCTGGTAAATATAAAACCGGAGGCCCAATACCTTTTATATTAGGTAGAATATGTCCATATTGTAATGGTAATGGATATTATGGCGAAGAAAAATCTGAATCTGTTTATTTAGCAATTATTTGGGATTATAAAAGTTGGATAAATCCACCACCAGATATTAAAAATCCAGATGGATATATTCAAACAATTTGTGATAAAACCCTCCTTTCTAAAATTAAAAAAGCAAAAGATATAACTATAGTATATCACGAAAACAATACTAATCCAGTTTTTCAGTTATATGGAGAGCCAAATCCAGTTGGTTTAGGAGACAATAAATATCTCTTTTGTATATGGCAAAAAACTGGCAATATGAAGATGGTTGCTAATATTGAGGACGAAGGAGAAGATCCTAATCCCAGCAGTAGCAGCACAAGCGGAAGCAGCAGTAGCAGCACAAGCGGAAGCAGCAGTAGCAGCACAAGCGGAAGCAGCAGTAGCAGCACAAGCGGAAGCAGCAGTAGCAGCACAAGCGGAAGCAGCAGTAGCAGCACAAGCAGTAGCAGCACAAGCAGTAGTTCAAGTAGCACAATCATAACAGAAGCAGAATATGCCAACTTTATGAATGTAGCCTCTTGGAACGGATTAGATGGAAATGTTACAACAGTTGGAACTAACGGAATTTCTAGTTACTACGGAACATACGATCAATCCGGAAATCTTTTTGAAAGAATGGAAAATTCATTTGTTAGAGGGGGAGCGTTTAACACAACAACCACACTAGGAATATCTAAAGCATATAGAACAAATTGGAGCAGAGGAAACGCTAATCTAGCTGTTGGCTTTAGAGTAGCCACACAAACAAATCCTAATTCTTTTGATAACTTTGTTGCTGTCGGAAATCCAGGAAATAGTAACGATACCTCTGGTTGGGGACAAGTAAATTATTCATATGAGATTAATCAATTTTTAGCTACTAATGAAGAATACACAGAATTTTTAAATAGTATCGCCGAAACAGATACCAATGGCGCATATAATATCAACATGGCTATATCCCCAGCGGGAGGTATAGTTAGATCAGGCTCTAGCGGATCTTATACATATGCAACAAAAAGTTGTATGGCAGATAAGCCGGTAAATTTCGTTACATGGTACAACGCAGCAAGATACTGTAATTGGTTACACAACAATAAACCAACAGGTGACCAGACAGGTTTTACTACAGAAAATGGAGCGTATACATTAACTGGAAATACTGGATCGCCAACCAGAAATCCATCTGCTAAATACTATCTACCTAACGAAAATGAATGGTATAAGGCCGCATACTATAATAGCGCTTTAGCTTATTACTTTACCTATGCTACACAAAGTGACGTAGCTCCTTTATCTGTATGTGCAACTTGTTGTGGAGATGCTACTTTGGATTGTGATCAAGATTGTGGTAGTGATAGTGGTAGCGGAAGTGGTAGTGAAGAAAGTGGTAGTGAGAGCGGCAGCGAAGAAAGTGGCAGTGGTAGCGAAGAAAGTGGTAGTGGTAGTGGTAGCGAAGGAAGTGAAAGTGGTAGTGGTAGTGGTAGCGAAGGAAGTGAAAGTGGTAGTGGTAGTGAAGAAAGTGGTAGCGGATGTTTAGATTGTATATCAGAATATATTACAATATCTTGGTGTGAAGTAGGTAGTGGTAGCGAAGAAAGCGGAAGTGAAGGCAGTGAAGAAAGCGGTAGTGAAGAATCAGGTAGTGAAAGCGGAAGTGAAGAATCAGGTAGCGGAATTGGGAGTGAAGATAATAGTGGCGGCAATGACGGAAGCGGTAGCGGAAGCGGTAGCGGTAGTGGTGAAATACCCCCAATACCATTACCTCCATCAGAGCCAGATCAACATTTTAGATGGCCGCCATATAGATTTAGCCCAGAAGATGGGTCGTTTGAAGAAGTTCGTGGATTATTCGATGAAAATCTAGCTATTGGAGACCCAGATGGATTATGGACATTAGCTTATATTGAAAAACTTTATGAGGATACTATGCTAGAAGGTCAAACACAAATATCTGCAATTTGGGTTAAACGCGTAAGTCCAAGATTATGGCCCACAGCTAATTTATTTGCTGGAGAATATCATATTGTAGGTAGTCCTATTGGTATAGAGGCTGATTTTGCTAGCTGGACTACAAGAGCGTTTTCAGGAGCAACATTCTCTATGCAAATAGAACCAAAATTTATATCAAATGAATTACCCAATATAGAAGCGATTGGTGGTTATTTTATAGATATAATGAAATGGATTGGTGATAACAAAGACACCATTGACAATTCTTATAGAAACATGGGAGCGGGTGTAACTACATTCGGCAGTGACTTCTATACTGTTAGTGGAAGCTATACTACAGAACAACTAGATGATCTCACAGAGGGATTAATATAATGCCATTTACAACATATACTAATGAACAAATGATAGTTATAGCTTGTAATTATGCACAAGCAGTATATAAAAACACTGCATCAGAAACAAGCGATGCTGGAATTCTAGACGTATGTTATCTTTGTGCAAAAAACACTAATGATCCAGTTTATACAGACCCAATAGATGCTGAACCACTACTATCTTTACCTTCTCCAGATCCATTTACTTTAGCTCAAATTTTAAGTATCTTAGCAGATATTTTCTTTTCTTGGGATGGTTGTGAGCCACGCGCAGATATTTTGGAAGGTATTTTTCCTGGTGGTATAGGTAGACCAGCTAGTGAATTATGTCCTGTTTTCCCAGAAGCAACAGGAACAGCAGATCAAATTTCTCTTAAACAAAATATTGGATATTATCATCATTTATTATGGGCTAGAACATATTATTTTGATTTATGTAAAATGTCCCAATTATATATTTCATATAAAAAATATTTAGATTCCGATTTAATGGATTTAACTGCATTGATTGAAGATTATGTAATGGATGATGGAACAAATATAGTCAATGGTGTAAACCCAACTAATTTATTAAACGAATGGAAAAATACTACTGCTCCTGAAGGTAAAATAACTTTTAGCCAATGGCTTTATACTCCACAAGAAAGAGATTGTACGGCTTTAACTTTAGATGATGTTCTAATTTGTATGAAGGGCGTTGCGGATTGCAATAATTTTACAGAAGATGATTCTTGGTGGAAATTAAATGAGTATGGATCAGCAGTACCTATATCTGCTAATTTAGGAATAGACACTAATTATATAGGAATAAACGAAACTAGACATATAACATATAATGACGCAGCTACGGCGGTATTAAGAGTGTCATGGGAAGACCTATGGACTCCATTTGCTGGTGGATCAGATTTGGTTACATTTTCTCAATATGTTAGTGGATTAACTGTACACGGCCCAACAGTTGTATCTAGTCCAGGAGGATCACAAATATGTTTGGCAGTCGGAGCTTGTTGTACAATTGATGATTGCACGGAAAACACTCTTGCTTGTCATTGTAGTGGTGTTGCTAATAGTTGGTGGAAAGAAGCGGAGCCTTGTGGTAATTGCATAATTCCATATTCTATTAATGCAGTATCTGATATTTATTTAAGTGGAACAGATCTAGAACAAGAACGAATTAGTATAGACGTATTAGAAGAAGTTGGATCATACACAACAACACTAGCTCTATTAGCCTCATGTAGCGGGGCTGCGCCAGACTTATTGACTGACGCTTCTGGTGTAACGAACGTTAACGACAATATCGCCGCCCTGCCTTTCTTGTGTAATGACACAATATCTATTGTAACAGACGTAACTTTAGACCAAGATAATCTTAGAGTTGAAAAAACAACCGTTAAAGTATTAGCTATTAAGGCACCTATTAGTGATTCCAATATAGATTCTTTTGTTGCTTGTGCAGGAACAAACATTGCAAACAATATTACTCCAGTAGATTTAACTACTACTATTTGTGGTGGAGATGTTTATACAGATCCCAATGTTACAGACGTTGTTGTTGTTACAGACGTTTATATAGAAAGCGAAATACTAAAACAAAGAAAGGCCACTATTACAGTGTTAGCTCACAGCCCTCCACCTGTAACAAATTCAATTATTTCAACCGATGATTGTGCCAGTTCAAGCTCTTCTTCGAGTTCAAGTTCTTCATAAGGAATAAGTTATGACACAGTTTTATGTTTGCTCCATATACGATGTTTTTAATGAAGAGACTGGATATTTTACGCAACAAGCAGAGTGTAGACTTTGGGATGAAGAAATAGACGGAATTTATGATGGACCAAAGTATGATACTTTAGAGCAATGCAAAGCTAATACAATTTGTAATCAATTAGCTGCACAAAATATCCTTCCAGTAGTTTTAAACGAAGAAAGCAATAATTATTGCAATATCAATTTTGAATCTGTAGAGCTTTTAAGTATTGATGGATCTAGTATAGAATTAGGACTAATTTTATCAGATGAGTATTATGACACATACTTAGAATATGTATTATTAGATAGTGAAGATAATTTGTTAACACCAGAACCAATACGTATAACAGACACCCCAAATCCATTGCCAGCATTATTTAATAGAACAATACCGTTAATTGATGGAGCATGTCAAATAAAAATACGATTAGTTAAACCTTGTGATATAGGATCTGGTGAATCATCTGGTTCTGGTAGCGAAGAAACTGGGTCTGATAGTGGAGACAGTGGCAGCGGAGGAATATTATCTGAACAACTATTTGATGAATCTTCATGGGCAGGATTGGTTGGATCAATACCAATAGAAGAATATTTGAATGAAGCCGCTGCTAGCTGGAACAGCATGGTAAGATATAGTGATGTAGTATTTAATGCCTATAAAGAAGCAAATCCTACATGGAATGGTTTAGCTCTAACAAATTATACTGAAATTTATGATCCAGACGGATGGATTGCTGCTTGTGGTCCGTTGTTGGGGGTTAATATTATAGATAATGATCCCAACAATATTAAACAGAATGCTACAACATTTCAACTATTTATTAATACATATTTTGATGGTCCGCCTTGGAATTTTACTGCTAGCGATTGGATAAATACTATAGCTCATGAACTTGGTCATGCTTTAGGTATAGGCATTTATTGGGATGTAAATCCAGACTACTGGCTTGATGGAACAAAGTATCAAAATTCAAGTCTCGCTTATAATGAAATTATTGGTGATTTATCTAATACTAGAGGATTATTACCAGTTGAAGATAGCGGCGGTATTGGTACAGAGTCTGCTCACTGGGAAGATAATGGTCGATTAATAGCTTATCCAAATTCGGATGGATATAATTATCCTGGTTGTGATTTTGATATTATGGTTGGATTTTATGAAGTTGGTAATCCATTGCCTATATCAAATTTATCTAAGCAGTTGTTAATAGATATGGGATATGAAGATGTAGGTAATAACACTTTTCCTACACCACAACTTAAAATTAAGAGTTTGACAATTTCTAGTCCTGAATCACATAATATGAATATGTATATAGATAAAAGCAAAAAATGTGGAACGGCACATCAATGTGGGTGTGATACACATCATATTGAAGGAACTATAGATCTTAAAAATAATACATTTATCAAAAAGGAAGAATAATGTCCACAAATCAATATTTTTTAGAACTAATGAAAAAAACAAATATGTGGATAGATAAATTATCTTTTCCTCCGTCTAATTATCCAGATAATTGGGCTGGATTAAAAGAGGTCCAGCTAGCACATATTTATATGATGGATACTCTACTAGAAAAAGAGTTTATAGCTCCAAAGTATAAATATGAAAGAGGAATTGTTGTTGGTGCGGGAGGAGCGAAGTATTTTGGGTGTGGTTTTGCTTGTTTTTATATCTTAAGAAAACTTGGATGTACTCTTCCAATAGAATTTTGGTATTTAGATGAGTATGAAATGGACAATAAAATGAAAGAATTGTGTGATGTTTATGGAATCAGATATATAAATGCGACAAAATATTGTGAAGAAAACAACATAAAACCCAGAATACTTAATGGATGGGAATTAAAATCTTTTTCTACTTTACACTCTAATTTTAAAGAAGCTTTATATTTAGACGCAGATAATATACCTGTAAAAGATCCTACGTATCTATTTGATGATCAAAGATACAAAGAATTAGGAGCTATTTTTTGGCCTGATTTACCTCCACACAAAAGAAAAGAGTGGCTACCAGAAATTTGTTGGAATAATGTTGGATTAGAATATAGGGATGAAGTGGATTTTGAAACAGGGCAATACTTGATTAATAAAGAAAAATGCTATAAAGAACTTAGTCTAACAATGTGGATGAATGAACACTCTGATTGGTTCTATAAATTTGTTTATGGAGATAAATCTACTTTTCATTTAGCATGGAGAAAATGTGGATCTGATTATTGTATTCCATCAAAACCAGCGGGATGGAAACGTCCATGTATTCTTCAATATGATCTAGATGGTAAACTAGCTTTTCAGCACGCTTGTCAAGGTAAAGAAGTTATGTTTAGTGGAGAAGGCCCAACTAATCAATTTAATCATAGTTTGATTAAAGAGGCTTATGAAAAAAGAACAAAATATTGGTCTGGTGTAATATATTCTTGGCAAGAAATGAATGAAGAAGAACAGAAATACGCCAAACAATATATTGGAACATTCAAATATACCAGAATAGGTTTAGATAATAGAAATATAGAGCTATTAGATAATGGAGAAATCGGCGAAGGCAAAGCTAAATGTGAAAGAAGATGGAGCGTGAGAGTAATAGATGGAATTCCGACAATTATAGTTATTGGAGCCGCACATAAAGATTCAGAAATAGCCATGTTTTTTGCCAAAGATAATGGTGACGGAAAAACATTTACTGGTCAGTGGACAGCTTTTGAAAGATGTATGGTAACACTAGAAAGACTAGGGTGATATATGCCACATTTTAGACCAAATACATGGGATGAAAATATTTGGAATGATATAGTAAACAAAAATGAATACGGTGTTCATGATCAATGGCCTCACAATCTAATAGATATTGGTGGACACATAGGTTCTTTTAGTTATAAAATGTTATCAAAACATAATACAAAAAAGGTTGTTATTGTTGAACCCAATACTGAAAACTACAATCTATTAAAAATTAATCTTGCAGAATTTATAAGAGAAAATAAAGTAATAACCCTAAATAGGGGGATCGGTCGCCCAGAAACAAAACTAGATATGAGTGATGAAACACTAGGAACTAATACTGGTGGGTGTCCTTATTTTGAGTCAAAGTCTGGCAGAATAGATTCTATCTCTCTAGACTCGATTATTGATATGATCGACGACGGAGATTCGATATTACTAAAAATAGACTGTGAAGGATGTGAGTACGAGGCTTTGTCTTCTTGTACAAAATTATCCAAAATTAATTGTATAGTAGGAGAATTTCATGATATAGATGAAGTTAGAAATATTGGACTTATAAGAGATATTTTAAAAGAATACAATTTTAGTTATCACTATAAATCGCATCATTTAGGTTTGTTTGGGGCGCACAAATAATGAAACTTTCACTCAAAATATTAGAATCTAATGCGCAAATAAATAAACTGGTACTAGAAGCACTAGTTCCAGAAATAGCTAATTATATGAGCGCAAGCATAAAAAAACTAAGAACTAATATACCAAAAATTATTTCAGAAACTATAAAAAATAGTCCAGAATATGACTCAATAATGTCAGGTCAACTAAAATATGAATTAGGTATACCAGATCCACAGACTAAATTAGCAGGAATAATAGAAATCTGGACTAATAATATTTATACAGAATATCATAAACCAACTATTTCAGCTGGAAAAATTAAAACATCATTTAGTATGAGTTTGATAAGATCAGATTTTGCTGACGTATTATCATCAGATTTTAGTATAGTAGTAGACGCAGCCAGAGGATATAATCTACAGTGGTTAGAATGGTTACTTCTTGACGGAAATAAAGTTATTGTTCCAAAACACGAGGTTATATTTCGCAATAGTAGATTTTCTCGTACTGGCGCAGCATTAATGAAAGAATCAACACAATCATGGAGAGTTCCATCACAATTTAGTGGAACAATCACAGATAATTGGATTACTAGAGCAATAGATTCCGCCCAAACAAAAATATCAGACACAATAGAAAAGGCATTTAACTAAAATGAGTTGTCCAGTAAACAAAACATTCAAAGGCGTAACAAATATCGGCCACGATTTCCTTCTAAATATACTAGAAAGTAATTTCAAAATGTATTTAGATTGGAGTTTTTTGAGTATTGGGGCGTGGTTTGATGTTAGACTCAATAACGAAACAATTTACGGAGTTAATGTACCAAGTAAGCTTATTCCTGTATTAGATCCATCTTATGAAGAAGGACAAGTTTGGCAAAGCATTCGTAAAGATTGGGTTTGGGAAAGAAATGTAACACATGAAGATATATCACCACTAGCAATATCTTCTGCAACAATTAATGGGGTTACTACCGCTAAAAGCGGTAATTTTTCTGTCAATTATGCTCTTGGTAGAATTATACTAAATACGTCAATAAATATAACATCAGAAGTTTTATTAGAATATAGTTATAGATTTGTTCAAGTGTACAGAAGCTGTGATGTTCCGTGGTTTAATCTTTTGCAGTATGGTTCTTTTGATACAAGCAATCCAGATATCCAAAGAAGCGAAGACGGAGACTATACTATTGGGCCACATCAAAGAATACAAATGCCCTGTATAATAATTGATGCTGTTCCACGAGCTAGATCTTTTCCGTATGAGTTAGGTAACGATAATTTAAGAATAGAACAAGATATAGTTTTTTATGTTTTGGCGGAGACAAAAAATGACAGAAATAAGCTATTAGATATACTTAGACTTCAACAAGACGGTTTTTTGTATCTATTTAATACAAACGAGTTAGTCCAAAACCAAGAATTTCCATTAAATTATTTGGGCGATTTAATACCATATAATTTAGAATATCCTGAAATAATAGATAATTATAAGTGGAGAAAATGTTGGATAAAAACGGCAAATCTAATAGAAATGGGTTCCGTACACCCAAATTTATACCAGGGCGCAGTTAGATTTACAACAGAAATAATTTCGCACTAAAAAGTCGATTTTTGTAATATTGGGTGTATAAGATATATGTCGTACAACTCTATAGCCAACCAAGTCTAAAACCGGAGATTAATTAAAATGGCAAACAATCGTATTTACTACGCTATTCAGCAAGTAACCCTAGGAAGCCCTCGTGTTCCAGTTCACGGCCTACAAAGCGCAGGACTAACAACTAATTTCAATCTAGAACAAGTATTCGAAATTGGTCAGCTTGCTATTTACCAAAACATCGAAAATATCCCAGAAATTGAACTTTCTCTTAATAAGGTTCTTGACGGATATCCTCTTATTTATACTCTTGCTACTGAAGCTGGTACAGCGATTTCCGCAAGTTTAGTCGCTAGTGGACCAGACATTTCGGGTCGTCAAAACGCTCGTTGCGATATGGAGTTGAGCATTTATCCAGACACACAAAGCTCTGCTGCTGGTAATACTGGATTTAGCAAGGTTTCATGTCAGGGTATGTATGTAAATTCGGTTTCTTATACATTCCCAGTAGACGGATCAGCTACAGAAGATGTTACGCTTGTTGGCAACGACAAGATTTGGGGAACTACAGCATCTGGTTTCTTTAATGATAACAACGACTCTCCTGCTGCTCTTGCTGGTGTTGTTCGTCGTCAGCATTTTGATATGTCAGAATCGTTATTCCCAACCCAAATCCCTGGTATTGATAGCAATGGTTTGAATCAACCTATTGGTGAAGGTTCTGGTAACGCTGTCCACTTCCAAAACGTAACTGTTAGTTGTGATCTTGGTCGTGAAGCTCTGTTCGAGCTTGGAACAATGGTTCCTTATCATCGTTATGTTACATTCCCAGTCGAAGTAACAAGTGAATTTGAAGTTATCGCTGTTAGTGGCGACGGAATTAATGCTACTGAAAGTGGTTACTATACTGGTGACTATACTTATGGTGGTACTGTAACGGTTGCTACTGGTACTGATCCTTGCTTACCTCGCTTTAACTTGCTTGATCAAAGAATTTATATCAAGACTTGCGAAGGAACAAAGATTCATCTTGGCGACAAGAATAAGCTAAGTTCAGTTAATTACGGTGGTGGTGATACTGGTGGTGGTAACGTAACAGTTACATACAGCTATACCAACTTCAATGATTTTGTTGTTGCTCATAGCGGTGGAGATTTCTATGCTAACGTTGACGAAAACGGTTACACTCCTTAATTTTAGTTGATATAGATAATGGATTAACAACTTAGCTCCTTCGGGAGCTATTTTGTTTTGTGGATAGTGGAAATAATATGAATGATAAAAAAGAACAATCATTATACTTGAATAGAATATTAAGTGGGCGATTCTCGTTTATATATGGAGATAAGCAATATTGCTTGCTATATCCAGATATAGACACTAAATATCGCGCAGAACTTTATGCTCAAAATGAGTATGAAAAGAATAAGTTTAATGAATGGATTCAGGATGAAGATATTCTTTATTGGTTAATTGATGCTGGATTATGGAATCCACATATGGATAAGCAGTTGGAAGCCCTAGAAAAACAAATAGAAAATCTAAAAATTGATCTATACAATAGTTTTTTGAATCCAGATAAACAAAAAAAGATTAGAAGAACCCTGGAAAGCATAAGAAAACAATATAATAAATTTTACGGAATCAGACATAGTTTTGATCACTTGACAGTTAGCGGATATTGTGACGGATTAAAAACACAAATTATTCTTATTGAAGGATTAAGGGACAGTAATAATAATAAGATTTTTAGCTTAGATGATCTTAATGATGGAAATAGTGGATTATTTTACAATTTAGCGCAATATATTAATGAACACACAATTGATATTTCTATGTTCAAAGCTTTGGCCCGTGGAGATATGTGGAGAAGTTATTGGAGCGCTAATAAAGATTATGTTTTTGATAAACCTGTTACAGAATGGACAGATGAACAAAAAACACTTGTTGTATTAACTAAAATGTATGATAGTGCATATGAACACCCTGAATGTCCAGACGATAAAGTTATTGAAGATGATGATATGTTTGATGGATGGATGCTTGTACAAAGAAAAGAAAATGAAGAAAACAAAAAGAAACGTCGTAGCGAAAAATTATTAGAGGGCAAAAATCTTGGTAATGCTAAAGAGGTATTTTTAGTAGCAAGTAGTAAAGAAGAAGCGGAAAATATTTATAACTTGAATGATGGTGGCTCTAGAAATACTATAAAAGAAAGACAGGCGCTAATTAATCGCGCAGGTAAGGATATTAAGGAAGCAGATTTACCAGACGTTCAAAGAGATTTGGTAATGCAACAGACTCAAATGATGAAACAAAACAAGAGATAACTAGGAAACAATATGAACCAACAAGATAAACAAATTATCAAAAAAAGAATTCAGACAACTATGATTGGCGCACTTTATGAGTTTGAGGAAAATTTTGGTTATTTATGGGGTTTAGACAAGGAAGAATCTCAATTGACAGAAAAAGAATTAAGATTTCGTGATCAATGGGAAGACGCCCGAAACAACATATTAAACAAAGGAAATAATCAGTTGCGACAATGTTTGAGTGAATTAGAAAAATCACACGGACAAGTTAGATATAATTACAGATTTAAGAAAGGAAACCAAGATAATGAAAACTAGAAATTTTACTGTTAAGATCGACGATAAGGACGTAGAGTTTGTTGTTAAAAGCCCAAGTTTACAAGATCAGAGGGAAGCTACCAAGGTTTATAATCAGGCCTTTACAGAGGCTCTAAAGAGCAAAGCTGTGGTTCGAGCAAAATTAGACGATTTGCTTGTTGAGCAAGGTTTGTGGGACGAAGCAAAACAACAAAAATTTGCTGCCCTACAGGACGAAATTCTTGATGGCGAAAAGAAGTTAAGTAAGGGTGGTATTTCTCTAAAAGCAGCTAAAGATGTTGCTCTAAATATGCGAGTAAAAAGAGCAGAATTGCGTGATTTAATTAGTGTCAAAACAAATCTTGATACTCATACAGCAGAAGGCCAAGCTGATAATAGCAAATTTAATTATCTAGTTTCTGCTTGTGTGGTGTATAAAGATAGTAATAAGCCTTATTTTAAGGACTACGAAGACTATAACAACAGAGCATCTGATGTTGTAGCTCTTTTAGGCGCCCAAAATTTGGCTAATATGCTTTATGGTCTAGATAATGACTATGAAGATAAGCTACCAGAAAATAAGTTTTTGAAACAGTATAAATTTGTTGATGATAAATTGCGTCTTGTTAATAAAGATGGTCATTTAGTTGATAGCGAAGGAAGGCTAATTGACGAAAATGGTCGTTATATTAACGAGAAGGGTGAGTTCGTTGATAAAAACGGAAATCTTGTAGACAAAGAAGGAGACTATATAGTAGAATTCCAGCCATTCTTAGATGATGATGGAAAACCTGTAGTTTTAGAGGACACAACCAAAAATGAAGAATCAACACCGCCAGAAGAAAGTAAATCAGAAGAACCTGTTGCAGCCACAGTGTGATAAATTTTTTCACGGCGTTTCGTCATACAATATCCCTTATATTCCATGTGAGTATATGGGATTTTGTTTTTAATAAGGATCAACTATGGCTAGTAAATTCAATCTAACAGCAGAACTTAATCTACGTGGACCAGCAAATCTACGTACTGTTGTAGCTGATATACGCCGTCAATTAAGTGGCGTAAAGGTTGATGTTGGCGTTAATGTTGCAAAAAATGCTGGTCGTAATATTGACAATATAACAAATCGTCTAAATCAACTTAATGCCTCATTAGTACAAGCTCGCACTAGTACCGATCAACTAAACGCTTCTTTTGGTCAATTAGCGGCTATTGCTAGATCAATAGATACGGTCAATGTTAAAGCGTCTCAATCGACTAAACAACATGCTGACTCGATAAATCAAACAGCAAAAGCTGCTGCTGTAGCTTCTAGTAGAGTAGAAGAGTTTGGTAAGCAAAGCGCCCTTGCTATTAAGAGATTTGCGGCTTTTAGTTTACCTACTGTAACATTTTTTGCTTTAGGAAGAGCTGTTCAGTCTGGTATCGAGTCATTTATTGATTTTGATAAACAGATGGTAAAGTTGGAGCAGATCACTGGAAACACAAGAACTCAGCTAAAAAGTTTGAGCGGTGAAATAACTCGTCTTTCTACAACTATGGGTGTTAGTAGTTCAGAATTAGCTAAAGTCGCCGAAACCCTAGCTCAAGCTGGTTTGAGCGCAAAAGATACTACTACTGCTCTTCAAGCTCTAGCTAAAACAGATTTAGCTCCATCATTTGATAATTTGACCCAAACAACAGAAGGCGCTATTGCTGCTATGCGTCAGTTTGGTTTAGAAGCCAAAGATTTAGAGCGAGCACTAGGATCTATTAATGCTGTTTCTGCTGCGTTTGCTGTTGAATCAGGAGACATTATCGCTGCTATTCAGCGTACCGGTGGTGTATTTGCAAGCACAAGTAAGGGCGTAAGTGAAGGCACCGATGCTCTTAATGAGTTTGTTGCTGTGTTCACCAGCGTTCGTGCTACAACGCGTGAAAGCGCCGAGACAATTGCGACTGGTTTACGTACTATTTTTACGCGTATTCAAAGAGCTGGAACAATCAATCAATTAAAAGACTACGGCATTCAATTACAAGACTTAGAAGGTAAATTCGTTGGACCTTATGAAGCAGTAAAGAGATTAAGCGAAGGACTCAAATCTCTCGATCCAAGAGATATTCGTTTCTCTAGCATTATCGAAGAGCTTGGTGGATTTCGTCAAATTGGTAAAGTGTTGCCATTAATTCAACAATTTGCTACTGCTCAAGAAGCTCTTAAAGTAGCTCAAAGAGGACAAGGAAGTTTAACAGACGCCCAAATCAAGGCTCAACAAAGTCTTTCAAACCAATTTTCTAAAGTTCGCGAAAATTTCTTGGCTCTTATGAGAGATATTGGTAATAGCACAGCTTTTCAAGGTTTAGCGAAAATTGTTTTGGTTCTATCAAATAGTTTAATTGGTTTAGTTGGGGCCTTTAAACCAGTACTACCTATTTTGGCTGTTATTGGAGCTATTAAGGGAATTAGCGCTATTGGCAGTTTTTCAAAAGGATTTTTTGGAAGTAAAAAACAAGCAAAGCCATCATTATTTGCTGGTGCAGCTGGCGAAGACCCAAAAGAAAAAGCTACGCGAGAAAGAAACGAAGCTACTGCTAGAGCAGCAGAAGCTTTAAGGATTAATACAGACGCCCTTAATAAATTAACTGGCGCAATTACGGCCCTTGATGCTACTATTCAAAGTAGACCCACCTCAACTTTTAGTAAGGGTGGCAAGGTTCTTGGATTTAACACTGGTGGTATTGTTCCTGGTAATGGTGGTGGCGATAGAGTTCCAGCTCTTTTAGAGGGTGGTGAAGTAGTCATCAACAGAAGGGCTGCTCAAAGACATGGTAAGCATAACATAAATAAATTAAATAGATATGCTTATGGAGGCTTAGTAGACGCCAATATTGTTAATAGTAATGATCAATATATTGGATTAAAAAAAAATGATGGGACAGCAAAAGAGGATACATTTGATATTAAAACTAAAAGACAATATATTACATTAAAAAATGTTGATAGATATGCTGGAAAAGCAATAGCAGATGGTGAAGTTGTTAACTTTGATGCTCAAGGATACAAACAAAGAGCCAAAACACCAGGATGGAAACAATTTGAACAAATAATTGAACAATTAGGATATAAAGACTTAAACAAATCCACAAAGAGAAACAATTACCCCATTGACTTTACTAAAGGTGGTGAATGGTACGATGCAAAAAACGTATCCTCACCAGTTCCAGATAGGGAATTAGCAAGAAAGGCTTTACATCATATCTTAACGGAAACATATAAGAACTATGATTATCTCACACCACACAAAAAAATAAAAACTAGAGACGAAAACAGTCTACTAAAATATACAAATAAACCTATTACTGTAGGTGGAGATGAGATTGAAGCCACTAGAACTATTACTCAACTTATTCCTAGATATGAAGTAGATAATAATCAAAAAAATATAGATAAAATACAGGGTGCTATAACTGGTACAAGTAAACAAAAAGGAACACTAAGTCGTAATGCCAATAAGGCTTTACAGCAAGATCTACAAGACTTACAAACAGATAATACAGTAGGAACATTAGGGGCGCGCAAAATATTATCAGCTAGTAATAGACTTAGTAGTAATTTTACATTAGGTGGATTAGTTCAAAGCTTTGCGGAAGGTGGTCGTATTGGATATATTGATTCAGACGTTATTAAAGAACAACTCGCTGGACCAAAAGAAAAATCTATAGTCGACGCTATGGCTAGTTTGGGATTAGGAAAAAATAAGAAAAAAGTAAATACTTATGTTGCAAAACTTATTGATTTAGCTAAATCTTCTCGTGGAGCAGAAGAAGCTTCTGTTAAGAAGTTGAGTGTGCTTTTTGGTTCTGCTGGTAGTGGCAAGTCTTCTATCCTAACAGGAGCAGCGGGTATTCCAGGAAGATCCCCTTTTACTGGAAGTAAACCAATTTTAACGCCTAAAGATATAGATGACGTAGAAGAAGTTGTAATAGCTACAAGTACAGTAACTCCAGATAAAATCAAGAGATTTATTTCTGATGCAGATGAAGTGTACGCTATTAGTGCTACGACACAAGCAGAACAAGAAAGAATTAAACAAAATAGAAAATCCAGAGATGAAACGGGATTAGGATCTTATGGGCGTAAAGCTGGGGCCACAAAAACCGCAAAAATTGATACTGTATTTGAAGAAGCTTTATTACTAGAACTACAACAACAAAATCAAGCGCGAGGCAAATCACAAAAACTATCTATTTTTGGAAGAAGCGATAGCGATGAATTTAGAGAAAAAACTGGAACAGAACTACCTAGTTTTAGAAGAGAAAAAATTAGCATTGCGAGAGGTAGCTTTGGACCATTTACCGCTGGTCACGAATATCTACAACAATTTGCCCAAGAAGAATACGGAATCCCACCACAAGCTTTTGCTTATTTGGTTGCTCCAGACGAAGGAATAGATATTGGGCGAGAAATAACTAATCACGATATTAGAACAGCTATCTTAGATCAATCTATTCGTGAAGCTGTAGTTCAATTAACTTCTAGAAAAGGCAAGAGCTATAATGTTGGAGCTACTGGTCGTGGAGATAGAAGTATACCACAAGGAATAGAAATAACCAAATCTGGAGCAGCGCAAAGATCGGTTCTATTACCTGGTGCCGGTAGCATCAATATTGTTTCTAAGGCTGATGCATCGGCTAAAAAATTAGCTAAACTAGAAAAAGCTTCCCAAGAAGCCGGATATAAACTGGTGGATATTCCTCGATTTGAAGGTATTTCTGGATCGCAAGTTAGAGAAGCTATCGAAACTGGAGATCTAACCACTCTACAATATGCTCTTAATCCCACTTCATATGCTATAATGAAGAAAAATTTACAAAATATTCAAAATAGAATTAGGGCCGTTCCAGAATTAATTACCAAAAATAGAGCAACATTAACATCAGAATTAGATCCAATAGACGAGAAGATTCGTGAACTAGGACCAGATCCAGCCAACTTCAAAGAAGTAAATGAGCTTAAAAACCAAAGATATGATATCATATCATCATACTCATACTCTTTACATAAATCGTTACAAGAATTAGCTTCACAAGATCCAGTTAATTTTGCTATTGACACAAATATTTCCGACGAAGAACTATCCTCTGCTCGACTAGATATAGCCAATAGAGCGCCCTTAAAACAAAGATCAATTGAAGAAGCGGTTTTAGCAACACAACCTAGAGTTTTAGCTGAATCTGTTCCAGCTTTCGCAAACAAGAAGAAAAAAACTAGTACTGGTAGAGGTAGACAATATAATATAGAAAGAGAACCTACTTTAAATGAACTTCAAGATTCTTCTGGACCTTTTTCAGAACTAGCTCAGTTAACAGTTAAAGATCCACAAGAAGTTCAGGCTAAAATTAAAGACTGGCAAGAATTTGTAAAAAAAACTATTAGAGATGCTGGATTAGATGAATATGGTGGCTTTAAAGCTTTAGATGGAAATTCTGGTCCAGCAACTATTGCTAGTATTTTTGACCAAAAAGCAGGTAAAGCAAAACCAATAACAAAAAAAGTACCAATATTAGATCCAAACGGTAATCCTACCGGTAAATATCGAGATACAGGAGAAATAATTGGATATCAAAAATCTAAATCAAAAAAGGGTCGCACAAAAGAAGATCAAGCAGTTATAGACGCTGTTATTAAAACAGCAAGAGAAGCTAGAGAAAAACTTGTTGACAAATACAAAGAAGGAAAAAGAGAGTCTTATAGCTTTATAAAGCCAGTAGATGCTACTGAAACATTAGATTTCAAAAAACAAGGACTATTATTTGCGGGAGTTGGTATTAATGGAGAGCCATATAGCCCAAAAAGATTATCTTTAGGCTCTGGTTTAGATGTTTTAGTTGGAGGATATATATTAAACGATAAAGATACTCGTAAAGAAATTGAACAATATTCTGAAAACACAATAAGAGCAGAAAAAACAGCCGCAGAGAAAGGACAAGCTGGTGTGGCTGCGTCTTATCTAAAACGTGGTAAAAAATTAGCACTAGATTTTGATAAAACATTAGTTACTGGAGCGGATCTTCATGGCGACGATTTAGATGCGTTTGCTGATATAGATAAAGTAAAGGCTAGTTTAGAAAATCCTCAAACTAAATTAACAATATTAGGAGAGAAATTAAGAAGAGTATTGGCTAGTCAAAAAGCTCAAGCTACAAAAACTGATTTATTATCTAGAATGAGAGTTGTAACAGCAAGACCTCATCATACTGTTGGAATTTTAGGAAATTGGTTAGCTCAACAAGGTATACCTATAACAGATATTAAGGGTGTTGGAGGAAAAGGATTATCTGATCAACAAGTTGCAGAAGCTAAAGCCGCTTTATTAGATTTAGAGTCATTATTTATTGATGATAATGAAACTAATGTGAGAGTTGCCAAAGAACAAGGCTTTAATGCAATTAGATATGGTGCTGCTGAATTCGACGAATCTGGAGAAAGATTACATAGAGGACAAGACGTTATTGAAGGACTATTTCTTCAAAATATAATCAAAAGATTTAGCGGTAGACAAGCTGTTGGCGGAATCAATAATACTAGTATGGATTTTCCAACAGGGCTTGGATTAGCAGCAGAATTATTTCCTGGTTTAGATCCAGATATTCCCACAGACGCAAAAAGAACCTTACGTGGAGCCTCCGACTTAAAGAGTAATATTACAAATTATCTTAAGAAAGAAGGAAGATTTAATACAAAATCAGTAGGAGCAGCGCAAGGTCAATTAGAGCCAGTTGGATTTGCTGGCGGAGGTATTGTTCAGCGATTTTCAAAAGCTGGACAAGTAGATTACGATCCCAAAACTAAAAGAGTAATGAATATTCTTGGGAAAATTAAAAGTCCAACTGGAACAATAGATCCTAGCAAATTAAGTGAAGCTGAATTAGGTATATTATCTAGTCTTGGCGGAACATCGCAAATAGGTTCTCGTTTATTCGAGGCTCCTGGTGTTGGAGAGATGAATAAATTTGTGAGAGAAAATGAAGCAGACAGAGGAAGATACGCAGCTGAAATTAAGACCAAAAATGCTCCAGTAAGAGAATCTCGTGCAGCAGAACAAAGAGCCAGACGAGCAAGAAAAAGTGAAATAAGGGAGATGAGTGAAACAAGACTCGCCCAAATGAATCTATTTGGTGGTATGACGGAACTAGATCCAGAAATTATCGAAGGTATTGATAAACCAAATCCAGAAGATATTTTTGGGGCTTTAAGAGAAGCTTTTGCTGAAACAACAGATAGAGGAAAAGCTTTAGCAGAAGAGGGTGGGGGATTTTTAAGTAAGTTCCGCGAAGGAATCAAAAAGAAAAAATTTATTTCTGCGACAGAATTCGTAGGAAGTTTACCTAATGCCGAAGAACAAATCAAGTCTGCTCGTAGAGAATTACAATCACAGTCAGCCAGCACAAAAGATTCAAAAATACAAAAAAGTCTAGCGGATCAATTAGGAAAATCTTCTATAGGACTAGAAGAATTGGCTGCTTATCGTGGGGGTGCATTGCCAGCTAATGCTAGCAGAGCGACAAAATTTGCGTGGACAATGAGCCAAATGGTTGAAGGAGCTAATGAGTTAGCTAAAGGTGGAATAGTTGGATTTGCTAATGGAGGAAACGCAGATTATTATTCTTTAGAGAAGAATAGTGGGTTTAAATCTGGAGAGTTTGATGAATTAGTGCGATTTGCTAAAACTAATGGATTCACATTGCCAGAATTTCAAAAATATTTAACAAAAAGACTAGCCGAGAAAAAAACTAATAGTCAGTTAATGATGGACCCATTACAATTGGCTCAAGCATTGATATCTCATACTCCAACGCCAACAGATGCCCAACGTAAATTAGCTGATTCATTAAAAGGAGGGCCAATAGACGCCCAATATAATCCTAAATATGATAGGGTTGTTAAAGGTTTTGCTAGTGGTGGATTGGCCGAACACACAGACTCTATGGCTGGATTGATGCGCGACCTATATGGCAATAGATCAAGCGAAACACCAACCAAAAAACAAAAGAATTTTGGACAAATTGCCTTAAGAACAGGAAATAGAATACAAGCAAATTATTTTGACGGCCCCGATAGAACAGGTTATGTTATAGCAGATAAAATGGGAGATATATTCGCTGTTCAATCCTCTTCAGCTACAAGTGGTTATGGTCCAAAGCTATACGATATTGTAATGGAAGCAGCTACAGAACAAGGTTCGATGCTTACATCTGACAGAAAAAGTGTAAGTAAAGAGGCTAAGGCTGTTTGGGACTATTATTTTAATAAAAGATCAGATGTTAAGAAAATACCATTAGATCCGATTGATTGGGTCTCTAATAACAGACTACTAGATGAAAAACTATATGGACCTCCAGATACATGGCCTCCATATAATGATCCTGCTTGGGTACTGCAAACAGGGTATCAAAAGAATCCGTCAGATATTAATAATCCAGACTTAGTCCAAAGATTAGCTATTGGTGGATCTGCCTCGTTTGCTAGTGGAGGAATAGTACCAGCCCGAGTATCAAACGGAGAAGGATTTGTTCCTCCTGCTCAAGCTAAGAGTATTGGATATGGCACCTTATCTAAAATGAATCAAGCAGATCGTATTGGTGGATTTGCTAGTGGTGGAAGTATTAGCAGATTTAGTGGGCCAGGTAGCGGAACCAGTGACTCTATTGGGCCTGTTGGTCTACCAGTAGGAAGTTTTGTAATTCGTAAGAAGGCTATGGATGCTATGGGGTATGCTAAGGGAGGAGTTGTTGGATTAGCTGCTGGTGGTGTTTTAGATAAAGAAAGACTTGATTATCTTGACTATTTAGCCAAAGAAAGAGGACAAACAGTAGCCCAATATCAAAGAGCAGAAGCTGGAAATGTAGTTAAAAGAGCTAATGAAATTCAATCAGAAAGCAAACAAGCTAAAAGAAATCTAACTCTGTTAGGAACATCACAAAGGAAAAATTTGGGCGGAGTTAATGTAGCGGCCACAATAAAAGCAGGCACAACAGACGCTAATTTTGCAAAAGTAAATGCTGCTGTAGAAGCTTTTACTAATCAGATACAAAAAGCTGATCCAACACTATCTTACGATAAAGCTAGAGCTGCTGCTATAGGTATGGCAGATGCCTTGGCTAGAGGTGAGACCTCTGCTGATTCTGTAGCTGTAGCAAATAAGACTCTTAAAGGAAAATTAGATATAACTGTCACTAGCACTGAAGCCCTTATAAAAGCTGCCGATGATGCTGGTGTCGCTTTAGAAGACTTAGGGGCCGAAGTAACTACAGATGCTACTGGTAAGATAGTAGGTATTAAAAATAAAGGTTCGGCCTTAACAGATCAAGAATTTCTACAATCTCGTGCTGGGCAAAGATTTGGGGCGCTTGGAAATATACTACCAGCAAGAGCATTACAAGGATTTGCTGAATCTGGATTTGGTAAGGTGTTAGGTTCTGGTGCCGATTTTATTGAAGGTAAGAGCGGCGGAAGATTTGGTAACCTAAGTAGAGGTTTTGCTGCTCTTGGTGGATTTCAAGGAATAGGAACTGGATTAGCTGGAGCAAGTGAAGGAATTAAAAGCTTGTTGCCTGTTGGAGTTACTGATGATCCCGGTATTGCTGGTACTTTTGGCGGATTAACTGGAGCTGGTACTGGAGCTGCTGTTGGAGCACAATTAGGTTCTTTTGCTGGTCCAATAGGAACATTAATCGGAGGTATTGGTGGGGCTATCGTTGGTGGAATTAAAGGATATTTTGAAGCTAGTAATCAAGCAGTACTAAAAGGCGCTTTTGATAAACTTTCAAGCTCAACATCAAAACTAGACGACGCCTTTAAGCGTCTAGATAACGAATTTACTAAAGATAATTTTAGCGAAACAACAAAAACTTTACGACAAGTTGCCCAAGACAATGTAGCTATCGGTAAAATAGCTACTGAGGAAAAAACTTTTAGTAATTATTTTACAAGACCAAGCGATGCTGTAAGACAAGAAGCTCTAACAGGCTTTATATCTCAATCAAGAAATATAGCTACATCAAACGTTAAACTTGGACAAATACAAGCATCCAAATTAGCAACAACAGGCCAATTGGATAATGCAAGCTTTAGTCCTATTTTAGAGCAGTTTGCTACGCAAGATCAGAAAAACGAAGCGGCAGTTTCTGCATATGTAGCTAAGATGTCAGAAGCTGGAGCAAGCGAAGAACAAATAGGGAAAATACTAACAACAAATAGAACACTAGCTATTAAAAAAGGTCTAGAGTTTATCGCAGCAGAAGACGCCCTTATCAAAAAGAATGAACTTACAGTAAGGGGAATAAAAGAAGTAGAAAGAGCCACATTTAGATTATTAGATGTTTATAGAAAAGCAGGAGCCAACGCCCAAAGATACGGAGACGAACTAGAAAATGTTACAAATCGTATTGCTGGATATATAGGAGATTTAACTGGTGCCGCGCAGCTACAAAACGTCAATAGAGAAAATGAACAGGTATTTGCTAATATATCAGCATATTCAAAAGATGAAATTCGCGCCGCAGCCGAGCAAGTTTCTGGGTTTTCTGGAAATACGCCAGAAACAAAAGAATTAGCTGGGCAAGCAATAGTTGCCAAAGTATTAACAGATGAATTACCTGGATTGATTTCTAGATCTGGTGGAGATAAAGGAGAAATAATTAAAGGACTAACAGCCGCTTTTGAGGCACAAGGAATTAAGGGTAGAGGAGTTAATGAAATATTAAGTCAAATTGAAAAAGTCATTGATGACAATAACGATAAAGGAACAGGCTCTGGATCTCTACTAGAAGATTTAGATAAGAGTGGGGTTTACACAAAAGCGTCCAAAACTGCCGAAGAAGCAGTTAAGACACTAGGAACCCTGCAAAAACAATACAATGATACCTTGCAAAAACTTATTGATTTTTCAAACCAAAGAAACCAAATCATACTTAAACAGAACGGCCTATTACGCAAAGCAGAACAAACTAGACTTAAAGCAGAATTAGAACTAGCTGATGTTTTAGGTAAGAGTATATCATTAGATAAACTTAATAAGCCGTTCGAGACCGAAATAAAATCTCTAACTTCTAGTATTGCTGGCGCTGGATTTTTAGATGGGGAAACATTAGATCCAACAAAAATTGGACAAGCTATACAAGGAGCTGCTTCTAGAAATAAGGATTTAGAGCAAGCTATTCTTAATGAAAAAGCACAGTTCAATAATGCTACTACAGAAGAACAAAAAAATCAAATTAATCAAAATATTAGAGGATTCCAAGAAGAACTAGCTAAGAATAAATTAGGGATTACAGAAGCAACAGAAGCTCTAGAAAAATTGGCTGACGACGGAACTCGTGCCGCTAATGCTTTAACTAAAATTCAAGAAAAGCAACAAAGAGGTAAAGCTACTACAGATAAGATTTTTGAAGCTTTTACATTAGATCCACAACAAGTAATAGAGCGTAATTTTCAAGCCGGTATTTTAGGAAACATACTAAGTGGAGACAGAACAGCCCTAGCTACTTCACAAGGTCGTGGTGCTGCTGTTGCTGGATTAGAACAATTTAATGGAATATTACCAAAACAACTATATAATGAATTAAGATCGCAGTTATTAGAAGCATTTTTAAGATCCACTGGGGGATTAACAGAAGCACAAATTCAACAACAGGTTGAGTCTGTGAAAAATGAGGGCATCGACCCAAATGATCCTTTAATTCAAGCTTATAAAGAAGCTTCTAGCAATTCTATTGATGCTATGAATGCTTTAAGGCTATCACAAGATGCAGCAAGAGAAGAACTTACTAAAGAAATGAGAAATTTGAGCATTAGCTTAAATGGAGTTGGAAATATATTTCAAGGAGCCTTAGGTAGTTCACGCGGACCTGCTCCAGACGAAAAGGCTAGTGGTGGTAGAATTAGATTATCTAAAGGAGGTAAAGCTGTTCCTGTTAGAGTTTCTAATGGAGAAGGTGTTTTTAACCGAGCAGAAGCTGCAAAAATAGGATATAGTAGACTTCAAAAAATGAACCATGCTGATAAAAATGGGCACCAGTATGATGGAGATATTAATCGGTTCAATGGTCCTGGTACTGGAACTAGTGATAGCATATTTACACAATTAGAGGAAGGCAGTTATGTTATTAGAGCTAAGGCAATGGAGGCTATGCAGACAGCAGCTAATGGTGGTAAAATTCAAAGATTAGGTGTCGGCGGAATTACAATTAATGGAAATTATTATCCGGCTAGCGATAAAGAAAACGAATGGAATCCAGAAAAAGAATTAGCAGAAATAAATAGAAGAGCAGAAGAGCGACAAAAAGAAGCAACTAATAGAAAAGCCGATTACGATAAACAGATGGTTGAAAGATTTGGAACAAAAGAAGATCGTGAGGCCTCTAGAGTAGAAGCACAAAGAAAGAAAGCCGATGCACAAGCTAGATTAGATGAGGCAACAGCAAAAAGAGAGGCTTCTATTCAGGCTCTTTTAAATCCTGTTCAGGTTTCTGAAACAAGAACACCAGAAGAAATACAAACAGTAATCAACAATAGAGCTAAACAAATTGAAGATAGATTAACACAAGAAAGAAAAGGTAGAAGCTTGGCCTTAAAGGGCTTAGATCCTAATTATGAACAGCTAAAAGCAGATAATGCGCCAGCAACAGCAATAGGTAAGCTTAGAATATCGGACAATTTAAAAACTTTTGAATCACTAGTGAATGAAGGAGATGAATTAGCGATATACGCTAAGAAATTTGGTCTAGAATCAGCTTTTAGAAAAGAAATAGAAAATAGATATAAATATTCTAATAATTTGCCTAGTCGTAGAACTAGATCTATAATACGAGATAAAGACGGAAAAAATCCAGAGTATGTGACCTCTGATAAAACTGAGATACGAAATATTTTAAGAAAATTATTTAATGAAAGAATGCGAGCAGAACGAGAAGCTGATCGTAAAGTTCAAGAAGCTAATCCTAATTTAAACAAAAATAATTTCTTAGTTGGTCTTAAAGCTGCTGGCGAAAATTTAGCTAACAATCCAGTAGCAGGAGCACTAAATAGAGGATATAGAGGAACTATTGGGGCGGGCTTAAATGCTATAGGGGGCGGACTTGGAACTCTTGTTGGTTTAGGAGCCAAAGGATTAGGATTTAATGATTTTGGAAACGATCTAGTTGAAAGAAGTGGCAACTTAATAGGTGCAGCGGGAAGAGATGTTATAGACATTTTTAATGCAGATAGACATCAAGCCCAAGGAAGAAATCTTTTAAATCTTTTACAGGGTAATTTTAATTTTGAAGAACAAACCAAAACATTTACTGATCAACAACTAGAAAAAAATGTACAAGATTCTGGAAGTTTGGCCCCATTTACCCAGGCCGCACAATTAACATCTGATATTGCCGGAGGATCATTGTTTGATTCTGGTAATGTGGTTAAAAAATTGGCAACTAGATCCGTATCTAATCTTGGTGAGATTGCTACTAATGTTGGTAAAAGAATAGCAAGAAATCCATATGTATCTAGAGGAGTACAAAACGCATATAATATATCTGCTAAATATACAGATTTTGTCTCTGGTTTGGGGCCAAATTTAATTAATAGCGGGAAAAGAAGTATAGCTAATTTTCCTAATGTAATAGGTAAAATAGGTACTTTTACTAAAGATATTGTTGGAGATATCCAACCATTAGATTATTTAAGATATATACAAAATAGTATTTCTAATAAAAGTAAAAATATAACAGACACAATCTATAATAAAGTTCCACAATTTGTTAAACAGTTTATAGAAGACCAAAAAAATAAAATAAATTTTACTAGACAAAATTTTAAACTACCAAAATTACCACAAAAAAATACGGTATCAAAATCTTTAACTTTTAAAGAAGTTACTGCTAGTGGATTTGCTAACTCTGGTGATGCGTTTGAAGCTAGTAATAGATTAAGAGAAGCTCAGTTAAAAGCCAGAGATATTATAGCCGAATATGCAAGTTCTCCAGAAAAAGCTAGAGAGCTTTTATCTAAAAATAATTTATTTGACGTTGACGTTTTAGAACTAGATCCATCTTTAAGTCAGAAAGTTAATGCTCTTTCAGGAAAAACTGGTGGGATTGGAGCACAATATTCTCCAATCAATAAAGCTGTTACTATACCTAAAAAAGATTCAGGAATGGGATTACTGATTCATGAAATATTACACGCTTTTCAACATAATGTCGGAATAGCGTCTAACGCAAAAGATCCTTTTAGATTTTTACAAGCTAAATCTTTAAGCGGAACAAAAGCGTTAAGAAAACAAATGGAAGATTTTTTGCAACCAGGAGGAGCATATGAAAAATTAGTTTCTGATTTACGCGGAAATGCTAATGGTGCTGGGTTTTATGATAGTAAGAAAATTTTAGATCAAGGAAATTTTGAGTTACTTACTAATTTGGGTCAAGCTGCTGATACTGACGCTTTTAAGAATAATCAAGCAGCACAAGACATGTTAAAAGCTATTATAAAACATATGGGATTCAAGAATGGAGGTCCAGTATACGCTAACTCAGGCGGATTAATGAGCAAATTCTTTAAGCCAAAGGGGGCAGACAAGATTCCAGCTATGCTTTCTGAGGGAGAGTATGTTATTAATCCAAAAGCTACTAAAGAAAATTTTAGGTTATTAGAGGCTATAAATAATAATAAAGTAGGTTCCTATAATAAGGGAGGATTAATTGAAGAGCTTGAAAATCAAGGAAGAGAATACGTAGACAGAGAAATTGATGCTGACGATAGATATCAAATCGCATCTAATTTTCATATATTTCAAAGAGAAGGAACAACAAAAGATAATTTACTACAGCTCGCCGCACGCGCTGCTTCAAATAGAAGAGACAAAACCAACGAAGCGCTTAATAATCCACGAGGTATTCCTTGGGAAGAGTTATCAGACAAAGAAAGAGACGAATTAATAAAACCAGAATTAGATCGTCTTAATTCAATTGCAAACGAATATCAACAAAATCCAGAAGAATTCAAAAAGAATAATACGTTTCAAAATTTTTCAGACGCTCTAGATACAAGAATTAATCATGGTGAGTTAGTCAGACTCGCCAAAGAAAAAGGAACAGATAATTTAGAAGAGACTGCTGGTCAAGCTGGCAAAATGGGTGTTGCTGGATTTGGGCTGGAAAAGGGCTATAAAAAAACAAAAGAGCGTGGAACATTTGATAGACCAAGATTACCTACTAGACAAAAACAAGAAGAGTCGGCACCACAGACTACTTTACAATCCTCATCCGTACAAAATAGTCAACCTTTACCAAAAGTTAAGCCTAAGTCTATGTCTGAATTTTTTGGAGTAAAAAATATTACTCCAGAAAAAATGCCGTCATACAAAGAAAGAAAAGCACAACAAGCAACTAATACTAAACAAAATATTCATAGTCAAGCAGCGAAAAATCCAAAAAGTTTAGCTGGATCTAGATCAAATCTAATTAAAAAAGCCGAAGCAGAAAAACAAGCACGAAAAGATAGGGCGGCAGAAAGAATTCGAGAAAAAGTAAAATTAGGTACAGCAACAGCAAATCAACAAGAAATATTAAGTACGTATGATAATCAACAAAAATATGGATCTCCTGAAGCTCAAGCTCAATTAGCTCAAGGAATACAATCAATTCAAAATACAGGATCTTTTATTGGCGGCATGGCCTCTAATTTATATTCTGGAGCAAGTAATGCTGTTGCGTCTGCTGGATCTATGTTTGGACAAAATAAACCAGCGACACAAAGAGGTCTTCAGACTCCTACATCTCCAATACCAATAGCTTCAGCTACTAAATCCTCTACATCAACAACATTAGCTAATTCTACTCCGATTCCTGCTTCTGGTACTGTATCTCCAGACGCATCAACCGCTAGTGCCAGTGCTTCCTCAATAGATATTTCTGGTTTAACTAGTGCTTTTGATATATTTGGTAAACATGTTGCTACTTTTGGAGAACATGTTAATACTTTTGGAACACATACTACTGCGTTTGGTGGATATGTTGATAAACTTCAGACAGCTATTACCGATGCTAAAATTGAGCTTGTAGGAAATTATAAGGTTGACGTTAATATAACTGGAGCAGAAAGTATTGGAAAACTAGAAGAAAAAATGAAGGAGTGGGCTACAGAAATTGTAACTTCAAAAGTCAATGAGTTACAATCAAAAGTATCTGATGCAACACGCGGAGCGGTAAAGCCTCCAGCCACACAAGGAAAAACTAATAAAGAAAGATAATTATGACCTATAATCCAAAAGTCAAGTTATATTATTACAATGGAACTGATACAGCAGACGAAACAAATCGTCTTGTGCCAGCGCCCTTAATATCTATTGCTCCAGAATATTATTATGCTAACGATACTGTAATTGGTTATACTAATCAAATTACCCTAAAGGGATATGTTACATCACTAGATTTGCGAGATACACCAACTTCTAATCCTGGTTTTAGTGGTGTTTTAGAATCTATTAAAACAACAAAGAATATCTTGAATAGAAATGGTGGAACTCTTGAGGTCGTTGATGCGGAAGGAACCCTATTAAAAGCCACGGGCGGAATCATTCGTGAACTAAACTTTGATCAAGGAAGCAATAACTGGAATAATTACGGCGAATATTCTGCATCGATAGAATTTAATGAAGTGCAATATGGAGATTGTTTGGGCGAGGGTTCGATAATTTCTTGTTCGGGAATTCCAGAAGGATATACCGATTCTCCACTTCTTCTAGATATGAAACAATATCGCGTTAAATCGATGAATGATAACTGGACTTTTAATGTTAATGAGGATGCCTATAATACTTATGATGGAATTAAAAATGAATTTATACAGATAACATATACAGTTTCAGCACAAGGAAAACACTATTGGAATGGTGAAAATCTGATTCCAGCATGGGAACAAGCTAAAAACTTTTGTCAGTACAGAGTACATCAACAAGTAACTAGATTAATAGGAGGTATACTAAAAAGAACAGCGGATACTGCTTGTGGTACTGGTGGTACTTTATCTACAATTTTTGGAGCTGGTCCAGATGGTTTATTAGATGGGCTAGATAACGCAGACTATAACATATATAATGAGACTATAACGTGTAATACATCTGAAAAAGAAGGAAATTTTGAAGCAACATATAGCGCAATTTTAAAAAGGGATTATTCTTTTTCTTTTAATAATCCGGATACTATTCACACTTTTACTGTTAATAAAACTGTAGTTAATGACGGAAAACAAAAAAACACACAAATTGGAGTAGAGGGTAATATTAGAGGTTTAATACCAGGAGGATTAATACAACAATCAGGAATAGTAAGTTTTCCTAATACTGGTACTATCTTAGTAACTGGTTCACCCTCCACAAATCGCTATGACAATGCTTCTACAGGATATGATTTAATAGGAACAAGACGTTCCTTAAATGATGATTTTTTGGCTTATTTGGGCGTTAATAATGCTTCTTTGGGGGTTTCTGGTGTGTGTATTGATCCTAGTGGAATACCAGAACCTATTAGTCATAATTTAGTTCATAATTATGTAGAAGGTAGTATTAATTATAGTAGTTCATATGACACAATTAGCGCTGGTAGAAAAGCTAAGCCTTATCAAAATCTAACAATTAATGTACAAGAAAAAACACCAATTATAGCAGAATTTATTGTTCCTGGCAAAAGTGGTGGACCAGTTATTCAAAATTTGAATTGTTATAATCCAAAACGTGTAACGATAAATATGGATGGATTATTACCGGCTTCAGGATGTTGTGATTCTCCTGCGGATTTAGTGAATGCTGCTTGTGCTCAATTAATTGCTTTTAGTGGTATACCAGATATTACTTTACCTAATTCAAAATTAACAGAAAATAAATACACAAAAGGAACGGATGGATCATTCAGTATTACAAAATCCTTTGTAATATATGATACTGGTCCTTAAATTAGGAGCTTAAAATGCCAGACTTTTATTATGGGCCAAATAATACTTTTACTTCTCCTTATAAGGTGGAACCCGCGCCCAATATCTCTATACAAACACAATTAGTTTATGGTAACGATACAGTTATTGGATATTCTTATATCATATCTATTAATGGAACCGCCCTACAACAAGACCAAATTGGAGATATGCGTTTTGTTACAGAAGCTATAGATAATATTAGAAAGATCTTTGCGCGAAATGGTAGTGATTTAACTATAAGAGACGGTTCCACAAATATGTTAAGGGCAAAAGGCGGAACCCTAAAGTCTATAACATTCGATAATAGCTCTAATAACTGGACAAGCACAGCGCCCTATCAAATTCAGATAGAATTCAACGAACTTGAAGTATTAGGAGAAACGTTCGGATGTGCCGCTGGTGGATTTTTAGATATATCAACAAACACGATTGATCTTATTGATATTGACGACTATAAAATTAAAGACTTTCAAGACGGATGGACTTTTGAAGTTAACGAAGCCACCCACAACCATCTTTTTGGACACACTCTAGGAATAAACAATTCAGAAATCGCCCTAACATATTCTATATCTGCAACAGGGAAAAACTATTTTACTAACGGCAATTTAGCTCCTGCTTGGATGCAAGCTAAGAGGTTTGTACAGGATAGACTATATGATCAGACACGCGATTTATCTAAAGTATTATCACTAGAAGGAAATTCTTGTGAATCTACCAAAACTCTTGCAAATTTACACGAAAATACTGCTGGTGAAGGCATACTAACTGGTATAGCATATAACATATACAACGAAACCCTAACGTGTTCTGCATCAGAAAGTGACGGAACATTTAGTGCCGAATATTCTTGTATCTTAAAAAATGGTACGAGTGGAGATTATCATGCTTCAAATGTTAAGCATACTGTAAATAAATCTACAGGAACAACATTAACTGGCGCAAAATATACGAATAATATCAGTATTGCTGGAGAAATTACCGGATATTGTGAAGGAGGAATTTTGCAAAACGCTGGAGCTTTTCAGTTTCCTAGTACTGGAACTATATTACAAGCAAATTCTACGTCCACTAAATATAGTAATGCTGCGTCATTTTTATCTCAAATTATTGACGGCGATGATTTAACTAGTGCTTTTAAGACAGATTTAGGTATTACTTATGACGAATTAGAAATTCCTGGTGGAGATTGTGGAGATTCTACTCTTAAACCAGTGACATTTAATATAACTCATAATTACATGAATGGTGTAATAACTTATAACGCGGAATATAATACAGATAGAAGTTGTGTTCAGGAATTTGCGGACGGAACAGTATTTTCTACATCAATAGACGTAGAGGAACCAGTACCAGTATTAGCTGAATTTATTGTTCCTAATGGAAATTTTATTATACAAGACATAGGGACTGTTACTGCCAGAAAAGTAAGCGTAACTTCTCAAGGAAGAAAAAATATGACATATTGTTATGATACAGATTTAGGTGCTTTTATAGAAGAGATAGCAACTAGTAGTATTTCTGGCTTATTTCCGTTTTTAGTATTACCAGATGAGGAAATATATACTTTGACAACTAAGAATTTTAATTATAATATCTTAGATGGATCGTATACAGTGAATTTGTCATATATTTGTCAGTCAGGATGTCCATTATAATGGGAACAACAACAGAACTACAGAATGTTTTTGATTCGCCAGGAGCTTTGAAGTTTTTGGGCGCTTCTGTACTTTCTTTCAATAGCAATCTAGGAATTGGTTCTGGAAGCGAAAGTACTTTAACAGTTGAGTTAGTAGAAGACTGTGACGAAGGAGACATATTTCAACCTAATATTGGAACTGTGGAGGTTGGATACCCAGTATATTTTGACACAACAACTGTTGGTGCAACTTTTATGTTTGGGGGTGTTTTAACAAACTGGACAAAAAATCGCTCATCAGGTGGAGATACATTCAGTGCAACAGTAACCGATCCAAGACAGTTATTACAAAATGTAAGTGTTGTTGTTGATAGTTATCTTGGTAGTCCAGTTAACGGAAATAATAACTATGTTAATGCTTATGCGTATTTTGAGGGCGATGTATTAAATGGTAATTGTGCTGTTTTTGGTGACTCATTTAGTAATGAAAGAGGAATGCCGTATGGTAAAGTTATAGAAGCATTAACAGCTATTAATCCAACAGTTTATGCTCCTACTGGTTATGGATATACAGTTAATTGGGCTTCTTTACCTGGAGGATTACCAGAATACTATAGGGTTGCTGGTCCACAAACTTTACTACAATTAATTCAAGATGTTTGTGATGCAACAGGTAATATGTTTTATTGTTATCTTATGCCTGGAGATATTATCAACATAGGATTAATTGATCTAAAAGTCGCCCCGACATCTTTTTCTGCTATTATTGACGAATTTGATGGATACGCTACTGAACTATCTTATGGACAAGAATTACGCAATGATGTTACTAAAGCAGTTATTTTTGGTGAATATCAACATTATTTAACATATATCAATGACTTCAAATTTTATTTTGGTGAAGACCTGGATACTAACACCGGAGAATATTATCCAGTTGTTGGAGAAAATGGAACAAATAATCTTTTTTGGATTAATAAGAAAATCACTGATCTAAACAGTCAACTTATAGTTCCTTTTGCAAATGATGGGCCTTATGAGTTCTGTGAGCTAGAGCTTTTAGCTGCACAAGCTGGTAGAGAAATGTGGATGATGTATACTTTTTGTAATAATGCTGTTAACGGAGCTAATGAGTTTAGCGATTTAGTTAAAACTAGATATACTGATAATTCAGAAAACATTAAGACTTTATTAAATAATCTTGTTGCTGCATATGATGCCACTCCAGATCCAGAGAAAAAAACATCGCTTGCTAAAAATTTTATTACTAGAATAAGGTCAGCTAGAGAAGCAAATGTATTACAACTAACTCAGGAAGATCAACATGATTTAGATACTATATATAATTTTGTATTAAATCTAGCAAATACATATTACGGAAAACAGTTTTTATGTCCCTTAAATGAAAAAATTTGTGGTTATTTTGGTGACGATTTTCAAGAAAAAATATTCTCTAGTGTTCCTACGAGTGCTGGTGGTTGGGTTGAGCAGAATGAGCCGTTGATAGGTTTAAGTGATCCAGATTTAGGTTTATTTAGATCAGACGATAATAGAGTTACGTCTTTTGCTTTATTTACTTTGGATGGAACAACTGAAGGAGATTCTGGCACTGATGATACTAGCGATGCTAGTCCTGGAGAAATGGGAGAGGGAGAATAATGCCAGATATTCAAGTACAATGCGGTAAATTTGATCTGAATAGTGTGTCCATGGATGATGTTATCTCAACACAATCTAAAACATGGATTAAAGCAGATGTTGAAGAAAAGATTATATTTTATGATGGTGGTGATGGAATTAGACCACATGTAGTTATTAAATTGGGTGGTCCTATTGGTGTTGGTTTTTGTGAAGATACCAAAGAACTAAATAGATCATTAGCTATGCTTTTTGCTGCTTTTTATGGTAATGATCCCGTTAGCTCTCCTGGGGGCGGAGGAGGAAGATCTCCATCAGTTTTTGTTAATCAATCAATACCAGCAGGTCTTACAACAGCTTTACGCCAGGCCGGATCAGCGATAGATAAAAATAACATCAACGTTTTGGGATTTAAAACGCCTCCATTAGTGCCCACAGAAGCTGTAGTTGCTATGAAAAGCAATGTTAGGGTTTATGGGCCTTATGCTTCTTCTAATTTTAATGTACAGGGTGGTGGTGTTAGTATAGAAACTAATCCTGATCTTTGTCCTTGGGTATTGGGTTCCTATGCAAATATGCATGCTATGGGTAATACATTAGTTAATAGTAAGGCTGCTGGGTTATTAAAGGCAGAAAATGGTAGTGCTACAGTTCCTGGCTTACCTATGTTATTTACTCGTTTAGGAGATCAGCTTGGAGGTACTGGACCTAATGTTAGTAATGTAAGTTTTAGTTTTGGTAGTAATGGTATTTCTACTACTTATCAATTTAGTACATTTACTCCAAAATTTGGGTCATTAGCCAATAGTCAAATGGATAAACTCAAGAGTGTTGCCAAAAATCGCCAAGAACAACTTAAGTTTTTAAGAACACAAGCAATACATCAAAATAGAATAGAAAGACAGATACGCCGAAGAAACGAATTAAACGGAGGAAATAATGGAAATGGAGCTAGGGGAGAGAACCCACACAATAAACCTACTCCACACGGCATAATAATTGGAGAAATGCTTAAATTTTCTGATACTAGTGATCCAGATTTAACTAAAGTTATTACAGACACAGTAGATGAAACTAAGACTATGATGATAGATGACTACGAAACAAGAGCATTTATGAGCTTTGACGGTCTTTTTGGTCCTGTGTCTATTAACGGGGACGGCGAGTTACCAAAATTTATCATAGCCTATACAGCAAATCATCAAAGCTCCCCAATTCAAGCACAGCCACCATTTGATTTAGGATACTGCAATACTACCGCTGCTCCAACTACACACCCACAAAATAATGTAATAGTGAATAATTCAGGACTAAATCCATTACAAGATGGTCACGTTATAGATGTTGTGGGGCGCGAAACATCTGTGCCAGGTTCCGGTATTAACACAAGTTGTTATGATCCAGGAGATCCGTCGAGATACAGCGCAGACTATAGATTCCTTGGATTAAGAGGACCACTTGTTCTTCATGCTTGGGGATATGATGTTGACGGAAAGCCTGTTCCTAACTATATCGATACTGAGGAAGATGCAACAGATGGAGTTTTTAAAGGACAAGGCAATTATGCCGAATCAGAGGGACTCAAGGATCAATTTTTAGACAACTGGTTACAAAAACCAAAAACATGGCCTGTTGGTCCTGTTGATTTGAGATGGGATAGAGAGCGAGGAGTATGGGTTGCTCCTCAACCATTTAAAATTGTTACTGCTAGAGTGATATCAGAAGTAGCGGCTTATGGTGCTGGTGTCGGGGCTATTATTAATGATGGCATAAAACGATACGGAAGAAAACTATACAATAACGATGGCGAACCAGTAGAAGAACAAGATGTTTGTTATACTGATACCAACGATGCTCCTGGAACAGTATGGATTTTAGTAAATGTAGGAGGATGTCCTCCAGATAGCAGTAGCAGTAGCAGTAGTAGCAGTAGTGGGGATTCTGATACTATAAGTGTTGTTACTAGTCTTGACTCATTAACTGTATCTGGTACAACCATAACACTGGGATATACAAAGAGATCAATTACAGTCCTATCTTTAGGAGCAACAACTACTGATTCTTTAGTTATTGAAGGAGATAGTTGTGCTAGTAGTAGTTCAAGTTCAAGTGGTGGAAGTTCTAGTAGTAGCGATAGTAGCAGTAGCAGTAGTAGTAGTAGTAGTGCGCCGGTTGGAGCATGTTGTATAGGCGGAGTATGTTATGATCCATATACAGAAGCAGATTGTATTGCGAACGAGGGAGTTTGGATGGGGGCTGACACAACATGTGACCCAGATCCTTGTGCTAGTAGTTCGAGCAGTAGTTCAAGTTCTAGCTCCAGTGAAGAGCCATCTAGCTCAAGTAGTGCTTCTCCTTCTGAGACTCCTATTATACGTTTAGTTGATAGAATAGGTAATAGATATCATAAGAATGCTATGGTATATGCTTATTATGATACATATACGCACGAATACGTAGTTTTAGAAGCAACTCATAATAATACGATGGCTTATGGATATCTATATACAAATAGCTCTGCATATATTGAAGGATGTAGTAGTGATGTTGAAAATATTATAGGCGACACTATTGAGTTTTCTAATCCTCTTGGACTAGATGTACCAACTACAGAACAAATAGAAAATGGATGTTATGCTTATGTTATTTTGTCTAAGATGAATATTGCTGTTGTTTAAGATTATTTGCCTTCTTCAATCATAGCTTTTTTGCTTCTCATCGCGTGTACTATATCAGGATTAATCGATTTTCTTTTTCCTGTCATATATTCTTCAAATATCCAAGGTTTACCATCTGGTAATTTGTCTTTAAAAGATCCAATCCATTCACTGGCCCAATAATCTAAATATTGGGTATGAAAACGGCTTGTATAGTTTTTGCTAAATAAATGAGCAAATACAGATACAGCAACCTCTTCTGGTAAATTTAATCCTTTATTTTTTTGAAAATCTTTGAATAATAATGCTGTATTTTTTGCATGATCTATAAAATCTCTTTTACACATCCAAAAACCACCATTACTATTATATATAGTTTTTTGATTAACTCCAAATTCTCTATAAAGGTTAACCATATCACTATTTTTAATTCCCCACCAATCACCCCTCTTAGTTTCTAAAGAATTTATTGGGGATTCTAGAAAAGAATGCCAAGGATCGTCACCAATAATATCTTTAAATTCGATACTAGGTTTTCTTACAAAATAATGATCACTATCAATAAAAACAAATAAATCATAATTATATTTAGCTAATTTTTCTAAATAATAAAACTTCCAATATTGTTTAAAGTCTAGCTCTATAGATTTATCTAAATTATACGATATGCAGTTTTTTAGTTGCTTATCTGAAAAAATCATTATATCTATATCTATATCATTATTTCTTATAGAGTTAATTAAAGATTGTAGCATATAGGAGTAATCACCCCAGGCCACAGACCATATTAAAGTTTTCATTGAGTCTCCACAAAATTTAGTAGTGAGTTAAATTTATTAATAGCAGTTTCCTTATCGCACCATACTTCTTTCGTGCAATAACTAGCACATCGCCCCATTTTATTTCTAAATCTATAATCTGATAAATCCGACATTATATCTTGTAGCTCTTCTAGATTATTCCACAAAAATCCAGTTCTTTTATCCCATATCATATTTGGGAAATTCCATATATTTGGTGCCACAACAGGACATCCTGTTAACTGGGCCTCAATAATAGCTCTACTTTGATTCTCTATAAACTTATGATTACAGTTATATAGAAATATGTCTATTGATTGTAGAAATTCTCTGGTGTCTTTTGCATTAGGTTTTAAAAATTCCCATCTATCATCAAATTTATACCATGAATATTTATTAGTAAGCTTTTCATCCCAACCCATTATTTTAAATTCTGAGTTTGTTTTGGCGCAAGATGATTCGTAGAATATTGGAAAATTTTCCGAGAACTTCATAGTGTCGTTTCTACTAACTTTTCCACAAACCATAGTTCTTTCTGGTCTATTCATATGTGGCCAAGAATCAGCGTCAAAATAGTTTTCTAATATAAATGTTTTTTGTTCTGGGTTAATTTGTTGTATTTTAGGATTTAAAATGCTTTTATGGAACTCAGAAGTAAACAAACAGCAATCCACTTTGTTTTCTGCTATAGAACTTAACTCCTCTCCACTAGTCCACATCATATCATTGGACCATAAAAATTTAAGCCCAGAGTCTTTTATAAAGTTTATTCTATTTTTTTCTTTAAATAGTCGAAAATTACAGTTTGCATAAGCATAACCCTCCAAGTTTTTAGGTAAATCTTCTAAAGAACAGTACTTTATTCCATGTAAGTCTAAAAATTCAGTATTACGCTTTTCTTTTAGCCTAAAATCATCGTTTGGAATACAGGTTATACTAAAATTATTTTTCAGTAATATCAGAAGCTCTTTGAGCCTGGTATCTGCTCCGCCTAAATCAGAAATCCATTGAAAAATGTATATATTATTCATATAGATTATTTTTAAATAAGATATCTATTTGAGAAAGATCGTCATAATGATTACCAGGAACTATATTTGCGTAATGACAGTTCCAAATATCTATCATCTGAAAATCAATACTATCTAAAAAAACTAAAAGATCTTTAATTAATGGAGCATTTAGATTATAATTAGTAATGGATGATTCAACCAGTAAATATTTAGCATTTTTAACTATATCAATACCCCCTTTTATAATATCTATTTCAGATCCTTGAGTATCTAATTTTATAAAATCAAAATTTTTATATCCTAATAAATTTGTTAAAGTATTTGTTTGTATATGATTTATAATAACATTTTCTGGACTATAAAAACTAGTATTCTCTAAATACAAACTTGCTCCACTTGGAATTTTTTCTATTTTATTAGTATAATAAATAGTATTTTTTATACTATCTGATAATGTACTAATATAGTAATTATTGCTTCTTTTTTTTAGTTCTGGTTCACACACACTATTAGCTTCTATCATTGTTATTTCAGATTTCGGCCAAATTTGTTTAACTATATCAAAAAAATGGCCGACACAAGCCCCTATATCTAGTATATTTTTAGGATAAAAGTTATGATTTTTTTTTAGATGCTGAATTCTTTGTAGCCAAAGCATAGTTAACCCCTTACTGGTATATTTAGTTTTCTCATAAAGTCTCGTTTTCTTTGATGTTTGTCATTTCCTTGACAGTGTAATATGTATGGTTGACTAGACTTATTATTAAAAAATAATCTATTGTCAATAATATCAAAATATTTATCAGGAATATTATGAGTAGAAACAGATAATAGTCCTTTTTCATCAATAACTATATATTGATTTAATTCTGTAGAAAATAAACATAACTGATAATAGGTTTGATCATTAGGAGAACCCCACCCAATCGTCTTATATTCTTCAAAATTATTATACAAAAATAATACGTGATCAAATAATCTGTTAACAAAATCTTTTCTAATAGCTATTACTCCAGAGTTTAAATATCTATTTATAGATTTTGAAGTATATAATCCATTTAATTGTTTAATAGGATAACATTCTGACTCACCAGAAAAAATAATAGGCCTATTAAATGAGTTAAGAATATCTAAAATTTCTACTTCATTAAAGTTTCTTAATATTAAAGAGTCATTAGAGTCTAAAACTATAACCCAATCATAATTATTTTCATTAATTTTTAAAAATTCATAAACTTTTTCTATTTTAGCATGGATATAGTGCTTCATACATTCTCCTCTACCCAAATAATTGATATTCCAATTAGTGTTTATTTCCATTGAAGCCTCTAAATCTCTTATTATTTCATTACTGTTAGAAAATGCTGGCGATACTACTATTATTTTTTTGAATTCTTTTTGACGTATCATATATTCCTCTTTTACTAGTTTAATTGGATGTTTTATGTTGCCGTTTGAGTTACAGTTTTGAAATGGCTGAATGCTATTTTTGTCAACTGATTTAATGTTGGCCCCAATTATATTGGCGCATGTAGATAGTCTTAATTCATTCATTTGATTACGCCATAAATTATTTTCTTTTTTCATATATTCTAAACTACTTAATAAAACATCACCTTGTATCAAAATACCACAAAACGGAGTAATTCCAAGTAATTTAGTTTTATATTTGCGATACAGTTCTGTATTTTTTTTAGCGTGATTAAACCATTGCCATGATTGGTTAGATTGCTCTGTATGTATTTGTGTTCCAGAAATATCATCATTCCACACTTTTTCAAAATATTTATCAACAGATTCTAAACACAGAGTATCCCAATCAAACCAACAATATCTTTTAGCTTTGATAAAATTATTACTTTCTATCCAATTATATATCATAGTATCATTATACATCCACATATTATCATAGTTCCAAAGATTAGATTTTGGCGAAGATTCTGGTGTTAATGGAACTATTTTATAGTGAGGATTATGTTTTTCAAACATCTTCAAATGATAATTAGTGACTGTATCATCTTTATGATGCAGAAATAAAATAACACATTCTTCAATCATAGTATCTTATTTTCAACTCCATGATATATTCCTGGTTCCGCTAAAGGTATTATATTATCAAATCTAACATAGGGCAAGTTAATCTCTCCCACTCTAGCTCCCTCTAAATGGGCTATGGTAGGAAGCCTTAATTCGTTCTGAATAGATCGCTCATAAACCTCATCCCATCGCTCATTTAAAATACTACCCAGTACATGCCGCCTACATAAATAAAACCCCATAGAAACCAACCCAACGCCTTCCTGGGCCGCATTAAGCCCCATAAGTTGTGTTTCGGGCCACCACCACCAATTATCTGGTGTCCAAGTAGGATCAGCCATACGTTTGCGTTGCCATTTTCCCCTAATCTTAATATTCTCCCTATAACAGAATCTTGAAGCTAGATCCAAATGATCGGGTAATTGGGGTAAGGGTTGGGTGATAAGAGTATCCCATTCGATAATAGCTACAATATCGTTATCAATTTTGCTAAAATTTTCTTTTAGCCATAATCTTAGTTGTTGATCGCTATTTTTCCAATCATAATATTTACCTCTACCAGAATCTTTACCGACAATGATATGAATTTGGGTGTTGGGATTAGATTTTTGAAGATGGTGCAGATGAGGGAGTTTGGGGGCATTTTGGATGGGATCGATATAAGTCATTAACAAGACAGTTTGGGACATTTTATTTCATTTCATAGTTAAGTAATTCAAAATCTTTTTGATAAAAATTATTAATCAGTTCTATTGTAACATTATCTAAATCCACTATATTTAGAATTTTGGTATTACTAATTTTTTGTTTAATGTTGAGTTTAATGTTCAGTCCGTATTGACTCATAAGATTATTGAAGTCTATATCAATATTTTCATAGCGTAATATGTGTGTTGTGCTTATATTGCTTATATATTTATATTGTTCATAGTAATGGTATTCTTTTTTATGTTGTGAGAGTATATTTTGTCTAATTATTTTATTAAAATCTTTTTTAGAGACAGTTTTATTGTATGGAGGTATACCAAAAAAATAAAATTCAGATATTATTCTATCATAAGGATTTCTAACAACCGTAAACCAATCATACTTAGATTGCACCAATTGTTCTATTTCTATTAATGGTTGATGCCAATGTATCCCATATTCTTTATGAAATCTGCCCCAGGCTAAATTCATTTGTTTTTTTGCACAGGTTTCTATAGAAGTGCCGCTTGTTCTGGTTATGTGGGCGAATTTCAGTTCTTTCATTTTTTGAAATATTTTTGGATTGCTTGTTGTCTAGATATTTTATGGTCTTTTTCTCTCATTAATGCGTATGGTTGCGGCAATTCCATAAAAGCCCCATAATATGATGCAGGAATAATCTTGCTTGTTAGTTTACTAGATAGGATAATATCATCTTCTATTCTATAGTTGTTAGCTTTTTGTTCATTAATCCAGTCAACACGGCCCACATTTTCTTTTGTTGTTATAATAAACCTACCTTTAATAATATCAACTTCTTGATCTTTCATTGGGTGCGGAGCGATATGTTTAGATCTCCAATAGTCTAAATTACTATTTAGCTGAACGCCCGTATATCCAAGAGCTTCATACTTACAATTCTCTATAAAATTAATAGATCTCTCTAATAAATCTGGCCTAGTAATCATAAGGTCGTCATCTAGACTAAAAACATATTTGGTATCCGCAAAAGCCCCCATTAACCATCTAGGCGAACACATTAAATTCCGCCCACTATTTATCTGCATATCTGCATCAAATTTAGTAATGTCTTGTATATTATTGTTCCATACAAAAATTGTGACTGGTATACTTTGTTGGCGTAAACCAGTAATGATTCTGATTAGATTATACGGGCGTTTCCAGTTAAGTAGAAGGGCTGTTATCACTGTCTTTATCTCGATTTTTCTTAGCTGATTTAATCGCTCTATTTAATATTATTTTAGCTATAGTTTTAGAGAAGATTAATTTACGTTTTGTGGCTTCTTCTTCTAGCCATCCTATGATAGTGTCTTTGTTTGACTCACACCACTCTATTCCATTTTTATCCATTATTTTTGCTTTTTTTTTGCATGAGCAATTTGGCGTGGATTTAATTCCAAAAGCTTCTAGTGTTTTAGAAAGTTCTGTTCCCACTCCACCAACTAATTTACTTAGATCTTGTTTTTGTGAAGATATTTTTTGTGAATTATTTATAAGAGTAGGTAATTTTATCTCACCAATTTTTGCTCCACATAATAAAGCAACTGTAGCAAATCTCAGTTCGTTTTGTATTGTTTTTTTATAAACGTTATCATATTTAGGATCACATATAGCATCTAACACCCACCTTCTTACTATATAAAATCCAAAACTACTTATACCAATAGGTTCTTTATCTCCTAATATTGAAGATAATTGATTTGCTTCTCTCCACCATACCCACTTTGGATTAGCTTCTATAGTTTGAACAACTTTTCCTGCTAAATCTAGATTGCCTGGCAGTTTAGGTAAGTCACCATTGACAATTTTTTTGTATTCTGTAATATAGATAATTTCATCTTTAATATGTTGTTTATTTTCTAGCCACCAATCTCTTAGTTCTCTATCGCTATTTTTCCAATTTCCTGATAAACTTCTTTTTTCGCATTCAACGACAACAATTTCTTGAGTTTTGTAATATTTGTCTCGCATACCATAATGGAGAGATATAATTTCTGTATCTATTAAATTTTTAGGAACTTGTATTAATAGGCTCATATTTTGAATACCATGAATCAACTAAATTTTGAAAAGAATCCTGTATATTTATTCCTAAGATCTCAAGGATTTTATTTTGAACATCATCCTGCGAATAATTCCCAATTTCATCATACTCATAATCTCTCCATAATACTATATGATCAGATAACATATTTGTAAAACGAACAATAACTATTTTTTTGCCTGGATCGTCTATAGTAATATATGGTATATTGATGAATTTTTTTGTTTTGGAGGGTATAGGTGTTCCATTTGGAGCAATCACTGCTGGAAAATTAATTGTTATAGGTTCGCTGAATTGCAACATAAAATTCCTTTCATTTGTGCTGGTGTTCCGTTGTCTTATTATAGGTTATCTCACAGAGAGGTGCAAGAAAATGAAAGAGTGTGCTCTTATTTTAACGCGATCTAATAATAGTTATGTTGATTATTTGTCTAAAAATCTAGAATTAGATTCATATATAATATCTGATACAGATATAAGTGATGAGAGTGCCATTAGTCGAAACTTTATTAATGCGACATCTAAAAAATTAAAGAACCCTAATAGTTGGGATAAAAGTTTTTTGTTTATCCAAGATAATAGTCTACTTAATAAGTACGACAATATTTGGTTTTTGGAAGATGATGTATATTCAAGAAATATAAAAATCATTAATTCCTTTATATCTAAAGTTTCTAAAGAAAATTATGATTTATGTTACTATAAACATTGGTATTTTAATACAGCTCCAATTTGGGTTAAGGATACTATATTTCTGAAAGATTTTGTACAAAATGGATTCTATCAATCATATAATCAATTTTCTAGACTATCCAATAGACTAGTAAATCAAATATTCAACATACATCAATCCTATAATTCTTTATTTTTTCACGAATATATGTTTCCTAATTTAGCTAGATATCAGGGATACAAAATATTACAATTTGTTGATCAAATCCAATATAGAAATTTTTTTGGAAAATTTTATTGTGGTAGATCAATACCTAAACAAAATATCCAAACAGATAAAATATATCATCCTGTTAAGGACAGGTAGTTGGAGTGGCACTAAAAGAGATATTCCAGGTAGCTGTTGAATCAGAGCTATAGGCCAGAAGACACGATTCTCTATTGTCGCAGTCGCATTGTATAAGCGGGTCTATAGGTTCATCACAGTATGGGTAAGTAGCCTCCTGCCACTCATTATCAATAGAACTATCTCCAGACGAAGAATAAGAATTAGTATGATTACCATAAGTTATATTTGTAGATATCCCACAAGAAGTACTATACCCCGTCCCACCAGGATAAGTTAAACCATCAGCACTACACGTAACACACAAACTACCAGTAAAATAAATGCCAATAGTCATGCAATATCCCATTCCGCCGTATTCTGTGCCACACTGAAAATCTCCATCACAAGTAGTTGGGGGGTTGCCAGCACCTATTGCTTCAACATTATTAGGATCCCAAAATATATTAGTAGAGCTAACAGGAGTACCGTCAATATCGTCAATGTTCCATGTTACAAATGTTTGATTGCCAGAAACCTCAAAGGTTCCAGAAAACGAACCCGCAGCCGCAAAAGTCTGAGTATCTGTCCCATCAGCATCAATACATTGATTTGGACAACCAGTAAGATAATCATTTACTGTCCAAGGAAATCCGTCGCACACAGTCCCAGTATATCCAGTCGCACAACAAGGATCTGATCTATTAAATTCGTAATCTAGGCTCCATGTACAAGTAAAATCATAACATCCATCACTATAATTAGTGCATGGGTGATCGCAACAACAATCTGTGCTAGTTGCTATCTTACCATCCCTGATAAGAATTTTTCCATTATGAATAATTATTGGAGACATTTAATCTTTCTCTTCTGTTCCAGGAATATATTTATGCCATCCCTTATTTTTGAGATAGTTCCCTTCTTTGTCTTTACGTTTAGGAAATAGGGTTCCATTCTTCTTATGTTGACCAAAAGCTAGAATAGCCCCACAACCAGGACTTTGACAACGTAATTCGTAGTAATCATTATCATCAACATTTCTTACTACAAATCTTATATGATCCTTATTACACATTCCACAATGTGTTTCACCAAATATTTCCTGGATAACAGCTAATTCCTTAAAAACCTCTTTTTGTCCGCTTCCTTCGAGTTCAAACTCCAATTTGTCAGCAATTTTATACTTCAATTTCATCGTACACCTCAACTTCTTGTGTTATTGCCAACCTTTGCGAAGCTTTACAAAAGCATCACTTCCAATTGGCGTCATATCCAATTAGTTCGGCAGGAACATTATTGCTGGCTTGATACTCCGTCAAAACCTGTAATACTGAAACTGCGTCACTATGTTCAATATTATAAGCATTTGCCCTCTTAATTGCAAGTTGATCTAATAGCTTATTTATGTTGATGTCTAGTCTCTTAGCTAATACATCAATAAAATTCAATTGTGTATTATTTATCTTAGTTGCATTTGTGCCATCAACATTATCTTCGATATGTTCCACAACTTCTTCTGCGGCAATAACCTTACGAAGACGCAAAGCTCTACGCAAAGCTCGACCCTCGGCACGAGTTTCAGCAACGGCGACGGGATGATTTCGGTAAATCTTGTCACAATTGCCCCAATAAACGTCCGCAGAGCCTGTTACAGACCTAAATGCTGTGTCGGGGTCTGTGCAGTCCTTGAGTTTAAATGAGAGCGTATGAGTGACTGTCGCCCTCTTCTCGTTTTGCGGACAAGGACTTTGATCGACCTCAGAATCAGAAGCGACCAAATCACAATTCATGACTACTTCAAAAATTCGACGCAATCCATCAGTTGTGGGATTTCCCTTGATTTTTTCATCATCCTCTAAGTGCGAAAGAACAAAATCTGTCCAACCAGTATCATGAATAGTTGGAGTTTTTTCTTCCACAAGAGTTCCTTCCGCCGTTACTTCAATAGCTTGACTTGTTTCAACATCTACCTTTTTTGGTCGTCCCATTTAATATCTCCTATTTCTTAGTTTGCGATACTTTGTTAAAGACTTATTATCGAACAAGAATCTTCAATAAAGTATCACTCTCCTATTTTGATTAACTTACCAGAATTTACAGTTCCTGCTTCTATTTCTACTAATTTAGCTTTAAGTTCCTGATACAATAACCATCCACGAGCCACACTAAAGTCCTTGCTCTGTACTAATCTAATAAGATACAAACCCTTTCCTAGCAAGAGGCCCGTTTTCTTATTATCATACTTTTGGTTCTTTTTTAACGCATCTTCTCCCCAAACAGGTTCAAAATGAGAAGGTCCGTCAACTTCTATTGCAACATTAAGTTTGGGTATAAAAATATCAATTTGAAGCTTAGTATTTAAGATACTTTGCTCTTTATGAAACTCCACTTTATATCCATCGCTAAGTAGTTTTGATAGAAGAAATTTTTCTAATTTACTACCTGTCTTACTAGCTTCTCGCACAGCTTGATGGGCGCTATTAAGAATATTCTGTTTTTCGTCGTCACTCTTATTTTCCCAATTCTTACGAGCTTTATCTTGTCTTTGTTTTAGTTCTTTAGCAGAAAGATTGTCCCAATTTTCCAAAACTTTAGACCCAATCTTCTGCTTAACTTCTTCTGGTCTTTTAGTTCCTTTTGTTGGATGTTTGGCTTTTCCATTAGCTAGAGCGTTTTTTTGGGCCTGACTTTTATCTCGTATTTTTACTCCTAGTCTTATTGCGTCCCTACGGATTTTGTTACCATAGCTACCATATTTTTCACCAATCGCAGCAAAACTAATCCCCTTGCCGTGATATTCTTTTTCGATAAGGTCTCTTTTTGCTTTGTCGTTTAGTTTGTCGTATTGCATAATTCTATAATCCTTATGTGTTTTAGGTCGTTTAGTTCAAGTTGTTGTGATAAAACTTCTTGTGCTGTTGTAGCTACATATACTGTATTTGATGGAGCTATATCTTTATTTAAGAGAAAATCTTCTAGGTTCATAAAAACCAAATCTGTTTTAGTAAATCCCATATAAAAAGAGCTAATCTTAGCAAAGTCTTTAACCCATATATCTTTGTCTGATACAACAAAAATGTCGTTATAGTTTTGTTGTTTTATTTGTGGGCAGTTTCTAATTTGTTCGACAAACGATAGTTGTTCTTGACTATCGACAAAAATAGCTAGTGAATTCATTATTATTCTTTAATGTTGTGTGTTTTTATTATAGAATCTTGTTCTATGATCTTATTTAAGATTTCAAACAAAAAACAGTTTTTGTTACTGTCAACCCCTATTAACTTTTGCAGCTTTAGTGAGTCGTCCTTATTAATATAGTAAATATCCGATATATAGTTCTGCAAGCCAAAGCTTATATTAGAAACAATTTTATTATTCACCACACAACCAATACTTGTTTCTTTATTTGTAACAAAGACCTGTGAATAGATTTTGTCTAAACTATCGAAAGTCACCATAGATGGTGTTATATATCCAGATACTATAATACATGAATCATTTAGATATTCTTTAGCTATATTTAAGCTTTGTACATCATTGAATCGTTCATAATCTGTATTTTTTAGTACGACTATTTTTTTGTCTTGATAGTTTTTTTTAATGAAATGTCGCAATCTCTTACAATCATATCCAGCAACATATATGATTTCGCAATTTGGAAACTTCTGATTGAAAACATGGTACTGTTTATCAAATATTGTAGATCTGTCTCCATTAGCTCTGATTAAACCAGGACAACCCTTAGACTTTAATCCTTTTTTAAATCTATCTCCAAGTATTATGATGCGCATATTTATTCGACTATTGTTTGCAGTTGTTCGTCTGTAAAAACGTCTCTTTTGTCGATCATTAAACAATATCTATAGTTTGGAGCACTAAATAATAAGCTTGATTTGTCTTTATTGATATATGAAACAAAACTTGCTAGATCCTCGTATACAGTTTTATTTGCTGTGTGAACTAAGTTCTCAAAGTCTCCAAACCTATTAACAGATAAAACAAATCTATATTTTTTATTGACATTAATGACTTCATGTAAAACATTATAGTATGGTGAGTCAACAACCATTGTTTTTACTTCCCATAAATTTTTATAGTTACTATCTTTGATTATTTTTTCGATATTGAAATAGCTATGACGTTGATCTTTATCTTGATATCTTACAAAGATAAGTTTTTGCGGTTGAATTGATAGATTCTTTATCTTATCTCCAATTTGTGTTAATTCATCAGAAGACATATCTTTTAGATTAATAACCATAAGATATTGAATAAAATTTGTTTGGTGGAATGTATTAATTTTTTCTTCTATTGTAGAATCTTCTGGAAAAAATGAATTTTCACGATATCCCAAACATTTCTTTTTATTAATAATGAAGAATTCTAGTTCATCGTCATAAGCTTCTAATATATCAACATTATGATTTTTATATTTATCGATATAGTTTAAATGGCATCCTTTTTGTGTGCGATCTTCATATATAGCAAATGCGCACTTTTTACATGGAGTATGTATTTTATCTATTGTTGGTAAAATAGGTTCTTCTATTTTTTGTTCGGTGTTTGACATGTTAAATAATTCTCCGGTAATAAACGTTCTGGATGATGTCTAATTTCTTCGTGTAGAATTTTTTCATTCATTATTTGTTCTAGTATTTCAACCGCTTCTTTATAAGAAAAACCAGAAATCTTACCTCGTCTAGCAACAATTCTTTGTGACATATCTTTAATCAAACATTGTATATTTGAGGTTTTTAATAGAAAGGGGTCATTAATAACATTAACCACTATATATTCTACAAATTCTCGCGGAGATAAGTTAGATGGTACTGAAATATTTTCGTGGTTTGTCTTAAATATAGTTGGATCATTCCATGCTACTTTTTTAGTAATATCTATTGTATCAAATACTTCATCCCAAACTTTGAATGTATGATCCCATGTATACATATCAATACATTTTTTTCTGGTTTCTTCCCCCAGTCTCCTACGTTCATTATGGTCTTTCTTGAAGAAATCATACAAAAACTGAGATGTAAAATCATTATCTGGATAAACTCTATCTGCGTTTGTTTCTAGTTCTCTAAATTTTTTCTGTATTGGAATAAGTGTTCCTCCAACATTCTCGCAAATTTCTGTCATGGCACTATAATCAACACTTGCTATAGGAACACCAGCACTAGCAGCTTCTAGTTGTGGCATACCGAACCCCTCGCACTGAAATGTTGCTCCTATTTTAGTAGTCATAGTATGGTCGTCTTCTACGGTAACGCACCAAACATCATCTTTATAGTTAGATTCTTGAATTCTTTTAATTTTTATTAAATGGTAATTCTGATAATAAACATTGTTAGTTCCGTTGCGTTTGGTTGAGAAATCACCTTTTTTAATATTACATCCATAAATTTCAAAACTATAACAATCTAATCTGTTTTTCTGGTCTGTTGTATTGTGTTCTACTCTATTGATTTTTGATACCGAAAATGGTATTCTTAGTCTTCTTAAGATGTGTTTTATTTGTTCTGCAAGTGTGATAGAGATTGTACTAATTTGAGAATAATTTTTTTCTTCACAATAGTGTCCATCACCCATAAACATCCCTACTAAAATTTCTTTTTGTTTTTCTATAGGTAGATACAAACACCAATTTGGCAAACATTTATCTTCTTTGCTTCCAAACCAAGTAAAAAAAAGATTTCCATGTAGAGATGACCATAGAGAATTATCTTGAGCTAATCTATCTCTGTATGGTCTGATTGATTCTACGTTTGATATACTTAATTGTTTAAAGGCGTTCGATGCAACATAGTGGTTTTCTGTTTCTTTTATATGTGAAGTTATTTTTAGTCCTTTAGCTGTCGAATTTGCCGCATGTCCATCGGCAACAAAAAGACCCATAAATCTACAAAAATCTTTATCTATATTAATATATCGTGGATAGGAATAACCACCAATAACCTCTATATAGTCTTCTTTAGTTATATATGTATCATTGATTTCTTTGGCAATATCTATTTGTTCTATATCTTTAATCGTATCGTCTATTGGAAAACATAACATATCTCCTGATTTTAATTCATTTAACTCATATTTTCCTGGTTCCGGCAGTTTTTTTTCTTCTCTTAATTTGTCTCCAATTTTTTCTCTAACTGTTCTCGATTTGTCGTTTTTAATTTCTGTTTGCGTATAAGCCGGAAATTCATGATTTTCTGTAGCTATTAATGTTTCGTAGTCTCCATGAATAGACAGTTCTAATATTTTTTTATTGTGACTTTTTGTTAGATTTTTCCATATGTTAGTAATTGGCTTCCATCTATTTTTATGGGTCCATGCTTCATCTCCAATTTTTGTTTTAGAAATAGGTATCCATAATATCTCGTTATTTCTTTTAATTCTAATTTCTTCATTTTTACCAAGACATATTGAATATTGTATATATACGTCAAATAGATTATAGACCTCATTCAGTTGTTCATTATTTAAGCCATTAGATGTAGTTATAAAAGCTGCACTGTTACGAATACTACAATGAGGGCAATCAACTATTCCGCTACTATATTTATTTGCGCACCATTTAAGACACTTGTTACACTTATATGTAAAATATACTTTGTCTAATAACTGAAACTCTAGTAATAAAGCAGGAATATCCCAACCAGCTTCTTCTGGATATGATGTGTGAAAGTAAAGAACGGTATTATCTGCCATTGGATCATTTTCTGTTTTGAGTCTATCAAGATATTTACGAAATACCCGTAGAAGATCTGGCATAAGTTTTCGTTTTTGGTTTCTCATTACGAAACCCACAACATTAACATCACGACCAAAAGTTTTTATTTGATGTTCTTTTTTGTCGTTTATTGGATAAAATTCATTAGCGTTGATGCCAGCATTAACAATCTTAGGAAAAATATTTAACTTATCAGCTCCCTCGTTAGTTAAAGTATTTTTGGCCCATTGAGTATAGGGAACAACAATATCAGCATTAGCATAAGTATAATACCATTCTGTTTTTTGTGGAGAGGAATCTACTGTCGGCATTATTACCCAATGAAAATGTCTACGATATGGACTCATTTCTTGATAAGAACTCATCCAATAATCTCTGACATCAAAAACTATATGGGGCTTAAAATCAAGAATAGCTCGATTAAATCTCCAGTTTCCAAATTCATTAATTTTTTGTGTCTGGTATAGTTTTATTTTTTGTTCATCTTTAAGAGACGGATTATTTGGATATATCTTCCAAACACACTCTTGTACCCTAGCATTATCTTCTGCACAATAACATGCTAGTTCTGCAATCTCATACTTACCAGAATTGTGTAGTCTAGTTAGTAGTTCTTTGCCGTAAACCCCATAACCACTTGAAATATAGTGCGCATCGTTAACGATAAATAATTTTTTTTTCATTATCTTCAGAGTCTTTCTAGTTATTTAAGTAAAAGAAAAGCCCCTTTCGGGGCTATTCTCTTACTCACATTTGACGCCGTTTATTAGAACGGCATTTGATTTCCACCATCTTCTACAGATGATGCAGCAACAGCTTCTGCTGGCTCTGTTTGCTTACGCTTAGAGCGAATTAACTTAGCAAAGTTGTTAATACGAACCTTATAACTACTATGCTTTACTCCATCCTTTTCCCAGTTGTCGTTCTTTAATTGTCCTTCTACCAAAACAGCTTCGCCCTTTTTAAAGTTCTCTGCAATGTTTTGTGCAGCAGTATCCCAGGCTTCACAACGAACAAACGTAGTTTCTTCGTCTTGTGTTCCATCGGCGCGAGTAAAGCGACGAGAAGTTGCGACAGTAACGGTAACAACAGCGGTCTGACTACCATTATTTCCATTGATATAGCGAACTTCTGGATCACGGACCAAATTACCACTCAACATAACTGTATTCATATCATTCTCCAATTCTCAAAAAAGTAAACTTACCTAAAACTGACCAACGTACTATTATAACAGGTGGGGAGGTCTGTGTCAAGTCTTGGCAACGTAAACCTTATCAACTATGAGAGAATCTCCCTTTTGTGACCTATTTCCCATAATTACGACAATATTGCCCAAAAACAAGGCTTGTCGGTATTGTTTATAAGTCTCCGGAAAAACAATAACATTGTCGAGAACACCTGTATTGTCTGATATCTCCAAAAATGCCATTTCTTGCCCAGCGGTCTTACCCTTTTTGGTTTTTGTAACATTGACATTCTCGATTTCCCCGCCCAAAACAATATTTTTATTGGCAAAGAAGGAAGTAATAGGGTTTTGATTAGCTTTCTTGAGTTCTTTACATGTTACATTCGTCATGCTAATGTCATACGCGTCCACTTTCGAGCAACTAACACTAGTACCAAGAATATTGTACTCTGCATCACTTAACCAATCAATAGTATCACTCAAAGAATAAGGTGGATTCTTAAATAGCTTCAACTTATCTTGTACTGCCGCAACTCTTTTAGTTTGTACTTTTCCGCTTTCTAGTAGTGCCGTTAATAGTTCGCCCAAGGTTTTATAATGCAGATTTGCATTACAGAATTTGAGTTCACCACCAGATAAATCCGATATTAACTGAAACTCATATAACATAGACGATCTAGACTTATTGATATAAGATATTGCTCCACACTCTATAATAGCTTTTGCTGCTGTGGAATTGATATCGTTTAGAACTAGAAATAAGGTTTCTAGCCAATTTAATTCACCAATAGGCTTTGGTAATTTTTCTTGGATTTTAATCAACTTCTTATATACAGAATCGCCCAAACTCTTAATGTCCCTCAATCCAAAATAGATATCTCCATCATGAATAAAGAAATACTCGTTCATCATTCTTAAATCTGGAAGACGAACAGTAATATCCATTTCTGTGGCATTTTGGAAAAGCCCCTTTATCTCTGCATGAGGATCAATCTTATCACGAGCAAATTTGAGATACGCCTTGAAAAACATCTTGGGAAAGTGAGCTTTAGCATATGCTGATAAGTATGAATTCATAGCATATGACACAGCATGTGAGTGATTGAATGAGTAGCGTTGACTTTTTTCGATCCATGCAAATATCGTTTCTGCTTCACTTTCGTTTACAATTCCTAGTTTTTTACATCCTTCCATAAAAGCAGTTTTTACCTTAGCCATTTCATCAGCTTTCTTTTTGCCGATAGCTTTTCGTAAATCGTCAGCTTGTTGAGGAGTAAATCCAGCAATACGAACACAAATATCCATCGCTTGTTCTTGATAGATCATTTCGCCGTAACTATCTTTTAGGGAAGGCTCTAGAGCAGGATGAAAATAGTCAATACTTTCTTCTCCATTTTTTCTATCGATATAGTGTTGAGTAACACTTTTATTATCACGGATACTTTCGAGGCACCCAGGTCTAACTATCGATAATAAAGCAGAAAGATGTTCTATGATTTCTGGTTTTAGTTTTTTAGCAATACTGCGACCTAATCTGGACTCTAGCTGAAAAACTCCCTTAGTATTTCCGCTGCCAATAAGTTTCCATGTTCTTGGACATTCCAGATTAATATTTTCGATATCTGGATCAAATATGACTCGTCTATTCTTATCTAGATTAAACTGGCAGCCACATGGGAATTTTATAATCTGATTAGACATCTATATTTTATACCTTAAATGAATCTCTAAACTTAACTTTACTACCAAGATTTCTGAATAACTTCATGAAACGAATCATTATTTCTGCTGTGTCTTTAACGTCTTTAATAGCATCATGCGCTCCGTCTTTACTAATTCCAAGATATTCGCGCAAATTATCCATAGAATAACTTTTGAGGTCGCTATTACTTTCAAACCAATAAAACACAATATTCATAACATCAACCACATCGCGTGGATAGAAAATATTTGTTGTATTATCTTTATTGGTCTGTCCATATTTTTTACTCAAACGATCAACAATACGTAAATCAAAACGATTGATATTATATCCAGCAGCAATAGGAGCACTAAATTGGCTTTTGCGACTTCCTCGGCTATGATATTTATCAAGATAATTTACAAACATATTCCAGCTTTGTTGCTGTATTGGATATTTTTTCCATTCTTCTAGAACAGCAGCTTCTGAACAGCCCTTAACTTTACCGTGGAAACTTAATATGTCTGTAGTATATGTATAGTTATCATCTGCTTCCAGAACTTCTGGTTTGAAATTTACATTAAATTCTGATCCTTTAACTATTTCTAATTTAACTGGGTCAACAATAACAGCAGCAATTTGTACAGGAGAACAAGTTTCTGGATTATTGCCGTCTGTCTCAAAGTCAAATACGCAAATTGGATTTTTGTTCATCTAAATTATTCCTCAATTTCTACACTTACCAATGGTTTAATCATAATCTTTGTATCAGGATTATCGACTTCTGCTGCGTTCAATGTTTTACAGCAGCTTACTTTTTGATCTGTTACTCTTGTGTATTGTTTTCCGTTGTAAGTAAAAACTTGTCCAACACTCAATGTCTTAAATAATACAGCCTTCATTTGTTATCTCCGTTTCTAATAAGGTTTCTTGAATATCCATAATTTTATCTAGATATGCTATACCTAAGATATCAAGTTTAATTACCCCGATAGCTTCTAGATCTTGCATTTCCATACCAGCAATAAGTTGTTTGTTCTTACTATCATAAATCATTGGGCAGATTTCTGCAAGCGGATCAGAGCTAATAGCTATTCCAGCAGCGTGTTTTGATTGATTGCTTTTTGTTCCTTCAAGCCTAATAGCCTGTTCAAAGCGTTTTGCTAATGGACCCTCTAATTCGCCCGCTTCATTATAGAAACAATAATCTCTAAGATGATCAGCCATATTTTCTAGGCTCCATCCTAAAATAGACGCTTCTCCCGTTTCCTCTTTCATTGTCTGTAGTTCGTCGGAAATCTTAGATTCTTCTGGAATATTTTTGGTAATTTTATTCATTTCTTCAAATGATACATTACCATATACTCTTAGAACATCTTTGAGGGCGGCACGACCTTTGATTGTATTAAATGTAATCATTTGTGAAACATTTTTATGACCATATTTATCTTTGATATATTGTATAACGTGTTCACGCTTTTCAATAGGAACGTCAACATCAATATCTGGTAGACTTATATGATCAGCAGTATTTCTTCCTTCGTTATAAAATCTTGAAAATAATAGATTGTATTTGATCGGATCTATTTGTGTAATACCAATTAAATAAGATACTAAACAACCGGCACTCGACCCACGGCCAGGGCCGGGAAGCCAGCCGCTTCTTCTAATAAAATCTAAAATATCCGACACAATTAAAAAATAACTACTAAGACCAGCTCCCTGTAGAATATCCAATTCACTTTTAATTCTGTCAATATATATTTGATGTTGATCTTGTGGAATTTTGTCTTTGATTTTTTTAACCCAACCCTTACGACAAAGTTCGCGCAAATACTCGTCCTCATTAAATCCGTCAGGACAAGGAAATTTGGGAAGTCTTGGTTTGCTTAGAATAGAATATTCCTCAACCATATCGTTAACAATATTTGTATTAGCTATCTCTTCTTCGGTATGGATTGCCGCCATTTCTTCTTGTGAAGGAATATGATAACAATCGCTCTTAAAGAAACACCCAAGTGGCACATCTTCTCCGCGAGATAATTTATCACTAATTTCGCTAAATGTTGTTTTCAGATTATTGCACAACAAAATACGCTGATCTTCACAATCAGATCGTTCACAATAATGCGCATCAGGAGTACATATTACTTTAACGCCCGTCTTCTTTCCAATTTCCCTAATAGCATTAGTAAGATCAACTTGAATAGGAAGATTGTCCTTATCAATTAGCTGGGCCTCAAGAAATAGCTGACTACCGAAAATCGTCTTGAGATATTCAACGTGTTTCACGCCTAGCTCTAACCAGTTTTCTCGCAATCGCCCATAGTCTTCAACAATTTCATCTGCTAAACTTGATCCTAAATGACCAGTTATACCTATTAGATTTCCACTATTCAATTTCTTAATGGACTCAAAATCTAGTCTTGGTTTATAATAGAAATTTTCAGGTAAATTACTTGTGGAAACAATTTTAATCAGATCTTTCCATCCTTGTAGGTTTTTGCATAAAACTAAGAAGTGAGACAAACTTTTATTTGATTCATCTTGAATTGTTGGATCATTTTTACATATATATAACTCGCAACCCAAAATAGGTTTGATTTTTGCTGCTTTTAAGCTCTTATAGAATTTTACAACGCCCGCTATGGAGCCGTGGTCGGTAATAGCACAAGCTGTTGCTCCGATAGCTTTGCATCTTTGAGCAATTTTGTCTGTTTTGCTGAGTCCGTCAAGCAAAGAAAAATGCGATTTACGAATGGACGTGTAGCGGCACATACCTGGCCGACACGTCCAAAATTTTCTCCTCTGTCATAATTATTCTATTGTTCCTGGAGCCTTATAATGAGCAACACTATAGTCTTTTGGTTGATATTTCTTGATGGTATCATTCATACCCATTAGATTAATATCGTGTCTGATTTGTTCACACATAGTCATTGGTGATCCGTTCTCGCATACTTGACCGTCGCGGTACTCTATAATAGGCAGAATTGTGGGATGTCCAACAAACGTGTTTTTACCGAAATAGCAAAACTTCTTACATCTCCACGATTTAGAAAGTTTTGGTTTCTTGCATCTTTTAATTGCCTCAAATTTAACACGAAGCATTTCTTCGGTTTCGGCCAAATCATCCTTGCTAAAACACACAGAAAAAGGTCCGCCATCATTAATAAAATTGATAGTCACAATAATATGTTCATATTGAGGATACATTTTACTAATAGCATAATGATATATTCTTAATTGAGGGTCTTTGTAGAGTTTGGCTAAGGTTTTTTCTTCTCCTGTCGCCCAATCTTTTCTTCTTCCTGTTTTTAAATCGATAATTTCTAATGTATCTTTATTTTCCTGTACTATAAGGTCTATTGTTCCTTTGATTCCTAATTTTCCCCTAATTTTTCCTTCAGGTAAATCGTACTCATAATTCGCCCATTCTTTATCAATAATGATATCAAAATGTCCCTCACTACTAAAGATGTTTCTGTTGCGTGGATCAAACATCCCATTGTGTGATGTGAGCATCGTATTGACCCATTTGAGGCATTCTTTTAAATCTTTGGGTGTCCAGACAAGGTTTTTAGATGCGGCCGTGTAATGATCGTATATGGATTTGGTCAATTTTTCGACATTATACTTTTTAATATCAATCTTGCCAATCATATCATCTGTATAAGATTTTGTACCATTTTGTTCACATAATTTAATTTCGGCCAAAATTTCCATAACCTTATGGCAAATACTACCTTTATCTGCTGCTTTTCCTGATGGGCTTTTAATACCAATATTATATTCAAGAAAATAGGCGTGTTCACAGAGGCTATGTGTGTTATATGATGAACTTCTGAGATATGTTATTATCATAATTTTCCTTGTAAAAATTTTCTTATCATATTATTCCGGTCTTCAATACTTAGCTCACCAGGAATAATACAATCAAATATAGATTGATCACATTGATCTGGATCTAAACCTCTTTCGCTCATAGCCTGGGAATTAAAAGGATTTCTTTCCAATTTTATAATGATTCCTCCGCGATTCTTGACGGCAGCGCCCTCATTAGCACCAAACCTTAAATCGTTTATCAAGGCAATAGCTGGTCGGTCTTTATCTATAAGTTTTAGCGTAGCATCAACCCAAACATCTTCATACATACGCCTAAAAATGCCCGTACCAACAAATTCCATAACCTCACGAGCGGTCATAAATCTTTGAGCTTCGATATGATTTTTAACAGGCCATGGATATTGATCAGTCCCCCAGCCAGGCATATCAACCCATTTTAATTTAGTGGGAGTATTTTTATCTTCATCAGAACCATAACATTGTTTATATGTTAATCCTAAGATATTGATACAGACATCTCGTTTTAGAGGATCAGCAAAGCTGTAAATTTTAACATTACCAAGAATGAATTTATCTAAATACAGTCTCTCAACAAACTCTGCACTAGTAGATTTCCCACTTTGTTTTTTGCCCGCAAAGGCTATGATTTTAGTCATCAAACATATCTCCGTTTAGTTATCAATCATCCATCATAAGTAAAAATAACACAAATAGTATTACAAATATTGGCATAGTTTTATAACCTCAGTTTTTGTATAGCTTCTTTAATTTCAATCTCAATTTCTTCCGAAGATAATTCGGCAACGTCATTTTTAGATATCTTTAATCTATATGTCTTATAGGTATTTTGGCACTTCTTTATAATTTTTTCCGCAGCTATATCTCCAGGTCCATCATTATCGGTAAGGATGATAAGATTCATAGCGCCGCTACCATCTAATAATATCTTTTGAAAGTCGCTCATGTTAGTTCCAAATATCGCTACTGCATTATGTATCCCGTTTTCTTCTAATTTCCATACATTACCTGGGCTTTCAACAATGATTGCTGTAGCAGAATCTTGAATGTATTTTTTAGCGAACCACATATTATATAGGTGATTTTCTGTTTTAGATCCAAAGCTATGTTTCCATTTACTATAAAGATATGCGTAAGCGGGATCGGGACACGCCCCTGTATGATATAATTCACACTTATCACAAACTGGTAATATAGAGCGGCCAGTACATCCAACCATATAAGAGTAACTATTATCATAAATAGGAACAACAACACGATTACTCATACTTTTGTGTTGTTCCTTACATAAACCAACATCATATTTACGCAATATTTCTGCGCTATATCCTCTATCAAGATAATATTGGGCGGGTATTTCAAGTTTCTTTATTATTTGATTTCTTGTTATTTTGCTGTCTGGTTCATCTATTGATTTCTGCATATATCCAATCATACTAGAAAACTTTTGTTTTTCTTTGAATGTTTTGGATACCTTAATATCTTTAAGTGATTTATTTAGAAATTTCTCTATAAAGGTAATAGTATCTTCAAAACTCACCATAGGATCGCCATTCTTGGTCCAATTTAATTGTTCGCGTGAAAGTATACCGCGAACAAAACCTATTATGGAACCCTTGAAAATTTCGTGACAGTTATGTGTTCTACACTTCCAGTTTCCTCTATAAGTATCTCCTTCTGGATAAATGTTGATGGCGCTCTCATTGTCTCCACCATGAATGGGACACGACATAGTAATCATACGATTAGCGTATTTGTAATCGATGTGATATAAATCTAAAAACTCTTCTATTTGGTCACAAAGACTGTCACACAAGATTTTTAGCTTATACTGATCAATCAAACGGGATTTCTGGTTCATTATTGTCGTTGTCATCTTTTAGTTCGAAACCATCCTCTTCTTTATTATTGCCGTTCATAATTTCTAATTTGGTTTTGCCCTCTGTAATTTTGGCACACCATCCCTTCATATGACAATTGATATAGTCATTACTGTCTAATCCTCCTCCGTGCCTACTAACAATTGGAATTAGTTTACGATTACCATTATTAGGTCCGTCTTGTGCTAATTCTTCATCTGTTTTCTTTTTGAAGATAGAAAAATTAGAACACAACCATATGATTCGGTCTGATCCACTAGCTGCCGACGTATCTTCCGAATTAATTCCGTCACGGTTTAGCTGCATAAAAGCTAGAATTGGAACCTGATAACGAACTGCAAAATTATGTAAGCTGGTCATCATAAACCCAAGAACTTGATATTCTTTCATATCTTGAGAAATACCCTTACTATCCATTAATTTCAGATAGTCATAAATAATAACACATGGTTTAGCATGGCCGTTTGCGTCGAGTCCAACTTCTTTTAGTAACCATCTACGCATAATAGCTAATTGTTCTTCGAACTCCATACCAGCTATTGTTTTGTAAAATAGTTTAGCTTGTTTCAATTCGTTAGCGGCTTCAAAAACCTTCTGTTTAATATTGGGCGATTGAGCAAATGTTCCTTTTTCGATAGAATTGATTTCTGTTTCCGTCATCATAGCCAATATTCTATATTTATGATCTTTGATGCTCATTTCAGTATCCATATTCAATACTGGTAGTTTATGGGTACAGGCTATATATCGACCCATATTATCAGCCATTTGAGTTTTTCCAGTATTTTTTGTAACAACATAATTATCTGTTACATAAAGCTCGGCTTTTGTATTAACACTAATACATTGTACTATTTTTTTGCCAATATTTTCTACTTTAGCTATCTGGTAATAAACTAGATCATTATTTATAAAGACAGGTATTTGCCAGTTTAATACATTACTACTATACATTAATTCTTTTAGAGTAGTTTTGATTGGATGTTGTGAATTTATTTGTTTAGCTAGCCAAAAATGGTCAGAACAACATTCGGCATAGGCTCCATTAGACAATGTTATTCTATATACTTCTTTTTCGCCAAAAGGATAAACTCCTATAACTTCACACGTTGCGTTATTTTTTGACGGATCTACCAAAATATCGCCAATCTTAACGTCACCCATTCTAATCCAACCATTTGGTGTTAAAATTTTAGCATCAAGAGGTTGCGCTTTTGGCCTCGCCCCAATAACATTGACTGTTCCTTTTCTTAATCCACCCCCAATAGATTGATCAAAAATAGGAAATCCTGTTGGAATGCCTACTTGGTCTACTGGATTATCTATTAGGTCTTGTAGAAAACTATCTATATCTTTACTAATTTCTTCTGGATGATTTTCTGTGTCATTTAATAGAGAAGAGAAATCAAAAATTGCATCTTCTGCAATACCCAAAATATTCGTTACTGTTTCATTTCCCGTAATATCTAGCAGCTTATCTCCTGCTGTTTCAAGCTGTGTTCTAAGAAGACGCGCTATTTCTAGTTTACGTATTTTTGCAGCAAACCTTCTAACATTATCTATTGCTACTGGAAACTCCAAAATAGCTTTTAAATGCAGAGCTTCTTCTTTTTTTTCTATTTGTTGGGTTAGAGTTAAATCTTGGGCGGCGCTATAAATACTCGCCAAATCAATCTTAGAGAACTTATTGTTGTGTTCACAAATATGTTTAAGAATCTTGTATATTACTACATTACTATCAACAGTAAAAGTAGAGGGTTGTATAATATCTGCGACATCTAAGTACGCATCTTCTCCATAACGACAAATTCCAGCCAATACCGCTCGTTCTGCCGCAGGATCGCATAATATCATTAAACATCAACCTCCTTTTATTAGCCCGGATTCATAGCACAACCATTACATTTATATCGAGCTTTATCGAACACAAAATCAGAAGAAACTTTTTCTTTATCTCCGCATACCCTGCACCTCACCTCTATCATATTGGCTTTTCGGCTTCTTGGCGAAGGAGGAAGTTTGTTTAGTTTCTTATCAATAGCCACATCGCTCTTAAACATACTTTTTTCGCTCATTGTGTCGAACAAATTTGTCGATGTTTTTCTGGCGCGACTTGGCTCAGTTTTTGATTTTGGTGTCGATACTTTTTTAGTTTTGGTCTTTGGGCGACCCCGTTTTTGTGTTGATGATGTCGAAGTATCAACCTCTTCATCGTCTACTTCTTCTGTTGTTAATCCTTTTTGGAGAATAGCTATTAGCTGTTTAATATCATCATTATCAAGTGGCATTTTTCACCTTATTTCTTTGTATAGCTAATAGTATATCAGATAGGCTCTTAGTACTATTTGCTAGGTAACTTAATCTGTCAGAACGTTGTTTTGCGAATAGTTTAATTTTTTGTAGGGCTTGAGCGCTATCGTTGTGTTTTATTGCTTGTATGCTTTTTTCTATATAGCCATAACCTTTGTAGTTATTAATATCGTCAGCAATCACTTCCTTAACTTTCTCTTCTGCCCAATTTAGTCTTGCTAATTCTCTATTGATTGTTCTTTGTAGATGAAAAGAGTATTGGGCTAGACGATAGCTTATTTGGGCACAATCTTCTGGCCCTAATTTTTCTAGGGCATTTCTATCCATTGTTAAATATGTATTAAGTTCTTCTTCTGGAAGTATAGTGGGAGCATATTTTGGTAATCCTATACTTTGTTCGTATTCATCAAGGATTTTATCCCAACTTTGAATTTGATCTTTTGCAGTTTGATTACTCATTAAGTAACGCTCCCCAATTTTCTATTTGATTGTAAGGAAAGACTATATATTTAATTCCATTAATTTCACACCATTCTTTTTTCTCATTATCCCTTTTTTGTCCCAATAAAAATTGCAGCTTGTTGGTATGGAAAAATGGACAAAACTCATAATGTTGTTCTCCATGAACTTCTACACATAATTTTTTAAGAGGCAAATAAAAGTCCAGATAAAGAGTTTCATTGCGACGTAAGGGAATTGGTACTTCTTCTAATAGTTGTAGGGTTGGATACGTGTCAACTAGTAGTTTTCTTGCCGCTAAATGATATTGGGATTTGTTTATATCATTAGCTTTAGCAAAATTGCCAGTAAGATTCCAATTATGTAACTGGTTATCTAAATCTTTTATTCGCATTTAATACCCATAGTTTCCTTAACTGTTTTTAGTAAATCTAGATATACTTCTGGATGTTCTACTAGATAGTTTCTTACTTTTTCTATTCCTTGGAATTTTGGGGTATCTTTGACCGTTTTGAGCGTATACCAAGCGCCAGCCTTTGTAATTAAGCCCATATCGGCAGCTAGGTTAGCTACGTCCGTTTGTTTATCTAGACCTTGACCGTATCTTAAATAGGCTGTAGCTGTACGATTAGGAGATCCTAGTGACGACCAAACAACTTGCCATTCAACTTCTTGACCAATTTGTTCTCCGTCAGTAGTTAGTGTCCAACCAGTAGTTTTTTTTGCTCGTAGCTTAACATCGGTCTGATATGTTATGGCCTGTCCACCCTTTTCTTTCCATTCTGATCCATAGCCAGTTGGATTACCCATTAAATGTGTAATGCCTATGACTATGTTTTTGTTGACCGGAATAACATTTCCAACCTTTCTACAGAACTTAGCTAATAGCTTTGCTCCGTCTGCTCGTTGCATTTTATCCATGTCACTGGTAATTTCAGCTTCTGTACACAGAGCGGAATAGCTGTCTACTATCAATATACAGCCAGGAACTTCATTGATAATTTTTTCTCCTATCTGGAGATATTCTTCTGCGTGTAAAATTTTCCCTTCTTGCGATCCTATGACATGGAAACGATTTAAGTCTAGTCCAGATATACCTTCTAAGTCTCGCTTTTTAAGTCTACCTTCAATGTTTAGATAATACACTTCACGCGGTTTCTTAAGTGTTCCTTGGTATTCTGATTTTTGTGCAGTAGCGGCGAAATCTAAAGATAAACTAGTATTGTGCGTTACAATAAAATCATTTGTTAAATATAGTCCGTCTGGATTTTCGATTTTAATACACATAGCTTCTTCGTTAGCGACCTTTTCAACTTTTGTAATTGTTCTAAATAAGTTAGGTTTGATTCTCACTTTTCCGGTCTTTTTTCTAGGAAGACTAAATAGTTTATCTAGAGTATTTCCACTAATAGTTAATCTATAGGATGGAAATTTTTTGCCATTTTTGCCAGAATAGCTAGTGAATCTTTTCTTGATTCTACACAAATAACCTAGGCTTTGTGCTAATTCTTGTACATCTTTAGCTAGCTGTTTCGATGTTGTAGAGTACTCTGTTCTATTTCTCTCCATATTAGATCCGTCTGTGTCCATTAATCCTTGCATTAATTTAAAGCGATTAGTCGTGCTAGCATATAAATATTCTTTAGGAATAAATTTGTTATGTGAATTTTTACCAAATAAGTTTAGTGTTTTTAATTTGGCTCTAAGAGTATTTTCAAGCAAGAGTCCTCCACCAAAATTACCACTAATTGAATAGTCATATTTATCTTTACGTTTAAAAGATAAGTTATTTTCGTCACAATATTTTTGGAATTTGTCTAAAATATATTCATCTCCACTAGATATTATTATCGATTTAGTAATGCCTCCATCACCAATCAAACATCCTAAAATATATGGATCTATTGGTAGCCTTTTTTCTTGTTTAAAATAAACAGGCTTAGTAACTGGAATCTTCCATTTCCATCTATCAGTATATTTTAATCCTTCGTCTAATATTTCTTTAAGAGTAATAGTTTTCCAATTTGTTTGTCTATTATTTTTTGATACAGTCCAGTTATGATCTAATCCACAATAGGTTTTGGACCCATCATTAAATGTTACTCGATATATATCTTTTTTCCCTTGTGGGAATAGGCCAACAACTTTAGTGGTTTTACCATTAGGGCTGCATACCAAATCTCCAACTTTTAGGTTTTTTAGTTGTGTTGGTCCTTTAGGTGTGTAGATTATATCTGTTAATCTTTGTAGTTTACCTACTTTGGGCTGACCAGTTAATATAAAAAAACTGCCTTCTGGAACCCCACCATTGAGAGCAATATCAAGTCCGGGGCTAATAGGAATAATAACCTGTTTTCTATCAATAATGCTATTAGCGCTCGAAATTATATTTTCGCCAAATTCTTTACTAATATCTTCTTTAACTGCCATTATTTTGCTCCTCTGTATCTTCGTCTAGGGATTTCAATTTAGATAAGATATTATTAACTGTTGGAATTTTTCTATCAAACTTAATATCTTTTTTTCTTTCTAGATTCATTTTTAGTTCTTTGTTCTGTGAATCTAAAAGTTTCTGCTCTTTCTCTATAATAGCAATCAAACTGGGCGCTCGCAAAGAGTATAATCTCTGTGCTTTTGGATCTCGTAACGCTTTAACTATTGCTGCTGGATCATACTTTTTAACAAGCTTATTTGCTGTAGCTATTTGGTTTCTATAAAAAGCCGCCCATTCTTTAGATACCCAAAATCGATAGTGTAGATCTTTTTTATCGTATCGAGCCTTATTTTCACAGATTATCTCTGTAATATATTGAGCAGCGGTAACGGTTTTGCCGTTACTATACTTGGAAGGATATCTATTAGACATTGATTACTTTGGGCGAAAAATTGCGTCTTTGTTTCGAATACTGATAGGATTTGACTTATTCTTTTTTCTGTGTTCATCAGCTAGTTCTGTGAAACCCTTTGTTGTTATAGTAACAGTACTATTACCGTCAGCATCTTTCTTTTCGACCAACGGAAGATTTTTCTTTCGCTTTTTGGCAACGGCGGGTTCGTTCTTGTTTTTCATTTTCTTGTTAGCTTGAGTATTAACTTCTGCTTTTTCCAAGCATTTGATTACTTGATCAACAGATAATTTAAGAGCCTCAGAAATTTCTTCTGCGTCTTTCCCTTCATTATTCATCCAGTAAATTGCATATGTTTGTGTTTTATTTAGTCTAGCCATTAATTATTCTCCTTGTTTGCCTTGCTCAACCATGATCTATTTAGTGTTCGTAGATAATTGACATATAACTCAAAAACCTTTGGATTAACCTCAATAAAATTTGTAACCTCGTCTGTTCGTTTCAGTAATGTGTTTGATTGATTTGTTACTAGTGGATTTGGATCAAATATATTTCTACGATCATCTACTCTAACAAAAAATCTAGTTTTTCCATTATTTGTTATTGTTTTTGCATAAACGTCTTTGTCGTTTTTAAGAGCTTTTTCTGTTTTGATGCGAGGGTTTAGTAAATCGTCTAAGAAATCGTTTTTCTTTTTGTGTCCAAAAAATTCATATTCGTTATTGTCTGATACATTCGGATCTATTTTAAAAATACATTCTTCTGCCATATTAAATCTTCTTTCTTGGGTTCTTTTTTCTTCTAACTTTTTGTGAATTATCAGACCATTTAACTGTTTGGTCTGTATTCATCCTTTTCATTCCTTTTGGTAACGCTCCCTTTTGGCGATAGTCATAGTGTTTCTTTTGTAGTCTACTCTTATGGTCGTCGCTAAATCTATCTCTATTGCGATCAGCTAATTCTCCAAGAGTAAGTTGATCATCGCTTTTTTTTACACTAGTGATCTGTGTAGCAACGTCCAACATATAGTTACGGTGCGTTTTTTTACTATTGCAATGAAGACATTTGGGCGATTCTTGATAGTCTTTTATAAAGAAAAAGAGTTCAAATTTTTCGCCGCATTTATCGCATCCATAACTATACGTTGGCATTTTGCTTATAACTTTCTGGTAAATATATCGCCCACTCTTCAGGAATACTATCCTTTATTTTAGTTAGATATCTGTTGATTGGCAAGAATTTACTGCTCTTAGCTGGAACATATGGTAAATGTAGTAATGGCATTTGTGCTTGTTGGGGAGTTCTATTTCCCTTTTTATGATTACATTTGACACAACTAGTTGCTATATTTGTCCATACTGTAGGAGTTCCCTTTTTATAGTTCCATAAGCTCTTAGGTATTACGTGATCATATGTTAATTCGCTACTATCAAATATCTTATGACAATATAAACAAGTATAATCATCTCTTATGAAAACATTTCTTCTATTAAAGGCGATTCCATGACGACTTGTTTTGAAGAACTTACGTGTTCTTACAACAGCAGGAATAGGATACTTACGATCATGAGCACCCTGAATAAAATCATCCTTATAAAAGTCTAGAATATCTACGCCATGTTTATCATCTTCTGTATATCCTAAACTCCAACTCATTGCACGAGTCCAAGATACTATACAAAGCGGACTATAATCAGCATTCAAAACTAAACATCTACTGTTTTTGGTTTTCATCGTACAATTCCGAATTAACTATCGTTCCTATTAACTAGACTTTTTGCTATTTTCGTATTCTTTTTCTTCCAACATCTCTAGTCTGTCTAATATTTTCTCAATTATGGGATTACGAACAATATCAGTGGTTTCTAGTACAGAAACGCCGATTCCATCTATCCCATACAAAGAGTCAATCATATACTTAAATCCGCCTCTCATATGATATGGTAGATCAGATTGAGATACGTCGCCAGTAATCACCATTTTACTGTCTCTGCCTATTCGTGTCAAGAGCATTTTTAGTTGATCATAGCTTGCGTTTTGGCATTCGTCCGCAATTATAAAACAATTATGAAAATTACGACCCCTCATAAAACCAAATGGAACAATCTCAATCTTATTACTAGCCTTTAATGAAACATATGTTCCAGCAGCAGAATAATTATTAATCTCATCTAATATTGGTAATAAATACGGATGTAATTTTTCTTCGAAAATTCCTGGTAGAAAACCAAGCTTTTCGCCAGCCTCTACAACTGGTCTAGTTATAATAATTTTATTAACTTTATCTTCTAACAAATACTCCAGCGCAGTACCTACTGCACAAGAAGTTTTTCCGCTCCCTGCTGGGCCATGACACAAAACAATGCTATTTTGATTTATTTTATTGATATAGTCGGCTTGATTAGCAGATCTAGGTTTTACTTTATGTCTATTAGCAAATCCCTTAAAATTTGTTGGCGGTCCAATATCATTAGTAGCATCTATAACCTTCTTTTTTCTAGTTTTTCTCAAAGTTAGGTTCCTTTTAGGGAAGTGTGTTTATAGTAAAATCCTACCATTATATACACTATCCGCTTGATCCAAACCCCTTTTCGCCCCTATTGGTTTCTGTCAATTCGTCGGTTTCCACCATAGGGAAATTAAAATGTTGCTCAATAATGACTTGGGCGATTTTGTCTCCATAAGTTATTTCAAATGTTTTTTCTTTGTCTGTATTAATTAGTACAACTTTATATTCGCCCGAATATCCACTATCACAAACTCCTGCTAAAACATCAATACCTTGTTTAGCAGCAAGTCCTGATCTTGGGGCGATTCGTGCATAGAACCCATCAGGTAATTGTAAACAAATTCCTGTGCCGACAATAGCTCTTTCTCCAGGGGGAATAGAAACCTGTTCGACGGCAAATAAATCAGCCCCTGCGTCTGTTGGATTATTTCTTTTGGGCGTTATTGCTAATTCATGAATCTTCTTTACTTTAATCATCATTCCTCCTATTAGGCTTCGCAACTAGAACAGCTCAGAAGATTTCTTGCTAATTCCTGAGCAGGATTTGCGCTCCTCTGATAATAAAATGTTTTAACTCCCATCCTCCATCCCTCAATTAGTAGATCGCTAACTTGTTTTGGTGGAGTATTGGGTGGAACCATAAGATTTAAGGATTGTGCTTGATCTATATATTGTTGACGATTAGCTGCTTGAATAACAATTTCTTTTTGGCTAATCTCACCAAAGGTCTTAAACACATCTTTTTCTTCTTGAGATAGAAAATCTAAATGTTGAACAGAACCACCCTTAACCAATATGCTCTTCCACACTTCATCATTATGTTTATCATATTTTTTCAATAGATCTTTTAGGTGAGGATTTTTAAATGTAAATTTGCCCTTAGCTAAATTCTTAACAAAGTAATTACTGTTAAGCGGCTCTATACTGGGGCTAACTTGTCCCAATATAAAGGAACTACTTGTTGTTGGAGCAATAGCAAGAGTTGTAACATTTCTTCGCCCATAGCCCTCTAATATTGGAGCTTCTCCAAATTTTTCGGCTAATTCAATAGTAGCCCTATCCGCCTTTTCTCTTATTGTTTTCCAGATTTGTCCATTAATCATCTTAGCTTGTAGACTTTCAAATGGAATCATTTTGCTCTGTAGGTATGAATGCCACCCCAATCCGCCCAAACCTAATGCTCTTTGGTTTAGGGCAAAGTTTCTAGCGCTCTTCATAAATCTTATATTTTCTGTTTTATCTACAAACTCTTGATTAACAGCGTCTAAGAAATATATCATAGTTTCTACTGCATCTGTTTCGGCTATCTCATCCCAATGCAATAGATTAAGACTACTTAGTACACACACAAAACTATTGTTCTCATCTGAAAAAAGATTTATTTCCGAGCATAGATTTGACCCACTTATCTTCATGCTCTTATCTTTATACACTTGAGGAGCATTATTATTTACTGTGTCGGTAAAGAATATATAAGGATAACCAGTTTCAAACCTCTTTTGGATAATTTTGGCCCAAATCTTTCTCTTAGACTTATCTCCCTCAACCATACTATTCATCCAAGCATCAGTAATAGTAACCCCAATGCTCATATTCTGAATAGAATGACCTTCTCCTCTAATCTGCAAAAACTCTTCAATATCCGGATGTTCTACCGGGAGATATGCTGCAAAAGATCCTCTACGTTGCTGACCTTGAGTGATAACATTTGTAGCAGTATCGAACATTTCCATGAAATGTACTGGCCCACTACTTTCGCCCCCAACACTAATCTTAGCTCCACGACCTCTTAGATCACCAAAATAACCACTGGTTCCTCCACCCACTTTGCTCATCATTCCAACTTCTGCTGTTTTGTACAAGATACTAGTGATTGTATCGTCTATATAACTCCCAAAACAAGAAACAGGTAATCCTCGTTTATTTCCGAAATTCGTAATGACTGGTGTGCTTAATGAATAAAAACCTTTTGATAAATAGTTATAGAATTTATCAGAGAACCCAGATACACCCAATATCTTTTCTGCATTATCTGAAATTTGTCTATATCGTACTTCTGGCTCTGTACCTTCTTCTAGGTAACCGCGTTCTAAAAATAGTCTTGAGTGCTTATTTAGCCAATAAAATGGTTCATTTACTTTTGTCATAAATATTTATATCCTAATTAACTTTTAAAATAATTCGTCTACACTAAAACATACTGAATTTTTAGAGTATTCAACTGGTCTTGAGTTAAAGAAGTCTGTCATATTATTGCCTAGAATCTGTTCATCAAACCATGTTGTTTTTTTAAGCATTTCGTTGTCTACTCCAAATACTGATTCATAGCCAATTTCTTTCAGAGAGGCATTTAAGCGATCCTTAATATATTCTTTCAAAAGATTTGAATTAAGATATTCGCTCTCATATCCATTAACGATCCAATCAATGATCTCGCACTCATATTTTACTGCTTCTTTGGCTTCGTGCAAGATTTTTTTCTCTAGCTGTTCATCGAATAGGTCTGGATGTTCTTCTTTAATAGTATTAATGATTTTTATTCCAATCATAGAATGCAAACAATTTCCTGCAATAAATGTTTTACCGTCTAGTCTTGTTATAATAGCTCCAGAATCCACTGATACGCAATATACATTGCCATTGTATTTAGTTATAGTTTTCTTTATTCCGTGTGAAACTGGATTATGGTCTATTTTTCTTAATCCAAGCTTATAACATGGACTATCTTCATATCCTTCTTTTGTATTAGCATAGTAACTTGTTGCATACCCAGCACATATTGCTATAGATTGAACCATATCGATACACGATTTATTAGTAGAAGAATACCCTATACTGTCAGAGTCAGACCTTTTATATCCATCCCACTCAACTACTTCTTGTATAAAGTCTTCACACCATTCTAGAGATTTATTTTTAAGATCGACCCAATCAAAAGATTTATAGTCAAAATCATGATTAAATGTTATTCTATAGATAACTTCATTATCTTTATTTGGTTCTGATTTAGTATATGGAATATTGCTCTTATTTAATATCCATTCCAGTCTCTCTTTTTTTCTATCCTTAGTTAATGCAAAAGAGTGTGTTTGCCCGCCATTTTTTCCTCTTTTTATTTTTTCTGCTTTGGTATTTTTCCAATACAAAATAGATCCGTCTGCTTGAATAGCTATCTTAAGTCTGTCTTCGTAAGACAAAATATTGTCTCCATCATTGTTTAATGTGCCACTAATTGGTATTTTTATATTTTTATGTAACTTAAGATCAATTGCTTTCTTTTTTTTGTAGTTGTCATAATTATCAAAGTAAACCATATCATGATTTGGAGTAACTATGCACTTGTTTCCAGATCTACTAAAAGCGATAACATCTCCAGTATATTTTTTATTAGTTTTATGATTGACTTTAGTAAATTCTATTAATCCTTCTGGAGTATATTGAGCTACATCATCTCCTACATTAATATCTCTAAAATCTACCCATCCTTTTGGGGTTAGTATTTCAGTGCCTTCAATATAGCATTCTTCTCTTGATGTATACTCAACCTGCTTATTTGTATCTTTTAGCATATTCTTAAATCGCCCAAAATAGCTAATAGTATAAAACTGACTAAATAGAGCAATATTTTCAACAAATAAAGTAAACAAAATTAATGAATAGATGAATTGTTTTTTATTATCTTCGTGGAATTTGTGTAGATGTTTGCGTAAGTAGTTTACGCGTCCCTTAATAATATCTAATTCTAAAATCTTCTCAAAATTATCATCAATACCAAGTACTTCTAATAAACGCTCATAAGCATCCCCATGAATGACTTCAACATGAGCCATTGTATAACCAAGATCATTAAGAGAAGGATGAGGTAAATTCTCTCCCAGCTTCGCCCAAAACTTCTTGACCGAAATCTCTAATTGACCAATTGTTGAAAGGGCGCGAATTATAATCTGTTGTTCTTGATCTGTTAAATTAACCAAAAAATCCTGTTTGTCGCTTTGGAAGTTGAATTCTCTGTGCGTCCAGAAGCCGTTGTGCATAGCTTCAATAAAGTCTTGGGTCCAGGGATAGTGATCAGGTTTACGGGAAATTTGTTCATTAAATATCATCTTTGATTGCTCCATTTAAAATAGGTGTACTTTGTCTCCACAATGTTACAGTTTTTTATTCAACAGAGCTACCATGCCTATTAAAACGGATGCTCGAAAGGAGGTTTCCGCTGTAGAATGTCCATAAAAAAGATCATATGAGTATATCAGCATGGAAATATAAAAAATAACATTCATCATATCTGTCTCTGTTGTTTTGGTAATCTTACAATACACCACTCAATTGTTTCAGCCAATCATAGTTTGGCTCAAAATATTCTATTTCGATACCTGTCATTTTAACAAATTGGTCAAATAGTTTTTGTTGATTTTCATCAAATAGATGAGTCCCATGAGATTTAGCCATAACGATTTTTGTGATGCCATTTTGCCACAGCGTCATGGCGCAATTATTGCAACATTGACCGGTTACATATGCTATTGCGTTGTCTGGCCTAATAACACAATTAGCCAAACTATTTATTTCACTATGGATGAAGACCGCATATTTAGCGGGTCTTTCTAAGGGTAGTTCTTTATCGTGCATTCCTTTGGGAAATCCATTATAGCCAACCCCCAATATCCTATTTTGTCTATCCGTAATGACACAGCCATGTTGCGTATGAATATCGTGCGATCTTTGTGAGGCTACTTTTGCTAGACCAAGAAAATAATTGGTCCAGTCGGGTCTTGTGCGATGTGTTGGATTTTCGTTTGGCATAGTCACATATTATATCGAGAGACAGCCTATGTGTCAAGTTGTCGTTATTAGTTAGATGTATGAAGAAAAGAATCCTCCGGCTAATATTTTATTATCGCTTTGAAGCTCTATTGACATTATATTTGGATTATCAAATCCCGTAGAGGTTATGAAGGATGTATCTAAAGAGCCGTCAGAGTTTAGTCTAGCCATACCGTTTCTTGTTACTTCATTATATGATGTAAACTGTCCAACACAAACGATTTTTCCATCTGGCTGTATTATAGTTTTTCTTACTCTATTATTAAATCCAGTGCCGCCAACATTAAACGTATTGTCTATAGATCCATCTGTATTTATTCTAGTTATTCTATTTTGGGTAACCCCATTATAGCTAGTGAATTGACCACAGCATATAATTTTACCATCAGATTGTATTGATATATGTTCAACTGGTTGAAAAAATCCGACCCCAATATTAAATGTATTATCAATAGAACCATCAGTATTTATTCTAACTATTCTATTTGTTGCATATCCATTATATGAGACAAAATATCCTCCAATAATTAATTTTTGATTCGACTGAACAGCTACGCATAGCGTTGTATTGTTGAATCCAGACCCTATATTAAATGTCTCATCTATAGACGCATTAGAATTTAATCTAACGACATATGGGCAGCTAGTTGATTGATAAGAAGAAAACCTACCCACACATACAATTTTTTCGTCATTTTGTATTGCTGAACCGTATATATGATCACTAGCTCCAGCATTCACATTAAATGTGTTATCTACAGACCCGTCTGTATTAAGTCTAACTATTCTGTTTGTTGGTAAAGTGAATTCTCCAACTACAACAATTTTATTGTCTGGCTGTATAATAATATTATATGGAGGAAAATTTAACCCTTGAGTGAATGGCATATCTACAGTTCCGTTAGAATTGAGTCTAATAAGTGCAAATTTTGCGACACCATTATAAGAGCGAAAGCCTCCGCCTATTAGTATCTTATTATCTGCTTGAACTTTAATTGTTGTAACTGAGTTGTCAAAACCAGTACCAACATTAAAGTCGTTGTCTGCTACTGAATTAGAATTTAAACGAATAATATTGCGATAATTAGTATTAATAATATCCTCAAAAGACTCGCCAATTGTATCAGTAATACAATCAGCTATTTGTTTTCCTACACTGCTAACCGTAGCACAGTTTTTTAGTCTTGCTCCGATAGAGTCAGTGGTTGTTAGTTCCGAAACCGGTGTGTTCCAGAAATCTTGAGTATTTTCTATTTGTAGTGTTCCAAGAGTATTATCTACTGGCACATTTATCAGTACAGAATTTATCGGCGGTACTATCATAGTACCAGTAACCGCCACATTATAAACAATGCCATCTCTAACATCTTCTGGATTTACATCTATAGCTCCAACCGGATCTACAAGAGCTTTTTTAGTTGAAAGATAACGATACATCAAAATTTTATTATTTGTAACATCTTTAAATCTTATTGTTCCGTTGGTTGGACTAGCGCCCAAATCACCATATTCAGCTTCTTCTATATAACATACTCTAGTTGATACACAACTGACACCAGGTCCGCCCGCTACTCCAGAGCCGCCTATTGCTTTGAATAAATTTATATCACCTCCAGAAGCGCCAGTTATATTAAGACCTATTGCTGATAAACTAGAACTTCCTCCCGTAGCAATACCGGCACCGCTGACAGTCAAAGTACCGCCTGCGCTAAAATTGACTGCGTTAGCAGATGAAACTGAATGACCATTAATGCTGCCAACAATAATAGTGTTCCCACTTGCTTGAGTGATGTTAGCACCGACACTACTAGTGCCTGATCCGGCACTTATATTTCCTATTATATTTATATTTAAATTTGTACTTGTACTTATTATTTCTAAACCAGGAGCAGCAGTTCCTCCTGTAACATTGCCATTAATTGTAATTGTAGCAAGTACACTTGATAAAGTTGAATAGTAAAAACCATTTGCTCCCGTATTTACTGAGCCGCCCGTTACATTGCCATTAATTGTAATAGAAGAATTGTCGCCAGTTATATATAAACCCCAAGCACTATTTGCCGAGCCGCCGGTTACGTTTCCATATATAATAATAGTGGAATTTGAACCGCTACAAGCAAATCCAAAACCAGATGTGCTTGTTCCTCCTAATATATTTCCTGTTATTGTAATAACACCATTACTTCCTGACCATATTAATCCATCACCTGTCGTCCCGCCAGTTATATCTCCATTAATTGCAAGAGTTCTGTTCGCTGTAGAGTTAGTAAATAAATTGTTTACACCCCCAGTGATTAAGTCACAATTTAAAGTCAAACCACTAGCTGCTAATTGAAAAGTGCCACTAGCTGTAGCTCCATCAAAATTTGTATTTCTAATAGAATCTACTGTGAATCCAACATTAACCTGAATAATAAAACCATTACTCATCAACACATCAGACGCAGTAAAGCTTCCAAAATAATCTCCTGCTGTGCCTGCGGGCGTAGTTGCCCAAACATCTACATCATTCACATTACCATTTTTTCTTGCAAAATATGTTGCCATTATTATCTCCAAATTTATTGATTAAGCGCTGTCGATAATTGTTGAGCTACTGAGTCTATGGTAGCACAATTTTTTAGTCTTTCTCCGATACTTCCTGGCGTATTAATTGATGATATTGGAGTGTTCCAAAAACCTCCTAATGGAAGATTCCATGTTCCAGTACCGCTATCAACAGGCACTCCTATTAATACAGATTCATATGGTGGCATATATAAAGTACCAGTTGTAGCAGTTAAATTGTATGCTGTGCCATATCTAACATGTGATGGATCAACAATTGGATAAGAAGCGGGGTCTATTAGTGTTTTTTTTGTGTCTAAGTAGCGATATATTAATGCAACATTACTTAAATTATCGGTTAATCGTATTGGTCCTATTGTTGGAGAAGCGCCCAAATCACCATATTCAATACCAGTTAAATATATGATCCCGCCCGCACCGGTATTAGATGCCCCCGCTCCGCCGATTTGTGTTGAGCCTCCTATTGCTATTCCACCTATTGTAGCCTCTACTGTAGCTCCATCTATGTATAATCCATGAGAACCACTTTCTGTTCCACCAACAACGTCGCCATCTATATTAACAGGACACGCTCCTGCTGTGGGAGTAAAGTATATTCCTGCTGCGTTTGTATTTGTCCCACCATACACACTTCCACCTATGTCTATTGCTGTTGTAGAAGCTGTTGTTATGTTGATACCTCTAGCCGTTGCTCCACTTCCGCCATAAACGCTTCCGTCTATATTTATTATATGGTTAGATCCACCTAAGCTAATTCCATAAGAAGTACCACCAGAGCCTGCGCTTACATCTCCACTTATATTAATGGTTAGGCCTGTACTTGATGAAGATATTCCAACCATTCCACCAACCGATCCACCAGTGACATTACCGTTTATTGTTATATTTTGTGTGTTTGCCCCAACAGTTAAAACTTGTGAATTAGTTCCGTCGTCTCCTATAAGATTTCCATTAATAGTTACTACACAATTTGTTCCTGTAATTCTAAAACCGTTTGGTGCGGCGGCACCTACAATGTTTCCGTTTATTACTATAGAACTATTTGCTGTAGTTAGAGACAATAAAGCAACTGCTCCAGATCCGGTAGCATAAACTTCTGCTGTTAGCGTAATGCCATTATTTATATTGAATCCGCCAGTAGCAGTAGCGCCACCGGTGTTGTCTCCCCTAATTTGAGCAACAGTAGTATTAACATTTATTGTAATAGTAAAAGAATTACAAACTAATATGTCACTACTAGTAAAACTACCAAAATAATCACCAGCAGTTCCAGTTGGAGTGGTCGCCCAAACATCAACATCGTTTATATTTCCAGTTTTTCTTGCAAAATATGTTGCCATCATACACCCCGTATTTTTTATTATATTGTTATGTATATGTTACAGTTTCTCTATCATCCCACTTAACATTTGTAGCAACAGTAAAGCTGAATACGCTTCCATCAGAATTATAAACAGTTTTTTTGATTGTCCAAACAGAATCTGATGTTAATGAATTTGTTGGTGCTGTTCCTATATAATTTGTAGAATCAACCGTATCTGAAAGAACATATCCAAAAGTAAATATTGATGTTATTGTTAAGCTATTTGCTTCATCAACATAGTCTAAAATTATTCCAGTTCCAGCAACCAATAAATTAGATACTTCATCATCTATATATTCGTTTAAAGCTACTCCACTCACATTAATAGTATGGGCATTAAAGTTTCCATTAATATCTAAGGTAGTTGTGGGAGACGTAGTTCCAATACCAATACTTGTTCCGCTTTGATAAATAACGCTTTGATTTATGTCGTTTGATCCGTCAAACTTACTTAAATATCCGTCTATGCCACTAATGCTCGGCAATAATCCGCTAACCGACGCATTAAAGTCTGTTATGTCGGAGCTTACATGGATGTGTCCTTCTAAGCTATAATCTCCAGACGGCTGAACTCCTGTTACTGTTATTGTTAGAGTATCGATACCATCATCGTATGCTAATCCAATATAATCTCCTTCTACAAGCAAAGCTGCTACTCTATCATCAACTTCTTCTTGGGTTAATCCTCCGCCAACACCAGTATAAGCTATTGTGTATAGATTATCTACAAAAGATATTGATATATCTCCACTACCAGATATAGCTGGGATTAAACCACTAACAGCTGTGTTAAAATCAGTAATGTTTGTTGTTGTGTGTGTGTGGTTTGTACCAGCATATGTTAATGTATTCCAATCATTAACTCCATCCCCAATCTTATATTTTAGTGTATCTGTTTCGTAGCACCACTCGCCTGCCGCAAGGGTTGGATTAATTAAAGATAATGCTGCTGCTGTACCACGTTTTATTTGAATTTGTGTAGACATGATTTCTCCTAAGCTACTTCTCCAGCGTCTGCGATAGATACAGTAGACAAATCAACAATTTCATTGTTATCTTTTTTTGTATAAGCTTTTCCATCTGTTGTATTGACAACAATTTCTCCAACCGATATTTCGTCGGCCGTTGGAATTGCTCCTGGTGTATTGTTTCGTTTTTGCAGTATTACCATATATCAGATGTTGGAATTAGGGGAATAATATCTCTTAATAAAACAATTTCGGTTCCAGCTACTATTGTAGCTACATTACTATTAATCCACATATTATGTAATAATCCTCCGGGTTGAATTTCAGTTAATATATCTGCACATAACATATATTTACCGTTAGTTAATAAAACTGGACTAGGCACACAATTGGTATCTCCAAATTGTGTCCATTTATTTTCAACCTCTGCTGCTAGTTCTGAAGAAAATATTAGTGCGTATTCGCGCAATACTTCAATGTTTGAGTTTAGTAGCGATTCAAACGTCATTATGGCCTCCCCATAGAATTTCGTGCATTTCGCCATATTAATGCGAATATGGCGTGTTGTTCTGGTGTCATGGTTTCTCCAATAAAATATCCACGAGCAGTAGCATTAGATTTTGCGTCTCCATAAACAATAGTTGTTGGAACCCCGCCAGAAACATTTTGATACGACCTAGCAAGAACGCAAAAATCTCCTTCAGGCATTTGGTTGTATGCGGCTGCTGATGTTATTTGTGTACTACCCTTTTGTACACCATCCTCAAATAATCGCATATCCGTTGCTGATGCCCTATTAACCACTTTTAAATTTGGTGATGATGTATAAGTATTTATTCCAACGTGTAACGACTGACCTCCTGGAAATGTGTTATTTCCAGAAATCCATAGTCTTCCTCTTGGTGGAGTCGGACTACCTTCATTAAAAAATACACCACAATGACCATATTGCGTACTTGATGTAAAAGCATTAGCTAAATCTAATCCTATGCTATGGGTGGACCAATCTAATTTAATAGTTGGTAAAGGTACTGTGCGTATATATTTAGTAGAAGCATTTCCAGGCAAGCCTCTATTTAAAGAATAATCTGAAGATATAAATGCTACGTTAGTATCAGTACTATTACCATAAGTAGTCCCAAAAGGAATATCTCCTAAATAAAGAGGCACAAGAGCAGCATTAAGGTTAGAACCTGTAAATAAGTTTAATCTATAAAATTTGTTTCTTAGACCAGCCGCATCAACATCTTGACAAAATTTATTTACAATACTAGCTACTAAAAATGAAACTGTGCCATTGTTCGTATAAACCCTATTAATCCAATCTTGTGCTTCGGGATGCGAAACCGTTGGTTTAACATCAATATTATAATATTGACCTACTAACGATTCTAATCCTAACCTATTAGAATATTGGTTTGTAGCATAATAAATTAATTCATGAATGTTAGCGTCTATAGGACGACCAGCCACTCTTCCATTACTCACCCAAAATCTTGATACACTACTTGTTAATGGAGTATTTGTTGTATACTTTAAGTCTCCATCACGATATGTATAAGAGTTTGTGCCATCCCAACTACCTGAATGTAAATGGGTTGTGTTAAGCACAGGCGGATTATTACCAGCGGCAGTATCATTTCTACGCCAGTTCATATATGAGTTTACAGCATTTTCAAGTCCACCCCCATCAGTATTGAATATATTAAAATAACCGCGACCAGAACCCGTAGTGCCACGAGAACCCACAGTAATTAAATAATCAGCAGTTGGAGATAAACTTACATCTCTATATAAAGTACGACTAGGAGCAAATGCTATATATGGTCTGTTGTTATGTATTAATTGATAGCCAGTAACTGAACAAAAGGGACGTTGACCTACCGATGGTGGTGTTAAATGTCGATTATTGCCGCTTTGATCATACCAAGTATGAACTAATGAGCATCCGTAAGGTAAGGTTGTTGTTGTTTTAAGCTCTGTTGGTGAGTCAGCTATTTCTAATTGGAAGCCATAAAATTCTACAACACGAGCCGCAAAACTATCAAAATAAAATCCTATTGCTCCATCAGCTAGTGTATAAGTAAAACTTATTGAGTGTCTAGTCCAATCTGAAGTAAAAACTTTAGCGACTGTAACGCCTCGATTTGTAAGGTTTGAGCGTAGAACTGTGTTTAATGTATTGCTGCCAGAGACTAATCGCGCCCAAAAAGAAAAGGTTACTCTTCCGTTTAAAGATGGTAAAAATCCTCTAGCGTACGAATCGGTTGGTGTACCAAACCTCCTATTTACGGTATCTGGAAAAGTTACTTGTGCAGCGTTGGTTCCGCCAAAAGGATCGGTTGCTCCAACGGTTTGTGTTGGATAATTTACAACGCCAAATATAACATTGGTTCTATAGTCATTAATGCCCCAATTTACAGAAGGATAAACAGCATTTCCTCCAGAACTAGACGCCCATCTACCAGCATAACCACTACTAATCTCATCCGCCGTAAAATCGCGCTCTATTGAGTCATGACTACGAACTAGTCGCACAACCGGACCAGTATATATTGAAGATAGTTGACGTAAAGAATAAGCACCAGCCGCTCCAGGATACGCATCAAGTACTGGGGCTAATATTTCCCCGCCATCTGCTGTTGCGCTAGTTAATTTTACAATATTGTTAGTTGTTATTTTTGTGTATACCACACCATCAGCAGAATTAATCGCAAGCTCTCCTGTTGTAAGCTGATTAGAATCAGGTATACTATTAGACACTGCCGAATGTTTGTGTTTGATTATCATAGAACTGCTGCGATTGTTGTTAGATATGTACTAATTCTGGCCTCTAGTTTAGCAAGATCAAGTCCTGCGCCTATAGAATAGAAAGCTAAACGACTACTAGCAAAATATGCTCCATCACTAAAGACCAAAAAATTTGCAGAGCCTGGAGTGCTACTATTTTGTTGTATTTCGACATTAGTACTAGCATTACGTGCAATATACCCCGATGAATCTGTTCGACTAACGCCCTCAAAACCCAAAGTTACTGCTGGAAATGACGCTATGGTTACTCCACGAGATTGAGTTAAAAGGGCGACTGATCGATATATAGCAGATCCTGCGGAACTAAAACTACCAGGATTAGCTCCTATGTGTAACCGTGTTGCAATACCTAGTGCGGTTGCCCATGTGGCTACGTGTTGATCATTCTGTGGATTTGCGTTATTAGCATAGTTTGTATTTATATATGTACTGACAGAATTGCCCTGTATACCTGTTTCACGGTTATAATTAGCTGCTGCGAAACCAAAGTTGGTTGGCGCTGGCCCCCGTAACGGTATCATACATCCATCAACTGTTCTAGGACCGGCCAACAAACACATTGCTCCAATACTATCCCACAATTGATCATATTTTAGTCCAACAATTAAATTATAAATAGCCGCCCTAACACCTTGCTCTAGTATTGTTGTGTCAGCGACTTCGACTGCGTTTATATATGCCACGGCATCCATATCGATTTCCCCACCATCTAATATATCTGGTTTACGCAAATCAATAACTGAATCATCTGTTTTTTTTATGAACCATGTGCCGTCTGCTGTATTTAGTGCTATTTCGCCAGTTGTTAGGTCGCCAGAACCAGGAATTGAGCCTGGAGTGCTACTACGCTTATGTAGAATGTTGGTCATTAGTAGTTTCCTCCATCAATTGTGTCCGTAGTTGTTAAAAGCCCATCTGTGGTTGTAACAACGATTTGATTAGCTATAGAACCAATTTTACCATCATTAGTAATGTTGCCATGGGTATGATTATCTAGTGCTACGCCAGTTCCATTAACTAATAATGTAGTAAAATCTCCGCTACTACTTGGAATCCAGTAGTCAGTAGAGCTATCGTATTGTAAAAATTGACCATGGGTTACGCCACTAATGTTTACATCATGATTATCATCAAGATGACCATAACTAGTTGGTCTTACAAAAATTTTACCATTACTAGCTGCGTCTAAAATAATAGCTGCTGATATGCTATGCTTAGGCTCAATATTGGTTAATTTACCAGGAATTGTTGGATGGACATAAAGAATATCTCCAGCAACCCAAGTTTCATCTCCAACAGCAAATGGTGATGCTACATTACCTCTAGTATCAATATTATTGATATGCCCAAAATTCATAGCATATCCATTATTATTATCGTTTATATCTTCTAGTACTAATCCAATAAATCTTATTTCTCTAATAGTTCCATCAGAAACATATAAGTCTGGTGTTATAATACCGTTAGAATGAACTCCACTAGCATAAACGACTTGGCCTTTATATAATACAGATCCTGTTGTGTTTCGTATTCTATAAACATTATGTTCGCCAACATTAATAGTAGCATCATCTGTTAATGCAATATCCATTGTCCCTTCGGTATCATTCCATCCTATCTGACCTTGGGTAAGAATAGGAGCGGCATCTAGATCTAGTTGAATTTTATCAAAAGCTGGCGCTGTTACTGTATTAATCGTAAGAATTCCACTCGCATCAACATAATCAAGATTAATATTATTTCCTGCTACTAAAAAACTATTACCTAAATTGTCTTGAATATCTTCTAAAATAATATCGACTGTATAAATTCCGCTATTTGAGACGACTGAAATACCACTACCACCAACAATATCTTTAACTGGCAATAGACCACTCACAGACGCAGCAAAGTCAGTAATATCTGTTGCTGTGTGAGTATGACCGCTTATACTTACAGGAATATTATTAACAAACAAATTTTCACTAAAATTACCGGAACCAGTAATGTCTAATGTATATAAAGGAGTGTCTGTGCCTATGCCAAATTTACCGTCATGTGTTAATCTTGCTCTTTCTATACTTCTAGGCTTAAAAATAATATTTTGATTAATACTACTGTTAGAGATGTGTCCAATGGTAACAGGGCCAGTATATCCCATAACCATTGCTGTGCCGTCTTGATTTCCAACTTTTACATATGCTCCTGCATCTAAATATAGATTACCAGAATTATCTCCCCTTACTTTGCAGCTTGTATCGGCTATTCCTGTTCCTGTTTTTATGTAAATTGTTCCTAAACTATTACTAGGACCCCTAACATACACACTTCCGGCAATATCTAATAGCCCACTAGGGCTTGTTGTTCCAATTCCAATATTTGTTCCGCTTTGGTAAATTACGCTGTTTCCTAATTCATCTATATCATTAAACTTTGGTAAATATCCAAGAGTACCACTTATAGTTGGAAGCAAGGCTATTACTGATGTATCAAAATCTGTAATATCGTTACTATTATGAGTATGTCCGTTTATAGAATAGTCGCCACTAGGCTGTAGTCCTGTTACTTCAATGGTATAAACGTTGTTATCCTCGGTAACCGCCACATAGCCACTTCCTGCTACAGAAATAGTTGCTGGAATAGTCGGAAGTAAACCGCTAACTGCGGAATTAAAGTCTGTGATTTCGTTTGCGGTATGGGTATGGCCCACCAAAGAGTAATCACCGCTAGGCTGGAGGCCACTGGTAGAAATTGTTAAACTATCACCTAAATCATCATAATTCAATATAATATAAGAACCAGCAACAAGTAAACTGTTTATTCTATCATCTACTTGTTCACTTGTTAGCCCAAAATCTCCAGTAACACTTACAGTATAATCAGTTCCACTATTAGATATATCAATACCGCTTCCTGCTGTCAGGGATGTTATAGGCAATAAACCACTAACGCTACTATTAAAGTCTGTAATTTCGCTTGCAGTATGAGTATGTCCTGCCAGGGAGTAGTTGCCGCTTGGCTGCACACCAGTTATCGCAATAGTGTAAACGTTGTTGGCAAAGGTAGATGTGGCGTACCCCGTACCAGTAACGCTCGGAAGTAAACCGCTCGTGGCCGAGTTGAAGTCAGTAATGCTGCTGGCGATGTGAGTGTGTCCAATATCAGATTTTTGAGCTAATCCACTAGCTACAGTTGTAGCAAAATTTGGATCATCACCTAAAGCAGCGGCTAATTCGTTTAAAGTGTCTAAAACTGCTGGAGCAGATTCTACCAGATTACTGATTTCTGCTCTAACAAATGCTGTACTAGCTATTTGATTTGTATTTGTTCCACTAGGTGCTGTTGGTGATGTTGGTATTCCAGAAAAATTAGGACTGATTAGCGGAGCATAGTTGATTAATAATCCACTAACAGAAGCGTTAAAATCAGTGATGTCGTTACTAATATGAGTATGATTATCAAGAGAATAGTTGCCACTTGGCTGTAAACCAGTTACAAAAATAGTATAAGTATCATTATTAAGTTCTGCTACGGCATAACCACTACCCTCCACGTTAATCTCTGTAGGAAGCAATCCACTTACCGCTGTACCAAAATCAGTAATGTCACTTGAAAGATGGGTGTGTCCGTCAAGAGAGTAGTTGCCGCTTGGCTGTAGCCCCGTTACTTCAACAGTATAAATGTTCGCATCTTCTGTGACTACTATATAACCACTTCCCGCTACTGTAATAGTAGCTGGAATGCTCGGCAACAAACCACTAACTGCGGAATTAAAATCGGTGATTTCGTTTGCTGTGTGGGTATGTCCTTCGATAGAGTAGTCACCACTTGGTTGTAATCCTGTTACTATAACTGTGTAAGTACTGTTGTTCTCGTTGACTATTACATAGCCGCTACCTTCTACTATAATTTCCGCTGGTAGCAAACCACTTACCGTTATGTCGAAATCAGTAATGTTGCTCGCAGTATGAGTGTGTCCTACTGTTGAGTAGTTACCACTTGGTTGTACCCCTGTTATCTCAATAGTATAGACATTGTTAGCGAAAGTGGACGTGGCGTATCCCGTACCAGTAACACTTGGAAGTAAACCGCTTGTTGCTGAGTTAAAATCTGTGATTTCACTACTGGTATGGGTATGTCCTACTAAACTTATATTGTCTGGAATAAGTAGAGAACCTATTACAGCTTCAACTGATTCAGTAGCGGCTTCGATATTAATGGATTCAATTGGAGTAGTTACGGCTACATCTATACTGTTTTGCTCAAAAGAGCTTGGTGTAACTGTTATAGTATAGGTCTGTTCCGTAACCTGAACCGTACTCATTATAAACACTCAAGGTTACTAGTATATAAACTATATCTTTTGACGAGAGTAATTTTTCCGTACAAAACTCTAACAACTATATTGCCTCCGCCCGTATAAAGATCTGTTGGACTTTCCAATTCTAAGTCATATTTGGCAGAATTAAATGTGTAGCCGTTTGTTACAGTGGCAGGGATTTGAAATACTACTTCTCCACTTGGTCCACAGGTTAAATTATACAGGGAGGGATCTGTATTTTCTGATGTAAAAACTTGGGTATTTCCGTCATTTGTTAACCAGCTTATTCGGGCGCACCAATTAGTTAAATCTACCGGATTATTATCTGCGTCATTATAAGTAAAAGTTACGCTATAAGACGAACCCTGTTCAATTGAAAAATCATATTTACCGGCAGCCATATATATCTCCTAATTAAGTTAATGTTATTTTGTAGCATTTAACTTATTATACACTATAAGACTGATAGCTGCCCCTCCAATACCATAAACAATTCCCGTAGGTTGTATTCTATCATATGAACCTATGGCATATAAAATTGCTCCCCCAACATATGAACCAACAACACCAAGAGCTACGGTTTGAAAAAAGCCCATCTTTTCTTCGCCAGGAACTACAGCTTTAGCAATACTCCCAACAAAAATGCCGTATACGCACCATATTAATAAACTAAACATTTGCGGCCTCCATTAATGAATATGTGTCTTCCTGACCTAGATTTTCTCCTGTATCTAATATGGCATTCAATAATGACATACTATATTTAGCATATTGATCTTTGCTCATTTTTTGACGCATTATTTTTTTGATTCTCATTTTAGTAAAATAACCGCGCTTCATTGAAAACATTCTAATTTCTGAACCGTAAAAATCAGCAGCATCTTTGGCTCCAAAATTACATGTTTTTGATTTATTACATTCTTGTAGTACTCGTATTAAACCAATAATAATACTAATAATCATAAGTACAGCGATAAAACTACCAAATTCTTCTTCAGCTGGTATATTAGCTTGCTCTCTTATTTTTTCGGCTAATTTTTTAACGCGTGGATTCATATATTGCCTATCTTCTATAAATAGTTGTTGGTTTGGCGGGTTTGCTCGGTGCTGGTTTAATGGGACACTTACCTTCTTTGCATTGATCTTCGGATTCCTTTTGTGGAGATAGAATAATCGGCGGATGCTCTAAAGCTTCTTCTTGAGGAAGATCGCCCGATTTATTATCTGGAACACAATAAGGACACTCTATATCCACAACAACAATAGTGTCGCCACTTTTAATTATCCCTTTTCCTTTACATATAGGACATTTACTTCTAGGATATTTCTTTTCGATATCGATCTTCCTAGATTTAATCTTAGCTCCTGCAACAATAACAGCGGCTGTGGAGCCAATACCATAAGCGTTAACAGAAGTTATGCAGAGAATGAGAATTAGGGCGATTTTGAGTAATTTATTTTTCATCTTCGTCCTCTTTTCTAAATATTCTTCTTCTTTTCTTTTTAGGTGGAGTAGGTTCGTCTGGAGGTACGGGTTCATCAACTTTGGGCAAATTAGCTGTAATGATTTTTAAGACACCTAATATAAAAGCAGTTATAATTGCTATTAATCTATTGAGGGCGATTTTGTCTAGAATTCTCATCGTTACACCTCGTTGTAAGTCAATATGTGAAGCCGTAATCTGGAAGTTTTTGTGGTTTGAAGCCGTCGAAATTAGAAAAAGCATATGTTCTACCAGCATTGATCATACCTTGCATAGTTTCTGCTTTAATCAAAAAACATCCATCTGGTATTGGTCCCCAGGAGGGATGTCCACCCTGACACCAAGCTCCCCAGCTATTAATTATCATAAAATCCATATTTCCTTGCGTATCGTCACAAGCTCCTACACACATACAATGATTCCAACTACCAGAAGGTTTACAAAAACCTTTTGAATCTCTTTTTGAGCTAAAACCATAATTGCTTCCAACACTTAAGCCATATCCATTAGCTAGGGCGTCACGAGCTTCTTCTACGGTTTTAATAAGACTAACTGTACGAACCTGATGATCATTAGCAATATCTATAACTTTATCTGGTACTCCGCGACCACCCCATGAGTTGCCAATTGAAAACTTATATTTTGATAAATCAACTATTCCATCGTAGTTTTGCCTTAATAATATACCACCAACAGTGCTAACAAATTTTGCTGCACGAGCTGGGTCCATTCCTCCACCAGAAAACCCTCTATAGCCATAAATTCCTTCTGTGGCTCCAATAGAAATATACGCTTCTGGTTCTCCATCTATATCTATTTCTACACAACGCGTTATATCACAAGCATTTCGTGTGCCATGAGAAGTACAGTCTGGTCCGGTTTGTCTTTCTTTAAAAGCTCGTTTCTTGTCCATTTTTTCATAACTTTTATATGGTACACTTAATTTACCCTTACCTGATTTAGCAATTTTTTTAGCAGCATCGCCGAAGTATGGATATTTTGAGTGGGTTAATAGTTCTTCATAAATATGTGGTTCGTTAATACATCCGACATATCCATTAGAATACTTTTCTAATAACTCTTTGGGACTTAATGGCATAATTATTTACTCCCTTCAACAGCGCCCCAACAAATCGCCCTGAAAGCTTCTACTGCTTTTTTTCTTGATTCTGGTGCTAGAGGCACAATATCGTCACCCAAAACACCCTTAACTAATTCATTACATAAAGCCATAGTTTTTGGATATTTATCTTTCATTTTAAGTTCCATCATATGACCACTCATACTATTTATTTCCCTAACTTCGCTCGTATTTGAAACAGCTTCTTTATCGCCCTCTAAACTAATAGCAAGAGCAAGATCGCCCATTAATTTGGCGAATTCAAGAGCATCGCTTTTTCTTGAAAATCCGCCCTCTTCTTTAAAAGTCTCCCCAATCTCTTTTGCTTTTTCTAATAAGATGGGATCAGTAGGAGCCACAACATCAATAGCTACTACGTCTGTTTGATTATTATTCCAATTAAGATTAGGATTGTTATATACGCCAAAACCTATTAAAGCCAAAGCCACCCATAATACCATTGAATTTTTCATCATACACCTCTTATTTTTTGTCTTTGCCGCAAGCGGTTACGCTAAGATGAGGAAACATTTGGTCAGCAATTTCAATAGCTTGATCACAACCAGCTTGCACAGCAAGATCACGAGTTTGTTTCCAGCTAACAATTAACTTAAAGAATACATCAGAAGATTCGTTTTTATCGTTCAAACTTACTGGTTTTGGAGCCGCAAGAATATCAAATATGTCTCCAGACAATGGCTTGGTTTCTACTGGTGTTGTAGTCCCACCAGCAGGTTTAATCTTGCCTACCATATTTGTCACAAAATCTTTGACAGCGCCCAGCTTGTTTCCGAACAAATACCAGACTGCTAAACCAACACCGCCCAACAACACTAAAGTTTGTCCGTTTAAACTCTTGCTAAATTCTTCGAAGTTTTGCGTTGCGAATTCCATACCTGTAGCTAGTAACATTTTAATACCCGATACCTTTCGTTAATGTGTTTATGTGGTCTTTTTGAAATATCCGATTTTATTGAAAGTTGATACTATAACATCAATACTGCTAGATACCATTAACAATAAAATTTTCTTTATATACTTATGAATGAGTCCCTCGAAAATAGAAGGAATGAGTGGTAGATCTACTGCTATAAAAACAGTATCATATAATTTTTCTATAAGGTGTAACGCTAGGGTTTTTTTATCAGCTCCTACAACTGATTCGCCCGCATATTTTTCGATAAGGATAACTATTTCACTAGCTGTTCCTTGAAGAATTTTCCATGCTTCATTTATAGCGAGACGCTTTACTTCGCCCAGATTAGTCTTTATCGTTTGGGCTAGGTTTTGTGTTTCTAGCTTTAGTTGTTCTAGATTTGGTAGTGTTGCTAATTTTTCGAGACTTTCTGGATTTAGTTGATTTTCGAGGTTTGCTTGTTCTGACATTGGTTTTCTCCGTAGCTTCTTTTTGGGCCACTATTTTTTTTACTTGCATTCTGCCCGCAATATATCTATAAAGAATAAATAACTGCCCACCTATTAATATACACGATTCTATGCCGTGGGTTGCTATATTTGTTAATTCATCCGTTTGGTCTTTTTCGGAGATTATGCCGGTTAGAAAAAGGCCCGAAAAAACGAAACTTGATAATACCACCCACCACTCTGTGGTCTTCCATCCAGGTTTATTTGCCATATTTCACCCCATATAAATAAAAGCTACTATATATGTATACACCATAATATGATAGCTTAATATTTGTTAATTATAGAACTGAGGCTTCTCTAAACGCTTGATCCACTTGAGCTTCTGTTAAACCTAGTGCTGTAGCCATAGGAATTAACCAACTATGTGTACGTTCTATATAAGGAGCATACTCCCACTCTATTTTAACACTATCTCGTGTTGCTTGATCTGCGATACTATCAATAGCTGCTTCAATATTGGTCATACTAATTCCGTGTGCTACAAGCCACAATCGAATCTGACGAGCAGAGACAGACGGAGGAATCGAATTTTCGTCTGGTTGAGGTATTTCAGGCCATGGAATTGGTTGACCTGACACAACAACATCCGGTAAATCTCTCAAAGCTTGCCTATAAACAGCCCAAGCAGACTTAACAGCCCCAGATAAAGGAGCATCATTAGCTTGAGTCCAATCTGTTGCTGTTAACACAAGTCCGCGAACATGGCGCATATATTCGGTTTCGTCAGAAGGTGGAGGGTTTTTGCTGGCTAGTGACAAAACTGAATTAATAAGCCAACCTCCACCATTTTTGACGGCCACAGAACCGTTGTCGAATAAAATTTCAGAGTTGGGTGAAAGTCCCAAAGCTTCCATATCCTGCCAATTAATTCCAATAAATATGCTCATGTTACATTAAACCTCGTCGATGAAAAGGTAACCTGATTAACGGACGCATCGCCGTTATTGTTTGTAAACATAGTGACTGCTCCACCGACATTTGTTGCTTCTGTTGGTCCGCCGGTTTTTGTACCAACTAGAACTCCATCTTGATATAGCCGAATATTGCCTAGTCCATCACTATAAAGAATAAAGTCGTGAGATACATCGTTTCCAAATGTTGCGTCGATAGACATTGTATCAAGAGAAACGCCGTCATGAGACATAATCTCAAGATTATTTCCAACGCTTCTAAACCCAATTCCTATTTGATCAAGAGCTATTGATGGATCTAGTGAAAGAGATCTACCCCAAGACATACCAGTGATAAAATTTGGAGATGCGTCAAACTCGTGTCGTGCAATGCGTACAAATAGAAATCTTGGTTTATTCCAATCAATACCAAATAATCCGCCGCGCCTATACATTAATGAATTATTATTTAAGCCAGAATTACAATAAAATACAGATCTAGCTGTAGTTGAAGTATTAGTTCTCCATGTTATTCCATGTGTTCCAAAACCGTATGGGCTAACACCAGAAGATACTCCGCCTGTTGGAAAATATTCAGTAACTCCCAAACTTGCTATCACTGCTTTATCTGGTGATATAATAGTATTCTCGGAAGTGCCATATAATGCGTCATTTAAGTCCGCAAACTCTCCACCACCCCCACCCAACTCAAATATAGTTCCGTCTTCTTTTGCTGCGTAAAGCTTCTCTTGGTCGTAGTCAATACAAAGATCTTTAAAATTAAGGTTTGTAGGCGCGCCCGTTTCTTCGTTCTCAACTAGACGTTGCTCTCTATTAAATTTGACGATTCCAAAAAATCTAGAAATAAGTGATGGGTGGGTAAAAAATTGCATTTTAACTGATCCTGTATTTTGTCTTTTATTGATATTAGCTCTGTATTATTATACACCAAAACCAAGAAAGCTAATACTAGAAATAAATGACAAATTTCTATTGATCTTCTCTTGTATTAATACTAGCATTTACATAAGTGGCAGTACCAGTAACAGCTCTTGCGGCTAAAGTTAGAGTTTCCCCTGGTTGAATTGTTATTTCGTCTTCAAATTCATATGCTCCTCCTCCGTTTTGAGCTAAAGCATAAGCAAATTGTACTTGACTTTTTTCACTAAAAGAACAAGTAGTTGCCGCAGTATCCCAGTACACACAACTATCAGGATCAAACCGGCTAAAGTTTGGTGTTCCGTTAAGCGTTGCGTTTTTTATTAAGTAAAAGGTGATGGGTGTGGCATCATCGTGAGCAGCACTAATACTTAATGGATAAACAATCGATTGGTTGGCTCGTTCTGGTACTCCACTATGACCGTGAGTTAAGTCATTTCTAATAGTAAATAGGGGATAGTATGTACTAGCCGCACTACCAACATAATTATTGGTTTCTACAAAAGGACACATTCTTGGGCCGGTTAGCTTCTTTTTTCCTTCTATAAATCCAGCAAATGAAGCGCATTTAACACTAACGTCGGTAGTAGATCCGGCCGAATAGGCAGCCATAGTAAAAGGAAAAGATGGTTGTGTGATATTTACCGCTGTCCTTAAATTAACCATACGTAAAGTGTGAACAGTAACCATATCGGGATTATTACCAGCTTGTCCGTGTTCTACCTGAAAAACAACATCTCCAAAACCCAAATACTGAATATTAATTTGATAAATATTTCCTTTTAATGGATCTAATATCATGCCGCTTTCGCCAGTGCCGTCCATTGGATCGCCGTTCCAGCTTACTTGTGGAATCCATGTATCAGTACTAGCTACGCCCGCGAGTGTTTCTGTGAATGTTCCTGCTGCTGGTACTCCAGCACCACTTTGTGCTACGGAAAATGCACCAGTCTTATCCCCCACCGAATCTGCTAAAAACACTACTGTTGATCCACGAGCCAAAGCTTTCCATCCGGCATATGTTCCTTGACTAATTTCGTATGCTGTTTTTGTTGTACTTCCGTTATTTGTGGCTGTAACTGTATAGGTAGTACCAGCTAAAGTAATTTGATAATTGTTGGTTGAGGTGCTAGCAGTTGTTATAGTGAGAGTTTGAATTTCTCTAACTCCTCCATTAGAATATAGAATCCCAAAAGAGGTTCCATTATAACCAAAATAGAATCCAGCTTCACCAGTACCCAAACCAGCAACAAGGATAGAACTAGCTGTTGGATTAGAAAACATTGCAGTAAATTTGCCAACCACGCCCTGACCAGCTCTGTATCTTAGTCTTTTTCTAGATTGAATAGTAGCAAAAGAATAAGCATTAGTACCAGTAGAACAAGAAAAAAAATTATCAGTACCAGATATTTGTCCTGAAGTTACTCCACTAGGGCTTATAGCGTTTCCTATTGTTGTAATAATAGCGTCAGAATTAACACCATAAACAGCATCAGCCTGAAAAATTGGCTCTAGATTTTCTACATGAATAGAGCCAAACGGTAGTCTTGGAGCATGAATAGCTACCTCCAAATGTCCTTCTGGCGTAGATGCCATAGGTATATAATTTCCTGCGTCTGTTTGTGCTGTTATTGCTCTAATATATGTCATTATTACTCCTTAAATAATATACCATGCAGATCCATCACATTGAATAGTGAGCGAATCATATTGAGATGATAAGGTAATAGTTGTTTCGCCGTCTATTGTTTCGCTGGTACTCCCGTCAATAGTAATAGTATTGCTAGAAGAGTCTATTTTTTTAATATAGTATAATACACCAGAAGCAGTACTAGTTTGTGGTAGATTTACTGTTATATTATTGCTTGTACAATCACATAAGATGGTGTGATTAGTTGTATCTAATGTAATTGACGCAGAAGTAGTAGTTTCTATTGGCAGACTAATAGATTGATTTAGAATAGCTTTGTTGGTCGTTATTTGGTCAAAAGTGGATAGTGTCATATTGAGTTCCTATTTTGTGACTAATTTAGGATACACCATACAGCTTTGAATGTTAAGCATATCAACAAAAATGCCGCCCTAAAAGAGCGGCAAATTTTAGCGTCTAAATAAAGATGTTATTATTCTGGTGTTGGTTCAGGAATAGTAACTGTTCCGTCCTCATTAAGAGTAGCTTGACCAATAAGAGCTTGTCCCTCAGTAATGCTATCTGGCTTAACGCCCGCTAGAAGCTGTCCTAATAGGTAGTGTAAGGTAAATACTTCTGCGGCATCTGTTCCTAGAGCAGCAGCAATTTCATTAGGAGTAGCTCCTTGTCCATTCGCCCAAAATATTTTAGCTCCCTGGTTATATGCTTGTGCCATCTGTAGATAGCTTTGACGAGCCATTTGCTTTAGGCGATTAGCTGCTTGTGTAGCTGGTGGAACTTGTGGGCCTGCGTTTCCTTGTTCAAGAATGCTCATATTATTGTCTCCATATTTCTAGGTTACTATATTTTTCTACTAATTGTTTACCCAAAATTTTATCAGCGCGAAGAGGTACTGGTAAAACTTGTGGACGAATTGTGTGAAGATCGGGAATTCTGTGAACGCCCGCATCATCTTCTTTTGTATACTGCTCTACATTTGAAAAATTATGTTCAAAATAGGGCTTCTCCAAATAATCATACACCATTTTTAGGGTTTGGTGGGGCTTAGAAGTCAAATCATCAAATTCAACGAATAAGAGGTCTTTTTGGAATCCTCTACTAATTGCGTCTTTTACTCGATTATAGGCTAACCCTACTGGTTGGGCTGCACCAGCCCAAATATCGCATCTGCCTTCTACTGTTTGGGCCTTGATATAATTTTCGCCCTCAAAATTCCATTGAGATTGTCCTGTGGTTTTTCTCCATAAGGATTCAAAACTTGCTAGAATTTCGCCCAAATTCCTAACTGGCACAATAATCTTTGGAGTTTTACCCAAGATAAATTGAGCCATTTCAATAAGGCTTAACCAACCACGACCTTTATCGATTATGATTTCTTTATTTGTCTGATGATAGTTATTAATTATACTCTGCAAAACTACCCTTAATTGATCGTAGTTAATTCCTTCGGCTTGATGTTCTATTAAATGATCCCATTGATTACGAACACCAAATAAAACATCATGTAATCCAGAAGTAGCTTTACTAACAAAGCAATTTGGATTTTGAGCTAAAATGTTACAAAGTAAGGTACTTCCTGCGCGTGGAAGCCCGCTAATAAAAATAAAGTCCTTCATTGGATTCTCCTGTGTGTCTAGAAATATCTAGGTTATTATAGATTAGGAGACATGATTTGTCAAGTGTTGAAGACTCATATTTGACTAAGGAGTTCCCCAACTTACTTGAGCAATATCTACAACCGCCACCCATCTTATATTTTTCGCCGCAACGCCCGTTACTCTTATTTCTAAAGCTTCGTTTGTGTCATCAGCTACTACAGAGGCGGTAGCTGTGGAGAGCGAAGCGTCCGTGTCTGTTGTGGAAGTAACCGAACCAATAAGAGCGGTTCCATTTGCCGCATTATGTCTTATACCACCCTCAAACTTCCACCAAGCTCCTTCATTATCGGTATCGTTATAAGCAGAAAGTTTAACGGTGAATTGCCAAGTTGTTTCGGCTGGAATTGTTAAACGAGCAGAACTTCCGTTAAGAAATAAAACCTGGTTTGCTGTAGCATCAGTAGTAGCGCGACGAGCTACAAGGATAAGATGTTGGGCGTCACCAGCAGTAGCGAATTGTCCTGCCGCATGAGCAAGAGAGCCATAGAGAGAGGCTTTTGCGTAAGATCCACCAGGAACAGAACTATAAGTAGCAGAAGCTGTGTTTGAGCGACCTCCTCCTACAGAGCTATAATTAGCAGAAGCTTGGTTTAATAAACCTCCAACCGCAGAACTATAAGAGCCAGAAGCTGTGTTTTGTCTACCTCCTCCTACTACCGAACACGAAAAGCCAGAAGATGTGTTTGATTTACCTCCTCCAACAGAATTATGATAGCCACTTGCTTCATTTGATTCGCCTCCCACTATAGAACTATAATAACCAGAAGCTGTGTTTTGGCGACCTCCTCCTACAGAGCTATAATTTTGTGTTGCTGAGTTGAAAAAACCTCCCCCTACATAACTCCAATAGGCAGAAGCTGTGTTTGAGCGACCTCCACCAACAAAACCACAATAAGAAGAAGCTGTGTTTAAGTAACCTCCTCCTACAGAACTCGCATAGGCAGAAGCTTGGTTTTGGTAGCCTCCTCCTACAGAACTCATATCGGCAGAAGTTATATTGTATTTACCTCCTCCTACAAAACTATGAGAACCAGAAGCTGTGTTGCCGTTACCTCCTCCAACAGAACTATAGGTGGCAGAAGCTGTATTTGATAGACCTCCTCCAACAGTAGAGCTTTGTCCAGTTGCTTGGTTTGATTGACCTCCTCCAACAGTAGAGTTTTGTCCACTTGCTTCGTTTGATTGACCTCCCCCCACGGTTGATCCGTAGTTGCTTGCTTGATTGGAATAGCCGCCCCCAATGGTTGTGTATTCGCTGCTTGCTTGGTTGGAATTGCCGCCCCCAACGGTTGTGTAGAGGCCGCTTGCTGAATTGTACGAGCCGCCTCCAACGGTTGCGTAGGAGCCGCTTGCTGTGTTGAAAAAGCCGCCTCCAACGGCTGCGTAGTGGCTGCTTGCTTGATTGTTGCGACCGCCCCCAACGGCTGTGTAGTAGCCGCTTGCTGAATTGGAATGGCCGCCTCCAATAACTGAATAATTTCCAGACGCAACCTGTGAGCTAACACTACGATATTGCTGTAAATCAATAGCATTTACTCCTCTTGCATCTCCTTCTATATCTAACTGAAAAACTTCTGTTGATAAATTAGTTGTTGTTACTTTTTTCATTCTAACCTCTTATTACGGAGTTCCATAACTTGTTTGTACTATATCTACTACGGCCACCCAACGTATATTTGTTACAGCGATGCCTGTCACCTGGATCTCAAGAGACTTACTTGTGTCATTTGCAACTATAGATGCGGTTGTTGTACTAAGAGCAGCGTCTTTTTCTTCTAAGACTTGGGTTACTGTTCCAACTATAGCTGTTGTATCAGATCCATCTCTTTTTATGGCTCCAACAAATTCCCATGCTGCTGCCGCATCATTTGTGTCGTCATAAGCACTTAAATTAACTGTAAATTTCCATACAGTTTTAGCGACCGGTAGAATTAATTCGTCGTCTGTTCCATCTAAGAATAGAACTTGGTTAGCTGTGTCGTCCGTGGTTTCTCTGCGAGCTATAAGGATTAAATGTTGGGCGTCTCCTCCAGCAGCGAATTGTCCTGCTGCATGAGCAAGAGCGCCCCAGTGAGCGGCTTTTGCTTGGTATCCACCCGGAATGGTTGCGTAGCTATTGCTTGCTGAATTGGCAGAGCCTCCTCCAATAATTGATTTATCTCCGCTTGCTGTGTTATTTACTCCACCAACAATACATGACAAATATCCACTAGACGTATTTTGTGTACCTCCAACAGTAGCTGTCCATCCTCCGATTGCTATGTTATTACTGCCACCACCTATAAAACTATATTGATTACTTACTGTATTGAAGCCGCCACCAGCAATGGTTGCGCATTGGTCTGTTGCTGAATTGGAACGACCGCCTCCTACTGTTGCGTAGTTGGCCGAGCTTGTGTTACTGCGACCCCCATTGATAACGCTAGAAGTTCCACTAGCAGCATTTAGTCCTCCGCCTCCAATAAAACTATCGTTTCCTGAAGCTGAATTTTGATACCCACCAACTACAGAACTACATGTTGCTGTCGCTTCGTTGCTATATCCCCCAAGAACAGCACTATTGCCTCCAGAACTTGTGTTATAACGACCACCCGCTACTGTTGCGTAATCATAAGTTGCTGAGTTGGATCGACCCCCACCTACTATTGCATAGTTGGCAGAGCTTGTGTTGGAAAGGCCGCCTCCTACTGTTGCGTATTGGTAAGAGGCTGAGTTGGAGCGACCTCCTCCTACTGTTGCGTAGTAGCCAGAGCTTGTGTTGGAATAACCGCCTCCTACTGTTGCGTATTGGGCAGAGCTTTGGTTGGAATAACCGCCTCCTACTGTTGAGGCGTAGCCAGAGCTTTGGTTGTAACGACCGCCTCCTACTGTTGCGTAATTGTTAGAGGCCGAGTTGGATTGACCGCCTCCTACTGTTGCGCATTGGGCAGAGCTTTGGTTGGAATAGCCGCCTCCTACTGTTGCGTAATTGTTAGAAGCTGAGTTGTAGCGACCGCCTCCTACTGTTGCGCATTGGGCAGAGCTTTGGTTGGAATGACCGCCTCCTACTGTTGTTGATAGGGCAGAGCTTGTGTTTTCGCGACCTCCTCCTACTGTTGCGTAATAGGCAGAGCTTTGGTTGAAAAGACCGCCTCCTACTGTTGCGTAATTGGCAGAGCTTGTGTTGGAATAACCGCCTCCTACTGTTGCGTAATAGGCAGAGCTTTGGTTGAAACTACCGCCTCCTACTGTTGCGTAATTGGCAGAGCTTGTGTTGGAAAGGCCGCCTCCTACTGTTGCGTAGTTATATGTTGCTGAATTAGATTGACCTCCTCCAACAGAACTATAATTACCAGAAGCTGTGTTGTACCAACCACCACCAACTGTTGATGCATAATAACCAGAAGCAGTATTACCTTGTCCGCCGCTTACTGTAGAAGAAAAAGCACTTGATGTATTAGAAGAACCTCCCCCAACTACTGATGAATTATTTGTTGCTTGATTAAAACCCCCACCACCAACAAAAGAATAATCACCAGTACTTTGATTCGTTGTTCCGCCTACAACAATAGAGTGTTGTGAGCTTGCTGTATTACTAAAACCCCCCACTATTACCGATCCATATCCTGATGCTACTTGGTTCGCAGCGAATCTAGTTTTTTGTAAATCAACTGCGTCTTCTCCTCTAGCATCACCGTCAGCGGTTCTTTGTATGGCACCTGTTCCGTTTTGGGCAAGAATCAGCGATCCGTTAGTATTGGTGCTTGTTACAGTATTACCATCAAAAGTAAGATTATCAACATCGATATCACCAGTAACAGTAAGGGTTGTTCCGTCAAAAGTTAGATTAGCTTCGGCGTTTAAGCCATCTATATCTCCAGTATTAGTAATAATACGATTATCGCCGGGATTTAAAACAACAGCCGCGCCATCAGAAGCTAAATTTACCAAATCACCAACTGTTATCTTTTTGGTTTCCTGATCACCAGTGGGATCATCCATGATCAAAATAACATCATCTAGAGATAGATCTCCGCTACCTGTTGGAAATTCATTAAATCTTAAAATTCTAGGCATTAGTTTTCTCCATTATTTTTTAGCCCCCGACTATAATTTGTTCTTCAAATCTATCTTGATATTTTGATTCTATTTCTGCAATCGTATCGCATTCTGAAGGAGCCTTCTTTATCAAGAGATATGCACCACCATCAGGACGAGCATTAACATATGCGCGCTTTTCATTAATAGGATTACCGCTTGCAATTGCTATGATGTCAGTTGCCATTATTTATCTCCTTTGTTGTGTCTGTCTCGATATTCTTCTTCTGTTTCATCCATACGCTCTTCTAAGCTTTCTAGTGTTTTGCTAAGAGTAGCTATATTGATTTTTAATTCTGTCATCACCTCTATTACTTTTTGTAGAGTAATACTAAGCGCCCCATAAGCTTCTTTATTACTAGCTAACCTTTCCATAATAAATTCACGATCTTTACTATAAGGCGATTCTGTAAGTATCATTTTTGTTATTTCTTCTTTATTAACTAGTTTGCGTCCCACGCCCACCCAAAATCCAGCCAGCGTTATAATAATAGTAATTGACGCAGTAGAAACAGTCTGCCAAAAATGAATAATAGCTTCATGATCATCTGGCATTTTATTTCTCCTTTAATTATATTCTCTATTTGATAGATACACCAGCCGATAAAAAAACCAAAGATGTCCAAAAACATCCTTGGTTAATTTAATACTCAGTAATTACTAAAAAGAATTAGTAGCTGTCGTTTGTTGGTTCACCGCCAGTAGTATATGTTACTTTTTCGCCACGAGTAGCGTAATCAACATAAGTTGATCCGGTAATAGCTTTGTGGAAAGTATCGTCAGCATCAGTTGGAGGAGTTGTCCAGGCGCCCGAATAGATATCCCAGTATCCAGCGCGAATAGCTGTTGCAACCTTATTGGTCTTAACAGCTTCGATACGATGAACACCCTGAGTTAATTCAGGAACAAGGGCTGGACTAAGAGTTCCAGCATCAACACCACCACGAGTATAAGACATAAGAGGAGCAACTGGATTCGAGTCATCATAAAGAAACTCACCAGCACTATAAGCTTCGGCAATATCGCCTCCATCATAAACATACTTATTATCAGGAGCGTGCGCGCCTAAGTCAGTACCGGATAAAATTGCGCTTGTGGCTGGACCAAGTACTGCTCCATTATTGTTGTCAGTTGCGCCACTACCTAAAGCTGTTGTTGTTGCCATTTTTTAAACTCCATACGAATATTGTGTTTAGATAAAATACTAGAAAGCATCACTAGTACATTACCCCAAACAGGAGCTTAAACTGAAATTTTATTAAAAAGTTCTAGGCCAGAAGTATAGAAAAATCGCACACCAGAGATATTTGGTGTATTTTTGATGAGTTTTACATGTTTGTCATTATAAACATTGCCAGTACAAATAGATCTAATATTACTCTTCATCGTTAAAAAGTTGCATGCAATTAAATTATCCTCAACATTATCAAGTGTCGCCCCACTACTAGTAAAAACCGTATCCAGATTAAACTCCTGCAAAATCTTACAAACTTTATCCAGAGTTTCGTGCTTAAATATCCTATATTCTAGAATATAACGAATTCCCACATTTTCTGGCCCACATAATTCTGTGAGAGCTTTAATTTCTTCCCTAAATTTGTCATATTTTCGATTTGTGATAACTTTGGTCGGAATCATTAAATCGACGTATTTTACTTTGGCAGAATGTTTGATGATTTGACCCACCATAAATACACGACTTTTCCAATCGGCCAGCCCATAAGGAAAATCTAAGACACACGAAACCGGAATTTTAGCAGGGATGCGGTTTTCCATGAGTTTGATGGTATTTAGACTATAAGGCAAAACCGAAATAGATGTAGCACCATATTTTAGGGCTTTTGTTATTTCTTCTTGTGTTTCGTGCTCATTTAGCTCATAATTATAGCAAGCATAATCTATTATCATAATTTGCTCATGTAGTTTTTGATAAAATCAATATTGGGGAATTTTTTACTACCCAATACACCGTCCGCAAAACCATAATCAACAGCTTCTTCGCTATTCAAGATCCAATCTATTTTTGTTGCCAATTGATTAACGATGTGCTTTTTAGCCATCATTTTTTTCCAATTTTTCTCTTTATATATCTTACTGTTAATACACCTTTCAGTAAAGATATTAATCATCTTCTCGGATTCCTTCTCGCTCCACTGAACAGAACTTAATACAGCTTTGTGTTCATTTTCAATAGAGATCGAACCATAATGAATTAAAAAGTTGCTGTTTTGGCTCAATATTCTTAGATCTGCCCCCTGCAAAATAACGCTACTTGACGATTCAACTTTTCCATACGCTACAATACAAATAGGACTTTTACTTGCACGTATATTGTCGAATATACCCAGACAGTCTTGCCAATCACCACCAGGCAAGTGCATATGAACAAGAATGGGCGATAAAGAGAGAGTATTTAAATACCGTAAATTTTTTTCAAAGATAACAGCAGAACGATAATCTACACCCGCCTCGTCTTTATCGTCTGATATATATGAGTGTAAATATATCTCTCTATTAGGAATATCAATATTATAATCGTGTATATATTGAAATTCTGTTAGACGATCTTCTTTTGATTTTTTGTCTTGCTCTTTTTTAGTTGTATTAGTTTTGTTGGTCATGAAAGTTATTTATTCGTTGTTGGATATCTGTCATCACCTCTTTATCTGCAAAACACTTACCAATACCAATTCTAAATCTATAACGGGTAAAAGGGTCTAAGATTTCAACGCCAGGACATTCTTCAATAATATCTAATACGTTTTGGGATATATTAAAGTTAGTATGCCCAACCCAAAAATTAAAAATCTTACTAGAAGAAGTATGTTCGTTATACGGAATAATGCCCATAGGAGTCTGAATAACTCGCACTTGTTTTGGCATATGTTTTTCTATACGTTCCTCAAATATCATTGAGGCTTCGCTATCATCATCGTCACCGTATTGATTCCATTTGACCTCGCCCGTATCTTCTCCAAACGGATCAACCCATTTTTCCCATTTTATCGTGGGATTTGTGGGACTATCATCGTCTATGTCATTTTGGTACATATTATTCCCTTTTTGAGAAATCTGTGGGTCGAACCACAGGAGTATTTTTATTTATTGATCGATTATGTCTGGCTTTATGCAACTCTTCCCATGTTGCTATGATTGTCATAACCTTATCTTTTACCGGAGGACTATTAATTGCGATATCTTTTAAGGTCGCTAACATAGAAGAAAAATATAAACCAGCATTCAAACTATCTATCATATCTGCAAAAGCAACCATTCTGTTTGGATCATTATCGTCTTGAATAACAATCTTAATATATGGCTCATTAGTATCAGGAGTTATGCAAAGCACGATGTGGTCGCCCATTTCTTCGTCTTTGAGTTCTGGTTTTTGGGGAGTTTCAACAACTGTATTATTGTTAATTAGCTCTTTCAGTTTTGTCCATAATTTGTTTATCATTGCAGTTTTTGTGTGACCTCTAATAGAATGTGACTATGAGTATTAGGTACATGATAATTGAACTCAATCCAATGAACATTATTAAGGTTTTGACTTTTGGGCGTTAATAGTCCGTGTATAATATATAGAGTATTTTCTTCTTCACTAATTTGTGGTAATCTATTCTTTATTGAGATAAGTTGTGAAATTAGTTCCAGGTCGCTGATAAATATATATTCTTTGAGTTTTTGGGCGATATACATAACAGGATTATCAAAATACTCGTCAGACACTTCCAATAAAGGTAGTTCAATTTCGTCAGATTTTGTTGATAAAACAAACTGTTTATTCTTGGCAATATCTGTTGCTAATAATACACAAGCTATTTTTGTGTTATGATTTTCCATTTAGCTCCTCTTCATTTCGATTTACAATTTATGATAGGTCATTCTGAAAGTAAATGCAAGTTCGTACTTGTTTACTTATTGATATTGACTATTTCTGTATCTTTAAAAAGATGGCTCAATTTTTCTATTTCTGGTTTATCATATAATCTATTTCGGCATTGACACTTAGGACATATCCATTGACCTTCATGCCAAGTTCTATAAGATCCACCATAACCACACTCTTCTTCATGGGTTTGTTGATCAATGTATGTTAGTTCTCTTATTTCCCAGCCGCGCAAACAATCTATGTTTCCGCACCTTACCAAAGTGTGCGATAATTTGTCGTTAATAGCTTTATATACTAAATTCAGTTGATCTTGTAAATCTTGTTTTTTAGCTTCAAGTTCCGCTAGTGTGGGCGTCTTCATCTACTTTATTTCTCCTGTCTAATTCGTCTGCAATAATTCTTAGGTCATAGCTAGATAAGCAACTTCCTGTTTCTAACCAATAAGACCAAACTCCATCCCCAGGTCGCCTATCTATAGAATTATCTTCTTTGCAGGTTTGTAAAACTCGTTTTTTGTATTCTATATTATTGCATTGTAACTTTGCTTGATCTAAAGTGTCATAAGTTTCATGTAATTTTTCGTTAATATAAACAGAAAAAATAGGAACAGTTTTATATTTTTCACCAGCATTGACAATAGTATAATATGGCTCTATTACTACTTTTTTATCTTCTACGACCAGATATTCTGCGCAATCATAATGACTAAAAGCTCTGTGTTTATATTCACCTATAGTATGCCATACTAATCTAGACATTCCAAACCTCTTGAACAGCCACAACAAAGTGATAATCCGTATTCCAGCTTTGAGAAGGTATTAAAGCTACTGCCTCTAATATATGATGTGCTTCTAAATACTCCCAACGTAGTTTATCTGTTTGTTCCTGAATTGTTATTCTGAATTTTCTCATACGATATAAAGTCTCCTACGAATATCTGCCAAGGTATGATCTACCAACAAATTACCGTCTTGGAATACCGGCACTAGTTCGCCACCCTCTTCTTCTTCGTGTGTTACTTGATCCCGAAGAACATACTCGCCGCTCACTAAATCAACTCTCAAAAGTCCTCTGGCGGATTTCTTCATCCCGTCATCAGTCACAGGGTCTTTGAAAATTTCTCGTGGCTGTCCGTCCACTTCACAGTAGGTACTTTTTACAGCAATTCCTAAAGAATCTCTGGTGTTGTAATTGTAGGTATAGGAACCAATCCCAAAGACGATGTTGTTACTGGCAAATCCCTTCTTAGCAAGACGTTCACAAATTGCTTCTGCTCGTTCTCGGCTAATAGAATCTCCATAGATACAACCGATATGAGGATCAAGTTCCTTGAATCCCTTAGAATTGACTTTACCACCAAATACTTCCCAAAGAAGTTCGATGACACCTTTATATTCGGACTCACTATGATTTTGTTTGTAGTAATCTGAACAGTTTTCATATGGTAATATTGTACCATCATTGGTTCTAGGATTAGTATTTAGCCCACAAACAATATCTACAGGATCGCCGCTATCTGGACGAATAACCATCTTTCCTTCTCTGCTCAAGATTTTGTCCTTGAGTTTTGTGCAGAAGGTCGTGCATACTTGCCATAGGTCGAAAGAATCCGAAACAATACTAACAATACCACTTGGGAATTGATCTAGGATTCTATTAAAGGAATCAATTTCTTGTTCTTTTCCGTAGCTTGTCATGACAGAATGTTCGGAAGCCGGGACAGAACTACCAATCAATTCTGTTTCCATATTGGCGTTGTAGTATTCTTCAAGCATAAATACGCTAGGAATAGTATCAGTACCAGTAAAACTCAGAAGATGACCAGCTTGATTAAACGTACTTTCTGTGCTAGAACGACCTCTTTGACTAAAATCATGACCTTGCCATTGAACAAAACTACGATCATCACAAGTTTTATCGGCCCAATTTTCAAGAATTTTGCGGTATTCTCGGGCGATAGTTGCATTGACACACAAATCCCAAATACACGTACTCATTTGTGTTTCAAGAAAATTTACCAACCAAGCAAAATCGTCATGAGTATTTGTAATAGTAAAGAAAGGAACCTTTTCTCTTACAAGACTTCCTTCTGGTAAAGCTTTAATCAAAATAGGAAGATGCCCAAGATCATGTAGCTTCTCGATATGTTCGGTTGGCATATCGTAGAAACTAAAATGTTTGTGGAAACGCTTGAATTGCTGGACTACTTTTTCTTTTGGTTGTTCAAAAAAGTTTCTGTTCCATTGACCTAATAGGTATTCTTTAAGATAGTATTGTAATCCGAAGAAAACGGATCTATCTGTTTGCATATGTTTGAAAGAGCGAGGAGTAAAATTAGAATATAGACGAGTAATCCCACCTGGATACATTAGGTGGTGAAACTGTTTGTAGGAATCACTATTAAGAATCGGCAAAATTTCCATTATTTTCTCCTGTAAGATTAACTCTCTGTCGCCCTATGTTGCTATTATACCAAGTCTGGTGAGTCTGTCAAGCCCTGGCTGTGTTTCTAGTCCTTTGACAATTCTTCATTAAAGACCCATTCTGTATACTTGTTGATTTTTTCTCTATCTATTTTAGTATAGTTATCTATTACCCAATTATATTGATCTTTTATTTCTTGTTTAAGGGATTTAATAAAAGATTTGGAGCCTCCATATGATACTGCATTCCACACACGAGACAAAGCTAACAAATATTCTTCTGTTTCAGTATTTCGTGATTCGCCAATTTCTTCTAACAAATCAACCATTTCTTCTATAGAAACTTTTTTCATTTTTAATATCCTCTTCTTAATTTTTCTAGTCTATCTTTTTCTTGCATTTCTCTTATTAGGTCTATTGGTGTTTGATTAAATGAATTTTCTGTTTGGACTAAAGCAATTTCAATTATCTCCCAGTTCTCTAGATCTTTTTTAATTCTAGGGTTTATCATTATTTCACGAAGATGTAGTTTGATGTGTCCTATATGATTCCAAGTTTTTCCTTTGTTAGACCATTGTGGATCATAACCACCCTTACTATATAATCCTGTTTTCTTGTGTCTAATTTTATAGATAAACATTTATTTACTCCAAAATGCTAAATAAGGTAAAGCTAACGGCCATAAAATCGCAAAAACAAAAGGTTTCCACAAATCTTCATTTTTGCCGCCTAAAATAGCAAGAAAAAGATAAGCAATAAACGAAACAACAACTCCACCGCAATATATGCCTAATAAAAACATACTCATCATACTGATTGATCTTCCAAAAATTTTGGTATAAAATAGTTGTCTCGTATGTCAGTTAGAATTTCGCCCAATAAATTCTGTCCACGCCATTTTGTTGGATCTTGGGCGTCAGGATGATTTTCCGCAAGACCGATCCCCCAAATTTTATCGTAAGGGCTTGCTTCTACCAGAAGTGTTTTTGCGGTCATTAAAAGTTGTGCGCGTAAATCTTCATTTTGCTCAAATTTAAGGATATTGCCCATACGCACTATACTCTTACAATTCTGTTCCCAAATAACAGCATTAAAATTAACTACTTGTCTACCTAATTGTTTTTGTTCTCTTGGATCTTCTGACAAAAGAATTAAAGACTCGGTTTTAGAATCACCAAAAAGTCTAGCTTTCTCAGCCATCATAAACTGTTCTGCACAATTATATGCACGACCATTTAGATAAAAATTGCTTTTATACCACTGAGAAAAAGGTCCGCTCCAAAAGAAGGTAAATTTGTCGTATTTCATTTAAGCTCCAACAGTGGCTAGAGACACTTCGCCTGTCCGATTAAAAATCCTCTTGATTCCAGCTTCTTCTAGAACCCCAAGTCCCTTAGAATATATTCCGTGACTTGTATATAAATAAACCGAAGCCACATCCTTAGAGTATAAGAGCTTTGCGGCCTCAATAAATGTTCGACCTCCATCGCAAATATCATCAATAATTAAAACGCTATGTCCCGCAAGATCGTATGTTTGTTCAGATATTTTTAGTCCAGTAATTTGACCAGTTAATTGATCTCTTTCTTTATCTAAAACGACTGTGTGAAATCCAGTAGGAACGCAATGCTCATAGCGAATTAAACTACCGTGATCTGGATAACAGATAAAGTCGGGTCGAACTTCCCTAAGAACATCGTATATTTCTGATGTTGGCTCAATATCTACAAAATTTGATGGAAGTAAATGTTTAGAATGAGCATCATAAGTATATACGCGATTATAAAAAGGAGCAATAATCTTCAAGAAGGTATTGAGTCCAAAAGTCGTATCATTTGCAATAGGTTTATCTTGACGACCATAAGGAAGAAACGGAATATATAGATTAGCGTTATGTTGAAGTAAATCTCCCAACTGACAAACAGTAACTAATTCATGGTCGCCCTCATAAATCCATTCAACATCACAACGCTTACATTCTAACAATTCATCATCAAGCTTCCACACTTGTTGAGTCTTATCTGGAAAAATGGTTGGAATAATTTTTTCGCCGTTCAATGTTACTGACATTTTTCAATAGTCTCCTTAATAATCTTAGCAGTATTTTCCCAAGTAAACTTCTTACACGTACCTAAACCATGAGCATTATATACGATACGATTCTCATAACAATGTCTCATATATTGTTTTGTTTGCTGGAATTGTTTTTCGCCCAGTTTTGCCCATTTTCCTGTTCCAAAAAACCATTTTCCGTCATTAGCTACTTCCAATTCATCAATATCAACAAGGAATGAATTGTCTTTAGTACAATATTGAGTATGAGCGGAATAGTTAGTTGCTATGATCGGTTTATTCAATGCCATACTTTCCAGAATTGAATTATTCCATCCTTCTGCTCTTGATAAAAATACTCCACAATGCCCTAACGATATATATTGTGCTAAATGATGTTGTGTTGGTAGTCTCTCAAATATTTTGATCTTCTTTTGTAGAGGAGATAGTTTGACTAGATTTTCCCATTGAGCTGTTTCTTCTGCGTTTAAGAACGGATTTGCGGGAAGTAACCATAATTCTACATTATCTGTTTGACTAAATGTGTTATTGAAGCATTGTATGAGAAAATCGTGAGCTTTTCTTGTTTCCCATTTACCAATATGAAAAAACACATATGGTTGTTGTGGGTCTTCGATCTTTATTCTACGCTCGTCTTTAAAAATGTCAAGGTCAACTGCTAGAGGGGCTACATAAACAGGCTTGACTACTCCATTATCAATTAGGACTTGTTTTGCCCATTCGCTCGACACAAATATTCCGTCGCATGAATTTAGGTGTACGCGCTCTTGATCTGTTAATTGATCTACTTCAAAAAAAACATGACTGAAATATGGACCACTTCCTATTCTTTGGGCGAGGTCAAATTGATGCCAGATTTTTAAGCAGGGAGCTTTGTAGTCAAAGTTTTGGGCGTTTCCATAAGTCTCTTGAACTATAGCTTTTTCTATGTCGTTATTGAGTTGAATATTTTGGGTACTCATAGGAAACAAACTAATATCAACTCCAAGATTATGTAATCCTTTTAGGATGTTGACGCTTGTAATTCCATAGCCAGTTGTGCCTAGTGGACACTGTAGATTAAGTTTCATTATATTTTATCTTTCCATTCTTTTGATATTTCATGACATGTTCTTATAAAGTATTCTAAATCAAAATCACTTTTCATTCGTTGTAGGTCTTTGTGTACCCAGCCTATATTATCAATAGTATATCCTTTACTTGAGTCTATTCTATCTAAGGACGCTGTTTTGTTGTGTACTGATATTTCTCTACCAGTTAAATAACATTTATGGTTTTGTTTTTCTAGCAATAAATCCATATCTTCTATTGTTAGAGAAAATTTTCTATTTTTACTTTTAGCTCCCAACTTAACTTGGGCAAAATAAGTTCCTGTTATATTTTTTGTACCTTTATAAGAAACATGATCAATTCCGCGTTTTCTTCTACTACAATTTTTACATACTTTAGTTTTTCCTAATTCACTAGCTTTTGTCACATATTCATATCCGCATACACAACGAATTAATATTTTTCTTCTATTATTAATAAGCTCTTTAGTATATCCAATAACAGTAAAATTATTAATTATATCTCCAGACTTATATTTATGTAAATTATTTTTAGCAAAGCAACTTTTACAAGAATTAATTCTTTTTATATTTCCTGTAGGAACTATTCTAATTTTTCCACATTCGCATCTAACTTTAACGTGCCAAGCTTTGTTTCTTCTAAAAGGTTTTTTTGATATTACTGTATAAAGACCATATTTATCTCCATATTTTGTAATAATTCTTTTTGTTTTGTGGTTTTTACTATCTTTTTGTTTCAATTTTTTCATATCAGATATTGTGGATTCTTATTGTCATGAATTTTTGTTACTCTTATAAAACTCGCGCATTTATTCATATCTTTAATACATACTGCTCCAATATAAGAGCAACATGATCTTATTCCTCCTAGTAGTTCATTAATAATATTTTGTATTGGTCCTTTATATGGAACCGTAATTTTAGTTCCTTCACTAGCTCTATAGTCTTTTTTTGTGTCTTCATATATCGCTTGTGCATAATGTGTTGACATCCCATAATATGTAAAGTTAATTTTTTGTGGGATTTTCTTTGGGTCGATACTACAATAATCATAAGTCCATTCACCAACACATTCATCTACACCAGAAAAATAGCCGCCAAGACAAATAAAATCAGCCCCAGCACATAACGCTTTCGCTATATCTCCTGAATTTTTATGTCCACCATCAGAACAAACTAGTCCTATTTTTTTAGGTTCCTTTTGTTGTCCATGAGCTATATATCCATTATTTATAACACAACTTAATTGAGGAAATCCACAACCTGTAACAAATCTTGAAAGACAAGCCGATCCACCACCAATTCCAACCTTAACAATATCAACCCCGCCATGAATAATAAGTTCTTGTGTAGAAGCCGTGTTAGTTACATTTCCAGCCATAATTATTGAATCTTCAAAATGTGATCTAACTTCTTTGCAATACTTAACAAAACTATCCATATGTCCATTAGGAACATCAATACAGATATTGGGCGACTCTATATCTAGGGCCAGAAGCTGATTGTCTAGCTCTATTAGTTTGCTTAGTTCGCTCTTTTTATATCCTATACTAATCCAAACATAAGGTATATTTTGTGGTTTCTGTTTAAAGTACTGTACTAATTCTTCTACAGAATGATACTTATGCAAAACAGCAATCATGTTATTGTCAGCCATCTTATCTGCAATAGGGAATGAGCAAAATCCCATATTGGCACACATAACTGGTGTACCTTTCCATGTTCTAGGAGAATGATAAAACTTAAATTCGCGCAAAATCTCAATATCTGCTCTACTATCAACAGTAGATCTTTGCGGTTCAATAAGAACATCGTCAAAATCCAATTGGATTTCATTGTTGATTTTCATCGAAACAAATTCTCCTCAAGACAAATTTAGCGTGTCACTATGTATGTTATTTAACTAGCTGTCTAATGTTTTCCAAGCCCTTCTTTATATTAAGACGAACGGCTTCGCGTGACACCCCGAATTCTTTTCCTATATCATTCAGGCTCAAATCGTCAATATAGTATCTCTTGATTTGTTCTTTCTGTTTTTCGTTAACTACTCCTGATTCTAACAGAGCATTAAGGTCTTGTTTTATGAGATTTATTTGTTCATTGCTTGATGACTCAAATGATGGATCAGTTTGTTTTGGATCAGCAAAAATTTCATGTAGAGAATATTCTTGGTCGTTACTTGGTTTAGTAATTCTATCTAAACTAATCATTTGATAAGGGCCGTTTTCTTTTTTGTATTTGCCACTAACATAAGACTTGATTGCCCATATCGCACACTGATTCCTATATGAATATGCTGTTTTTGATTTTTGTGTCTTTCCTTTTCTTGTTGGATCAAATCTACTATCGCCCAACATAATTGCTGTAGCAACGTCACTAATAGCGTCCTCGCTTTGTAACATTTCGTTTTTGAGTCCTGTATAAAACTTTGGAGCAAATTTACTAATCATTTTTTTGGCTAGTGTTAAGTAATCGCCCAAAGATGCGCATTGTGTCATTGTTTGCATATTTTTCCTTTTCTTTTTCTTGTTAGTTGTCCTAGTACTAGTTTTTTTAGTACTGTTTTGATTTTTCCTGTTCATTACGCTTCAAGTTCCTATTGTACCATGAGCTTCCTGTGTGTCAAGCGAGTCGCTGGTGACGCTAATGTTAGTAGTTTTCATAATAATTTTTCCAAGATTTGAATGAAGAATATTTAATATTATTATGTTTACAAAATTCTCTTTTAGATAAACCAGAATCTTTCCATTCTCCATATTTTTGTTTTTTGTATTCTAGATCTTTAACTCGCACAGATTTCTGAATAGGCTTCTTATCTCTAATATAACTACATTTCCACAATGAAATTGTTCTACTGTCAACACCTATTAATTTTGCGTAATCTGTTTGAGTTAAACCTAGTTCTTTCATTTTTTTTATATGTTTAATTTTATTGTTTGCTGTCAAGTTTCTTAGGTCTGGACGATATTTCCTAATCCACCAATTAAATAAATTATTTTTAATATCATATTTTTTACAAATATTCTTTTTTTCTATAGGAAATGAATTTTCCCACTCATTCAAAATCTTATGAATTTGCTTCAAAGAAAATGTTAGTCTTTCGTCTCTTTGGATATTCCAGTATTTTTGGTTCCTATTTAAACAGGAATTAGACATATTTTTTCTATGATGTGTAGTAAATTTTTTGCCAATATTGGAAAATTTAATATCTTCAGATTCCGTTAATATATTAGTTAATATTCCTGTCTTGTCTTCAATTTTACCAAACCATCTTATAAGAAAACTTTCTTTTCTCAGGGCTTCTTCGTATGAATCGCACTCATATAAAACTTTAATGAGCGCACCGTACTTATTTATATATGCTTTTTTTATAGGATTGTTTGCTCTGTTTTTATGGCTATTTATTCTTCTTTTTATGTCTTTAGTTATCCCTATATAAAATAGGCCATCGTCTACTTTATTGGTGATATATTTAAAATTTTTTTCCTTATATAGTCCATAAACATAAATTTTCATACGTTTGCTAATTCTCACTTAATACATTGACTTTACCAGCTCCACTTGCACGACCACCACCTAGCTTTCCATTTTGGACCAGGATTATCACAATTGTGCCTAGCCCTAAAACTTTTTCTTCGTTCTGGATCGTTTTTCTTGATTCGCATGTTCGGATCGCCAAATCTTAAAATAATCACTTTACCTTTTTCGTTTTTTACATATACTGCAAATTTTTTCGGACCATCTGGTGTACGAAAAGGTTTATTAAGCTTTACTTTACGCCCCTGATATTCTTCTGCTCTGCCCATGTATAATAACTGTTGACCATCTTTCTTATGTAAACCAGTTCTATCGAAGAAGAATATTTCATTTGTTGTTGGATCTCTATATTTAAATAGGGCTGATTCCATTTCTTGTTTGTTTTCTTCTTCATTTTCGTCTTCATGCTCGTATTCGTCTTCATATTTTCCAGGCTCATAATATTTAACAAAATCATAAACATTTTGTATATATATTTCTGCCTTAGAAATCATATCTTTTGTCCAATCTTGAAACTCTACTTCCGTATTCATGACTTTTAGAAGCTCTGTAACTTCCATTAATTGGTCATGCATTTTTTGAATTTGCTCCAAAGCCATCTCGTCACCGCTACTAGATTGCGCTTTTTTCCAAGATTCTGGGTCTGGTCTGTCTTTGTCTCCTGGTTTTGCGGGTCTATACTTTTTACCCTCCCTTTGGCGCTTTCTTCTAATATTTTCCCAAAGACCTGGTCGTTCTTTTGCGCAATCCCATTCTTCTACTGTTTCACCAAAATCTTCATATTCATCCTCTAATGGAACATAGAAATTTATTGGCGATAGCTCTTCTGTGACCCCGTCTTCTTCGCATTCACAGTCGCTATAAGTAATTTGTTCTTGAAGGGCTTCCAAAATTTCGCTGACTACAGAACCTTTTGTGTTAGCTTGTCTATTACAAATAGCGTATCTTTGTCCTTTGTCTGGATATTCTTTATTCATAACGGGATCACTCATACATCTAGACATAAATTTGTCAATTTTTTCATCTTTTTCTCTTTTAGGTATTGGCATATATTTTCTCCTTTGATTAGGATACACCAATTAAGCAATAGACATATCTAAAAATCTCCAGCGATCAAAATCGTCAATAATAACAGATTCATTGATATGATATAAATAACTCTTAAGATCATCCCATGAAGAAAAAATCATTTCATGAGGTATTGTTCCAAATAACCAGTCCGGAGCATTTTCTTTACCTTGCTCCATATGTACCAATATAGCTTTTCTTAAATTGTTTGCAGAAAAACATTCCTCCCATGTACCTACTGCGTAATGATCTAGATCAATATTAACTATTAAAAAATCACTAAGATCAACAAGACGAAGATCAACCTTTCTAATAGTTTTCATAATTTTGGAGAGTTCATCGTATTTACCTTCTTTTTTTAGTTGTTGTTTAAGAATGTGTGTCTCATCATCCTCTTTACCTATATTCATGGGTTTTTTAAGAGGATTGAACACCACCACACCTAAACTCTGCAAAAATGGAGTAATATCTTCTCTCCAGCCTCTACCTCTATCCTTTACTCTATCCATTGCTCCTGCAAGATAAACTCTCTGATTAGATAACCTATTCAATCAAATCTCCTTAATAAAACCCTTGATTGTATTCTCTCTAAAAATATCTAGATAAGGTTGCTTGCTACGATGTACTTCTTCCAAACATCTTGCCAAATGTTCTGGATTTGTGCTTCTACCTTGGGGGTTTTCATAATACAATCCCACTGGATGATTTAGTAATTCCAATTTTGCTCCACCAAATGCACACCGAAGCCAAAATTCTCCGTCTGCGGCAGAAAAATAGCTTTCGTCAAAATATCCAAAACGGTCATGCAAACTCTTTCTCCAAAGAGGCATACAATGAGGACTATTGTGATTTAATAAATTTTCAAGAGAAAAGCTAGAAATAGGATAAACTAAATTATAGCTATTGTCCTCATATTTTTCGTTGGCTGTTCTTGAAACATAAGTGATACCATAAGCTACATCAATATGGGGTTTTCTTACTAGAAGTTTATATAGTAATTCTATTCCATGACACGGTTTACGGTCATCAACATTCCAGTTGCCTATAATGTCAGCCTGACATTGTTTAATTGCAATATTCCATGCTGGATAAAGTCCTGGATCTTCATCTAATCGAATATATTTAACGTTTTCATACATCCTACTCCTTGGCTCGATATACTTTCTTTCATTTTCTGGAGAATTACAGTCCAAGATAACAAATTCTGTATCTTCAAACATAGTTTGCTTGAAGACATCTTCCAGATATCCCTCTATAAATTTTTCACCCTTATAGACAGAACAGAAGATAGATACTTTGTATTTTTTCATTATGAAAGAACCTTAGAGGCAATTAAACATCCTTTAGAAACGCTGTGTAGAGGATCTACGGCATGAACAACTTCACTAATTTTGACAGGAAAATCTAATTCGCCCAATTTCTTTTTGAATGTATCTACATATCCGTCAGCTTTTGATGTTCCGCCCGCGATAACTATTTTAAGTGGATCTTTGAACTTTGGCAAAGCTTTATGTCCACCTAGAGCAAAAGCTAATTGTTTAACTGTATAATCAATTAATCTTTCATAATATGTAGCAACAGCCTCTAAGATCGGATTAGGATTAGTTTCGCCCACTTTAAATCCACCGCCCTCTTTTTCGGCTTGTACAACGCTGTCTGGTTCACCAGTTGCAACGGCACTCATACGATCAATCCAGTCGCCCGATTTTGTTGTACTAAATACAACCGTTGGTTCACCATTCAACATCACACAAACATTTGTCATTCCAGAACCACAACTAATAGCAATACCAGTATAATCGTCATTCTCAAGTTCAGCGTAACACAGAGCTTCTGCTTCGTTGATAGCTCTGGCATCATACCCACATTCAGTTAAGATAGATTTTACAACATCTTCATGATAACCAACGTCAAAATCTTCTGTTTCTTGGTCTACTGGTTGAGCAGGAACGCAGAACACTAATTTGTCGCCTGGGTTAGCTGCTTGCCCAACAACTTCTTTGAGAATAAACGCTAGAACTCTTTTTGCATCCTTTTCTTTGGCCGACACTACTCCTCTATACATGGGGCGTTTTGCTGTGTCGTTTCGCTCAATAGCTTTTTCAATTGCGTCTTTACCAAGTATGATAAATGAGCCATCAACGTCCTTGATAAAGGTTTTTCCTGCTAAACCCTTCTCGATCATTTTTGTGGCTACAGGAGTAGTAGGCTTAATAACATAAAAAGCATCACGAAATTCTTTATATTCGACATTGCCAGCATCATTGTCTTTTGACAAAACAATAAAACTCGTACCCACATCTAAACCAACATTTGCCATAATTTTACTCCTATTATTACTATTTTTTGAGACCTTTGAGTTTGTCAACTGCCGACGATATATTTTCGTCAGATTTTTTGGTTTCGCCCAGCGACCCATATTTTTTTTCCATGCCGTCAGTTGTGATTTTGGTCACTATTTTCTGATCTTCTATAGATATAGTATTGGGGCGAGCTTGATTGTCAACATCCTTTTGCTTCTTAAAGAAAGATTGTGAAGGGGTTCCGAAATTTTGCTGACTATTCAATTTTCCTATTAAATATCCCAACAATCCAATAATAATATTGGAAGATAGTACGGATGCGATAATGAGTGAATCGGTATGAGACATTATAATTGGCTTAAATATGGTAGGTTTTTATCTTTTTCTGAGAGGATAATATCCTCAATACCGATAGGATATTCTATATTTACGTCAGGATCATTCCATTTTAGACCTTGCTCTGTTTTTGGATTGTGAGAAGATTCTGTCGTTAAATATTGGAATATAGACCTATCCGATATTGTTAATACACCATGAGCGAAACCGGGAGGAATATACATCATTTTTCCCTCTGGTTTATCTAAACAGCCATATCCCCATAGATAATCATTTCCCACTAAAATGTGTGCTGTATATTTACCAAATGTTTTAGATCCTTTTCTTACATCAACAGCAATATCAAATATTCCACCAATAATTGGTTTAACTATTTTACCTTGACTATCGGCCCCAGTATGAAAATGAAGACCTCTTAATACGCCATATTTAGAGCTAGCTAATTTTGATTGTTTTACTTCTACATTTAATTGATCCTTATTAAAAGTTTCACATAAATATCCTCTATCGTCCTCATAATAATCATGATGAATCAATAGAACCTCTGGCAGTATTGTGTCTTTTTCAAATCTAATATTCATCTTTTTAAGTTTCTTCCTATTAAATATCCATTACGACTATTTTTGTTATCAATAAGGATTTCAAACTCCTCGCTGTTCGCCCTGATATATTCTGCCGCATCATAATTTTTAAGAGTTTCTGTATCGTCCAAGACTATGATTTTTGATCTACCTTTTAGAATAAAAAATTCAGCTTTAGAACAATATTCTCCTCCATCAAGTATAAGTAAATCTATTTCGTGTGGTATTTTATTTAAGGCTATTGGAGACTCTTTGTGTTCTCTAATTGATTCCTTAAACCATTCTTTTTGTTGCTCTCTAGAATATGTTGTAAAAAATCTATCTGGATAATTATCTAGATTAATAAGATCTTCTTCTATTGTAATTCGCCCAAATACTAAATCTACTATCCATAAATCGTCTTTAAGATTTTTTTGAGCTTCTAAATATCTGTCATAATTAGCTTCTATTGACATTACTAATGAAGGACTAGATAATATCCATTTACTAGAATCTTTCCATCCATCAATGATACATTTGGTTGAACCCAATCCATTCCATGTACCAATATCTACTATTGTTCTTATGTCTTGATGTTTGGCAAGCTCGTAAATCTTTTGTCCTATTTCGGAATCTCTATTGATTTGTCCGCTCATGATTTAGGGAAGTTTGTTGGACTTCCATCCTTTGAGTATTCTGAAAATTTAGGTCGATAATTATCTCCAAGCCAATCCATAGTCTTCGCTAAAACTCCATCATGTTCTGGACTACCATCATACAATTCAAATTTTGAAAGGGTTCCAGAGTTGTCCAGACTACTCAATTCTTCCCATAGTTCTGTTCCTGGAAATGGTATACAATCACTTATTTGCCAATGAACTTTATTGTTATTTTGCGCGCCTATTGCGGCTAATTCTTTCAGTGTTGCTTGATCTTTTTCCCAAGAATTATCTTTTTCTCCTGGTAGATTTTTCATTGTAGTAAAATGAAATTCCATATTGGAAAAATGAGTAACTAAATATTTGAGGTTATCGTATGACACTTTTGTGTCCATATGCTTCTTTACGTTGTCTGACAAAACCTGATTAAAAGTTTCTACTCCAAATCTCATGCCAACACAACCAGAGTCTACCATTATATCATAAAGCTCTGGCTTACTCGTATCTATTCTACCCATCATTGTCCAGGGCAAACCAAGCTTTTTTAATCCGTCACACATTTCTGTGATTCGCTTTGGACCCAAATTCCAAGTATCATCATCAAAAAATATGCTCTTGAGTGAGTCTCCAAGTAATGTTCGCATTTGATTTAATTCATCTATAACAGCACTAGCTGATCTACTTCTATACTTACCATTATTAATAACATTAGGCCATTGACAATAAGTACACTTAAATGGACATCCGCGAGAAGTACTAATAGTTAATTGTATTCTGGGCGTTCCCATAGAAGGATCGTAATAATTTGCGATATAAGATGGGCGGAGTGGTAGAAAATTATCACCATTTGGTAGAGTGTCTAGATTTGTTAAGTGTTCAAATTTATAGATAGATTTAGATTCATTTCCTTTTTGGCAAATATCTAAGGCCGGGATATCATATTCACCAATAATACAATTATCAATATAATCCAGTTTTATACATTCTTCTGCATAAACCTTCATATGAGGTCCACAAAACACATTTCTACAATTTAGTTCTTGTTTTGCCCATTGAGCGAACTCTCTATTTAGTTCATATGTTGGAGTTGAAACATCGTAAAAAACAACATCTGGTTTATACTCCAGGAACATACGCTTAGAATTATTGAGATTACTATGTCGTAATGCAACACCATCATATAATTCTACTTCAAATCCATGAGACTGAACATATTTAGCAGCATAACCCAACCAAAAAGGAAACGGAGCATACCCATGAAAGTGTGATCCTTTATTTGTCCAAGGCCAACGAGAACCAGCATTTGGTCCTGTATGAATCTCTCCATTGATTATTCTAACGTATGGTATATTTGCGAATAAAATTTTCATGATTGTATCCATTCCTTAAAATTTGCTAGTCTGTGTTTTATAGTATGATTTTCAATAGTTTTGTGGTAAGCTGTTTGACGAAATGGCATAGTATAGTCGGGATGCTTTAAATAGAACTCTATAGCCTTTTCGCACTCAGTCTTATTTTTTACGAATACCATACATCCATCAAAATTATCAACTAAATCTTGTGACGTATCAGAAATAATAAAACCTTGACATGCCATGATATTAAAAAGACGAAAATTAAAAGTTCCATAATCAAGATGTTCTTTCAAATGAGCGTTGAGACAAATAATGGAACTAGTATATAACTTTCTTTCACCTTCTAATGATATCTTTCCTTTGCAACATTCGTCATTCCATGATTGTGGATTTCCATAAATAGAAAGTCCATATGGTTTTGCAGATAGGATATAGTCTTCTGTTGTTTGTTTATCTCTTATATTATTCCCAACAAAACAGCAGTTAATATAGAAATTGCTATCAAAATCTGGATAATAAATATCTGGATCTGTTCCGAATTGACAAACCAATCCTTCTTCCTCACATGCTTCTTGCATTTTTTTTGATGTAAAAATGTATTTATTATAGCGATGTTTGTGTTGCTGGAACATTTCTACTGTGCCGGGCCAATAAGGCTTTGGAAACACATTTTGTAGATATAGAACTTTAATGGGCGAATTTGAATTGTCTTGTAGTAGAGGGCTAAAAGATATGGAAATGTCGTGATCGCCAGGAGCGTTAAGGGTCGCCCCTAATTCTTTTGCCCACATTCTTGCTAGAAGCTCGTCACCTTGGACATTGGCTCCATTATTTTGTATTGTTAAAGAAGTTGTTGATGTTGATAAGATATTAATTTTCATGAGTCATCCTAAAAAGCCCCTGATCTATTGTATTTGGTAGATCGTCAAACATCCTGTTGTATTTTGCTGGATTTAGAGATATGTCTTTTGGAAATCTTGTTGGGATTGTGTCTATGGGCTTTAATAGTTTTTCGTTTTTACCAAAAGCCAGAGCTACTTTCTTATAAAGATTGTATCGATTTGATGCCCATGCAGCAAGATGAATAAGTTTAATTTTATTTACATCGTCAAACATAACTCGCTCAAGCATTTCGGCAAAATTTATAACATATGTTGGGCTATTAATCACTTTTCTATAACACTCTATAATTTCACCTTTATCTAATTCATCTAATAGCCATTTTATCCACGGAGATCCACTTCCATAAAGACCAGAAGTTCTAACTACAATACCATTTGAAGCATCGTTTGTTGTGATTTCTCCCAACATCTTACTAATTCCATAAAAAGTTTTGGGGTTCGCTTGACTCTTTTCTGTATAAATTCCTCCTTCATCACCAGAAAAAACATAGTCTGTTGATATATAAATAAATTTTATGTCACTAATAATTGTTTCAAGAATTGTTTTGGGTGCTTCTGTATTTATTTGTGTGGCTAATTCTTTATTTTGTTCACATAAATTAATATCTTTTATACCAGCAGCATAAATTATATGTGAATAATAGGGTTTATTTTTAGAGCTAAAATATTTTCTTACATCCACATCATTGGTTAAATCAAGGTCTTTTCTTCCTATAATATGTGTGGTATACTTTTGAGAAAAAAATTTGTAAAGATTAGTCCCAACAAATCCGTTTCCCACTATCAATATTTGTTTTTGTGGGTGCATTATGTTTCTGTTTCTTGTGCCGCTTTTTTAATTCGATTAATCCAATAGCTTTGACTAGTTATAGATAATTGATAAGTTTTACCAATAGTGATATTATACAAATCTTCCATATGTTGTTTATCTCTTAGTTCATCAATATCGTTTATAATAATAATAGGCAATTTTTCATACATTTCATAAATTTTGTAGTCGCCTATCTTTACAGTAATTGGAATCCTGCCAGCATACAGAGTTTCCCATAGACGATGCGTGTCAACCCCGTTTCCCGCTGGACACAGGTTCATTTTATATTTCTTGACCTCTGACACCCACTCTTTAATGGAAAGCGTAGGGGATTCGCAAACGATATGAGAGCAATTAGAAGCAATATTCCAAACCTTGTTTCTGTGTTCAGTATTTGTTTTGATGTTAAAGTTACAGTAAATAAATTCACTAATTGATTCTGGCTGCATATAATTTAAACAGTCCATTTTTTCTTGTACGCGATTTCCCCAGCCAACTCCGTGTCCGTTTCTTATGCACTCGTCACGGTTTTCAATTCCTATTGGAATTGGCTCTATGATTGGATTTTTAGATACTGCGTTTTGACAAAACCATTTTGTAATATTTTTGGGCGCTAAATCTAGAATATGATCAGTGATCGGATAATCAGAGTTACCTGTAATTAAAATAACATCATGATCAAGCAAGCTTATTTGTCCAAAATCTTCTTGTAAAAAATCAGTTTTACAAAACCACACCTTATCTCCATCATGAAGATTGGCGAAATTATTAAGTTGTATAAAATCAAGATTTCTGTTCATAAGATTTTTCTTCCACAAAGTCTGATCCAGTTAAGTCGTTAAGCTTACGTTTTAGTTCAGCTCTCTTATCATTAAATGTATATACATCACGAGCAAGCTGGATAAACTCGTCATCAAATTCTTTTAATCTTTCTTTGACACGAATTTTGTCTTCAGTTTCCCACAAAATATGATTTACTTCACTTAACGTCACATAATATTGAATAATTTCTGGACGCACCATCCAAATCGAACAAATCTCATATAAATAATGATATTCTTTTTTAACATTAGCTAGTTTTTGTGGATCTTTTACTTTATCTAATTTAATACTTAGAATGTTCAATTTATCCAAAATCTCGCCGCTAGAAACCTCGATCTGCATTATACTTCCTCCCAAATTTTGGTTGTTGTCATGTCGCTATAAGGCAATAGATGTTTATTTTTGTGATAGAATAGCTTTCCAGAAGTAGGAATTCTTTCTACAAGATGTTTAAATGATGAATTGACGCAATGAATCTCACTAGCATTCTGTATAATAAGTCCATAATTAAAAAAGTCAACACTAGGAACAGTGTAAATAGTTTTTATGTTTGGAGTAATTTTAGAGTAATCGATACCATCAATACCAAGAGAACTTGCGCTATGAATAAATGCGTAAGGCTCGTTATTATTAACAAAATATTTGTATGTTTTATATTCTGAAGTATAATCCCTGCGATAATAAAATAGATCTCTATCAAGTGTTTCCATAGGAATGTTTGTTCCATTAAGATAGAAATTTCTGTCCCATAAACAATTAGCTATTTTTTGACCTCCTACAGCAAAACCTAATCTATATCCTCCCATATTAGATATCTTAATAAAGTTTTCTGCGTCTTTATCATCTTCAACCCCAATAATATTGATTCTTGGATCATCTCTATACATAAATATTACATTTTTTAGATTTTTATGTTTACATATCAGATATGATTCCCCGTGTTTCTCAGTTAGGTGTCTAACTAGTGCATTACAAATAATGTGATCACCTAATCCTAGGTGGTGATAAATAATCAATTTAGTTATCCTATTTGATATAGTTAATAAGCTTCTCTGGACAATACATTATACTTGCATCTGGCACTTTTGTCAATATAGACCTACAAAACAACCCATCTTCGCCCGACGAACTATCTTTGTACCATAGGTTACTTTTTTTAATTGTATCAAGTTTGATAGATATTGGACCGTGACACATATTCTCTTCGAGCGGACATTGTAGATTTGTACTATTGTATCTGGCTTTTTTTGTTATTTTGTGTACAGTAATTTTTTCCATATCAATATTATTAAATTTTTGTGAACCACTATTATAACTATGTATCATCATATCAACACTGAAGTTATTAAAAATATGTTTAACTATTTCGCATTTTTGTGGATGTACTTCATCATCAATATCACAAAAACATAATATCCCTTCCTTACACTCTTTTATTAATTCATTTCTAGCATTTCCAGCAGATAGTCTATTTGCAAATATCATTAAGTCTGGCCCGCGTAAAATATCTACATAGGGGCTTGATATATCGCTGACTACTATAAAAATTCTGTCTGGTCTAACTGTTTGATTTTTAATAGAAGATAAACACCTATGTATATGGTGTGCATCAACGCTATAGCTAGTGATGCCAAAGTTAATCATTGTCGATATAAAATTAGTGGAAAATCTGCAAATATTCCTTTATAATTTCCTTTTACTAAAGATTGACAAAATAAGCTATCTTCTGATCTTTCTCTAGATTTGTCTTCGTCAAATTTAATTATGTTAAATATGTTGCGTTTAACTGCTATATGAGCATGATGTATTTTTTTGTCTCTACATTTTACATTAGTGCTATGTTTTCTTCCTGTTGGCAATTCTATATCTGTAAATGTGTTTATTTTATTTATATCGGTTAGATTTAGAGACGGATATTTATTTGATTTGAATTTGTTGTAAGAGTGTAGCATATAGTCATAATCACCCAATATTTTCTTAGTTGTCTCTATTTTTTGTGGATGTGGAATATCGTCAACATCGAAAAACACAATTACTTCATTCTGAGCTAACTCTGCTCCTTTATTTCTTGCCCACGCGGCATTTTGTCTGTGTTTATTGTAATGTATAAGAAATTTTGGAAGGGTCGTATTGATATCCAGATGAGTTGCTTCGCTACATACGATTAAAGTTTCATCTGGTAACTGAGTTTGTCCCTCAAATAAAGGCAAGAGAGAATGTAAATAGTGATGATCACCACTATAACACGTAATACATAAAGTTATTTTCATTAGTTTTACCCTGGTATTTTGATAATACTCAGGATAATTTACACCTTTTTAATAGCTTTTATATTTTTCCTCTAATTCTTTTAAAGCCTCCATTACAGATAATTTCTGCATATCTGTATACACCTGATAGCTCTTAAGATTGTTCTTCATTCCTTCCAAAAAATAAATTGATGTTGTTATATCTTTGTTTTTTTGTTCTTCAAAATATCTTGTTATTGGATTACTAATACATTTTGTGTTGTTTAGGTGGCTTTTTAAGATGATGATCAGGTCACATATTCTTGTTTCTGGTGTTTTATGACTTATTTTCCATAAATGATCACTCATTGTCAGGTATATATAAATAATGTTGTGGATGACGTATATCATATTCGTCAAATACTTCGCCCACAAATCCTCTGTTTACCCTTTTTGTAGGAAATGGCTTTTTTTCAAAAAATGGATCATGAACTACTTTGTCGTTACCTATAATGGGATAAAGTACTTGCGAGAAAAAATCATAGTCTGTTCCATATTTATCTTGTTTATTAAAACCATTTAATAATTTCTTCATATCGTATAAGTAATTTTTACGATACCCCCACATTCCCCCAAGAATAGGGAATCCATGATAAGGATGATCACGCATAATATGAAAAGATTTATCGGTATTGAGCCATTCGTCAACAGCCGCCTTTTCTCTTAAAGATAAGCGACTATCGGTATCTCGAAATATAGAAATATCGATATTGGGGTAATATGATGTTTCAAATCTCCAAAACATTCCTCGCCAATCAGCAGGACCGCTCTTAATATAAAGATACGTATTTGGAAGAGAAGATAGGGTCTCTAATATATCGTCTGGAACATCTGACGCTACATGATAATGACACTCCCAATCTGGATAAAGATCAAGAGCTATTTCAGCGTTACGAATAGCCCCAACGGTATATTTTGGATTACTTCCCCATAAACTAAAACTAATTACTTTAAGTTGTTCTGGCATTATACTCTTTGTGTTCTATTTTTAGCAGGAGAATAATTGTAGATGACTACTGGTATATTCTTCCAGATATCATCAATAAGGTCAGAAATGAAGGCCCAGTCGCCGCCTGCGAGTTGACTACCGAATTTATTGCAGTGCAGTTCTACTTTATCAAATCCACTATTCTTGATATAATTGCGAACATTAACCATACAATTGACTAATGCTTCGTAGTTTAGTGGGCGAGGATTGGTTTTTGGATTAATGATTCCATTTTGGGCGACCATATTCGCAAAAATTAAACGGTGGTTATGAAGGGGACTTTTAACTGTCTCTACATATTGTACATAACCTAGAGGTGGTTTTGTAAGCAAATCAAAGTTTGCTGCCACTTCTGGAAATGCGTTACGAACAGCTAGAGCAAATCCACTACCAAATCCTCTAACGTTATTACAAACGTGTGGAATGATTACAGAACTACCCAAATTACCGCTTAAAACAAGCTTTTTTGCTGTGCTGAAAATTTCGCTATTAACAACACGTACATATGGATTCATGATATTTCTCCTTACTTAGAATGTCCTCACACCCTTCATTATATCAGACGCAAGAGTACTTGTCAAGCACCAGACTACTGAGAGTCTAGTGTCTTACCCATATTTATATATAAGGTGAATGTATAATAGTGAATTACTAAAATTATAAATATTTGCGTTCCAAAATTTTGGGTGTATTATTAAGGTAGATTATAGCTAGTAATATATCCCACCTATGGAGAAAAATATGAATATCAAAACTCGCCGCTCTGCATTTACCCTTGTCGAACTTCTAGTTGTAATTGCTATTATTGGTTTATTAGTAGCAATTTTACTCCCAGCCCTTTCTTCTGCTAGAAATTCTGCTCAGGCAGCAGCAAGCGGATCAAATTTAAGCACATTTGGTCGTGGTTTCATGATTTTCTCCACAGAAGATAAGCGATCACGCATGAGTAGCGGCGCTTTTGATCATTTAAGAGATGGAGATGTTAGAAAAGTTGGATGGGTTGCTGATATTATTAGGATTAAGGTGTCAAATCCAGGTAAGGCGCTTGATCCAGCTAATACTTATCAGGTAAATGAAAAGGTTGCCGACTATATTGGAGCTACCAATACAACTAAAGCTAATCCTGTTCGCTGGAATAATAAAACAGCAGATGTTCATTTTGGTGGAGCTAATGGCCCCACAGATTTTGCTGGATCACCAACACAAGCACAAAAGAATAAATTATGGGAAGACGGATATAACACAAACTATGCAACAACATGGCAGTTTAGTCGTGGCGATGTTGTTCCTGGGTCTGACGGAAAGATTAATTCTAATGGAGCTATGAATCCTGTAACATCTGATCCTTCTAAATGTCCTCTAGATGGTGACGGCCCATTAACAGAAAAGAAATTAACTGGTGGAGGAGTAAGTCGTGATAGAGTTGCTGTAATGGGTGCGGCTCGTCCAGGCGACGGTTCTGATGCTCTTGTTACTGATGCAATGTTTACCACCTTTAATAATTTCTTTGGAACAGATCAAACAATGATTACAACTGGAGGTATTTTAGTTGAATCATTTACTGATGGAATGAATTGTCCTTTTACTGATGTTACTCTTGGTGGTGGCACAGATCAAAAAATTCATGAAATTAATGATATTTTCCCTATTCATGGTTCTCGTAAAACAACTGTTGGAGCAAATACTCTTCTTACAGGAGGATATGCCCAAGTTTTATTTGCGGACGGTCACGTTGCCAAAATTGAGGATGTGGGCGGTTATCAAGATAATCCTGACAGTTGGCTAGGCCCATATAAAACTGGTGGTGTTCCAACAGCCTCTTCGTTTGAAATTAATAAGAGTGGCTATGATGAAGTTAGAGAACTGATCTGGCTCCATCAAATAGGTAACTCGTCAGGTGGTGTTGGCGGAGGTTCTGTAGAGTAATTTTATAAGGGACTTACAAAAATCCTTGACTACTCTTATTTAACCTTTGTCCACTTGGGCGTGGGTAACGGACACTCCTGATCTCTCCACGCAAGTTTATTCATAAGAATTTCTTTGTCGTTAATGTTACAGCCGCAATGGTCGCATCGCTCTAGTTGAGCATCATAATATTCGCAGCTTTTGCAAATAGCTAGACGTTGTAAGATTAATTCTTTGGAGCTTTTTGGTGAGCCATTTTTAATATGTGTCCAAAGAGCTTTTATAAATCTAAGTATTCTTTTCATTTTCTTTCTTTCCTATTTTTTGAATTGTAGAATCAGCTCCAACTATCTCATACAGATCAACTTTATTGACTATCTCATTATCTTTAATCCAGCGTATTTCTCCGGTATTTAGACACACGCACATCCTTGTGCCACTTTTCTTAAAGTCTGTAGTTAATATATACCGTAAATGATTGGTTTTACAATCACACGAACATATAGAAACCTCAAAACTATCTCCTGGAGATAATTCTTCGAGATAAAATTCACCTATGGCTTTATCGCTCATCTTCTTGCCATCTGCTAAAATACTCAGAATATTTTTCTTCTTCGTATTCTTGCTCTTTCTCCTTTTTATTTAGTTTATCAACTCGATGTTCTCTGTTGATATCTTTGATGAATTTTTTATCTTTGCGCTTTTTCCCATAATTATTCTTGCGGGAAAATGCTTTGCCTTCAAACTCGTCGTTGTGTGACATAATTAGTCTTTTACCTTATTCTCCTCTATCCACTTAATATACGAACTCACCCTGGTGTGACCAGACTCTTTATTATAGCGTCTACGTGTCTTTGTGTCAATCGTTTCCGATACAAAACTATTTACACCAGCTAATTTGCCGTCGATAAATAAACCGCCCCCACTATCACCGCTCTGTATAAAAAATCCAAGCTCTTTTTGTTGGCGTGTCCCAACAGGAAACGGACAAAAAATCATTTCTGGTTTTGATCTATAGATATAGTTTAATCCAGCCCTCTTATTTCCGTCATTATATAGTTTTTCGTCATGAAATCTCCCAGTAAATCCATAGCCAGCAACTTCCACCTTCTTACCTGTTTCGTTGCGATCAGTAAATAGTTCTGGATATTTATCTAATTCAAAGCTTTTCTGAGAATATCCTAGAGCTAAATCTACAGTCGCAAATGTTTTTGAGTTATAGTCTTTATGTATAAACACTTTTTCTAAAAGAAACTTTTTGGTCCCATGAACCACAACACAAATTTCTCTGTCATCAACAACATGAGCAGCCGATAAAACGTGGTGATCGTCAATCATTATACAAGAACCACAATAAACTCCACCCTTGTCATCAGAAGCAATCAATAAACACACAAAAGGAAACTCGTTACCTTTTTCTATGTATTTTTCGTCTTTAGTATTTGGGTCAGTAACGCCCCCATAAGATATGGCTGTTAGAAATATAGCTAACAATAGTTGTTTTAAATATGTCATATTATATATCCTCCAGATGAGAAATTAACATATTCTTATACACCTATTGAATTATGTGGGGAATTATTCTATAGATTTTAGCCATTCCCTATATCTTTTGGGCATATATCCTATTATTTTTCCTTTTTCTTTATCTTTATCAAATATCCTTGATTCTGGTATAGTCTTTATTCTATATTTCTTTTTAATCTCTTCGTCTTTTTCAATATCGATATAACACACGATATATTTATCTGATTCTGGAATACCGCCCAACAAAATGTCTCTTTTAAGTTTATGACAATAGGTACAGTATTCTGCCCCGAATATCACAAGGATCGGCCTGTTGGTTTTTTCGGCCAATTTTTGCGCTTCTGGTAACGACTCAATTATAAATCCTTCTGCTAAACTTGATGAACTAATGACTAGACCCAGAAATATCGCAATTAATATTTTTCGCATGTTTACCTAGAATCCTTCCTTTTTGAGTTCTTTGAACCATCCCGGTTCTTAATAGATACGGCTCAATACTGTTTTCAATAGTGTCGATGGCAATACCTGTCATCGAACTAATTGCTTTCAGCCCTAATGGATTACCAATATTCTGTTGCAGAACTTGGATGTATATTCTATCATACACATCTAGCCCATTTTCGTCTATCCCCTGTGTAGAAAATACTTCATCGACAGACAATTTGTTGTTATCTCCTGATGCTGTATACATTTGAAACCATTGAATACGGGCGTTTAAGATTCGGGGCGTTCCTTTACTACGCTTTGCAATCTCGCTCAGAGCTTCATTATCAAGATTTAATCCAAGACGCTCGGTATTAGCTTTTGCTAATTGTACAAGCTCTGGGGTATTATAAAATCTCAGATGTTCTTTGATTTGAAAACGATCATAAAACGGCTGACTAAGACTTCCTCCACTAGTTGTGGCCCCAATAAGAGTAAAGGCTGGAATAGCAATTTCCTCTGGTTCTTTTTCCAAAACGATATTGATTTTGAAATCTTCCATTACTGGATAAAGAAATTCTTCTACCAAAGTTGGCAAACGATGAATTTCGTCAATAAAAAGAACAGAGCGTTTAGTCATTCTCAATAGGTATGGAAGTATATTTTTGACCTTCCGAAGATTGGCGGCGTTTGTGATATGGAGGTCAACCCCTAGCTCATGGGCAATAGCACCCGCCAACGTCGTTTTACCGAGGCCAGGAGGCCCGTCAATTAAAACATGGGGGTGGACGACCCCTGCGTTTTTACAGCCATCAGTAGTTACCCTAAGACGCTCTACCGTTTCGGTTTGACCAATAATATCACCAAAAGTTGTGGGACGAAAAGCAAGTGTCATTTTAGACTCTCCAAGTTACTCAAGATATATTTCAACAAAGCGCCAACTTCATCTATTGGATTTTTAGCAAACCCCTTATCAATTAAGAGTTTTGCTTCTTTTTCCGTAAAGCCGTAGCCAACCAAAATTTTAGCACACTGGTTTTGCTTGTCAAGCGATAGGATTGGCTTAGACACTTCCTCAATTTCAATTGGTTCTATAGGTTTAGTCGCTGGTGTTGGAGCCTCTTTTGGTTTCTTCTCTTTATAGAGAATCTTGAGCTTGTTGATTTGTTTGGGTTTAAAAATCTCCCCACAATCACAAACAACCATAAAATTCTTAGTCTGACATTCCTTCAAAGAAAGCCAATGAGTATATCCACAAGTTTTTTGTGGACATACATATTTTAGGTGAACATCAAGTTCAATCGGTTTCTGGTAGCTCTTCTTCTTTTTCATTGTCTTGGTCTGCAATATAAAACACCCAATCATCTTTAGTGTCGTCAAAACAAGTTTCAATCAATCCCCTATTAGCAAGACTGTTTAAGATATTACTAACCAATCTTGAATTTAGGTTCTGCAAAAATTCACTGTATATTTCAGATGTCATAAAATATCGCAACTCTTTTGTTTTCTTATTGCGTTCTTGTTTGAGAACCTGTTTAGCAATAAGCAGTGATTCATTGTATGACAACAAATGATCTAGTCTTTTTTGTTCTTCTTCTGTAGGATCTTCTATATCTTCTATGTCGATAGAGTTGGGCCTGCCAAAACTTTGAAAAACCATAGTTCTAGCAAAATTGATAAACTGATCTAGGTTTTCAATAACATATGTTTCCTGCATTATAGTTCCTAATTAAGAATGTCAAATAAATTTTTGTAATATGGCGGCTCCTTGATTAGATATTCGGCATTACTAATTTTGTAGTTTTTATACTGAACACCTAATTTATCGCAAATAAATATGTAATCTTTCCAATATTGTGCTTTTTGTGGACCAAAAATAGAATTAACTATATCTTTGGCTAGTTTTTGAATATCGTAACTGTCTTCTTTGTTAATTTTACTAGCTGGAAAATCACCAAAAGAGAAAAAGAAACAGTCAGCTAAATGATTGCCAAAACCTATACTAAATATATCAGAATAGTTAGTTGGAGGAGTAGAAAATATCCCTGATCCAAATAAACCAAATGGATCATAAGGATTTATGTCTTCGGATTCTTCCTCGTTGTCTTGATAGTCGTCGTACATTTTTATCCAATACAAAATTTGTTAGCTATTTTTTCGGCCAGCTTATAGCCCTGACTACTCAAATATTTGTTACCAGAGTAGTATAGAGTTTTGCTGGTGTGCTTGATAAACTCAACAACCTCTACTAGCAATTGATTCTTTGAATCATCTTCTTCTAGATTTTCATCTATCAATTCAGCTACGTATGTATATATGGGATCATTATTAGTAGTAACTGTTTTACAACCCTTTGCTACATCATTCAATGTATGCGTATGCCATTGAGTGCTGCATTTTTTATAGTTGTGTTTTACAGTAGTAGAAACTCCCTCTAAAGCCTTTTGAAGTTCTTCGATTGTATAACGACCATTACCAACTCCCTTATAGTCTAACAAACTAGTAAAGAATGGAGCTTTACTTTCCCAAGGCTTTCTCCACCAACTAAAAGGAACACGCAAAAGTTGGTTGGGTTTAATAGCTAAAGTATCGCCCCCAAAACGGTTTGCTAGTTTCTTCTGTAGACCATTCCATACAATACGCGAGACACGCCTAGCAGATTCTTTAAGAACCCAATAGACTTGATAGCCGTTGCGAGTCTCTACGATCCATGTAGGGACGAGAGGGAACGCCCCAATTTGTTTAAGAAAACCAGCCTTCGCCGTGTTTACTTGACGAGCAGGAAGATACTTGCCGTCTGCACCACGACCAGCATCTAAATCAACAAAACAAGTTTTATGAGAACGAACTTCGTTGAGAGTTGCATAGCCATTAACATAGAAATACAAATCTCGATCAGTATTTTCTGTTTCCTTAATAGCCTTATCTATAGTCCCACATTTAAGCATAGGACTGGTTTTCTTTTTGGGGTTTTGATTATAGGCAAAAAGAGTTGTTGCTTTTAGACTCTTTAGAAACTTATCAATTTTTACCTTATGATTTTTGGAATGATTTGTTTTATCGAACGGATTCTTAATTGTTGAATTAACTTGCATATTTTTTCCTTTGTTTTCCTAAAAGTCCAAATAAAAATGAGCGAGTTAGTTTTTTACGCTAACCCGCCCATCTTATTTATCAGCGACACCAACTGCATCCATTAGGGCCACACATTCCATCATCCTCATCTTCATAATCTTCGTCGTCAGCATATTCCTCTTCGTCATACTGACTCCAATCATAATCCTCTTCATCGTATTCTTCCTCGTCTACATCATCGTAAGAGTAGTCAGAAGCATAAAGAGGCTTTTTCAATTCGCCTTCATACTCTCCGACCACTTCATACTTACAAGTACGCAGCTTTTCACAATTGCAATCTGTTGGTACAGAAACAACGTCTGCTGGATTAACCTTGCAAATCATCAAATGATCGCCATGATCAACAGAACCAAATCCGGCAGCATAATTCAATGCTCCAACATGGTATCCATTAGAACAACCACGAGAACGATCATCGTCAACCTTTGCTCGTGGCATTTCAGGCTTATCTCCTACCATATTTCTAGTCTTACCAGTATGCTTATCTGTATAATCTGGACGCACACACTTATACGCTAGGAAACATCCATCTTCGGTAATTGGCAGATGTTCATGATCAAGAAAATCATACAATTCCTTTTGACTTGTCATGGAAGGATTTTGCATGAGATTCTCAAGAAACTTAACAAGTCCATCGAAAGGAATTGATTCTTCCATAAACTTGATGATTCTCTTCGCAATAGAAGAGTGAACAACTTCTCCGTCGAAATATACCTGACCATCCTTAACTTCGACACGACCTCCGCTAACGGCTGGTAGAGCTTTCTTGACATCAACAATCTCTAGCAACTGTTCAACAGTAGCAGTTGGAAGATTTTCCAAAATCATCTTACGATTAGGATGATCTTGTAGCACAGTAAAAGTCTTGTTACCAAGAACAAGGGTTAAAACACCATCAGTATAAATAAACGGAACGCTCATCTTTTCTTTCTCCTAAATTAAGAATTAATCAAACCACCAATAGCTACTTTAAACGCCTCATCTTTTTTAACCGCAGAAAACCACTTATTGCGATAATCTCGATTATTATCAATCTCTGTGAGACTGCCAGGATTGCTTGTTCTCATAGTATACTTGAAAGCTGGTGACTTGTCAAGCTCACTCTTTAGCTCTTGTCGTAGTGTTTTAATGTCTAGAGGAGCAAAGCTAGTAGAACTGCTTGCAAAATCAATCTTAGTAGCTTCGTCTGTAATAGTTCTTTGTTGCATATCCATTAGTCTCTTCATTTTCTGAATACCGCTATAAATAGATCGACTACTAATTTGATCTAGGCCATATACCTTTAGAATACTATCAATATGAGCATAGTATTCGTCTAGCTTTAGTTCACAAGCACCAATCCTGATTTTATCTGTTTGGTTAGTAAAGAAGTCGCCCATAATCAAGTAATCAATATGGTCTACAATTTTCTTGTTCTTAACATACTTCTTATAATCAAACCCAAAAACACTAATCATATGGTACAGAATTTGACCGACAGAGGAATGATTGGCTCCATAACCCCACTGACTATCATCAATATTATCCATTGACACACGGATTTTATCAGCAATAGACATATAATCCAAGTACTTGTCTAGCTTTTTGGCTGACTTTTTGATTTCACGGATCATCCATGTATTAAAGTCGATCAACTCATAATCTTCTTTCAGTTTTTCCACAGACTTTTCTTTGATAGCATAGATATTTCCAGAAACACCCAAAATGTCTTTCATTTCAAGATAATAATTATGGATTGTATTGAGTCCCACAAATCCTTCACAAGAAATATATCTGGTGATAGGAATGTATACAATCTCTTCCATATCTTCAAGAGACTCCAAATGATCTTCATTAAGAGTTTTTAGATAAGGAGCGTGACCATAGTTAGTATCCAGAGCAACTGTGTTAGAATCATCGCCACACAAGAAGAATAGATCATCACTACTTACAGAACCCGTCTTAGCTCTTGCCTTGCGGGTTTGAGCGATAAGGTATTTGTAGTCTGAAACCTTCTTGAAGTTTTCAAGACCAACATCATTGATAAGATCATCAACACCCACAAGACTTTCGGTATGATCCTTGGTATCTACAATAAGATAACAATAACAGTTATTCTGCTTGTAATACGCACTAAGAATCTTTTTAGCTTGATTGAGACTCTTTATATCGCAATAGAAAAACTCAACATTAGACTCTGTATAACCTCCACCCCAACTACTAGTTCCTAGAGTTCCAGAGTAGATTTGCGTGGTAAGAGCAATCTTAGTACGAGAACGTCTGGCAGCATAATAGTAGCCGAAAACATACAAAGCTTTATCGGCACTGAGATTATATGATAGGTCTGCTCTATCACTAAGATTATAGGTCTTTTGTGTTGTTGGACAAGTCCAAGACGCACCAACTCCCCAATCATTAATACTGCGGAGCTTATTAAAGGTCTGGATTGCTTCTACACGAGTTTTGCAGGTAGAAATCTTGTCGGAAAATTCCTTTTTGAGAGAATCGTAGATTTCTTGTGTCTTAGCTCTAAGAGTCTTGATAACAGCTTTAGTGTACTGCAATCCCTCGCGGCTTATATCCATGTCGAGTTCACCAATTCCAAACTCGATTTCTAGATAAAGATTCTTGCTATTAATGTTAGACAAAAAGGACTTGTAATTAGTGGCGTTTTCTTTTGCTTTTTGATTCCATTGAGCAATGTGGGCTTGTTCCTCTTTTTCTACATCACCAATAAGATGTGTAGTATCTACTGGATAAGCAATATTTCCCATAATAGCGATAACATTAGAGCCAACATTATGATACGCATTAGGAAATAGATTGTTGGAATTAGTATTACAAACATTCCAATTATCTCCAGAAAGAAGAATATTACGATTGGAATAATCCTTCTTGAAGTCAATACCATATCCACCAAAAATGGTAGGCTTTTGCTTTAGGTAGTGAAATACTCTGACTGCTTTTTGAGAGAACTCAGAATAATCGTATCGCTTAACGGCAAAACTGATTTCCAAACCATTTGGTTCAGTTGTATCGCAAGAGTGCATCAAATTAAGTGTTGGGATTCCATCATCACCAATACTGGCGATATATGTATATTGCTTACCATTAAAAAAGCTTGTTGAAGTAAAGCTCTTAGTATAAGCAAAAGGACTCTTACTTCCTAGACCAAGACATCCAACAAAATCATTGCTGGTATTTTTGGTTGAAGCTCCATAAGTTGTATAAAGCTTCTCCATATCGGTCTGACTAAGACCTGTGCCAAAATCCCGAACCTTAAAATTAGGGTCGGTATCACTTGGAAGATAAACATGAAAAGGATTGGTATTTTTTGCAGCAATATGTGCGTCGTTTGCATTGGTGCAAAGTTCACGAATTACGGCCCCAATTTTATCTGAATATAAAGAATTGCTCAAGACGTTAAACATCTTGGCGGATTGCTGAATAGTGAACTGATTTTCGCTCTTAACACCACGGGAATGAACTTCAACTGTCTTATCTGCCAATTTCATCTTATCTGCTCCAAGTTAGGTTTACTGCTCCAATCGTTACTGATACGTCAATTGTATCACACTACTAAGGTCTGTCAAGCGTCAGTCATCATCACTATCTTTTTCCCAAAAGTCTTTTTCCTCGGGAACCCATGTCGAATCATTATCGTAACCTTCTTCGTCGTCATAATCGCCATAATCTTCTATTTCGTCATCGTCTTCATCATAATCTTCTTCGTCGTCTTCGCTGACCATAATAGAAAAAGTGTTAAGAATCTCTAGAACAATATTTAGTTTCTCATTCATTTCTGATAAACTTTTTGCCATCATAGAAAAAGCTTCGCTAGATTTTGCTTGAAAAAGCTCGATTTTGGCAATTTTTTCGGTAATAGATTCTTCATTTGGATTAGATTCTGACATTAAAAACTCCTATTTAATAATATCTTTATTAGACCAATAAAATATACACCAACAAAAATAAGAATAAGCCGGGACTAAAGCTAACCATAGTCCCGACTTAATCTCAATTCTTGTTAAATTACTCACGAACCAGCGTGAGCGGCCTGTAAACGACGAACAATGTCGGCCATAGCCTCAACATTATCCACAGTCTTAACAGGCTTACGACGCTCCATAGCAGGCAATTCAATACCCTTTGCCTCAAGAGCCTTCTTTACTCGGGCATAACGAGCCATTGTGGACGGAATCTTCTGTCCCGTCTTTTCAGCAATTTCGGCATAATTCTTACTGCTATAAACAGCCTCAAGAAAAACCTCGTCACTGCAATGAACACGCTTCTGAACACCGCTTTCCACAACTACATCAGCCATAATAGAACCTCCAATTAAAAGTTACAAACCAACCAAATTTGTGTGTCTTTGCCACGCTGGCATCGCTCACACGCTACTACCTTATTGTATCACGCCTTGATTCTTTGTCAAGCACCCCTTCTTCGATTTTCTCAATCCTTCAATCCAAGGATTTCGCCCACATTGAGATTTTCAAAAGTGTCTGTATGAAACCGCCCCAATATTTCTTTTTGATTTTGCTTTATTTCAACGGGAATCTCATCCAACACTTGTATCATATGATTAAGTTTAGTAATAGCATCTTTTACTGGTGTCTTTAATTGCTTCGACAAATTAGCAAAAGTTAAAGATTCCGCCTCAATTTTACTAATGATTTCATTAACAAAACTAATAATTGCAGGATCTTCGTTGTATTTGTGAACCAGTCTTTTAGCTATCCATTTAAGCTTATCAATATCTTTACTGTTGACCATTATTATCATCTTCACAGATTGTATTGAAAAAGTCTCTAATTTCTTTAATTTTTTCCATACGGATACTTGTCATACCCTCATAAACCTTATATCCAAATAGAATCCTTACTGCCAATTTAATTTTTTCCCATAATGTATTTGGGTTTGTAGGATAGTATGAAAATAGACCAATAGAAAGATCGCAATCGTTTTCATTGCCATATTCGCCCCAATAATAATAATCGAACGTAACTACTTCTGAATGACAATCACAGCGAACGATTAATTCTTGATCTGATTTTTTCATCATACACTCCTAGTTACTAGTCGTCTATTATAAAACTAGCAACAAAATACACGAGGATGCCTGGAACAACGCCAGTCATTATAATACCAACAAGAGTTGCTAGTCTAAGTAATGTAACATCAACATTGTATTTGTTAGCTAAAAAACTACAAACACCCATAAATTTTGGTTTAGCGTTCATCTATCCTCCTTTAAACAATTATTAATATCAACTCTTGCAAAATTAGGTGTTCCTAATCCTGTTAATCCATTATAAAGGAATTCTACCTTTTTGCCAATCCACTTCTTTTTATCGGCCAGAAATTGGACAGCCTGTTCATACGAACCTTTGAATGTTGCGTCAAACTTCAAGCCGTTCCAATCAAGACTGATTCTTTTTCCCGTTCCACTCCAATTTCCTTCGCCTTCTGTGATATCGGTAATAATAGCATCGTCAGAATCTTCGGGCTTAATTTTCAAGAGATTCTTACTTCGCTTGTTTTCATATCCCATATCTTTTAGTCGTAGCATAGCTCCTTCATGTCCCATATCAATTAACTGTAGATAATAATCATTTAGATCATTTTCTGAATTAATATCAAATGAAGGAACTTCAATTATATAGTCTAACGGAACTACGTAAGTATCAATAAACCTCTTACGTTCTGTATAACAGCAAGTTTTATCTATTCCGAATCCATATCCATCATAAACATAATAGCGAACCATTTTTTCACCTTGTTCTAAATGGTCATCAGTAATATGTACTGTTCTTCTAATTAGTTTCATTAACTCATTTAGTTGTTGCTTCAAATCTTCATTAAATAGCTCTCCGTCCAAAACTGCATCTGGATATTTTTCAAAGAATGGAGCTAGAGATTTCTCGATATGAGGACAAGTCAAATACTTTTCTCCCTTACGAGTCCATAATCCATCCTTAGTTGCAACACATCTTCCACCATTGTACTTTGTTTGTAGTAAATATTCTCCCTTAGTTAAATCAATTTTGTGTTTGTAATCCTTATATTGTTTGGCAAGCATAGGCTCAACATAAGCCATGTTGTCGATTTCATTTTTGTTCTCAAAATAGCCTGTTTTTTGCTGCTTTTTGTACTTATTTTCCACTTCTTTTTGAGCTTGTTCGCTACCAGTAGTTTCGTTCTTTTTGCCTACATTTTTTGGTTGGGCAATTGTCCACTCAGAAGTAACTAGCTCACCCGCTTCAAGTCCACTAACAGTTCGATATTTATCTCCCTGTTGTTCCATTCGCCAAATACGAACGCGGCCCATAGAATCTCGTGAATATAGTGTTGGGTATGATTTCATTTTTTCCTCAATAATTAGAAGTGTTATATTCGTCCAAATTAAATATCTGACTCATTGTATCATGCAGCTTATTGATATTTAAACCCAATAAAGCTTTTGTGCCGAGTAAAATATTAACTGTTTCATCTTCAGTTAAATTATCTTCTAGTACATTTTCGGCCAAAATATGAAGATTCTCATAAATAGCCCACAAGCTATTAATATCTGTTTCTAAATCAAACCGATCTTTCATTGTTGTTCTCCAAGATGTTAGTGTCGATAGCTCGATTATATCCTACTGTTGGGGTTTGTCAAGCTGATTTCTGTTTCTAACCTTTATAAGATAATTCAGGGCATTAATGAGAGAAGGAATATCATCACCCAATTTGCCAAGTCCTTCGTTACACCGACTGCAAACGTGACCACGAAAAGTATCGTCTGTATGATCGTGATCTATTACCCATTTCCAAGGAACCTTACCACAAATTTCACACACTTCGGGTCTAGGTGGTGCTTCCTTCTTTAATTTCTTTCTGACTTTTGCGTGATGCTTGATGCACTCTCTACATCTTGTATCAAGACGATCTTTATAAAGACGATGTTTCGGAAACTCAGAAAGTTTCTTAGTTTCTTTACAGTATTGACAAGGTTTTTCTTTTTTGTTTTTCATTTTTTGTATTGGTGGAGATGTTGGCATACGATAGCCAAGTCCTAAAAATATTTCAGATAGCTTTTCTACAAGTTTATTTTGTTCTTTTTAAGAGAAATTATAGAACAAACAACATTCTTTTCTCTTTGCTTGTTTATCTTAGTTTGTTGATACAAGCTTCAACAAAAGCAAAAGGATTTTACATCAACTTTTTGGACGCCTCCTTTTAGCTTCCTAAAGTTGTCGTAGCCGTTATTAGGCTGCGAGAGCTAATTGATTTACGTCAATTAAACGTTTTTATCGACTTGTTAAAGTGGCCTGTCGATAAACCACTACTTGCTTTACTAACCTCTTTATTCTAGTCGAAACCTTTCATCCCCGTATGTTCTTATTATACACCATCAGTTTGGTTTGTCAAGAAAGAGCTAATTCTATGAGTTTTTGCGCTCTTTTGCTGGGTTTCTTATATCCGTTCTGAAATCCCTTACAAATACCATTTTTATACATTTCTTTGATATCAATATCTTTTTTGATCTGATCTATTGTTGGATCTAAAATTTTCCCTTCTTTGTTTACTAACCACCAATGAGTTTCAATAACTGGATCGTTAGGTCTATTGACATAAAAATCTATTGGAAAAGATATACATACTGGTTTATATCCAGAATTTTTCCCTCCCAACATATGAAATAAGGCTTCTGTAGCAATATAGCAAAAACCAACCGAATGAACATTTTTGTTTTTATTTTGCTCTCTCCAATATGGAGTCAATAACTTTTTTGCTTCCGGTGTCTTGAATGTTTTTCTAATTAATTTAATGGTCTTTTGTTCTTTTTTATTCATTTCTGAAATCCCAAATTTTTAAGCCATATTTTTTTGCTGTCTCATACATATTCTTGGTTCCTTTTCCTCCAGGAAACAAAATAACAGCATCAGCATAGTCAGCCATTTCTGCATTACGAATTGGACCAGCGGCCTTTTTGTGCTTTATCCATTCTGCTGGAAACATTTTTATGGGAATTTGATTTTCTCTCGCCCATCTTTCTCCACAAGCATCAGCACCCTTAGCTCCACCAGAAACAACTTCGGTAATTTGATCCCTAAGTTGATCTAGTTTAAGTTCATCTGCGTCAGTAAAATAGTAGTCACGACCACCCGCAATAATTACTCGCATGGCATACTCAAACATTCTAATTTTAATTGCAATTCATGAAGTTCTCTAGCTACTAATTTCCATCTTGGTGTTACTAGACATATATCTGGAATATAACCATTATAATCCGGCTCTACTCCATGCTTAATAATTTCTTCTGGATCTAATCCTTTTTTATTACAATATTCTCGTGCTGCTTTTTCTAGTTGTTGATCTGACATAATTTACTCCATTTGTTTATATGGTTCCCAACCTTGTAATTTATGATATTGTATATTTGCTTCCACCCAATTATCAGCCCAAATCTCCCATAATAACTCATACTCTCCATCTTGTACTGCGGCAGTATATTTGGGATGAAGATCTTTCCCTTTAATAAGTAAGAAGCCACCATCTTCTTTTTTGTCTTCCCAAGCGGTATAAAGAGTTTTATTGTTATCTGTCATTTTTTATATCTTTTTTAATTTCGTTTAAAGCTTGATTTAGACTAATTAATATTTCATTGCTAGTATCTACTAGATTGTTTGCTCGTTTTGTTGCTTCTTCAGAAATTTCTTTTAGTTCTAATACGGAGTAACATAATTCTATAACTAATTTCGTTGTGTCATTATTAGTAAAATCTAGCGTCAGTATTTCTTGGATACTTTGCTTTGATATGCTTTCGTTTTCTATTAAGGTTATAAGTTTCTTTTTTACTTCTCCATTAATCAGCTGTTTATATGGAGATTTAGTAAGCATCTTTAATATTTGGTTTATAGAAGGAATATATTTTTGATTAGTGGTCATTTTTAGTCCTTATGGTCTGGGACACAAAGTTTTATGCTCTTCTTTGGAAAAACAGTGAAATTTGTTTCAAAGGTTAGATTCATTTTATCCACCAAAAACCACACACCAATATAGTCGCCCATTTCTATTAGGGCTGAAAGAATATCCCATATATTTGTATGAGGCACTTAGAATATTCTTCTTATGTCCCCAACTATTCATCCATACTTTCATAACTTCGTTTGTATTTTTTTGACCCCACGCAATATTTTCGCCCGCCCTATCAAAACCCAAGTCCATAATATCTCTCATTGAACTATGTTTTAGTTGGTCATTTTCTGCCATCCAATCACAATGCTCAAACGCATATTTCATTAATTTGTCATTCAGAACCAAAAGATTGAGTGGTTTTGGTTTGCGCCAAATACTCCAAGGTTTATATTCAGAACGATATTGATTATGTAGAGTTAATAGACTCTCACTCATTATTTTCTCCGTTTCTAAAATCTTTTATTTTTTCGTCCGCGACCAACTTCTTTTTCTTATACTTATGTTGTCGCCCACTTTTACAATAAGGGCAATCTCCACCAGGGCGACATGAGGGATCAAAAGCCTTACTCTTATAATAAGGCTTCCTGTGTTCTTTGCCGTGATTTATTCCTTTGTCAAGGCTCATACGATTTCGCCCCGGAGTTTTTTGTTTCGATATATTTTCTGTATTCGCTCATTATAATACCGCTTACAGTACCAACATTTAGAGAACGAACACTTCCCCAATCCTTAATAGTATAAATCTTATCACAAGCTCCCAAAACATAATCGGAAAGCCCATGATTTTCTGACCCAAATACGAACAGGGGACTAATTAGATTTTTAAAATCCGCCCCATAAAGATCCTCTGTCTTATGAGAATACTTAGGGATATTGTTTTCGATAGCCACAATAGTACGATGTTGTTGACTATTAATCAAGACTTCTTCTGTTTCGTAGTAATAAAGGGGCGTATAATTATATGTACCTACAGCACCCCTCTTATCCCACTTCTTTTTTCCAGCATAATGAACAGAACTAAAACCAAAGAAATTGGCATTACGAACCAATGTGGAAAGATTAAAATCCCCCTCAACATTAATCATACATACAGACGCATCAATAGTATTATTGCGACAATATTGTGCGATTTCTTCTACAGAAAGATTCTTTAGTGTGTCTTTTACGTTGAATGAATTAAATGAGTCTGGTGACATGATTATGTATTGAGGTTTTCTAATATTTTTAGTTGCGATTTAATATTTTCTATTTCTTCTTCTGTCTTTTTTATTTCTCTATATATTAGTTTATGTTCCTCGATTGTCTTGATAAAATCTGTATGAGAATAATCTCGTAACTCGATCAATTTATTTTCTAGATGTACGAGTTCATCCTTTTTCTTTTGAATTATTTGTTGCGGACTCATTATTGGGCCTCCAAAAGACCATTTCGTTTTTCTCATCATCCCACGCACACTCAAGCTCACCTTTTGCTGCCAAGCTTATTTGTGCTGAATTATGAATCCAAAGCACAGCTTCTTCAAATAGTTTTTGGTTTGTGTTCTCGTCAATTACTGGATTATCGTTCACAAAATTAAGGGCATTACTATGGACTAGCTTTTTGACTTGATCAAGAGTTATATACTTATCAAGATCATCCATATAGTAATCTTCTGTAATAGCTTTTGCTGCTTCTGTTCTAATGCGATTGCAATAACCAACAATGTCTGTAATTATGAATGATTTGTTTGACATTATACAACTTCCTTAGTAACGGTTTCAACTGGCTCACGACGCTTGAGTTTGAGAATCTTGTGCGGAACCTTAGTTACACCAGTCTCCTTATTATAGTATTCTGGCCCCATATAGATATGGGCGATTCCGCCACTCTTATCAATGCCCCACGCTAAAATTCCTTTATCGTCAATCGATTCAACAGAAAACTTGCCACGATAACCCATAGGAATGAGTTCACCTTCTTTTAGATAATACGGGCCTTGGGCTACCTTGATTTTATCGCCTTTCTGTAAAGATCGCCAATCAAAGTTCTTGATACCTTTATGAGTACGCTTTTCTTGGGCGGATACGGTTGTATCTTTCTTACTAATAAAGACATGGTTACAGTTTGAACACACATAAGTTCTCGGCCCTGTTTCACCCAAACAATCCGGGCAGACCTTTTTGCCTCTCGCCATGAAAATTCTCCAAAGTGTTATCGTTCTTATGCTGCTAGTATACCAGAAGAAGCTGGTGTGTCAACAGACTTAGGTAAACCGTCTACGATAGTCAAGTTTCCTGCTGAATAATGACAAAAATAACTTTGGGCAATTTTTCTCTTCATCAAACCTTCTTGCTCAATTTCAATATAGACATTAATACGATAACGATTATCCCATAGATTAATAACCTTAGTCATATAGTGATGCTTAGGTTTTTTAACTTGCTTGTATAGAAGAGATTCAATTTCTAGACTCATGTTATACTCCGTTTCTATTCAAAAATTGTATCAGAATTGATAGTTAGAACAGTTTTGTCTCCAAGCCGAAATATATCTACACCTTTTTCTTCGCCCGTGTTGGCGTCGTGTAAGACTATTTCTTCTTGCCAATTAAATTCGCCCATTTTCTCCATATCATGAGCTTGATCGTACAGATAATTATAGAGGTCTAACCAGTTCAAAATATTCTCCTTTATTTAGTCTATTCTAATCATACTGCCTTTTAACCAACCGGACGTAACTGCTCCAGTAATAATTTGTCCAGATGGTGATTTTGCTCGGAAACCTGTAGAAAACGTATCTTCTTTTCCTGCCATAAATGGTCGCCAACCCGTAATTTCTATTTCGCTATATCCTTGCGATTCTAGAACCCGTGTTGCATCATCTGGTCTAATTAGTCCTTGTGGTAGTGCTATAGAAAAAAGTGTTACAAGTAAGATCACTCCAACTGATACAGCAATAATTTTTAGAACACCAGACATCATAGCTTTATTTTCATAATAAGCTCTGTTCAAAATACTTTCTCCTTATTCATATGACACTCTAAGCAATGTTGACAATGTTTACATATTGTGATTTCGACATTATTATATTCCTCAAAATTACTACATATTTCAGGAATATTATCTGGATCAAACCAATCATCAATATCACAAATACATCCAGTAGGAATATATGACTCATCCATTAGAATAAGTTCAGATTTTGAAACTCTTTCCATACAATGAGGACAAACATGATATTGCTTTGGTGTCATTTTTGTATTGTACCAGCGATCTTGGTTTTGTCAAGTCGAGCAGGGTCGTTTGGCTGAAACTCCACATCTATTTCTGGTTGAGGTAATGTTGGAGCTATTGTCACATCTTCCTCATTAACATCAGCAACAGAGAATAATCTAATACGTTTTGGTTCTGGTTTGTTTAGTTTTTCATCCATCATTAATCTCCTCTATACTATAAACCTTAACGATATTATATATAAGCCCGCAAGTTCCCTCAAAAGCTAATTGTGCCTCTTTTTCTGTATTTGCATTAATTACGTCATTATAAAGAATTGTTTGTTTATATGGATCGGCCTTCTTATAAACTTGTGCTGTTACATTAAACTGTTTCGACTGCATTATATTTTTCTCCATAATCTTTTAGGAATTGAGATATAGCCACGTTTTTTTGCTTGAACTCATAGTCTATGGTTGCTGGTAACAAAAATAGCTCTTCGTGAAGCTCATAAACATAATCTGAATGAGCTTTGTCTGTAGGAGATGCTTTGCCATTACTAAAGTGCATAACTGGCGTAATATCTCGCCATGTTTCATAACACATTACCATAGCAGTCTCAGGATCAATACCAACATTATTTAGTCGATGATGGTGAGAATCGTATGTTATGGGAATTTGTGTAGCAGGATGGAAAATCTCTACTAATTCTTGTACATTCCAACAATTAGGTTTGTCGTCAATTTCGATAGTAATGCGCGATTTACAATTATCGTGCAATTGGTCAAAAGATTTGAGAAATCGCCCAATAATTTCTTCGTGGGAGCCTTGCTTGTTATTGATATGAAAGTTAATGGGCGAATTATGATTAGTTGGAAGTCCGATGCGGTCGAAAAACCAACTATAGAAATTTAGTTCTTGAATAGAGTTCTTGACGGCATTTTCATTAGTAGATGCTAATACCACATAAGGACTCGGGTGGTTTGAAATTCTAACACTAGATTGCTCGATTGTTGATTTGATATTAGTAAATTCATTATCAATATCGTTATAATTAGGCAAATCTTCTAGCTTAACATTAGCTTCGTCCATTGTGATAAGGGGAAACAGAGAAGAAGAACAACGATAATCCCAACCTAATTGATCGCACGTTTGAATAATTTTGGTAGTTACTTTGAGATTATTAAGAATTCGCCCACCTAATATTGCTAGGGCATCTTGTCTAGGTAAAGCTGAAAATCTAGAAAATGTCATTGTCTGGAACTCGTATCCAGATTTCTTTTTATCTGCCAAATAAATACAGCATAGAGAAGGTTTGTTCATAACCCTATTATACCCTAGTCCGTGGATTTGTCAAGCTTCGGTTGCGTCTTGATATTCTGTGAGTAAGGCTTGTCTCATTTGTGGATTAATATTTATTGGATCAAAATAATAATTAACATCTTCAACAAATCTATCTGGCATCACTTCCATGATTTTGGGTGTATAGATTGTATTTTTAGATTTTAGTCTTAGTTCTTTGGCGATATGGTACGACCACAAATAAGCATTTACCGCCCTAATATATTTTGGGCGATCAAAATCTTCGATTCCAAGTTGTTCAGCTAAATTAAGAACCCTTGATTCGCAATCATGTTCAAATCGGATTATTGTTTCGAGACTTTTTTGGAGTTGTTCTTCGCTGTATTCTTTATCTAAGTGCATGATCCAAGTAAATAAAAGATCATAGTCTGGTGTTTGTTCTTCCCACCCCTCTTTATTCTCTCGCCATTGTAGGTAATGACAATATTCATGAATAAAAATTTCGAAGCTTAATTTGTGTTTCATAGCGACAACAAGCTCCATTTTATCTCCAGCTTCAAACCATCCTCCATATCCTCCTGCCAGTTGTTCTTTGTTGTGAAGAAAAACAGAGATATTGTCTCCAAGAAGTTCTTGGATAGCTTTTGCTAAGAATTCAGATTTGGTCATTTTCGCTTGTTCCTTGTGCTAACCCACATAAATACGCTAGTTTCATCAATTCTTTTGGAGAAGTATTAGCTAGATCTATCTTGTTTTGAATAAATGGTTTATTGAACCACTTTTCGAATTTCCACTCTCTTACTTTATCGTGCGTTATACAATATTTGTAGTTTAGTAGAAATACTCCAGAATGATATTCATTCGTTATTGTCACATGAAAATTAATATCATTATCAGTATTGATAATTTTACTAACATAACCTAAATGTACATAATTTCTCTCTGGAGTATGATGATCTAGAGGCATCATATCCCACTCTTCTCCAACATATAAAGAATCTCCCGGTTGTACTTTTTGTGCTTCTTCTAGTGTCATTAGATAATCCACTCCTGTTCTAGTCCGCCCAAAGCTTCACTCACTATCGGTAATTGTTCGCAGAATATCTTCTTACATCCTTTTGCTATCTCTTGATGTTCTTTTTGAGTGCCGTTCTTTTCTCTTAAAGCTATATAGGTAATCCATGAACGAATTGTTCCATTGGCATATAGTCGCGTTGGAGTACAAAGAGGTAATACATTTCTAGCACACTCTTTAGCAACTCCGTCTTGTAACATACCTTCATAAATAGCTTGAGATTTAGCTATATTTTCTCTTAGCTTCATATTCCACTTAAAAACAATTTCTTGATCTAAGTCATTAGTGCTGTTTTGTCTATTTTTTGTGTCTTGTTTACGAAGCTCAAATAGTGGAATTTCTTCTGCTAACAATTTTGTATTCGAATATCTTTGAGAAAATTCCTGAAATGAAAAACTTCTATGTCTCAATATTTGTGCAGCAATAGCTCTAGTGGTATTCAGCTCTAGTATTAGGTTAGCCATTTCAAATATAGACCAGTGTTTCTTCTTTATGCAATATCTAATAAGTTTTGCTATATCGTCTGAATCTTGATTTTCTGGATTTGATACTCTCGCACAATAAGCTATTAAACTCTCTGCTTCTGGAGTTATTGCTACTAATTTTACTTTATCTGACATATTATTTTTCTCCATATTGTTTATTTGTGTAAGATATATCAAATTCATCAATACTACACATTTCTTCGTCCCAATTTCCATTACGCAAACCTAATCCTAGAAATGATTCTCCATCTCCATACAACATTGATCCACTTTTCCATGTTTTATCAAAATACTCTTGAGTTATCCTTATTGGTTTGTCTCTATTTATGTATGCTGTGGCATCAAATACTTCGGTTCCTTTGTCAAACCATTCTCCTTTAGATATAAATACCATATATTTTTTGGATGGTTTCCAAAACTTTGTGATTTGATTCCAAATTGGTCTAAATATATATGCACCAATAACGCTTGCCGCCCCACTAATCAAACCGTTAGTTACTGGAACTAAAATTGGGGCGCAAGTATATTGGATTTCTTTTTCTTCTGATTTATCGGTCATCTTTTTCCCATCCATCACAATGCCCCCATTTGTCAATTAGTAATCTTTCTGGTAAGCCTTCTGGTGGTGGTTCTCTACCGCACCACATTTCGTCATGAAATGAATCATACTGACGGTATTTACAGTACATACATGGTTGTTCTGCATTTGGTTCAGAATACCATAAAAAATTATTTTCAGTCATTATTAATATATTCCGTTGTCATAATCTATTTCGCCCTTATCTATTCGTTCTTTATATTCTTTTTGGTATTGAACCCACTTATAGTCTGTCATATGATTATACATTTGTAAATAAGCCTCACGAAGATTAGTGTGGCTATCAGTAACAAGAGGATCAGTCCCAGGCTTTGTCCATCTATAAATACTTGGCTCAGTATCTTTTCCTTTAATCTTTTCAAAAGAGTACCCAAATTTTTGACACCAGTTTTTAACTTCTTTTTGTGTAAGTGGCATAATTATTTGTTTAGTTTATCTTTCTTATATACTTTTAATATATCAACTACATACGACCTAAATTGAATCCAACCCTCTCCAGTATAAGGATAATATGATTCTATTCCACTAAGATAACTAATCGCAACATCTATATTTTTATGAACTATTCGCCCAAAAACAAAATTAATTAACGAATTTACTGGTGGATTTCCCCCAAAATCTTTAACGGTATCTATACCAAGATAAGATTCTGCTAAACATCGCCCACAGCTATTATAGTGATACTCACAATCTCCGCAATGAGGATTTTGTAGGTCTTCGATTAGATCTTTTATCTCTTCTTCGTTATATTCTATCTTATCAAATTTTTTCCATAAATTATCGATATTGTCTATTAGATATTTATTGGGCGATTTACGAATGCGCGAATAGTTTTCTTCTATCCATTCATTTTCGTGTTGAGTTGTTCTAGTGGTGGCTTGATCGACATTATATTGGATATCAAAAAGATTGTTACATAATTTGTCTAATTTCACCCTATAAAACAATAGCTTCTTTTCTGTGTCGTTTAGAAAAACTTTTGTTTCAAGAGGATTTTGGGCGTATTGTATAATCATACTGTTTTAGACACTCATTTCGCCCGTTCTTGTTTCCATCACAGCTTTAATTTCATCGAAACTCCACGGCTCACCAAAGATTTTACCATAGTTTACACAATTGTCAACTCCAACATCTAGAGTTTTTCTTTTAAGGATTCTATCTTCCCTATCTAGATTTCCATGAACATGACCAAAAAGATGCCAACTTCCATGAAAACTCTTTGCCCAGCTACGCATTGGGTAGTGCATCATAAATATCCATTGTCCTCGATGATTAATCTCTATATACTTATCAACTAGTTTTACTTTGCCGTAAGTCTTTTGTAGTTCATAAAGATCTTTTGCTCGGTCATGGTTCCCAATTGAAATATAGATATTATTACAGTTAAGAGTCTTAAGGTAATCTCTAACTGGACTTCCTCTATAGCTCACATCGCCCAAAAGGTAGAGATGATCATTTTGTTTGACTACTTTATTTATTTGATCAGTCATGAATTGATTCATATCGTGTATATTGTCAAATCCACGATTACAATGTCTATTGATATTTCCGTGGCCCCAATGCTGATCCGAACTTATATATATATCGCCCATTATCTTGCCCTCGGAGGCATATCTCCTGTTCTTTGAATTTTATCAAGACGATCTTCTACTATATCAAGCCTATCTCTCATTTTTAGAAGTTGTTCAGTATCCTTACAGCTTTCTTTGGTAAAATAAAGCACATGCTCTACAAAACAATTAGTTTCATATTTATTGAGTTCTGCACGAACAATAGCTACTATAGAAAGCAATATAGCGCCAACAGAAACAATCCATACGGAATAAGACTTCATAATATATTTCTCCTTTATTTATCTGTTCTAATATTTTTTACGCTATCTACTAATTCATCATTGATATAAACATCTATATAACAATCGCAGTTTGTGCCTTCTTCATACGTTTCTACATCAATTCCGCTCTGTAGTCTAGCATTATATTTATTTAAGAGCGACTTTAATTCTTGATAAAACGGTCCTGTTTTTTCATCAATCCACATAATATACCTCGATTAAAAATATTGATGGACGTTTTGCGTGAGCTTTTCAGGCTCCACCAGAAGTGCCTGCTAGTTGTTGTAGCGTTACACACCCAAGTATACCCCTGATTAACAACCGTATACTTGCTCTATCTCTGTCGCAATTAGTCTCCCGAAGGTCAGAATACGTCTGATCATGGCGGAATCTGCCGCCCCATCCCGTCCATCAATACATACTTATTATAGCACAGGGATGGGGTTTGTCAAGTGAGCAGATTGACACAATTTTAGTATCTCCATCCAGTTGTTTCACCAAAAGCATTATAAGAATTATCTCTATAAAGAGCTATTGACACTTTACCTTTTTCTCTCGCCTTATTCATTTCTCGCTCTACTATTTTTCTGTATTTTGGTTGAAGTCTATATTGATCTGAAATATTATCGAAATAACACTCAACAAATTGGGCTAAAACTTCCGGTGGCCCCTGAATCCTCACCATAAATCCTTCTTCATCTAATTCAATATGAAGTTGATCTAATTTATCAAATTCACCTACAACCCAATCGTCCGCAGCGAGTAGTATACCACAACTCAAAATAAGTGTCAATAAGGCGCGCATTTATCTTTTTGTTTTGTAGTTTTTAAGTTTCTTTCCATTCAATTTCGTGCTATCTAATTTTGATTCTAATTGATCTAATTCTTTAAGGGCTTCACCCAATTGTTTGTGAAGTTTTCTAATTTCTTTTACTCTGAGTTTGTGAGTGGCATCTTCTTGCCAAATATTGTAAATGTTGGACTTTACTTCTAGTTCGCCAGAACCATCCTCAAAAATATTCCCCTTAATCTGCTTACCCTCAAAATCAACCCTATAAGCAATCTTATCAGAAGGTGGCTCTGATATATAGACCTTAATCATTTATTTCTCCTTATCATATATTTCCTGTAACTTCTTTCCAAATTCTCCAAGAACAATAAGTTCTCCCAGCGTATCTGTAATATAATCATGAACCTCGTCATAAATTATATCTATAAATTCTTGTCTAAGTTTAGGTTGTGCGTTGAATAGGTCTAATACTTTTTTCTTATCTTGTCTCCATAGAAGATGTTCTACTAATTCAGATATAAGGAAATGAAACTTGAACTCAAATCCGTCTGTTTTTTTATTCATTTTTATCCTTCTTAAACCCATCATTTATCATTAGTGGTCCCGTATGAAACACAGACAGCTTTTCATTATATAGAGGTAAATGAACTCCTACAACCCTATTTGTCTCTTGACATCTAAGTAAACAAATATCTGCCCCTTCACCCTTAATCCACTCTCCATAATGAGAAACAGTTGGATCAACTATTAATTCTACGGAATGACCATCCATATCGACATAAATAGACATTGATGGCTCATAGTTCTTAGCTTCTTCAATCAGTTTTGACATCATATAATTAAATCTGTCTACGTCATATTTTTGTCTCTCTTTAAAATCTTCATCATTTTGATCGGTCATTTTCTGGTTCCTTCTCTATTGTTAGAACATTAAGTGGGCCAGACAAATACCAGAATCCTCCCGATCCTTTTGTAGCAAGCCATTCTTTGCCCTCAATTACAACGATAGTATATTTTATATCACTGTTTGGGTTATGTACTTTAGTAATACCTCTTTCACAACCACAAAATATCAATAATAGCATCAATATTAGAGAATATTTCATTTTTCGTCCTTCTTTTTCTTTTTCTTCTTTTCGCTTCCTTGTTTTAGTTCTGCATACTTCTTGACGTTTTTCTCAAGACGTTTTATATATTCTTCTTGTTCTTCGGCTTTTTTACAAACTTTTTTAATTCGCTTTTTTGTCCAGTAGTCCCAAAATCCCATGTCTCAAAATGGCGACAGCCTATCCTCCTTGGTATTATCTGATAGTAATTTTAGATTTTCATATTTAGTAATAATTTCAGAAAGCTCATTAACTAAATCTGGATCTGAATTTCGTAAAGCTCCTAGTAACAGTTTTGTTTCTTCAAAATATAATTTTGCAAATGATTCATTCCAAGGAATATCGAGACAGTTATCAATACGATCTATAAGTTTGATTGAGCGACATTCTCGCGGAATTAAAGCTAGATGTTCTCTGTCCATCCTTTTTCTTTGTTCTCTATTATATTCTGGATGTTTTTTGGATACATTTGTCAAGCACGAAACGTAATGACCTACTGTGCTTCCAAAAATATAATCTATTTCATTTTGAGTAACTCCACAATCTTCTATAACGTCATGTAAATATGCCGCACACACAAGTTCCTCTGTGCTATAGTAAAGCATCATGGTCTTGGAGGCAACCCTCATTGGATGAAAGATATATGGATCGCCCGAATATTTACGAGTTTGATTTTTATGGGCTTCTCTAGCAAAATGGGCGGCTTGAATTATTCGGTTTTGCATTTTTTAAGTTCCTGTTCTAGTTTTACGATATACTCTTGAAATTTTGCTAGTTTTGATCGGGTTTCTTCTAGTCTTTTCCATATTGATTGTACGCGAATATCTTCGTGATTTTGGGCAAATTCACGCATTTCTGTAATGCCAAATTTCATGTTTAAGTATGATCTTGTTTCCATTTTTTAATTGCTGTTACAGCCTCCAACAAATAATACATACGTTCATCATCATCAAACATTCCATCTCCATTTGGTGCTGCACTATAAATAGTTTCGCCACCACAATGAGGAACATCTACTGTAAAACGCCCATGTCTGAGTCGTAAATATCCAACCAGTTTTCCTCGACCATCAAACGCATCGTATTGTTCAGGACAAGCAAAGCAAGTTAGTATAAGTTTTAGTCCGTCAATAATTATTTCGTTCATATTTTTACTTTTCTAATACAAAGTATGTTATCAATATCAATATCGTTGAATATATCTGAATTACATTCTATAATATCAATAACTTCTCTAATACTATCGGCATATAATTCTTGAACTTTTATTGTTGTTCCATAGTAATATAATATTTCAAATAATATCATAACAACTTTAGATGTCCGCACAATTTATCTAATTCCTCAGAAAGATACGGCCCAAAAGCCGCACAAGTATTTGTGGGAACTCCATGAAATTCTGTAGCTCCATTATCTGTAATTAGGTGTGTTTCAATTCCTAACTCTTTTCCCTTTTCTACAAGTGCTAGTAATTCTTCTTCGGAGTCTACTGAGACACAAATTTTGGTGAAACTATTTTCGAGCCAGTGTTTTTCAACTTCTGTTAGAAGAGTAGTATATTCATACAAAAGTCCACACTCTAAAGCTTGTTGCATACGTCTAGTTATAAAAGACATTGAGGCGTGAGAAACTTGTGCTGCGATTTTTCCTTTGCGCATATTGAGCTTTTTATTTACGACAATAACTTGTTTAGTGTTCATTTAATCAATCCGTTAAGTTCTCTAAGATGTTCACACGTTAATTTCCATTCTTCCCCATTTTGGGGAGGATATCTTTCTTTCAAATACGCAATATATCTATCCCATGCCGCTTCTATCTTTGTTAAAATATCGGCAGCTTCGTCAATCTCTCCGTCATGACAATAATCATAGTTCATTAATCTACTAACTAGATTTTTGGTCTTTGACATGACTATACCTCTCTCCAATACTTTACAACCTTTTCGGCCTGCTGAACTTCAACAAAACCCAAATAGTTATCAAAGCGTGTAGTTTCATAGGAAGAATACCAACCATCCAATTTGAAGTATTTGGTTTCTCCATTCTTTTTTGCTGAAAAAATTACCCAATAATCTGATCCTTCATAAGAAGTAGAACTTGCTTCAATAAAATCAAGGGTAAATCCGTGGATAATTGCGGATCGCTTATTTCCGTTATCAATAAGTGTCTTAAATCTAAGAAAATCGTTATGATTTTGCTTACCGCTAAGTGCTGCTTTTAGCTCATTGATCATTATACATCCTTCCAATAGTCAATCATTTTTTGAGCCTTTTCTACTTCATTAAACGCAAAATAATCATCGAAAGTTGAACCTTCATAAGAAGCATACCAACCTTCTAGCTTAAAGTATCGTGTTTGACCATCCTTAGTGGCTGAAAATACTACCCAATATTCAGATCCCATATCTTCGCCGCCATATCCGTCCTCATGCTTGAGAGTAAAATCACCGAAAGTCTCTTCGCCGTAACCATCATTGATAAAATCTTGAAAATTATCGTAGTTTTCATCCTTTTCGAGCGTATTTTTCAATTCTTCCAACATTATAAGCCTCCTTAAAATCTTTGACAAAATCTTTCTGTGTAGTACGAATTTCCCACCAATTATCTATTGCAAAATCTCTAAACCATCCACTCGTGAGCGTGGTACAAATTTTCTCTTGCGCTGCGCTGAACGCTATTCTACCAGGCATTTGTGGTTTGTCAAGCACTAGCTTTGGAATAATAAATCTTTCCAGAGCAATAACATACGCTTCTTCTTGCACACATCGTATTTTATCTTCATGAGATAATTCATCCCACAAATCTCGTTCGCACTTAGCGAGTTCTGGATTTCTCTTGAGTCGTTCATAAATCGGTTCCGCATAATAAGCAACTATACGATGAAGAGAATCATGGTCGAATACTTTGTCTACAAAATCATCAAAAAACTCTTCATTAGTTTTATTAAGAGAAGGAACACGATCTTTGAATTGTTCTTTGGTAAGCTTAATTCGCTCTTTTAGAATAGGATGATCCAATGAAGTAATATCACTCCCCAAAAGCTCCTTAATTTTTTGTAGTTCAGAGATATGTCTCATGAATTTGATAGGACGCCAAACATGACTTCTTTTTTGAATATAGAGTTCTTGAGGAGTACAGACTACAAATCTAAAAATCTCCTTATCGTCAACTTTGTAAGAAGCTTCTGTGTTAGAATCGCCCACAAATTTATTATTGTTTAGAGAATCTCTATTGATAAACTCAATATTGTTATCGTATGAGACAGCAGACTTCCCCTCAAAACTTAGACCGATTTTATTTAAGTCGGCTTCTGAGGCAATAAAGTCCCAATCTGAACTATTGGAGTTAGATTCATACGAAGTGCCTTGCCAGTATCTCAAAGCTCTTGAACCAGTTAATAGAATCATTATGCTCCACCCCCAATAGCTTCTGCTCGTCCAGCTTCAATCCTGTGTTTTCTTAACTTTCCCCAATTAGTAATGGGCCATTTCCGTCTTTTTTGTACAGCGGCTTTTGCTTCTGTAAGATTATAGGCAATCGCAAAAGCTAATCCGCCCGACCAATCCGGCTCAAAACCGTGCCATACATACAATTTCAGTTTTGGTTTCTTTTCCATAAGAAAATTTGGCCGGTGTGGACACATTGGGGCATCACCCCCTCCCGCCACTCCGTTTAACAATCGGGTGAAATTATACCGTGTAGTGATGTTCTTAGGTATTCACTTAACCCCTGCTCCCGCTTCCCACTACGGTCTGCTCCTGCCAATATCTCCTGTTTGTTTTGATTCTTGTCGATACACCTATTATAGCATAGAAGTCGATACTGTCAAGCCTCAGACGATCCCAAAATGCCGCATGATCTTTTCAACTATTGCATAAATTGCGTATGGAGGAAAAAATATAGCAAGTAATTTCCACCAACCTTGGGCAACAACCATTCCTGCAAAATACATAAACATTAACCAAACAGACGCCATATTTAAGGTTGGATATTTTTTAGCCTGCTTTTTTTTCTTTTTGGAGATTGGGGCGGGATTCATCGGATACTCCTTTTTCGGTAGGATTATATAGGGTCTTAATTTTAATCATGAAGAATGTTCCGCAAAATGCTCCTGATGCTAATGGAATTAAATAGTAAACATTCTCCGAATAAGATATTACACCATAAGCAAGTAAAGAATAAATAACGCTTGTTGTTACTGCTCCCCTTAAAGCTTTGCCTTCATTGACGCATATTATATAGTATGAATAAAGAGCATCTATAATAAAATAACATATGAAGATTTGTAGGGCTGTTATATATGAGAAGTCTGTACTATTCATGTTCGACCTTGGTACTTTAGATTAGACATATCAATCTGATATATCAAATATTTTCCGCCCAATAGCTCTTATTTCTTCTATGCTAATATCTTCAACAGTAGTCCAACTAACTTGGGGCAATTTTCTCCAGCCAGGAGGTTGCCAGATGCGATAAACCTGAAATAGTATTCCCCCTATTGCTCTAATTTCACCCTTTTTTAAGCCCTTTTCACTGCTTGTTAGAATTGCCCCAAATCCTCCCACCCATTCATATTCGATATGGTCAATAATAGCCGTAAAATGAGACGCTCTAAATCTTGCTTTTGTTAAGTCCACATTGACCCCCTTAATTCTATGAGTTTGATTAATTTTTCTGTATCTTCTTTTTCGTATTGTTCTTCTAATTCTTCCGCTTGTTTGTATCTTTGTTTTTTGTCTAAGTAGTGAGATATTGGATTTTTGTTTTCTTTTTCTTCGTAGAAGTCCATCGGATCTTTTCTATTAGGGCGATGGATTGTCCACCATTCATAAAGTTCTCGAAATTGTTTCGCTGCTTCTATTTGGTGATCGGGACAAGGATATTCTTCATTCACACTGTTTTCGGCCCAAGCGACATATCTATAAAATCCTTCCTTACCTTTTTCGTTCTTTTTTCCAGATCGCCCACCTATTTCGCCCTCACAAAATTCATAACAGAAAGCATCAAACAAACAATGTAAGATACGAGTATCCATGTCGTACCATTCACCACGAGGAAGTTTACTTACAAGAGCGTGTGTATGATTAACGAAACGATTTCTATATTCGCACTGGATACTCCACCATAAATCACCTGGGAAGTATACAATATTTTGTAGTGTATCTAGGAATTCTTCAGCAAACCAATATCTCCAAGAATGTTTGGCTTTTAATTCTTTTCTCCAATTATCCCATCCTTCAAAAGAAAGATAGTGTGGTTTTTTCTCACCTCTGATCCAGTTCGCAAATTTAGAACATGACCAGTAATTGATTCGTGTGCGTTTTCTTAGCATCATACAATTCGTGTTTATAAAAAAAGATAGCGTTTAGTCTTACAAAAGCAGCTATCAGTAAATCTACGGTTTTGCCTCGGACTTTTATATCCTATCGGGATACCCGCGACCCGAAACTTGTGTTTGGCAATATTACTATCATAGCACAACAAACCAGTTTGTCAAGCTCAAATCCACAGATTGCCACAATCACAATTTGGGTTACTTGTTTACTTTAATTAAATTTTTAACTTTGTTATATTTTCTTTTTAATCCAATATCTAAACGATCTTGATATAAATAGTTAGCTATTTTAACTACAGCATCCAAACTAGAAACACGTATTCTTGAATCTTTATGTCCTTTTTTTGATATATTTTTTTGAATTTTGTATTTTTTGATTTTGATCTTATTAAATAAAGATACTATACTGGACCAATCTTGCTCGTATGTAGAACCAAGAATAAACTGTTTTGCTTTATTTGTAATATAAAAACATCCGTCTCCATCAAAATATCCTCTATAAAATAGATAGTGCTTATTTTTAGGTATCAGTTTTAATAATTTATTTGGAGGAGTATAGTTTTTTTTGTTAAAGTCAAAAGATATTAATTTAGAAACAAGGGCTATATCATTAATTGCAAGTGTAATATTTTTTTGTCTTTTAACTCCTTTTTTATCCACCCTCTCTTTTCTAATAAATAAACTCCACTTTCCTACTTTAGTAAAACAGTTTTTTAGGATCTTATAGTCAGTAAATAAAATTTGACACTGTAAACTACAATATTTATGATTTTTTGATGATTTATAAAGGAATCCATCAGCCCATAAAAACCCTAAAATATAAATTTCTTCATCTGTTAAGTCTTTAAAAGATTTATTGTACCAATCTGTTTTTCTAGGAGCATATCTTCTAATATCATATTTAGAAAGTTGACCATAAACGTGATTGGTTGTACATCCTAATTTTTTAGCTATTAGAGAAGCGGGATTATTTTCTTTAATAAATAATCTATATAATAATTTCTTTGCTATCATGATTGTATTTTAGTCTATAAATTTCTAGCTCATTTAGGCATTTAAAAAAGGTATTGTTGTAATAAATTTCTTTTGAGATATGGTAATGACAGAAAAACCAAGCTTTAGGAGCATGAATATTCCATACTTCTTCTAGTCCCCAACCAGTTCTATTATTAAATAGTGGAGCGTTTGGAGGTATAAGTTGTGGTGTCAAAAACCTTGGACAATCATGTGTTAGAACAATATCTGGTTTAATTTGTTTATATAGTTTAAAACATTCTTCCCATTTATCTATAGTCATTTCCTCTGTCTCAAACCAGTCCAAATTAGGAGTTCTATACATCCTATCAATAGAATACGCTCCTCCTATTTGGAAAAATTTAACACCATTTAATTCTTCATAACTAAAATAATCTTGGTAATAATGAGGAGTAAGATGTATTAAGTCGTGCCGACAATGATTGCCTCTAATGATGCGCACTTTATCACTATCAACATTCTTTAGAGTATCTCTTGGGTCACACATACAAAAATCGCCCAACTGAACTATAAATTTATTGCGATCCTTCTCTCTTACTATTTCGTGAAACAAACGTAGCTTCTGATGAACGTCTCCACAAAGTAAAATTTCACCAAATTGTTGTTTTTTTATAGTCATTTTATTGCCTTAAATTATGCTTTATCTTGTCTGTCTTGATAGTCTCTTCCTTCTCTAAATCCAATACAATATGCGTTTTTAATCCAAAAATGAATCATATCCCATTGTTTATCTTTATCTTCATTGCGTGGAACCATGATATCATTGTATATTCGCTCACCACGAATACTAAATCCTTCAATGTCTTGATACCAATTTTTGAAATGTTCTTCTGTGTCGATATCTTCTTTAGACACTTTCTTGCCTCTTCTCCAATTCGTCCTGTACAATCAATGCCATAACATAATGTGCAGTAAATGGCACTTCTCTACCCTCAAGCAAATAACCTCCAATAAAATCATAAAACCGCCCAGGATTCTTCTGAAATTCCTCATAAACAGAAGGATATTCCCATGCCAAATATCGCCCAACAGAAATCATATAATCATCAATTTGATGTCGCAGTTTCTTAGACATTATATTGCTCCAAAGTTGTGTTTGTTTCTCAACTACTGTGTATCGAGTATACCATACATCTAACCTTTGTCAAGCGTCACTTATGGGAATAGATTTGATCTTTTTTATTTTATTTTGTTTGTCTTCGTTTATAAGTTCAGCTATTTTTGCTCTCGCCATTTTTTCAAGAGGGTATTTTTCAATTTCTTTATAATATCCAACGACAGCACTTGCATATGTCTCTTTATAATACCAACTAAAAATAAACCAATGTTTCTTTATCTGAAACCAAGATTCTCCAGTACCGTCTTCAAATTGTACGATAGAATATCGAGTCATTCATAGCCTCCAGACTTATATTGATTTGTTTTGAATCTTGATTCTTTCTTTTTCTTGGTTTTATGTCTATATCCACAAACTTTACATATTTCTCCATCCCCTATAATATTCCGATCACAACCACAGCACCAACTTTCTCCTAATTTTGCTATACGGCTTTTTTGTCTATTAGACAGAATTTCTTCTTCGTTATAGTCTAAATCGAAATCTTTTGAGCTTGACATACTTATATTTTATCACACAGTCTGAGATTTGTCAACTAAAGCTCTATATTGGGTGGAGAAATTTCTACTCGCCATCCATTTGGAATATGTTCTTTATTGCTTCCTAATCCTTTTGGATAAGTTTTTAAGAAAGATACTCCTTCGTCTGCTTCTACTTCTGGTATATTTCTACTTTGAACTTGATATGTTCTATAAACTTCTCCATCTGGTTTAACTAAGGCTATATTATATGTTAGAATAGGTTTTGCTTTTTCTGCTTGGATACCTAAATATACTATAGTAGGAGTACCTATAAACAGTAATACAAACACAAAATGTAATAGAACTGCTAAAAATCTATCCAATAAAAAATCAATATCAAACCAACGCATAAATCTTTCCCATCTTTTTTGTCTAAGGTATTCTCGTATCATTTAAAAGCTAACTCCCAATGACTTGCACAAACAGGCAAATATTTTTCTTCGCATCCTAATTCCACAGAATTACCTTCGATGGTAGGAATCCCATCTATCATTTTCAGATTGAATACAGCCTTTTGTCTACAATAAAAACACGTAGTCTTAATTTCATCAATAACATCAGCTATAGATAATAATAAAGCAGAAGCAGGAAATGGTTCTTTTCTAAAATCAGTTCTTAAACCATAACAAATAATAGGTGGACTACCTGTATATGTAGCTCTCCTCATACATTTAATGATTTCGGTTGATAAAAATTGTACTTCATCAACTAAAATAATATCAGCATCTTCATGCCAGCCAAACATAGTTTGGTCTTGTTGAATAATAAAATCCGCCTCGGTTTCTAATCCGGCTCTAGATTTTACCGTTCTTTCTCCAAAACGAGTATCAATAGCTGGCTTAACTACATCTACTTTCTTACCTTGTTGACGATAAGAATGAGCGGTTGCTAATAAATCAAGCGTTTTGGCACTTCCTACAACCCCATACTTAAAATAGAGTTTAGCCATTATTTATATTCCTTATAACATTTATTGTTAGCTATTGAATTAATTATTCCATGACTGATATTATAGTCCTTAGCTATATGTCTATGTGTTTCTTTTCCTTTAGATAGTCTTTTTCTTATTTCTTTAACTTGTGTAAGATTTAATTTTCTTTGACTTAATAAATATTGTTCATATTTTATTCTTTGTTTTATTATCTTATCAAAATTTTTCTTTTTTCTTTTTAGGAATATTGTTGCGTCCTTATACATAAAATCCATTAGTTTTTTAATTTCTTTGTACCCATATAATCTAATATCGCAAGTATAAGTGTTTTGTTTGGTTTTTTTATATTTTACCATAAAAGAAGATATATTTAATTTTCTTTTAAAGAACCTTAATAAATATTCACTAAAGTCACTATTAGAAATAATCATAAAGGTATATTTATTTTGATTTTTACTCTTCGTAACAGATATACCTCCATCACCATCAAAATATCCTCTTATAAAGTGATGAATTAAATTTTTAGGTATGTGTCTGTATGGAAATTTTAAGGTATAACTTTTTTGATTATCTAATCCCTTATTAATTAAGTGATTAGTAAAAATTTCTCCGTATATTTTGATATATTTATATTTACTTTGTTTATTTTTGTTGTTTGGAGTATAATGTTTCGAATCTCCTATTTTCCCAGAATATTTTGTGTACTTTTTAAAGTAACGCAATATCTCTATATCTCTAGCCTGTAATTCAATTTGAACGTACTTATTACTTTTCTTAGTAGAGATATGACCATCTGCACATATAAATCCAAATAAATACGCTTTATCTTCTGTATCTATGACTTTAAAATAATCGTGATCTTTATTATGTATATGTTTATTATTCATTTTCTTTTAGCAGAAAGTTATTGTTGATGACTTTAAAACTTATATCTGAATCTTTACTTCTAACAACTATCCCCTCTGCTTGTTGTTGTGGAGAAGCGTTTGGAAAGAAGTCTTTATATTTTATGTCGGATAAAGTAAATAGCTCATTAATTGTATATTTAAAATTATCTCCTTGTTCGATAATTGGAACAAATTTAAGTTCTATTCTCTTTATAATATCTAACGCATCGTCAATTGGTAGCTTTTTATTTGTTTCAATATCTACAACGTTGAATATATAGATGTCTGGTTCTGTTACCTTCATCTTATTTCCTTGTATATTTCCAATTACCTCTCCCTGAATAGCTACTTTAAATCCATCTTGATGTAATTTTCTAAGCTTATTTTCTATGTCATACTTCTCGCTTAGTTTCCAGAACATATGGTCGGGTTTTTCTTTGTATGAATAATTTCGCCCACAAACATGATAATCTCCCGCTGCATCAATTAAAAATGTGGATGATGTACCATCCAGCTTTAATGATATATAGTATGGGCGACCCCAAAGAGCCTCGATAAAACGATACTTGTCGTTATTCTGAACTCTTTCTTCGTCTGTCTTAGAAATAGGCCAACTAAATCCGCCCTTAACATCTCCTTGAATAGCTGTTGGTACTGGTGGTTCATATTTTTCTATTCCTAGAAACTCTGTAACATCAGCACCTTCAACCGCTAAACCTATTTCTGGGAATTTATCTATAGGCATAGCAACGCCTTGGGATAAGACTTTTTTTAATTTTATGCTCTTGAGTCTATACTTGTTGATACCATCACGCCAGCAGGATTTTTTAAGAAATTCGTAGCGAGGCTCGTCTGGCAATAGGCTGTCTATCTCAAAAAACAAACAGAGGTCGTCTACATTAAATTCATCTTTCTTGACAACGCATTGCCAATCAAGAATCTTAGCAAGAACAATCTGATCTGCCACCTCAATAGGAAGAATTTCTTTGATTTTTTGTATTGATGCTAGCTGACGCATTTTATTTCTTTCTTGTAAAATCCACCCAAAGCTCTTTTCCGACAGTAATTAGTAGAGCTAATGTAGTGAATAGATGAACTATTATAGCAAAAGCTATTCTGTTTTTGTTTTCTAGAGTTTGTGGGATAGCTAAAAGAATTTGTCCAACGATATAGTTTATCAACAACAAATACGTTAGATATGACATTATTAAACTTCTACCTTATCTATAAAATCGCCCAATTCTCTCTTAAAAGCATTCCCAATATTCCTATTATAGTTGATAAGACGGATGTTCGCCCCAAAAAATTCTTCCCCCTGTTCCTTTAAAATCCGCCCAAGGCAATTCTCAATCCAAGATTTAGATACAGAATCAACATCCTTAAAATCAAGCTCAATATGCAATTCTGTGTCAATTTCTTCCATCATAGACAGATAAAGCTCTTTACTCTGCTTAACGGATTTCAAAGTTTTTCCCTGTATTTCTTCCAATGGATAGTAAATTACTGGACCCTTCATTTTAGCTCCTGTTCTGCTTTGTTATATATAGGCTGGATTAATACCCATACTCCGTTCTCGTCTGATTTAACTTGTATATTATTTTTAGTATTTTGTAGTATTGCTAGTTTTTGACATTCGTATGAATATCCACACCAAATAGCAAATAAGATAACAGCAAATATCCCACTAATAATTACTGTTAGACAAATATTATCATAATCTCTCATCTTCGATTAACCTTTCTTGCTGGATCGCGTATAGGAGTTTTTGCAATTTGTGGATTAGGAAGTTCTGTTGTAAATTTTGTAAAATGCCATTGATTAATAGGATTATGATATTCTCCCCATCCTTGTTTATCGTATAAGTCTTGTATCTTTTCGTCAATTTCTTTTGATAGTTCTTTATATGATTTTGATGGAAGTATCCAGCTAAAAATTGAACACATTCCTTCTCCAATACTTTGAAATCCCTTCATTATAGACATTATGATACTTCCTTCTCTGTTACATTAGTAAGTTTGGTTAAATAAACCTCAAAGATGTTAATATGGGAGTATTTAAAAATATGATTATCTAAAAGTTCAATTATAACACCTTCTCCTATACAATCTTTAGCAGATGAGAATTTTCCGCAAACTCTTGCTTTGCCCTCATAAATACATGGATGATTAACTTGTACAATATCTCCAAACTGTAGATTCAATAAACTATCCATCAAACACTTCTCCTCATACACAGGGTCTTTGTCTCGATTGTACCATAATCTTTGTGTTTGTCAAGCTTAGTCGAAAACGCCCCCAAAAACTATTTTTCTAAATCCTCTTTCATCAAATGTATTTAAGTCCTCAAGATTTCTCTTAGCAAATAGACCATCCTCTTTGTCGATTTGTTCGCTCAATTCTTTTCGATATTGATTAATGTCGAAATCGCAATAATCTATAACGGTACATACAATTGACTGAGGTTTCTTTTCTTTCATTAGAACCATAATAACAGTCATTCTCTTAACTACTTTTCCTTCTTCGTATTCGCTTTCTTCTGTTTCTTTTATGATTTGTATATCGGAATTGTTATCATAATACGCTTGAGGAAAATGGCTATAATAATCTTTTCTAGGTTTACCATCTAGTATCGGATCATCTGTTTTTACTCCTACATCTATCCACGGTTCTATAATATGTTCTTTATTTGCTGAACACCCTCCACCTCCAATAGAAATTACTTCTCTATCTGCTTTGATATTAACCCACGCTTCTTTTACTGGCATTATAGTTGTGCGACCCCATATATGACCTATTTCGCACTCTCCTGTCACATTTTGTGTACGATATACTTGTCCTATATGTTTGCCTCCAACTTTAATTTGACCGTAGGCTACATCTATATATCCAATTAGATATCCAAATAACAAAACTCCGACTGTTATTGTTAATATGAATAATAGAGTTTGCCAACGAGTTAATTCTTTTGGTTGTTTGATCATGATTTTTATAGTTTGTTAATTGTTCCTATAATATGTAAATACATGATAACAAAAGGAAGTAGTATAAAAACTATTTGACCTATTATATCTAATATTTTGTAGATCATTTCTTTTCTTGACAAGTCTTAATTTGGTTTTATAATAAGGTGCCGCGATGTATGAGCAGATACTTCACGAATACTACCATATATTCTACCAGACACCCAGGGTTTTGTCAACTGCTCTTGACATTATCTTGGGTTGTTTGTTTTTGGGATGTTAGGATGAAAAAAACAAAGAAATGTAAACAGTGTGGAAAAAGAAAATCTATAGACAAATACTATAAACACAAGACTTGTAAAGATGGATATAGAGATATTTGTAAGATATGTATTAATAAATTATCTAAAGAATATGTAGAGAAAAATAAAGAAAAAATTGCCCAACGACAAAAAAAATATAGAGAAAAAAATAAAGAAAAGCTTTCTCAACAAAGAAAAGACTATAGAGAGAAAAATAAAGAAAAGGTCAAAAAACAAAAACAGGCCAACTATTTAAAACACAAAAATAAGACATTACAAAAAAGTAAAGAATATAAAGAAAAACTTAAAAAAGAAAATCCAGAAAAATTAAAATTATGGCGAAAAAATTATTGTATTAGACATAAAAATAAATTAAAAGAATATAAGCGAAACTATCACCAAAAAAACAAAGTAAAAATAAGAAATATAAGGAATAAATATAGAAAATATAAATACGATTCAGATATTGGATATAGAATGCAAGAGAATATTAGGAGTAGAATGAGATATCTCTTGAAAGGATATTATAAAAGTAAAGCCACACTAGAATTATTAGGATGTTCGGACGATCAACTTAAAAAACATCTAGAAAAACAATTTGAGCCAAGTATGACTTGGGATAATTACGGATATTATGGGTGGCATATTGACCATATCAGACCATGTTCTAGTTTTGATTTATCTGATCTAGAACAACAAAAACAGTGCTTTCATTATACGAATTTACAGCCATTATGGGCAAAAGACAATTATATTAAAGGTAATAAGATACCTATTTCTTCCAGTGATGATCTTCATGGCCTGCCATTAAACACCCATACGGAATAATTTCATCCACTATATTTCCAAGATTAAATTTTTGGATTTGGTTCTTTACTTTTTCAGCATTTTTATAAGCAGATGGAAGTTCTGTTATATCCATTTTTCCTGTGTAGAATCTTACATCTAGACCCCTAGTATCTTCATCAAACAATTCATATCCTGTTTTGTTTTGTAGAGATATTTTAGTGTATTCAGTTCTACTCATTTCGCGGCCAGCACCATGACTTGTAAAACCTAAATTAGTTTCGGTTTCTTCTCCATTAACAATAAGAATACCATCTCTCATATTAAGAGGTATTAATCTTAGACCATTAGTTGAGTCAGGAACAAATTCATTTAATAATGGTGTTGCTCCTTTGGCATGGATGTAAGTATTATCTTTTTTAAACACAAAATTATGTTCATTCCAATAATTGTCATGTATATTTACATTAATTTTACTAGCAATTTCCGTATGAATAAGCGTATGATTTAGCTTTGTCCATTCTCTAACTACTTGTAAAGCGTTCCAATATGTAACACCTTCTTCTGTGTCCATTGGAATCCAGCCTAAATTATCATTAACGTTTGGAGCTATTTCTTTACGAAACTTCTCAGCTATGTCATTTCCCTTCTTGAATAATAAAGCTCCGAAAGAGCGACTGCCATGATGAGTAACTAATACTGTTTCTCCAGAGCTTTTTAAGTAGCCTACAAATAGGAAATGGTTGCCGTTTCCTTGAGTTCTTAAATCTTTTTGGGCTTTATCTAGACTTTTTTCTCCAGATAAATATAGATTGTTAAGAATATCGTTCTTTAAAGGTTCTGGTATAATATCTTTTGGATTTTGTCTTCCACCAGCACCAAAATGTGTTATTTTTTCTGCTTTATCTAGGACAATTTTTGGATCTATTTTTCCTAGATTAGAAAACATAACTGAACAACATACGTCGGCACTGTGAAATTTTGGGTGGATTGCATTTAAAGTTTGTATGACTCCACCCACAGGAATATCAAACTCGCCCGTAGGGCAAGCGTCAGGCATCACAGCAGCATTTATAGCGGTTGGAGCCACCAAAATATTGTGCATAGCCCGCGTGACCGAAAACATATTGTTAACTTCGGCCTCATTTTTTGGGTCGATTTCTATATTGCAATGAAAATTGATTGGTTCATCCCTTGGTTCCATTGTTTTTGGTGGAAGAGGAACAAAACGTGTCTGAATTTCGTTATACAGATTTTCTTCGCTGTACTTGTCTCGATTTTGATTTGCCCACTCAATAGCTGACTTAAACCATTTCCCAGGGGTAAAACCCATACTGATTAAAGATTGACCAGTAATTGACATCATACACCTCACTTAAACACAACCGAGCCAGGATTCGACACGATATCCTATTATATCGGAATGGATGTGTCTGTCAATCTACGAGTTTTTTCTCGGTGATTATTACTCGTATGGGTGCTGGCCTATATTGTATAACAGTTGGTACTTCAAACATACCTGGCCTATATGCGTTCATATCGTAAACTTCAACTTCTCCAGTTTCAGTATTACAATAAGTGCAGTAATTTATAGGAACACCTTCTGCATCAAACAATATAGTTGGTTGACCAACCGTATTTTCAAGTGTTAGAATCATGATTATTTTCTAAATATGATTCCATAATCTTAGAAAACTCTTCTGGTTCTTCCTTAAATAGCCACATTAGCCAATCGGGCAATCTTTGGTCTTTTGGTTTATGTCGTAGCATACGACGCCACAATTCTGCTCCAATTTGGATCAAACGAGGTTCATCCTCTACCCTATCTGCAAATGAATAAATCGTGGCGAGTTCTTCTTCATCAAAACATTCTAGGGAATGGAATGAAATTACTTCAAGAACCCCCTTAGCAATCTCCTGGCATAAAACAGGGAATGTCAAAGCATGAGCCGATACTTTTGGTTGATCTTCTTCGTATTCTACTTTTTCGCTACCAACAGCAGGAATAATTCCCATCATGCTCATCATTGCAGAATAATCTGTTACATAATAAGAAAGAAGCGACTCTAAGGTAAGATGAGAATATATAGTAGGTAAATCCTTATTAAGCTCTTTTAGTTCCTCACTAACCAAATGGTGCATACTGATATAAATATGCGTGGATGCACCTTGAAGGATTGCATTTATCAAAATTCGTTTGTGAATTTCGTCTTTTATATACTGAGGAAGTTCTTCATAAGACTTAGTTGGCTCAGGAGTATTATTCAATTCTACTTGAGCGTTTTCATTAAGCTGTGCTTCGATATTGATTTCATCTAAATCAAACTCAAGACATTCGCTCACAGCTTTTTTGGCTAATTCTTGTAACGCTTGAGTGTGCGGGCGTTCTGCTCTTGGTAATTTGTCTCTCAACCCTCCTCCACCAAGATAATCTAGTTTTTGGTATCTCTCTACTAGATATTCGTATCCATCACAAAACAAATCTTTTCCAAAAAATACCATATGAGGATTGTAACAATATACATGATCCTTATGGGATTTTAACTGACTCCAGAAATTTAGCAGACTATTGTTCATCGTCATACACTTCGTACAGTTTGGATTAGTGATTTGAGTATCATTCTACTACAGCTTCTTCTTTTGTCAATGCTTGTGCGTTAGCATGAGGATATTCTAGCTGAAACTTTCTATAGTATTTCTTTAGTTCATAATCATCAGAACTATCTTTAGCTACATTCTGTTTAGCCCAATATTCTTCGGCATCCATCCATCTTTCCTTCAAAACGTCACACACATAACAATACATAGTTTTAGGATCAGTCATTATGATTGGTTCTGCTTCCGGCCAACGTCCCCCAATAATGAATGTCGCATATACAGCCAAGTTGTATGGCTTAGTATTATTGTAAAGAATAGTTTGTTCGGCTTCTTCCCATCTTGATTCAATATAAAAGATAGAATAAGCAAGTAGAAGATCGGCTCGGCCAGATGCTAAAATCTTTTTGCGTAATTCTGGAGAGTCTTGCGTAGAATAATATTCGAGACACTTCAAAAATTCTTTGTGTGTAGCTTCTTTAATAGCGAGATCAATGTCAGTAAACTTTGGTACGTATTTCTCAAACATCATACACCTTTCTTTTGCGATACTTTTCTAAAGTATCAGTTCTTTGGTTCTGGAAGTTTTGCTGGTTGCGGTGGATTAAATGGCGACTCTGTTTTATCTGGAGATTTAGTAGGAGTAGTTGTAGGTGTTGTTGTTGGAGCAGTTGTCATTGTTATTCCTTAAAAAGAGATTCTAAAATTTCGATCAGTTCAGCCTTGAGAGTATCAACTGAGCGGTCATCAGTATCCATGAATTGTCCCACACTATTATTCTTAATAGAGAATTGATAGAGAGGCTTACCTTCTTTCCAAACGGCATAGATATCATCATGAATATAGTATGAGTAGTATGTTCCTACTGGATTTGCCGTACACCACTTAGTATCCTTACCAATAACGCAATACTTTAGGTGCTGCAATTCCTTTTCTTCTTCTGTTGGATTTGGTTGAAGTTTGGCTACTTTGAAAACCTTATATATTTTATCTTCATAAGCAACATCAATTTTGGTTCCCTTTGGGAGAGTACCATCGGTCTTCATTTTAATCCACTGATTTTTGCTGGTTTGCTTAATTTCCAGCATAGTTGCTTGCAATTGATCATGTGATAATCCTAATTGAGTAGGAGTAGCTTCGTTAAGCTTATCGTAGCCCTTTTCTTCATAGAGATGTTTATTTTCTCGGAAAAATTTTGCTGTATCAATAGCAGCTTCAATATCTTCGATATAAGCATTGGGTTTAGTAGTAAGATAACCCAAAACATAGTCGATATAATATTGCTGATGCTTTTCGTTAGAGACTTTGCTCTCAATTGAGCAAATAATATCCTTCTTTAATTTTTCTAGTTGTGGATGAAATTCACGATTTCCTGCGACCATTCCCAAATAAGATTCTTGGGTGAATTCTTCTTTTTTACCTTTGAGTCGCTTAATTGTTTCTGCAAACTTTTCTTCAAGATTCATCATACACTCCGTTTGAGTTGGCTTCCCGTGCTTTGTCTCAATTGTACCACAACCAAACTATCTGTCAATCGCCCAATTCATTTTCTTGAATAGGCCCAAAAACATCAGCAAAAGTAAATCCTTCTAAATGGGTAAATAGTGATGGAATGTTATACATAGGTATTTTAATAGTAAATGACAGATCCATTCCGTCTGGTGGATCATTTGTTGTCCAGCTAATATTTGTTACTTGTTGATCTAAAATAAACTTTTTTAGAGCTATTCGTTTTTTCTTACGGTCCTTAAAATATCTACGAATCATTGGAACAAGTTGTGGGCTTTTTGGGTCCAAGCAATACTAAAAGAAAAACAATCTCTACTAATTCTTAAATCTATAAGATTCATTTCTATCGCTAGTCCTGCTTTTTTCTGGTTACAAAATTTTGTTAAAAGGTCTTGATGATTTATTTCTGGAGATTTATATATCTCGCGTAATATTTCTATTACATATTTCTTTTCATTAAAATATTCTTCAATCATATTATCTCTATTATAATGTGGTGTATTTATAACAAAGGAGAAAATTATGTGTGATAATAGTTACCCAATATGTTCTACTATTTTACCTATTCCACCTATAGAGGTGTTTGAAAAAGCTATTGATCCTTCTGATCGGCACTTTTTAACCAGTTATCCTCATGCTACATTTTTTAGAGACATTGGTCAATTTAATCACTGGTTTTATGAATACAAAATAGATTCCCTAGAAATTTATCAACCTATGATTATGCCACCCTTTGTTATTCCTGTTGTTTTATCTCCGCATCCTGTTCCAGAACCTTCTTTATTTATGGTGGCTCCTATTGTCTTTCTAAGTATTTTTGGGGGCAGATTTCTACTAAAATCCATACGGATATAACCGTATTGTATCAGACCTGGGCGATCTGTCAAGTTCTATTCTTTGTCTTATAATATAGAATAAGACCCAATGGTATAATTCCATAGATTAAAATATTTAACGATGGCTCTGGAACTATAACCCAAGATATAGTTGATGCAATATTGCTGCTAATATTTAATCCATTACTTCCTTGTCTTATATCGTTAATAATGAAACTAAATGTATAGTTTGTTCCTCCTAATAGGGGAAATACGATATTGCTATTGTTGTTTAATGTTTGAGAATCTCCATAGTTATTTTGAACTGTTAGACCATTAATTCCGGTATTACTTCCAGATATTTCTCTTGCGTATGATACCAAAAATTCTCCATCATAAATAGGAATAAAAGAATATGACCATACTAAATTATTAGATACTCTAGCTAATGTACCTGACCCGTTTGTATTGCTACTCCAACCATATTCAATATTGATATTTCCAGTAATTTCGTTTATAATATCTGACTCAAGATTAATATATGACGTAGTTGTTCTAGCTCCAGAAGTTAGTTGAGCAAATGTTGCAATATCTGTAGGATTTGATAGGGAGGAATTATTGCTAACAAAAGTATTTGATAATTGAGTAACCGATGAAGATATTGTTGAATTAGAAGTCGATCCAGGCAAAAGAATAGAAGAATAGCCATATTGAGATAGGGCTAGAAAAATAGACAAAAAAAGAATCGTTGTTTTTAGCATTTTAGGTAGGATTTTGTTAAAGGTAGGAAGCGTATAATTAACTTATACACCAATTTGTTTATATTCCAGCTTTGGAATCAGTTCATTGGTTTCCGAGGCAATTGTCTCGATTGATATTTTTAAGACTTTGTTAGTGTTTGGATTTTCTGTGTTAGCTATATTTACGATCTTTTGAATTGCTTCTATAATCTTATTGCCGTCAAGATTTTTATTAAGAGAGAAATAAGTAGTAGTCAATCCTCTTCTCCTAAATCTCGTAGTCTTTCTCCTGTTTCTGGATGACAATATAGGTTTCCTATATATTCACCATAAATTTTTTCTGATCCAGAAATATGTTTTCCCATCCATAATGATCCCTCAATTTCGCCACCTAGTGATCTGATAAATTCCGCAACTTTATCGTAACAGCTTTCACATAAATCGCATGAGTGTGTTTGACAATCTTTGTTAGATGAAAATCCCCAAGAAGCAAACATTGAACAATATTCAACATTTCCAAATTCGTCTACGCAACTATTTTTGCAGACATTACAGATAACGTCTGTGACTGTTTCTATTTGTTTTTGTCCGAAGGTTTTCATTTGCCCTTTGTTCTAATTGCTATGAACAAATCTAGTAGTTTCGATAAAAATTTCATGGTGAGCTAAATATAACGAATAATAGGAGAGCTATCACGAATGTTATTATTTGGGCTTCTTGCATTATTTTGTCTCGGGCGGTTTATATCCGCATGTCCAGTTTTCTACTCCTGCATCAATTAAAGATTGTGTTTCTTTGTCTTTTTCTGAGATAGTATAACCCTTAGTTTCTTTAGAAGTTCTGACAAATTCTTCATCCCATGATCCAACGGGACCATCACCAATCAAAGATTTCCATTCATCTATTTTTTTTTGTGAAAGAGGCGGGACATAATGAAATCTCTTATCTTTTAGTTCTAATTCCGTTAGAGTTTCCAATAGCTTTTTTTCTATAGTTGGCTCTACTTTTTCAAAAGATTCCATATATCCTTTTAGCCAATAACAGAAATTTTCCGGCGTCATCTAATATGTCCTTTTATAAAGTAAAAATAAGACCGCAGTTGGAATCGAACCAACAAATGCTGTTTTGCAGACAGCCACCAACGCCAATTGATTTTGCGGCCAGACCGGCGAACGTCCTAGCAATTCTATATTACACCAATTTGCCGGTTTGTCAATGGTTTAATTTTGACCTCCCATTGCACTAAGTTCTTCTGGAGTATAAGAGCAATTAACTTCTGCTCCCCTACTTTTAGCCGTTCTCATTCTCTTGACGTTAGAAGCCGCAGAACTAAATGCTGCAAAAGAATTTGCCGCCGCATAATTTGCCACTCCAAGAGCATTAATTCCCATAGAAGTAGCATTAGAGAAAGCGTCTTGATTAGCTCCAAGGAATGTAAATTTCCAACTATAAACATTAGTCTGATGTTCAATCATTTGTTTAATTTGGTCTAATTTAAATTCATGGCTAGAATTTTCTCCTCCATCAGTAACTATAACAAAAGTTACCAATCCTGGGCGGTCTTTTTCTTCCATATTACTTAATCTTGCACCAGCTTCATTAATAGAACGTCCTACTGCATCTAGAAGTGCCGTCATTCCGCGAGGAACAAGATTATATTCTTTTACATTTTGAATAGATTCACCCTTATATACAAAATTATATTCATTATCAAACTCTACAAGAGTAAGCAAACATTCTCCAGGTTCCTTTTTTTGTTCAGAAATAAAGTGGTTGATACCGTTTTGTGCTTCTATTTTTGTAGCCTCCATTGAACCACTTCTGTCAACAATTAATGTTACGTCTGTTAAATCGTTTCTCATTTTCATACTCCTTTTGTTTAATATCTAATTGCTAGATTGTTAATTCTTTTTTCTGTTTCTTCTAGTTTCGCTTCTATCTTCTTAAGTTTTTTAAGTACGGCTTCCAATACTTCATCTTCACCTATAGGATAATTTTCATCCTCGTATATTTCGATTGCGTCTATTATATCGTAAAATAGATCATTACCACTATCCTCTGATGTAAGAGTTGTGTCATCCATATATCTCATACATAAATCAATAAAAGATGTTGCTCTTTCCAAATCTTCATCGTTTTCAATTACAAATTTCATCATACCTCCTCGTCTGGCTCGTGCGATAAATATAAAGCTGCTGATATTTGACGAATAGCATTGCGTTCGTTTTCTGTCATAGCATACCAAGGGGCGTCTAATATGTCGCGCAAATCATCTGCTTCTGGATGGTCGCCTTTTCCTGCCACTATTAATTTATGTAACTCTATACATCCATAGAGTGACTTGAGAAAGTTTTCGCTCATATTTTAAAGTCCTTGAAATCATCCCAAGCGGCAAACCCACACAAATATCTTCTACTACATTCCCAATCTAAAGTCCACAAACAAGTTCCCACAGCACCCCAATGGTCGCTTAATCTAATTACTCCGTTTTCTAAATGCCAGTAAGAAGAACCAGAAAAAGACCAATAATCTGGATTAGTTCTTGGCGTTTTACACGATTGATAATTTGCCCATGTTCTAAAAAAGAAGTTTGTTTTGTCGTACCCCATCAATATATTATAGGTTTGGTTTGGTGTTTGTCAAGTAGTTCCATAGACAATTTGGTGTAATTTGATCCGTCTTGGATTGGATTAAATTTTCCATTATCAAAGATCGCCCGCAAATTTCCGAACAAAACCATTTTGATCTTGTATTTGTTTGTTTTTTGATGGAAAATCTGCTTCCAGCAATTATTGCTCCAAACCAATCATAGGGTTTTCCGACTTGAGATTCGCACCAGACATACATCCTAAATTCTTGTGAGTCTGAAACTTCAATTGTTGTATAATCCCAATGTTCAGGATTGGGCATAATTTTTTTGAATCTTACTCCTCCATCTCTTGTTGATGAAGAAAACCATTCGCCAGTTTTGAAAATTAGTTCAACATGAGAATATTTACCTCCTGTAGCCCACGCTATCAATTTATCTTGATAGTCTCCATATTTAGCTAGATAAAAAGCTAACTGCATATAATTTCCTCTAATTCCTTAAGCTCCTTTTGTTCAGCTATATAGGTTTTTCCATAACCTAGTGACCCTAATCTTTTGGGTGTTAGCAATTCTCCTGCCCTCATAAATCCCTTAAATGTATAGCTTGGAAAAACTCCCACCATTAAAGCAAATAAGTCTATATGACGAGATTTCCACGGCACAGCCAAAAGTTTACCTGTAGCATATTTGGTAGTTTTTACATCAACTGATTTTCCACACGGTAATAGGGCATCGCCCTTATCTTCTTGAGAAGTTCTAGTATAAATAGAAAAGTCTAGAAAAACATTGAATAGTTTACAGAAAGCCCACTCTGCTCCAATTCCTTCTATATCGGTTTCTTCGTTTGATTGATTGCCTATTTTAGAGTTTTTAATTTCTTCTAATCTATTGTTGTCATATCTCATTTTAGCTAGAAGTAGACATATATCTTGTTCTATTTTAGAGAGATAAACTTTGGAATTAATAGGAACTCGCATTGACATAACTATCATCCGTTTAAGTGATTAATGACTTTCTCTGCAATCCTAGCTGTTAATCCTTCATCCATATATGTTTGAAAATAACTATCCTCTCGGCTAACACCAGCATAAATATCATCATCCAAAATAGCATATTTATTAACTGGTAAACAAGCTTTTTCTTCAAGCCATAAACCTATTTCATGTCCTCTATGTCCACCAAAAGTTTGTGGTGTAACATCATATATTTCCATTCCGTGAGATAGTAATACAGCTTTTACCATATCAAAATCTTCTTTACGGATTCTCCATGTGCTACTTAATACTATTTTTGCGTCAGTAGCATAAACTATTGCTTTCAATAAGGAGACTCTATCCGCATCTATATAATGGATTCCATATTGGGAAAGACCTTCCCAGGTATTCAAAACTCCGTCAATATCGAGCATCAGTACCTTCATCATTCACTTCCTTAGTTTTTTTAGTATATCTATGTATTATAGCATACTGATGGAGTCTGTCAATAGTGATAAATATTTCCTGGCATCCTTGGCTCACAAGGATATGTACTTGGTGGTTGTTGTAGTGGATAATATGTGGGCGTCAATTTTTGATTTTGTGTTGTAAATAGCATTAAATTAGTTTCTAGAATATTAATTCTTCCTATTAGGTCTTTAGTTACTAATTCTAGGTTTAGCAGGGAGGATAAGATAACATCTAATTTTTGGTCAGTTGTTGGTGGTTTGATAGCTTTCTTTTTGGGCGATTTTGTTTTAGTTTGTTTTGTTTTCTTTTTCATTAGACCACTCTCGTTTAGTTAATTGACTAATTAAATCCATTAAAAGTACTGGAACTATAAAAATTGCTCCAATAAAAAATACTGAAAACCAATATAGTCTTTCATATCCTTCTTCAATCATTCCTTCTCTATTCCAAGATAGAAAAATAATAATTGTTGTATAGACTAATAAATAATTTAATAGTTTTGTCATATTATTTATAGATAAATTCCTATCATATATCCAACTATATAAGCAAAAAAAGCTATCATAGCCAGTGTCATGAATTCTTTCATCTCATTATATTCCTAACAAACATCCCAAACCCAATTAAAACGTGTAGCACGAATACATACCATAAAACAGGAAATAAAAACGCTCCACAAAATAATCCGGCAAAAAGTACCTGAAATGTTAGATTAAAAAAACTGGCTGTTTTATCTGTAATTTTCATTATAGATAGAAACGGATTAAAATATATCATTAATAGAGTTGAGATTAACGATATCATTATTTTGGCTCAAATTTAAGAGATAAAATTAGTAATGTTGGAACCCATATACCAATAAAAATTCCTGTTTCATGATTAATAGAGTACCATGCAGATATACTTGTAGCTATACTAACAAGTCCACACACAAAACATATATCGCTAAGAAGTTTATTCATTATTATATTGTAACCTTTTGTTTAGATGAAATAGTGTAACTTTTAATAATATCTTGAAATCGCCAAAAATCTTTAAAACAGCACAAAAATCCAGACGCATGAGTAAAATGAGAGTAAGGATTTGGTTGAATCTTGATGTTGTCAGTATTGATTGAGATTAAACGATATCCTGAATCTTCTCTACTATCTTGAGTTAAAATTAAAGAAATGTCAAGTTTCTTCATTTTACAGAAATATTGCGTAGGTAGCTTATCAAAATCGTTACGGTTAACACCAACGCATCCTGTTACATCTAATATATTGTGTCCGCTAACTTCACCAAGAACATAGCCGTCCTCGATTATATCAATTAGATTTTTCTGTTCTTCTATTGTACGACAGATATTTTCTCCGATCTTAGCCATCAAAATTAAGATTGGGCCATTAACTCTACAATCTTGAAATTCGCTGAATATTTCAAGTACACCCTCAACAATGGGTGATCTTGTCATCTTAACAGACTCAATATCAGTTTTGATTAACTTAGCTGCGGCAGTAGGACCGAATGAATCACAAACTTCAATAAATCTTAGCTCTGGCATGAAATCTCTAAATTCAATATCTCCATAAAAATATTCCAGAATTTGTGTAAAAGAACAAATTTCTTGCTTGAATTGGTGATGGTCAAAATTCTTTAAGTTAGGATTAAACTGTAGACCTTGATCTATTACCCAAATATTAGGATCGCCCAAATCTTCTTGGGTGAAATCACGCCGATAGATTTCACATTGAGGTAATTTATAGAGAAGCACACAAGCCGCCAAAAAATCGTCGGAATGAGCCGAATACTTGTGAACTATAACTTTTTCAATCATTTGATCCCAATAAAACTAATGCCTGCTCAACAAAGTCTTTCGTTTCTTGTTCATGCCACGAGTATTGTAAATCCCAATCCCTGTCTCTGATAAAAGCATGAAGTTCTTCCTTAGAATCATACCATAATATAGAATTAAAAAGAGATTCTCGTAACTCTTCAATTTCCTTGAATGATTCACACGCTTGTAAAGCATCACAACCCGAACAACTTCCCCATCCAAAAATCAACATACCATAACGGTTTCCGTCACGCAAAATTAAACGAGAATCACCCTGATAATCACTATCATCAACCTGTAAAAGTGTTTCAAAACCCATAGAGTTAATTAAAGCCCCATAATCTCCTGGGCCATAAAATCGCCCATATTTCTCTTCATCCTCTGCTAAACAAGGATAAACTTCTCTAATAGGTTGCATCATTCACTCCATTTTTCCTCAATGTAAAACATTGTCTCTTCTGCTTTCATTGTGTCGTAAAAACAATCAATATCTGTCTCGTATGTAATTTCGTCATACAGTTTTCTATCAACCGTATGTAGAGTATCCATAAGAGCTTGCCCAAATCTTAGGTCAGGATTATTGCAATACTTTTCGTCAACAAGCTCCATAAAATCAGAAAATTTACTCATTCAATCGCCCTTATTATCCATCCTGCACCAGTATTCAAATGAACTAACTGGTGGTGATATATGTGTCGTTCTTTCATGGTCATTTTTTGTCATATACATAATATTAGGCGGAAGTTTACCGGGTGGCGAAACCCAAGGTTTGTTATCTTCTGGATCAGGAATATACGGCCATGTTTTCTTTTTAGGATATTCTGGGAGAGGAATAGCTGGAGGAATAATCTTGATTGGTTCACTATTAGCTAATATAAATCTTCCATTACTTTCAATGGTTGCATGAATCTCAACAGATTGTATCGGACTATCAACGAGTTGCTCTAGTTCTGCTAAATCTCTAGCTACATAGAATGATGTATGATTTACTTTATATACATATTGAATAGTAACAGATACTTCTTTATTTACTTGTTTTCTAGCCATTGCTTGCCTTTCTTTCTATTATACGGGAGTTCCTGTGTTTGTCAACTACCTAGTTAAGTTCATGCACTCTTTTTGGGCGGATTTATAATATCTGGGGTTTTCTGTTTTGAGATATGTTATATATAGATCGAATATTCCTTTTGTTACTTGTTTGTATGTATTTGTCGATCCACAAATCCTGTCAACAAAACTCTTTTTATCAGTATTGATTGTATAAAGAGGAAATGGATCGTGTGGTTTCTTGCCATCAAATCTGATATAATATTTAGTGTTAGTTGGATTAACTTCTCTAACATCTCTATTTAATCCTGCAACCAATTCTTTAGCGAATACTTTATCGTCATCCTTATTTCGTAGAGAATTTTCATATTCATCTTCCAATTCTTGATATTGTAGAGTAGTATAGAATTTATTTTGTTTTGGTACTTTACTCATTTGCCTTAATTTCTTCTTGAGTGGAAGTGGTTCGATCTTGAGTGATTGGGTGATACAAACTCACCACATATTTCGTTGAGAACACACCAAAGACCGTTAAAAATAGGGCCACTAATAAAGTTCTTGTGAAACTTTCAGTATAATCAACATCATGTTCGCTGCTCATATTTTCATCCTATAAGTAAAGGTATTCTGTCTTATTATAACAGAAGTAGAGAGATTGTCAACCTTCCTTGATAGTTTTTTCTGTTATTTTCCCCGTTTTTTCTAGTCTCTCTTGTTCTTCATACTCCATTAATCCAACTACAAGTAAAGATATTTTATCAGCTATTGTTTGTCTTTCTTCTTCCGTCCAACTATCAAAAAAATGATCTATACTATCTTCAGCCATTGTAATTCAGTTTCTATGATTTTCTTTGTTATTTTTTCGCCTTTTTCTAATTGAGTTAATTCTGTTTGGTCAACAATTCGTCTCATAAATTTAGTCCAATAGTCCATAACATTAGTGGTGTTTTCTTGATTGCTTGGAAATTTGTCGAAATATTCTTCGTTCATTGTATTGTTTTTCTTGTCTGATATCCTTCTTGATATCCTTCTGGACTAAAACTGTGAGATATACATTCAGGAACAAATTGCCAATCCCTACTAACGTATTTTACATATAGCCCAGTATTATTGTCAATATATCCTCCATCTACAATTACTGTAACTTTATCTGGCGACGATTTTTCTGGTTTCAAAGCCATGTTGATATCCTTCTTCGTAAATATTATGTGGATCTCTATATTCTATACTTCTAGTTGTTCCATCTAAGTATGTGATATCAATATTGTGTGTCATTCTACCAGCAATATCAGCAATGTTTGGAGCAAATCCATCCCATATTTGGTCTATTTCTCTTGTACTAGAAATAGTTAGACCTGAAATATTTACAGCTTCTTCTCTTGATATACCAAATGACGCTAATATTGATATGGTTGCTTCATCCATTGATTATTCTTGTATAATAAGTCTTGTCTGGTATCCTTTTCGATATCCCATTTTATATCTGTCAAGAAAAACATTTTCAAAACAACCAGAACCCATAAAAGCAAAATCGCCCAATAAATATTCAAAATTAACAACTCCAGATGAAAAAGGTAGAGGTTCTTCTATTTGCATCTCTGGTATCCCTGGTATTGTTACGCTTTCAGGTTGCAATAATTTTTCTTGTTTCATAGCCATGAGTATATCCTGCTTCTAATTTTTGTAGAGAACCAAATAGAAAATCCATTAATCGTTTAGTATATGGCTTCTCTTCGTTAGCTTCACAGTAACGATATATTGATTCAATATTGTAAGATTTTTCTTGTTTCATAACCTTCCTCGTAACCTTCTGGATTACCCAATTCATAATTAATGAATTGAAGACTTCTTCTATCCATAATAATTGGACCCATTGTTTGGTAAGCAAAAAAGGGCATTCTATAACGATCTTCGTTTTCTGGTATTTCTGGTTTGACTAATCCTCCTGTTGCCATTATTATTCACTCTCGATCTTTTTTAGTGTTTCTTTTCCTGGGATATATCCTTCCCAATCAGTCATGTCATCCAAAATTATAGTAGCGGCTGATCTTTCAAAAGCCAACTCCAGTTCTCTGAACAAAATAGCTGTAAGGTCTATATGACACGCCCAAAAATTGTCGATTTCATCAGGCATCATTTCCGCCCCAAAACTCTTTTAACACTATCTTTAAGTTTATATTATTTTTTCTGTTATATATACGAGCCATTAATCTTTTATCAGATGGATCAGACGGCCTCCAAAATTCAACAACATTATCATTAGGAAATCTATAACTATGTGGTGGATCATATTGTCGTATATAAGATATTTCTCTACTATATCTTTCATAAACATAATATAGTTGCTCTTTAGCTTCATCAAGTAATTGTTTTCTGTTTTCGAAATATTGTTTGATCATATATTATTTATAGCAACGATTGTTGAAGCTATTTCTATAATTAGAAAAGATATCAATAAAGCCATTGATCCTAATATAAAACCCGTTGCACTTATAATAATAGTCTGTAAGGCTATATAACCATATTTTTCTCTTCGTTTTCGTTTAAAGTATTGTCGAATCATTATACGGTAGCACCAATTATTTCTATCAAAGTAGTTTGTTTTGATTCTATTTCAGATAGGTCTTTCTCTATAAGATCAAGAATGTTTGATTTGAAATAGACTTCTTGTAGATGAGCATAAAGAGTTCCGTGATATTCTGACTCAAAACCTGACTCACACATAAGAGGAGAGGTTGAATATGGATCTTTTTCCCATACATAAAGATATCCTCTTCTGTCATATTCGCCCAATCTAAGAAGATTTGAATATTTTCCCAGTTCTTTATATCCATATTTTATTACTGCTACATATAAATCTTCTATAAAGGTTAGTTTTTCTATTATATTATTGAGAATCTTAAAACCAAAATGTCTTTTAATAGCTCCGTATTCTGGTAATTTTAACTCACTAATAGTAGTATAGATTTGATTTATTCTATTTCTTATTGAATCAATCTGTGAAGATTTAGTTTCTAGTTGTAACATATAGCTGGACTTCTTGTTTGATTTGTTTTAGGTCTTGATTCAAAAGATCAATAAGATTATCTTTAAAAGAGCATATAATATCTCCATTTGGATCTATTCTTAGAACCTCAAGATATTTTTTGTATTCATGATATACACTCTCATGTACAGGAAATGTATTAAGCATAGAATAATTTATACTATTATTAATCATATCTAACTTTCTTTCAAAGAAGTATCTCTTAATAAGACTCATATCTTTGATTAGATATTTAAGTTCGGTGATCTTATCGTATATTGCTATCATATCATTTTATCTAGTTCTTTCTCGATAAGGTCTAATACATTTGGCTTAAAGTACATATCTGGAAGTAACGATTGACCAAATTGATTGCAATAATGTCCTATGTCAATATATTTATCTGATATAATCATATTAAATGTTTCGTATGTATCGTAATTATATATTACGAAACTAAGTTCTGTAGTTACGCCACATTCTTCATAAGAACAATATTGAGATATAGTAGTACAATATCTATTAAGATTTTCTTCTCCATACATATCAAAAAGAGTTAATACGGATTTAAACTCATTTAGTTTATCAAATACACTTCTTCTTTTTATTGTCTCGAAATGTTTTTTAATCATTCCAAGCTTAGAATAATCACCACCAACAAGAGAATTTCTAGTTTGATGAATTTTATGGAGAAGCTCTTTGATAGTCATACATTTTCTTTCTCTTGATTCTGTTAGATATAATCTGTTTGGTTTGATCTTTATTGATAACCCCAATATAATTCAAACCCAATAAATAAGACAAATCTTCTGGATCAATACCGCACTGATCTACTTTGACTCGCTCTTTTTTGCAGATTCCTAGAAAATCATTTAGAAAAAATCCCGAGACAAATTGATTAAAAGTTTTCATCAGACACCTTCTTTTTTCCCTGAAACTAAAGTTAGCGGGCCTTTAGAAATCCATACAAAGTCATCAAAACTATAAGGAAAGATTTCATTATGTCTGTATATTTGTACGTGTTTTCCTGGTTCTCCAGGCATCATATCTCTAACCAGAATTATCTCTGATCCAGCACACGAATGTCTTTTTGCCCAATAATATCCAGGCTTTCTAGTTTTAGTCATTATTATTGCCTTCCACAATAATTAAGTTTCTATCGCTCCCAAAATCGTAATCGTCATTATCGGCCAGAATCTCTATCTGTTTGATTCTCCAATCCAACTCATTCGTATAGTAATCAGCTATAGCATTTAGACTTGGGCCGACTACCCAATCAGTTGTTTCTTGTTTAGTTGCGGTTGCGTGAGTAATTTTACAAAGTATCATATCTCAATTGGCGATGGCCTTTTTTGCGATACTTTTCTAAAGTATCTCTCAAACGGCGACGGCCTGCTGCTCCTATTTTAGTTTCTCTATTACTTGTTCTGGAGAAAATCCTTCGCTTAAAACATCAACGATTTCAAAACTATATCTTTGATGTGATCCTGGTGCAATAAACATATTGTCATTTTGACATTGTATGATATCTTTTGCTTTACTGGCTCGAAATTCTACGACATAATACTTCCCAGGAATCAATTTAGGCTTAGGTTCTGGAATTGGGTTTGAATCAATCCAATCAATTTCTGAAAGATAAAATCCAACACCGCAATGAAAATACCAAGTACCATCAAATCTAATAATTACATTAGTTTTATCTCCCCTGAATCTCGCCCAATAATATCCCGGTTTACGTTCCTCTTTGCTCACAAAGCACCTCCAAAAAGTCTCTTACGATTTCTGTTTCGCTCAACCATCCCCTTAATATCTTTTAGATTCCACTTATTAGCCCACTGAAAATGCCACGCATCACCAAGGGGAAGATGAATCAAAGTTAAAGGCTTAGACTTAAATACCATATATTGAGCGTATCCATCTGCCACTCCCTCGCGGACTATTTCTCCGCAAAGATCGCCAGAACCATTTGCGAGACACCATTCTCGCATCTTATCAAGCCATGCTTCTTCACGTTGCTTCCAATTTTCGATTGGAAAAAGGTCGGGCGTTTCTCTTAGTTCTTGCGGCGGCGAATAAATCTGAGCCATTATTTTCTCCTGTGTTTCTTGAACGATTCAGTTTTCTACAACAACTTCTTTTGTATTGTTCAATATTCTCAGAAATTTATTACCATCAGTATGAGGATCACAACAAACCATAGTAAAATCTTCTCCTCTATAAACCCATTTTGGTAGGAATCGTTGTGTATAAATGCTATCACTATAGTAATCGCCTGTTTCGTTTACTAATTCTTCTTTGGTTTTAGCGTAATGTAATTCTCCTCCTCGACCCTCTCCGTCCAATCTCCAATACATTTCGCGGCAATCATCCAAAGGAATAACTACCCAATCTTCTACATATCCAAAATACTCGTAAATTTTTTGTTGAATTTCAAAGTATTGATCTAACAGCTTCATAGTTGTCTCCGTTGTTCCCTCTATCGTACCACACCTTATTGGTTTGTCAAACGCTCACGAAAATCAAGTAATTTATCTAAATGTTTTTGTTCTATATCTGTTCTTTTTCTTTGCCATTTTATTCTATTATCCAAATCTTCTTGAGTTGCTAAACGGATATATTTGCATGGTCGTAATCCATAGTACCAATCTTTTGATCCAAACCAACCCTCTGCATAAACGGGATCATGTTCTGCCTCAGAAATACATACAACATTACCAGTATAATCATGCAAAGAAGCAATTATATCTCCCTTTTTCCAGTTTGGTTCATTTGTCATTTAAAATATCTCCTCGTAATTTACCACGATTCCAACTAATAGGTGAATCTTTCTCCATTTTATCCCAATTAGCATAAATTTCTCGTACCTTCTTCATAGCCTCTTCTTTGGCTAGTTCGGCGTGTAGTAATTCCATACGAGCATAATACATAGCTTTATGTCTACCTTGTTTGAGAAAAAGAGGTTCTGTTTCTCTTGTTGGAATAGATACTTCTTCATCTTCAAGATCGTATTCCCAAGAAATTAAGTTCATATGCGACATAATAGCCATAAAACTTTCTTGTGGCAACCCTTGAATTTGATCCACAATTTTTTGTTCCGCTTCGTTTAGTTTTGGTAAAGGTGCTGTCATTAAATTGCCTCCTCAAATACGTATGACCAATAACGACTATCGGGTTTGTCTTGAATACCATCCCAATAGATCGACCTTGCTATATAGGACGGAACCTTTAGTCGCCCACAATTTACTTGCCAATGCCGTTCTAGTTTTTTGTAAAGTTGCAATCCTGTGCCAGTTTTATACTTCAAATCTTCCGCTCCATACAATCTTAAGATATGAACATCTGAACAAAGAACTCGACACTCATTTGGATGAATCATTTCAAGACTAAAACTAACTTTAGCTTGAGCAATTCCCTTAATCTTACTAACAATAGCATCACGCTTTTTTACATGATATCTTTTTGTGGTAAAATAGAAATCTTTGGGATTCGCCCAAAACTTCTGACTAAAATCCCAGATATATTCGGTGCGGTTATTATGAAGTCCCACTCCAGAATTTTTGAGCTTTTCCCTCAGAAGTTCCTTGTCATCAATCCATTCGTTAAAATCGCGCATAGCCATATATCCACGCACATTTCCTTGCCATGAAGTATGTACGCTAGCGAAACTAAAAAGATACCGTCGAAAAATATCGTCATTGGAAGTTGGACGAACCGACTCCCAATATTGGACATAATCTTTTACCTTTTCCATTGGAAAGGCTTTGAAAAATGCGTCGGCTTTCTTTGTGTCAATAATTGGCTGAGTGAGACAAGTTGTGTTAGAGACTATCACTTAAAATCCTTTCGTTTCAGTCGGTGTTATGTCTCTAGTATACCAGACTATACTGGACTGTCAACTACAGCTATATGTTACTTCACCATTCTTATAGAATGTAGCAGGATTGAAAAACACACAATAATCCTCTGCAACAAATTCATGTTGGTCAATCATTTCTTCGTATGGTTCAACTCCATATTCAGAAACCAATTTACAAAACAATTCAATAGCTGAATCTTCTGACTCACACACAAAAGAATTAGTAGTTATAGGATTATAACCAACTGCTTCGGTAACGATCCATAGATTCGGCAACTGACTTGACATTATACAGACTCCCAAGTGGTAATGGTTTTAGTAATAGGTTTAACTTCACAAATATTAGAAAATTCAAGTCTGAAAAATCTATCAGCAACCTTATAGATAACAAATTCGGGATCATCTATAGACTCATAAGGCAAACCAATAGAATACCATGTTTCTGCATAGGTTCTGTTTGAATCTTTTTGGTCTTGATAAAGTCTGATAATATCAGAAGAGGACAGAATATTAAGCATACCGTTACACTTAATATCTTCGATAAATTCTCGCCAAGTCATCTGGTCAAGCGAGGCTTTGATGTGTTGGCGGATCAAATCATACCTAGCACTTCTATATTTTTTATCTCCAATCCAATCCATCACTGTGTCAAGATATTTTTCTTTTAGTTCTTCAAACATATTTATATTCCTTATTTTTAACTATTTAGTAGGTCTGTATATTGGTCAATTTTATCGGATAGGTTTTCGTTAGATGTATCTTCCAAATCTTCATAAACATAACTAGAAACCATATCTCTTATCTCTTCTATATCCATAGAATCAATTATGTTCTGTAGTTCCTCAAAACCAGAAACATAGAGCCTATTGACTAGATTATCTATAGCATCATGTCTATTTCTAAGATTTATTTTCATCTTTTATCCAAAAATCCAAGGTCCAACAAAAAACCACCCGAATATAAATCCAATAGCAGCACTAATAGTAAAGATAACTTCGCTAGTGTCAACAGGTTCTATGTCGTTTTTCATTCGACATTTTCCGTAGAGCAAAGATTGAATGTCAGACTATCTGGAACCTCAAAAACAGTGGCGGGCTTTCCCTTGCCCGTAAGAGAAGTCTTAACTTTTCCTACTTCTGTTACCAGACCCATATGGAGAGCCAGCTTTAGCAGATTGGAAACCAGTAGGTAATCCATCTTGAGCTTTTGGGCGAGTTGTTTAGTTGTGACTTGCATCAGACACTTCTCCTTTATTGTGTTGTTCTTGTCTTGCCTATGGATGGTATTGTACTATAGGTGTAGCATTTGTCAACTAAGGTCTTTTCTTTCCCACAAAATAACTTCTTTTGAATCTCCGACAAAAAAGATAAACATAGGTATCAATAAAAGAGGACCGAGAACAAGACCACAAAGAAGCCCAATTATAATACCCTGTATTGTTATTTTACTTTGCATCTGTGTCTGAAAAAGTACAAGCAAAATAAAACCAATAGTATACCAAATTAAAAACGGTATCATTCTTGTTCGACCTTTCTGGTTAGGCACGGACAATCTGGATGGTGAGTTAAAGATTCTCTATAAGCTATCCATTTATGGTTTTCATAATTTATTACCTTGATAGTATATCCGTGAACATATTGCTCGTTTTCAACTTGTGTAGGATTAGATTGTTTGGCTTTAACCCCTTCCCGTGCTTGATTAATAGCTGGAATCAATAGAGCGGCTAATGTTCCAATAATCGCTATAACTACTAAGAGTTCGACAAGAGTAAAAGCTTTTCTCATTTTATTCAATAGGTGTAATAACTAGATCACCAGTAATACGAACCAATTTCTTAGTCTCAGAATCCATGAAAAAGTATCCATCACTTTCTCTCTCACTCAAAACTTTACCAGTAGAAATCCATTCGTGAACCTTTTGACCTCCCGACCAAAACTCCACACGATGTTTCGCTCCATAAGCATCAAACTGAGAACGATAAGCGTCGGTACATCCAGCTCCAACAAAAAGAATCAAGCATAGTACAAAGTATCTCATGTGTTTCTTCATAATCTTTTTTCCTGTAGATTCCTATTCCAATACAAGCATAGTACCAAAGTTGTTCGGTTTGTCAAGCTGTCTCAATATACTATTTGTTTAAGTTCGTCTATAATAGCTTCGGCGTCTTTTCTAAATAGTTCTATTGCTGGTTTTGTACCATAACTACTTTCTTGATAAAATACAGTAAATGTATTCTTATCTTTTTCCATTGGACTAAAAACTAACTGATTCCAGTTCTGAGTGTTTGTGTTAAAAATATATCCACTCAATCCACTATTGTCATCAGTATATCCTCTACTAATTTCAATCTTGAGCTTTGTACCAATATCGTCTACTATCAAAGAATAGTCCCATCTTTGACCGCTACGATTATAGAGTTTTTCAGAAATAGTTTTCACAGAATGACAACCTCTTTTCCTAGTGTTATATTTCCTTCATCACTTCCCCAATGAACTTTTCTTCGACCTCCATTATGGTAAACCCAAGGCCAATCAGAATCTCGGGCAATCTTTTTGGCTTCTTCTATATCGGGTCCAGAATAAAGTTCAATACCATTATTATCATATACTACATAAGGATCATTATTATGAGACATATTCAGTCCTTTCTTCAAGATATTCACTCAATTCTTGAATATAGTCAAAATCGCCCCCAAAATCCTCTTTAGTAGCAATATAACTATTAATTAGGTCGCCCATATACATTCGTTCTCTTGCTAATGCTTTGATAATTAACTCAAGGTCTTTGTGAGTCAAACTAACTGTGTAATCCATTATGGCCTCCCTCTTTTATCAATCCATCCCATTTGGGCAGAATCAAAAGACTCCTCTGATTCTTCTGATTGGACTTGAGCATTTGCTTCTGCTTCGGCACAATCTGCATAGCACTTATCCCATGCTTCACATTCACTCATTAATTGAGCCATTTCTTCATCGGTCATATTGTCTCTGTATCGTATCACCTCAATATATGCTCCAAGTAATGTTCGTTACAAGACCAAGTATACCACAAAGAGTAGAAGTGTCAAGCAAGCGACTGTTCAATTTCGGCCAATTCTTCTTCAATAATGTCTAAGATATTTTTCTTGAATTTGAGTCTGGGCGATTTTCTAAACCAAGTATATGAAACATCTACATATTTTCGACTATCATCTAACTCCATATCAAGACACACATAAAAAGAACCAAAAAGAATAAATTCTATCCGTTTAATAGTATTATTTACTATAATAGATGAAATATGTCTGTCAGCCTTCATTTTCCTGAACTTATATTGGGTAAATAGGTCAAGTGCTATAGCAGTTCGGTGAATTTTATCTTTATTATTGTCGTATAATTTTTGTCTTAAGTACTTAGATATTACCCCTGTTGATTTTTGTGGAAGATTTAGTCTAGGCCAATTCAAAACTTGAATATCTATATGGAGCCGCCTAATTCTTTCAGAGATTGATTCGATTCGTTTTTGTTGTGTCATTTAGATTAGCTCCCAAATTCTTCAATTAGATCAGTTAGACGACAATCAGTAATGATAAAACCAGTTATTCCATCAAATAAAGCACAATAAGTCCAATCAACAAATCTATAAAATTCTATATCGTAAAATCTCAATATTCTTCCATATTCTAAATTATCTACTCCTTCTTTATGAGACAAATAAAACTTATAGATTTGCTCTCGATCATTTTTGCGTTTTTCTAAATAGTTTTTGATCATTATATAATCTCTTTTTTAATTCTGGGAATAAATATTTGCTCACAATAATATAGACTCAAAGCCTCCTCTATTTCTTCGATAGATTCATAAAAAGCTAGTTCTTTATGAAATTGAGTACAAAGATTTCCGGTTTTTTCCAAATAATAAACACCCATCATACAAGTATATCCATATTTATGTGTGTCTTTATAAGAATAGTCATCAAGATTCGATACAACAGCAGACATAATATCGAAATCTCTGAAAAATATTAAAATCATTTTATTTCTTTATTTGTTATTTTGCCGTCATTAAGTAATTCAAGTCCATCGCCGGGAACCATATCAATCCACTTATATCTTTCATCGATTATTTTATATACATTAATCCCATAATATTTCTTTTCTATCTCATAAATTACGTCATAGCTAGTATGCTTCAAATGAACTTTTTGTCCGATTTGAAAATTAGTTTGTGTCATTTTCGCCCAACTTTCTTTCCAGTTCGCCCAATTTCTCTTCAAGAATATCTAAAAAGTTTTCTGCATAATAGTGTGGCATTTTGCAATACTCATAGAAATCCAACATTAGATCACAATAACAAAGATAAAAACTCTCATTAAGGTTTATCTTTAAACATTTCCTAATTATTCCCTTTATATTTGGTACTTGTTCTATTTGGTTGTCTATCGACCTTTTAATTTTTCTTAATCTTTCTTGTACCCTAAGTGTTTGTTTGGCGGCAGGATTAAGTTGTGTCATTTAATTTGCCCAAATTCTTTTATCAGATCATCAATACAGATTATCTTCTTCTATAATTTTATTTGTTATTTTTCCATCATAAAGTAACACAAGATCATCACCAGAAATCTTACTATAAAAGAAAAACGAATCATATACATTCTGAACTATATGATATGTACCATCACCATGATCTTCCCCTATAACGTATTCTATCAAAAAATGTGGCGAGTTAATTTTAACTTTCTGTCCTATTTGGAACTTTTGATTTTCGCCCATAATACTCGCTTTTCCTGCTCAATTCCTATTTTGTCTAAATTAGGTAAGTAATTAGTCCTTTTGTGGGTTCTATTCCATGCCAAATAGGTCTAATTGGGTTTCTTGTGGGGAATTCACCATAATTTATATATTGGTCTTAGATCGAGAGTATGGGCCTATTAGGGCTATTGTATGACCAATTTTTGGTCTGTCAAGAGGGAGTATTTCCTTCCATTAATTATTTCAAAACAAGACAAAAACAACATAAATATAGTATAATACCCACCATAAACATACCTAGTATACCTATACCAAGATAACCTTTTAAAGTTAGAAGAAATGTCATTTATTATAAGTAAGAAAACCCTCTATTTCCTCCTCGGCAAAATATACTAAAAAAAATCTGTCAATATTGATTTGAAAAACATTGTTTTCACGGCAAAAATGCATGTTTTTGATGCAGATAGGAATTTTAATAGGGAAAATCACGGCATTTTCATACATTTCTAATTAAAAACATACAATTTCTCGGCAATTTTGATGCTTTTTGAATCAAAAGTCACAAAGATTCAAAGGTTCTTGGGCGAAATTAGACGAAATTTTCATCAAAAAATAATCGTTCAAATTCCCCGAAAGTAAGTGCGAAGTGTATGGTATATTCCTCAGTGAAAAAGTGTATTAACTCTCGGGAAAAATGAGTTTTTTGAAAAATGACACTTGCCAAAAACTGGGCCTCTCTTATAATGATTTATAGGCTCTGACTGCCACAAGGTCTAAGATGAACCTAAAGATGGGCCGCGATCTGCCATCAACAAATCCATCCAGCCTCTTTTTGGCGAACAATTTGTCACTTTAGTAATTGGTCTGTTGGCGGTGAAAACCCGCAATGATTTGTAACGATGTTGTCTACTGCCCTGGTTACAAACATAGAAAATGTCAGCAGAACAGATAGGGATTAGTTGGTCATCTGTGTAAAAGACCATCAGTAAAGCTCAGTCGCTCACTCTCAAGAGAAGTCGCTTGATCTTAATACTTTCTTCCTAATTTTGGAAGGGAGTATTCTAGAACGCTAGCTCTAAGAGAAATCATCGTGTGAAGAAAAGGTTTTGAGAAGAATGGGGCGAAAAGGTAATTGGGAGATGAAGAGTAGTGCAGGCTGAAGATTTCCTGAATAGTAAGGAAATCAGAAGCCAAACGGAACTTAGGAAGAGTAAGAATAGAAACTAATAGAATCTAGTATAGAGAAGAATTTAGGAAACTCATGTTATGTAATAAGTTTCTTCTCAGTGACGCCCAGGTGAACGGGCGAATCTTGGGATAGGTTATAGAAAATCCTAAGAGCTTTTTTTAGAGTCGCCAAATCTTCAAATAATCCTACGTCTGGGTCTATAAATTTCCCATCAGCATTATTAGAATTTATTGCTAATTTGAGCTTGCCACTTGGTCTTAAATAAAAGAGCGAGTCTTCTGTAGTTGTACAAAAAACATACTTAAATTCTTTTTCTGTATGGATAAGTTTTCCGTTTGTACCAAAAATATATGGATATACGGAAATATAAAATTCCCGAAAATACATAGTAGTTCCGTCAAACATAAATTTCTTTTTTAGTAATAGGTATATCTAGCACCACATTACTCTTATAAAATAAAGAGAGGGCCGCTTCTATTTCAAAAAATTCATGAAAGGTATGTGTCGCTGCATCAATAATAATTCTAGGATTAGTTACTTCTCCCGCTTTACTTAAATAACCCATTTCACACCAACAAAAATAATATTCATTAGTGGTCTCTCCCTCAGAATTATATGGGCCTGTGTATATCTCAAAATCTTTATATCTCCCAATCATATTAACTCCTTTTTGGTTCTTTGTATATGGGTGGGCGATCCATAATATTTAGCCAAAGTCTCTTCTACTGCTTCAATAGAAGGAAAATATGTTCTAATACCTATTATAAGTTTTCCTTCCTCATCTAGATAAGTGTTAGATTGATTTGTTGTCGCCCAGTATAATGTGACACTATTTGTTTTTCCTAAATTGAATATTGATACTCCCACCCAAAAGTCTTTATATCGTAATATGTTCATACTAATTCTTTGTGGGTTCTAGGAATATCTAATTTGATGGGCGAATTATAATAAAGAGAAAGAGCTGACTCTACTTCTTCCAGAGAATAGAACCTATGTATCTCTGCATTAAATGCGGTATCTAGTGACCCTTCCTTAGATAAGTGCTTGTAAAAATAAGTAGAAGGAGTTCCATAAAAATAAATAGTTGCCCAGTATAAAGTTCTAAAATCATTAATAGAGTCAATAGGAGGTCTACCAGAAGTTATTTCAAAATCTCTAAATTGAACTCTTATAAACATATCCATCCATTCTACCATAAACCCAATGGGTTGTCAAACTCGCTGACTATCGCGCATGTTCCGAACTTATTAGTTTAGGAGGAACACGCCCACCCGTCTTTTTGGTGTACTATATTAGTGAATCAATATCTACCAATTAGGAGCACCCCCTTATGGCCTTCAACTCTGCACCATCTGGTTATTTTCCAAATATTAATGTAGGAGAAGTTGTAGGAGGAGTAACAGGTGTCTTTATTCCTTGGTCAGACTTAGAAGCTTTTGATACTTCTACTTCTGGAGATATACGCCAATTAGCTTATGCTTTTAATCAAGGAATGTATAATGGATATTCTGGTTTAGCAACGGCAGATAAGCCTGACGAAATGACAATCAGACTCGCTAAAACTTTTCCAACTCCTGCTACTATTCGTCATACTTATACTAACATCTTCAATCTTGATTTTAATGCCGAACTAGTAATGACTCCGGAACCAACAGGCTAAAATGGATGAAAAAATTAAAAAACATATTCTAGAAATAGAACATAACATTTCTCAGATTCATAAGTTGTCTGAGTGTGTAGCTAATGTTTTAAATAATGAATGTGCCTTAATTAAGAATAATAATCCATTAGAAGATACAGAAAGTAAATGTAATTGTATTAAGCAGAACATTGCTAATGTTGAACAACTACTAGATGAAACAAAAAATACATGAAACTATTTGGATTTAATTGGGGACTTACCAAAAAATCGTCAGAAGAACTTTTTGGCGGACGCGACCCTCAATGGGATGGGGTTCGTAAGCAACATCTTAAAAAAGAAAATTTGTGCCAAGCTTGTTTGACTAAAGATAATTTAGAAGTACATCATATAATTCCTTTTCATTTAAGGCCAGACTTAGAACTAGATCCAGCAAATCTAATAACTTTGTGTGCTCAAAAATGTCATTTGTTATTTGGCCATCTAATGAATTATAAATCCTATAATAGTAATGTTATTGAAGACTGTAAAAAGATGCAAGAAAATATCAAAAATCGCCCTTGACACACGTTTTTCTTATGGTACAATGGGTGGATGGAACAAGAATGGGCGGTTGTTAATAAAGATAGCAATTCCGTTTTTCTAGATCGCTCATTTCCAACACAAGAAAAAGCTCAAGAAGCTATACTACTATATTCAGTATATTTTGTTATTCCTGATGTTAAAATTATTCCAAATAATGAAGTTAAGATTACTTTAAAAACATTGTCATGAAAGAAGCGATTCCTATAAGTGTCTATTATTGCGCAGATAGAGACATTTTTTGCTGGAAATTTATTCATTCCATAGGAAAGCCAGCATTTTATCCTTACCCAAAATATACAGACTTTCATAAGAAATGGATTGGGCGAAAAGAAGAATTTCCTCCCCTACAAATAACAGAAAAAACATTAATATGATAGAAGGTATTCCACCCGATACTTATTGGGATGATGAACTAGATCTATTTTATCATATTTTTGAATTCTATGGACTACCCGCCAAATCATTTGAAAATATATATTTCACCCAAAAATGGATTGGACGAAAAGATGAATTTCCCAAACTGCCAAAAACTGAGAAAACTATAGTATGACACTAATACAATATTCAGAGTGGTTGTTTTTGGGCGGATTATTTTTATGTGTGTGGCCCATTATATATCTTTTAATCTTCAAAAAATTATCAGAAGACTTAATGATCGCCTCTTTCATACTAGGAGCAATCATAGCAAACATAGGATTCTGGGTTTCCTTAGTGAAATGGATTGTATGGTTAGCTATTATTTCTATTGAAAATCGCCCATAGAACTCTTTTCTGCGTAACCAACCCCTTGACAGGCCGGATTTTTTAGATATAATAGGATGACAGCTAAGAGTCCTAAACATTTGGCTGACTATGAGCAACTAAAGCAAATCCGAAGGATCGGCTGGAACATCTGACTATAGGAATTTTTATGAAGAAAAATCATGACGAATTAGAAGTTTATCCAATAGGCACTCAAGTTCTTATGTCAACAATGGAAGGTACTATTATTGGTATTCAAATCAGACATAACAATTATGTCTTGTATGAAGTTAGTTATTTTGATAAGGGCGAAAAGAAAACTCAGTGGTTAGAATCTCTGGAGATTAATCCTGAAGTTAAAGATAAGAAAAAGATAGGATTCCTATAAGAGTCCTCAATAACTCGCTGACTACGAGCAACTGGGGCAAATCCGAAGGATAGGGAGAAACAAATTATGCAACTTCGTTGGTTACAAAATATTCTTCAATATTCTACAATAGAAGTTGACGATAAGAATAATAGTAGAGAAGTCTGGCATGCGGTTCCCAGAGTAGAAGGGGACCAAATAGAAGTTGCTAGAAAAGTTATGCAGGAAGATAAGGAAGTACTTGATAAACTAGCCAAGAATTATTTGGGCGACTAATCAAGTGATCCTCAAATCTCGCTGACTATCATATTTTGGCTGACTACCGCCAACATTCCGAATCCGAAGGATTGGCTCAGACACGCCCATTATTGTCTGGCGCTGTCAAATATTTCCATCTTTTCGATAGTCTTAATGGGAATATAAACAACAGAACCACCATCAATAACCATAATCAAATTAGGATTCTGACATCCTTCTGAGGGCGAGTCATAAATTTTTCGCCCACCGCCTTTTGTTACAATAAGAACTTTTGGGTCTTTCATCTTTGAAACCAAATCAACAGCACTAATCAACATTTTAGCTCCTTATACTATATACTTGCGGCGAACTTTAAGAGAACAGATATTCTCTTTATAAATTTGGTCAAACAATTCTGTGTCTACCATTTCTGCGTCTAGAGATTCAAACATCCACTTAGGAATTTCAATATGGTGAAACTCCCATGTGTTGTTGTGGAATAGAACATAAACCTCGGCCATATATCGCATTATCTTAACCTATAAATTCCGTGATTTTCTTCAAATTCTTTCATATGATCAACAACAATTTGACAAGCCATATCTTTTACATCTTCAAGATATTCTACTTCACCAAATTGTGACTCAAGTAAAACAATTAAGTCTTCCTGAATCTGTTCACTAATTTCTCTAATACTTTTACTCATCATCTTCTTCCTTTTCATAAAGATTACTCTCTAATGATTCCGCCCAATCTCTAACATTAGAATCGCGTATAAAATCAATAAGGGCATCACACGCCGCCGAGTTGTCTGACAGAAATACTTCGACCAGACTTCCAAAACGAAACCCATGAGGCTTATAGCCGAGAGCTTCAATGATTCTTTCCAAGTTTTTAAGGCCGCTATCGCCCTCAAAATTATGAATCTTTTCTTGATCCATAAACTCTTCAAGAAGTTCATTCATCATCTTCTTCTACTCCAAGTATTTCTGGATAATACTCTAAAATCTCTGTTTCAAGTTGTTTGTGCGTATATTCATCTTTATCTTTACTTAAATAATCATAAGCTAATGAAGCTAGAGTATCTATATCCATACCATCAATCATCTGTTGGATATATTCATCTTGAATCTTATCACGATTTTCTGCGTTTATCAACATTTTTTGCTCCGTGTGTACTGTACGAATCCTATTCTACCACCCTACTAAGGATTGTCAATAGTGGGCTTATTAGTATCGAAATATTGACAATTCACTAATTGGGTATGACAATAGTATCTATCGTATTCTATTCTAGACATATGTTCAATAGAATCATTAATAATAGAATCCCACTGCCAATCTTTTGGATTAGTATAAGTGTCATCAAATTCGATATTGAGCGTAACTACACAGATTTTTTTCAAGTCACAACTCCCTTACTTTCCTACGCAACATTGACAATATCCACAAATCACACATAGACCAAAAATCAAGTATACCATAGACGCCTCCTTTGTCAAGTAATGTAACAGGGCCAGAAGCCACCATTGTACCACAGACGCCTGCTAGTCGCAAGTCGTTGGCATTACTAGACTTAGGTTAGGTCATTCTTCTTGGAGGTTTGATGAAACTGCCCCTCATTCCTTTCAAACTGGACAACTTCTCTATAAGTAGGCACAGTTAGCTGTCCAAAATAAAGATCGCAGTCCCTCAATACTACTTCACCATTTCTTTTTAACAGAAAATTAGTTACATTATCAAGCGAGTACGGGTCTAATGCTCCTTCGTGAAGGGCAATTACCTCATAATGAATAGTGTCGAATTGATATTGGGCGATTACAGTTTGCATTATGTCCCTTTCAAAAATTATAGAGAATACTCACAAAAAGATTTTAATGTATTATTATACACAGGAGAATGATAAACTCCAACACTCAACCCCCTTTGTTGATAAAAGACTCCCTTACGAAAGTCTATGGGGCCAATTTCGTGATCTATTTTTTGTATAAAATCATTAGCATAATCTTCAGCCGCCCAATAATCAATAAATGACTTACAGTCTTCCACAGAATTGTCTCTTACTACAACAAAGGTATACATTATATTTCTCCTAAATAGTAATTAACCAAAGCCAAGCTACACAAACACCAAAAATAAGCGATATATCAGTTATCATTTATTTTCTCCATTAGTTTATCAAATTTTATCTGACACTCTTCCATAGTTCCTTCCCATATAAAATGACCACCACAAAAAAACTCAATAGCCCCATCACACTCCTCATAAGAATCACACTGGAGAACTGGTCCCATTTCATTCATTATGGTGAATTTCATTTTTTTCTCCGTAGAGGGTTGGTTTTCTGGTTTTTCGCCCAAAACAATACTATTTTCTTTCTGCATAACCAAAGAGTCCCAAGGGGACGCAGACTATCCCAGACTATTCACTATACCACACAAAACCAAAAAGTCAAGGGGTCAGCCTAACCTTACTTTTCGTACAGTTTTAGAATTAGAGGATTTTATAATAGATATTCTACAATTATTTTTTCTAATCCTCATATTATAGCACCTCTGCCTACTATTATACCACAGACGCCCACCCGCCACAAGTCTAGCATTATCAAGGGGTTACATCGAATCATTAGTCGCAATTTGGAAGGGGTCGAAACTAGTGATTGATTAGTAGGCAATATGTCATTTTGGCAGGGGGTTGCCATTTTGGCAGACGCGGTACAAAAGCTGCCATTTTGGCATACAGACTCAAATCCTCTAAGAGTCTTCAACTGGCTGACTGTGCCATATCTGCCGAATCTGAAAGATTGGGCTGGACAAAACTGTAATGTATGCTATGTGAGACGTTAAGTATGGTTAGTGTCTCATATAGATAACATTATGCCATTTTGGCAGGAGGCGTCCCCGGCCTGCCATTTTGGCAGTCGCCAAGCTGCCATTTTGGCACCCAGGAATGAAAAGGGGGCCGCCAGCCTATGCCAGCAGCCCCCAATTTAAACCAGGCGATTTTATTCGATCCTAGAGAGCGTTCGCAAACTCCAGAGCCGAAGTAAAGGCGTCCGAATTATCGTTCGCACCTTGACCGAACCAGAGCGAGTCGATCCGGTTGTCGGCGTTGCGACCCTTGGCATAGTTCAGGTATTCATTGACACCATTATATGCCGCCCACCAAGTTCCCTTGACACCGGGGAGCGACTGACGCGGACCTTCGATCCGGGTCATAATATCAGCGATGATATTCTTGGTACGAGTCGAGATGTCCTCGATAGGAGTTTTCTCAACACCCAAAACCACCTTGACATAAGCATCGATGTCTCTTGCACTGAAATTCTTGGACGCAAGAAAGCGATACTGTTCAGCGGTCGCTTCAAACTGGACATTGATATTATCCATAATGTCACGTACCTTTTCCAGATTGACTTTCTGCGAACGAGTATGTCGGATGCGAATAAGCTGAGAGCCAGAATCCTTGCTATGAGCCATAGCCATAGTGTTCGCACACACAACTCGGATGGGAGTATATCCCACGCGAATAGCGGTCGTACCATTGTGACTATTGGAAAGCAGGATGAACTTGCAGACAGTATCATCGCCAACAATTTCGGAGCAATCGCGGTTCAGTTGGGCAAGAACCCAAACCTTTTCGCCGTTATGGAGCGATCCGGCGGTATGCAGATTGCACTCGCCAGCATCCAGAAACGGCTGGAACCAATCGAAAGCGTCTTTATTCTGAAGTGGCACATAACGTGGGCCGACTACAGAGAAAATACGCCCATCGCTCACGCGATAGGTAGCCTTTTCCGGCAGAGCTTCGCCGTCAACAGTCTGAATAGCCTTCAGACCAACTTCCCAATTCAATCCCGACGCATCAATAGCGTCAGCAATAGTAATCTTGTCATCGACCTTATTGCCAAGACCATGCCAAGGGGTTTCACCAGCGAACATCATCGTTTCAACAGCAGCACTCATCTTCGTTTCCTCTTCTTGTGGGTTATCGTTCCGTTTCATGGATTATACCAGAGCATTCGGGGGTGTCAAGGGTCTGGTTTGCGGAAAAATAAAGTTTTCGAGTCACTACTTTTGGCATGGGAGTTGCTGGGGCGTCTGCCATTTTGGCAGGCCCGGTAGGTGATCTGCCATTTTGGCAGTCACGCAACGGCTTCTTTTTCCAGTTCCTTAGAAAGCCTCTGAGGTTTATTCATCCAAGGTTGTGGAGCGATATTTATAAACCAATCTTGGATAGATGGAATAAATCCACAATCTTCTTGAACGTGCTGTTCTCCCACCCATCGAGTTGGGATTACCTTACCAGTAGAAAGAGTAATGGTATTACCAAATACTCTGGCACATTCATAGATACCCTGAGAATGATGTCGCAAAGCACGATGGCGAAAGTCACCAAACATTTCTTTAGAGGCATCAAACCATTCATGAATATCCATATAGTCAGCAACTTCTCCACCCCACTTCTTTACGGATGAAAGAGAATGATGATAAGGATTAGACATTAGAGAATCTCCTCAAAATCGTTCCAAACTTCTTCACTTTCTTGACCAGACATAACCGCTGTCTCTTTTTCTACATCATACTCAACAGTTCCATTTACATAAAACTCACCAGCAAAAGAGTAATATCTGTCATAAACAGGTTTAGAAAGTTGATCTGCAAGTTCTCCGTCGATACCTTCTCCGCCCCAAGCTGGCAACGTTCCAATAGGAAAACCCGTCTCTGATAGGAGTTGAATATTTTCAACACCACCTTCGTCTCCACCACCACTAAACTGAACTACTACCTTAGCAGCACCACGCTTACGAAGTTCTGCGAATATCTCTTTGCGATCCATTTCTTTTCTCCGGGTTATCGTTTCCTGTTCACTGATTATAGCATAGGTGCAGTGGCTGTCAACAGTTTTTTCGCTGGCTATCGTCATAATTTCGAATCTGGTAGATTGAGTGGAACATAATCGTTGGAGATAGAATATTCAAAAGCTTTTATCTGATCTAGATTATCAATACTCAGAATAAGCTTTCCAGTTTTTCTAATTTGATTTTCTTGCCACTTTACATTAGCAGTAGCATTCTTGCTCATTCTCCAACCAGGCCATTGATGATCATTATATCTATTGAGAATAACAATCAGAGAATTTACATCGCCCCTAACATGGGCGTATTGAGCGAATGGAAATCCACCAGTTTTTTGGAATTTAAAAGTACTAGCTTTTGGTCCCTGAATTGTATTGATATTGATTTTTAATCTAGCGTCATTAATATGAACACTAGAAGCAATACATATAGACGAGAAGTGTATCGAGAAGAGAATGAAGAGAGTTAAGATGGGTTTCATAAGTAGCTGCGGTGAGGGTCGAACTCACACTGTTCGGATTTTAAGTCCGATTTCTCTGCCTGTTGGAATACGCAGCCATAATACCGGGAACTGGATTTGAACCAGCACTGTTATGCTTCTAAGGCATATGTCTCCTGCCAATTGGACTACCCCGGCGTGTCAAGTAGGAAGTATTGGAGTCGAACCAATCTTTTGAGTACCTTATAAGAGTACGTGCCACTACCGGCGGCAACTTCCCATGTTTTTTATTATACACCGACGCTGGAGAAAAGTCAAGTAGACCGGGTGAGAGTCGAACTCACGATAGGCGGATTAAAAGTCCGCTACTTTAGCCGCTAAGTTACCGATCCATGTTCAGTCAAGTATACCATACCCTTCTCTGTTGTCAACCCCTCAATTTTGTGTCTGCCATTTTGGCAGCCTCGCTACTCCGCCTGTCAAATTGGCAGTGTCTGAAGTGAGTGATGAAAGAATCGAACTTTCGTCGAGATGTTAAGAGCATCCTATAATACCATTATACTAATCACCCGAAATGCAGAGTTGGGGAGTCGAACCCTATCCTTCCGTCCAGTTCATTAAGGAACGAGCTTAGAACGCACGTACTGGCTGCAACCCTGCGTGTCGATACATTATACATTACCGAATCGAACTGTCAAGCGAAGGACAAGAGGATTGAACTCTCACCGGGTTTTTAATCCGGCCTACTTTTCCAAAGTAGTGCAGCAAACCAATATCTGCCTATCCTTCATAGAACCAAACAAGCGGAGGCGAAAGGAATCGAACCTTCGAGGGTTTTTTAGGCCCCAGCTATTTTCAAGATAGTGTCCTCGACCTACCGGACCACCTCCATATATTATCAAGCGGAAGTAGCAGGGTTCGAACCTGCAAGCCTTTTTAGGGGCCAACTCTTTAGCAAAGAGCTTCCTCACCAACTCGGATTACTTCCATTAGCACTAGAAGTAGGACTCGAACCTACAGTGTCTTTCGACGGGAGATTAACAGTCTCCTGCGTTTACCATTCCGCCACTCTAGTATGATTATCGTCAGGGTGGCTAATGGGAGTCGAACCCATATCACTTGATTCACAGTCAAGCCGCTTCACCAGTTAGCGTATAACCACAGTTCCGGGGCTACGATTCGAACGTAGAATAAATGGTCCAAAGCCATTTGTGATACCATTTCACTACCCCGGAATGTTAAGCGTCTCTATGCGATCCGCTTAGTTTTTTACTTTCTCTCAAATACTCAGCAATCTCTATGAGCTTCTTTCCAAGTTCTTCAATGTTGTCTGCTTCTTTTTTAGTAAGCCACGAAGCAACGTGCATGAAAAGATAATTCTCTTTACCTTTGGTTCTCACTCCAGCAACCCCGACAGACGGGTTATTAAACTCTTGTGGAAAGTTTCTCATCATGCACCTAGTTTAGCATAACTTCAAGAAGTTGTCAAGTGGAGCAAGTCAGAGTCGAACTGACATGGCGAGATTTTCAGTCTCGTGCCGTGACCGCGTAGGCTATTGCTCCATAATTATCAGTCCTCAATGTAGGCATCGAACCCACTACCTTCTCGGTGTAAACGAGACGCTCTAGCCGAATGAGCTAATTGAGGATATATCTAGAATGTCGAAATCGAATCGCTCTTGCTTGCCCCAAACAAGCCGTGCAAACCATTACACTTCATTCTAGTTATTTAACAGTCTTGAACAAGTTGATGATAGGAGTTGAACCTACAACTAACTTCATACCAAGAAGCTACTCTACCATTGAGTTACATCAACATAAGCCAATACGAGGAATCGAACCCCGGTGTTCTCATTACAAGTGAGACGTAATTCCACTATACGATACTGGCAAATTATGCGTCTATCCAGATTCGAACTGGAACATTCAGTTTGGAAGACTGACAGGCTAGCCGTTGAACCTCATAGACGCGTTTAGTGACCCTACTGAGAATCGAACTCAGATTGCTAGATTGAAAGTCTAGATTCCTAACCATTAGAAGATAGGGCCATATCATTTCATTATACCAACTCTTTTCATTCTGTCAAGTGGACCGTAAGAGAATCGAACTCTTATTTGAAGCTTGCAAAGCTACCGTTCTCCCGTTGAACTAACAGCCCATATCTATCCGCTAGGAAAGAGTCGAACTTTCGTCTCGAACTTATCAGGTTCGCATTCTAAAACCGTTGAAATACTAGCGGTCAAAAGTCCCCCGTAGAAGAATTGAACTACCCGGCAGCCACCTATTAATTTAATGCCCCGTGTTTTACAGACACAGAATAGGAGTACGAGGGAAATTATCATCATACATATCAGCGATTCTACCGGGAATCGAACCCGGATTTCCAGATGGACAGTCTAGCGTCGTGAACCGTTGGACCATAGAACCGTTAAGTGGGTCGTGAATGATTTGCACATTCGTCTCTGGTTTCGTAGACCAGTATACTATCTACTATACTAACAACCCATATTATGTCGGCGGCGGGATTTGAACCACTTTAATGCGATTTCAAGTTTATGAGACTTGCGAGGACGACCAGACTCCTCTACGCCGAAATGCCTCTTGCTTGAATTGAACAAGCGTCAACTTCGTATGAAAAAGTTAGATTACCACTATCCTAAAGAGGCGAAAGCATACTCACAAGGATTCGAGCCTTGACCAACTGTTTTGGAGACAGTGATGCTACCGTTACACCATGAGTATGTGTTTTTTATGAAACCCGAATTGTCAAAGAGCGAAACTATTTGTACTCTCTGATATTCCCCAAGAGAAGGCTCAAGGGGTTCTCACCCCGAGCACAAAGGGGCAAGAATTAGCCTTCGCAGGCTGGATTTTGGCGATATCCAAAGCCTGAATGACTACGGACGTTCCACGATGTTTTCGTGGTATCAATCGTGTTGTAGTTAATTCTGGACATTTGAAATTCGTTACCCTTAATGTTGTTTTTCCTGACCTCTACCATTATAGCCGACCCGACACCCGTTGTCAAGTGGTCCGTTTCTTTCCTTACACCATTATTATAAAAGTCGTCTAATATTTCTGCCATTATGGCAGTCTCGCTACCCGCCCTGCCATTTTGGCAGTTTAGAAAAGTCTACGAAAAAACCCGCAGGATTCAAAGTCCCACGGGCTTCTCGCCTCAATAGCGGTAATGAGTCTCTATTTTATACTAAGCTAACCGCTATTCCGCAGTCGGTCAAGACGTAAGATTGTTGACTAGACTAGCTTAGGCAAAGTTGCGCATCCTTTGCATTTTCTACGCAAGACGGAATGGATACCGTCCTGCCGCTTTGGGCCTAAAGTCTGTTTATTCTCGCCCAAACGAGCCGCTGATTCACTCAGCCGCAGCTTCCGCAGGAGCTTCAAGGTTCGGAGCCTTGACCTTCTTCGGATTGGCCGAATCGCCAGCCTGCTCCGCAGTCTCACCCGTCACACGAGCACGCCACACCTTGTAGCCCTGCTCCGTAAACGTCTTGACTGCACCAGCCTTGACGCCAATGTTCTCAACCGAATCACCAAACCGCTCGTCCAGAAAATCCGCAATCGCCTGAGCAACCGCTTCACGATCAACGCTACCAGCGGCAGCAACCAGACTCACATCAAACGCACACTTTTCACGCACCATTGCTATTTACTCCAAAAGACTATCGTTTCCAATCACTCACTACTACAACCATTATAGCAGCGTTTTACCACTTGTCAAGTCACATGAGCGAGTTTTGTTATTTGTGCTCTCGTCAGCGTCTTGTCTTGTGATACATGGATTATACCATACACTTCGTGTTAGTCAAGAGGGTAGGTCAAAAATCTTTTGTCTCAAACGGCGACGGCCTTTTTGGCACAGCGTTTGCTGTCGCGGTGTATGCTGCCATTTTGGCAGGCCTGGTAGCGAAGCTGCCATTTTGGCAGCCTAGTAATCTATTGATTCTGGATCAAAGTTTTCAATAATACTAGCTATATTATTTAGTGTCTCTGTTGCGTTTTCGCCACAAAAAGATTCGTCACCACATCGATCCCAGGTACGTTCTACTTCTGTATTGCGAATCATGTCAGCTAATACAGCACGGTCTTCCACAGCTATCTTACTGAGTACTTCTTCTTGTTCTATTGTTAATCTTATCATGATATTATACCGAGAAATTCATCTCCACACACATATCAATAATCTCTTGAGCAGTAATATTGTGCTCTTTGATTGTGTTAGCAATTTCTTCTTGAGTTTTTTGGCTCATAAGAGCCATTCTGTTCCTAATCGAAATAATTACTTTGAGAATTGCTTTGTTGCGTTCGCTACACATCATTTATTTCCGTATACGTATTTGTGGATTCGTTTTGATGCCTGCATATCTCGCCTTTTGAGTTCACCGTGGCAATACAGGATTTCGTCCGTGTAATAACCCACGTTCTCGCCATCAGGCATTGCAGCAATAACCTCGCGGCAATCTTGGATAGTGTATTCCAGTTCACTTTCCGACATCTTCTTTACTTTCCGCATATAAGCGGCGTGATCCATAATCTTTTTCATATTGGTATTATACCACAAGGAAATCGTTTGTCAAGTGCTCCTTATTTTGGCTGACTACGACCACTAAAACCGAATCCGAAGGATTGGCCGAGACAAGGGGAAGCCATAGCCCTTCATCAAAAGATTTGGAGTCTTTCGAAGGTTGCAATAAGGGCGGGTTTTCTGATTCCCTGTTCTCGACCAAATATTACCTATTCGTTATCGACAACACCCACATAGACCGCAAACTACGCATAGAGTGAAAATACAATATACCATACTTTTCTCCTAGTGTCAAGTGGCCCAAAACCACATTATACCAGAAGGGCGGTTGTCCACAAGTGTTTGAGATATCTAGGGTTACGTTGGGTCTGCCTTTTTGGCAGCGAGGGCAGAGTGTCTGCCATTTTGGCAGTTACACAATTACTTCTACTTTAGATAGAATGTCTGAGGAAATTTCACTATAACATTCCCTAATAGTTTTACATTCCCCAATTATACTATGATCCCTATCATTCCACCATTGGTAAATCCGCCCAACTTTCTCAACGTGGTAGCCGTACTGTTCGGCAAAAATCTGTAGTTTTCGTAATTGCATCTTATTGTCCGTGGAAAAGATATAAGCCAAATGAAAAAATCATCACAGACATTATCATATCAAGTGCCGGATATTTAGCCTCTTTAGGACTGATAGTAAATATCAGTAGTTGCCCAACAATCCACCCGATATTCATAGCGACAAGCGAGCTAATGCTAAATGTAATCATTTTTCATTCCAGTCGTTGAAACACACAGTACAAATTAAGCAATTCATTCCACAAATCATCGTATTACCAATCAAATATTGATAACTAGGACTATTCATAGAAAAAATAGCAATGAGAGAAGTGACAACGAAACACACATATCGAAGCATTTTTGTATTCATATTTGTCCTTTATACCAATAGTTTATTGACTAGGCAATTCGCCCCAAACTTCTTTATTGCGTCAGTTTCGGCAGCTTGTTGACAAAACGCCAAAACATAACCGACAAAACGACCTTCCTGCACAACTCTGTAAGTGATTTCTAGCATAATAGGATTATATCATAATGGTTGGAGTTGTCAATAGGCTTATTCATCCATTATCCATTTTCCAAGTTTTTGTGTTTTTCTGCCAAGTCCCTTGCCAAGTCTGTAGCTCGTAGATTGCTGATCTGCTGGCTTAAAGATAATATACCAAATAAAGCCAAACACCAAAATCGCACCTAATACTTCCATTATACTAAATCGCCTTTCTTTTTTTTATTTATTATTTATATGTATTCTACTCAGAAACGTCACCAAATAACTCATCCCAATCAGACACAGAAAATCCTGTTAGTAGTAGCTCTCGTTCGTCTGCTGTTAAATATGGAAAACAGTGCTGTATAGCCTTTTCTCCATTACAAAAATCTACAAAATCTTCCTTATTGACTACCATAGTGAACGGCACGCCATCCCGACTACTGCCCATGAATGTAACATCCCCAGAATTATCACATTCGTACACATGCACATATTCACTTAGACCATAGCACTTACGTTTGCAATTAGTGACAAGCATCGTAGCACCTCATGTTGTTTAGCAGTAACGGAATTATACCATATGGATACACCATGTCAAGCTCTATGCCATTTTGGCAGTGCCTCGACCGAAACTGCCAGATTGGCAGTAAGCCGTAGCTCACCACCGATCTGGAGTCGGATTTTACTATGCGGACGGCAGCCGCCGCGTGTTGGCTGTACGCTCCGCGTAAACATTCATCAGTTTTCGATCAAGCGTGTGAATCGTAACCAGATGCCTAGTTCGGATGAAGTTGGGATCATTGGCACGATATTCGCTATCACGATGAATCCTACCAATAGACTTGTCAGACAGACGACGTACCGAAAGAACCTTTCCTTCGATTACCGTTGGCATAGTCGCCGTAGGCTGAAGATAAGTGAATCGGTAATACTTGCCGACTTGAGCCTTGACAAGCGTATTGTCGATGCCATAGACGAGACTAAAGACAATATAAGCAAG